CAACTGGCTTCCAGGGTGAGATTGGATTCCAGGGAACCCAGAACACAGTCCAGGGTACAACCAACGCAATCCGTGGTACACAGGGCAACCGTGGTATCCAAGGTTCAACTGGGTTCCAGGGCACACTTGGATGGCAAGGATATAAAGGTATTCAAGGACCAATCGGTATTCAAGGTGTAACTGGACCTGATGGTAGTGGATATTTACATTGTGATGGTGCAAGAATCAACCAAACCACTATGCATAGTTTCAATATCAAAAGTGTTGATAGTTCAGGTAAGGCTACATTATTACCTGTAAATACCGATTTAATAGGATTCAGGATGGCTGTTGGCGCAAGAATTGTTGTACATGGTAGCACTTCAAACTGGAACAGAGTTGAGTCAATGAGGTTTGATTCGAGTTTCTTACCAAACATAGAATGGACTATGGGAAGTTTAAATGATGAACCCATAATACCATATATATGTAAATTTGGTGCTGGTAATGTATGGCAAAATCCTAAAAATGCGTATAGCAGTAATTCAGTTACAATTCCAAATGATTATCCAGTTGAATTCACTTGTTATAAATATGACCCAAATGTTGGATACTTGTTCGGTTACACTGGTGGTCCTCTATCATATACCATTAGTGGTGGCGGTGGAGCATCAAGGTTAAATGATTTAACTGATGTTAATACAAACGGTGTCCAAAATGGATACATACTTGTATATAACCGTACAAAACAAATATGGGAAGCTCGAAACAACCAATTAAATTTATTAAGTGATGTTGATGTATCTAATGCACAAAACGGATATATACTTGTATATAACAGCACAACTGGTAAATGGGAAGCACAAGCTAATAGCGGTAGCGGTGGAGCTAACCCTATGGCACCAGCATTTAACTACTATGATAGTAGTAGTGGTGATACATTTCTTACAGTTGAACCAGCAGATTGTAGTGGTTCAGTAGGCTCAAGTACTTACCGAACAACGGTTTACAACAGTATCAATAAAACAAAGTACACTGCGAATGCAGGAACCATTACACCATGGTGGGTATTTGTTGATGGTCAACAAGGCACATCTTTCTTAGGTGACTATGATGGTCAAGAACAGTATTATGAATCATTTGGTTCACAATTAGGTGTTAGTGCATATGATATTATCAATATCGACCCAGAAAAAGCTCAGGATATTGTATTCTTACCAGTTGCAGTTGCTAGAACTACTTTCGGTTCGGTTCCTTTTGTAGTGTTACCTAGAAGTGTTTTTGAAGAAGCAGATGGGTTTGAAATCAGTGAAAATCCTGTAGTACCAGGTGATGACCCAGCAGACTCCGACCCAAAACCTGAGGAGTAACACTAATACTACTATTTAATTAAAAAGAACCCTCACATAGGAATATGTGGGGGTTTTTGTTTTGTCTTTTAATGAAAAATTCATTATATTAATATATAATAATATAAAGAATAATACAATAGTTATATGTTTGACAATTTTGTAAGACATTGTTTGACCAAGGGGTCGATTATCAGACCGTTGAACATACCGCTTGATGATAAGGTGTATATTGGCACTTGTAATCCTTCCATATTTTTTGATGGTGACAGGTTGAGAATGATTATAAGGAGAGTAAATTATGCATTATGGAACAGTGACAATCAATACAGATTCACAACACAGTATGGTCCACTATGGTATATCAGTGGTGATGATGAAAGAAAATTAATGACCAAGAATTATTTATGCGAATTAAAGGATAATGTTTTAATACATAAATTAATTAATACATCTAAATTTGACAAGAAACCTTTATGGGAGTTTGTTGGTTTGGAAGATGCTCGACTTGTAAGATGGAACGGTAAGTTATATGGAACTGGAGTAAGGCGTGACACAACAACCAACGGTCAGGGTAGGATGGAGTTGTCTGAATTGGATGAAGACGGTAATGAGATAAGCAGGGTTAGAATTAAAGCGCCAGGGGAAGACAAGAGTTATTGTGAGAAAAACTGGATGCCGATTTTGGATATGCCGTATCATTATGTCAAATGGTGTAATCCTGTTGAGGTTGTGAAAGTAAACCCTGAAACTGGTGATAGTGAAACTGTTGTTTTGAAAGAGCAGCCACAGGATTTGGAATATTACAACACCAACAATATGGGTATCAGGGGCAGTTCCCAGGTTATACCTTGGGGTGACTACAGGATTGCAATCACACATATGTGTGAATTATGGATTAATGAGAAGAAACAGAAATGCGGAACTGGTTATTTTGAGCAGTTTATTGTATGGGACAAAGACTGGAATATTGTCAAATTGTCAGAACCATTTAGATTTGCGGGTTTTGGTATAGAATTTACCAACGGATTGGCATATAAAGACGGGTATTTTTATATACCGTTTGCTTTGCAAGATAACTTCAGTTTCTTGCTGACTGTCGATGAAAACACTGTAAGCGATTTTATTTTCAATAACAACAAAACACCTGGGGATTATATAATAAACGGTAGCACAACATTAAGGTTTTTTGATAACCCGTATGACAGTTACAATTGTATGGAGATGGGTAATTCATATTTCAACCAAGGGTTTTATGCACCGTCTATGGTACTTTATGAAAGGGCTTGTGAATACAATACATTCAAAACACAGGATGAATTGTATGATTGTATGTATTTGTGTGGTAAATCCATTGCCAATCATGGTAAAAATGACGATGCTGAGATATTGTTGTGGAACAAGATGATTGATTTGGATATGAACAGGTCTGAGGGATACTTGATGGCTTCAAAATATTATTCATGGAGAGCCAGATATTCGGAGGCTTATATGTTTGCCAAGTTAGCGTACCAGATTAACAATTTTAATATGAAATTACCTGATGAAGTTAAGTATTTGACACTTAATGAAGTTGATAGTGAGATTCAGTATATTGCAACGAAATACAACACCAATGAATATTTGGATTGTTTACCGATGGCTGAAAAGTTAAGAAATACAGGTACACTTAATAGTAGCCAAATGAATGAGATTGACTATTACATCAACATATATAAGAATAACAAGAAAAACAAGGAAAGAATTTTATAATGAACAGTTTTGTCAGGTTTGTGCTTGAAAATGGTGGTAGCGATTATGATTTAATGTATCCACAAAGTATTTTTAAAAGAAAATATTGCACCAGCAATACCAGTTGTGTTTGGTTTAATAATGAATTAATAATTAATACCAGACTTGTTGAATATATTAAACTGTTTCAAAATGACAATATCAGAGTGTTGACATCTGAGAATTATACACAAACATATTTTTATACAAAAAACGGTTTTAATTCACGGAATATTATGTCAAAATTTTCAGATGGTACTTTATGTGATACAATTGAAACTATATATCCAGACAGTACTTATTGGGATTGTTATTACAGGGGACTTGAGGATGGAAGATTGGTTGTTTGGAATGACAAACTATACATATATGGCACCAGATGGGACAGGGTTGAAGATAAAGGTTGTATTTGTATATATGAACTTGATGAGAATATGCAGCCATTTAATGAAATTATAGTTCATCCACAAGGAAGCGGAAATTGTGAGAAAAACTGGGGTGCAGTTGAAGATAGACCGTTTACTTTCGTATATTGTAACAATCCAACCGATATTGTGCAAGTAAACGAAAGGGGCGATTGTTGGTTGGTAAAATCAAATGGGAAAAACGAAAATATAACAAAAGCAATTAAAGGAAGTACACAGATTGTCAGGTATGATGACAACACTTATATTTCAATGGTTCATACCAATGACTGGCATGTTAAGGGTGAATTCAGTTATTCAGATTATTTGACGGCATTTGTGTTTTATGACAATGATTTGAATATAATCAAGATGAGTGATTGGTTTGTTTTTAAAGCGCCGATGTGTGAATTCACTTGTGGAATGGCAATTAAGGGTGATGATGTGTATATAACATACAGTCAATTGGATTGTACATCTAGCATATTAATTACAAATAAAGATACAATTAACAAATTTGTTGATTTACATGAAGACTTGAACAATACATATGGGTTTATTGATTATTACCAGATAGCTAAATTTTTTGAAAACAATAACCAGTTTATGTCAGCATATGGCTTATATAACTACGCATTGACTTTGAATGACAATAACCCAATATACAGAGAAATAGAAATAGAATGTTTGATTAAAATGTTGTGTGGTGTCATCAAACAATGTGGTGATTTCAGAAAAAAGACCTATTATAATGAAATAAAAGAACGGATAAATTATTATATATCCAAATATCCAGAAGTGTGCGAACTTTATTATTTATACAGTTATATATGTAAAGTAGAACAAAATTTAGCTGAATCAAATATGTATAAACAGATGGGTGACGAAAGAAAATTAAACATTCATAAATATTTTTTTAAATATTTCAACTCTAATTATTTGTAATTTTACAATTTGTTACTATTTATTAATATAATAATAGAATAAAATAATATAATATTATGAAGTTAGATACTAGAAATCCTTTCGCAGCTTGGGGCTTCGAAGAAGAGAAATATGCAGTTAATATTCCTGCTGGTGATGAAAGTGGAATCAACGAATTTGAAGAAAAAGGTTTCATTAATGAAACTGTTGTTGATGAAGCATACAATAAAGTTGCTGAGCCAATGAGTGCAGAAGATTATTCAGAACAACACAGCGACCAGGCTTCATTCTTTACAAACAACGAGAATATGCTTCCAACAGCATTGGAAACCAAAGCTTACGGTGATGACCAGGAATTGCAGCGTGAATATCCAGCTGGTGAGCCATTGAACTACTATGGCAACGAAGCTGACGACCTTCATTTGTATGGTGATGCAGAAGAATCAGACGGTGGTGAAGAACCAACTCCTGAACCAGAACCTGAACCAGAACCTGAGCCAGAACCTGAACCAACTCCAGAGCCATAAGAATTTAAATAAAATTAAAGAATAAGGAAAAATAAAATGAAATTAGATACCAGAAATCCTTTTGCCGCTTGGGGTTTTGAGGAAGAAAAGTATGCTGTAAATGTTCCTGCTGGTGATGAAAGCGGAATCAACGAATTTGAGGAAAAAGGTTTCATTAATGAGACTGTTGTTGATGACGCTTATAATACAGTAGCTGAACCAATGAGCGCAGATGATTACTCAGAACAACACAGCGACCAAATGTCATTTTTCACCAATAACGAGAATATGCTTCCAACAGCATTGGAAACCAAAGCCTATGGTGAGGACAATGCGTTGCAGCGTGAATATCCAGCTGGTGAGCCATTGAACTATTATGGCAATGAAGCTGACGACCTTCATTTGTATGGTGACCCAGAGGAAGGTCCAGTAATCCCATCGGATTATGAAGAAGCCGATACCCCTGAGGATATACCGACAGAGAATACCGAAGAGGTTAAGGTAGCACTTGTAGGTGACGATACAGCAAATGCTATGACCAGTGACAATTATTACAAAGAACTTATGGTTGCCGAAGCCAATGTGTCAAGTTCAGTTAAATACAACGCTGTTGACAAACTGACTATTGACACTGTTACAGTGTCAGGTGACAAAGGTTCAAGCAATGGTAAAATCATATACACAGCACCTGTTGTTGATATTAAGAACGTCACTGTTGACAAAGATACCGAAACCACTGTTTACAACATGTTTGAGGGTGCACAGTCAACCAATGAAAACTATGACGGTCTTCACGAGCTTAACGCAAGCAAAATCAACATTGACAATCCAAGTTTGACCCACAATTTAATCAATGTTTACACTCCAGCTGATGATGCTGTTATTACAATCAAGGATTCAAAATTCAATTTGAATGCCAACAATTCAAATGTCATCAGACTTGCCAACTATCTTAACGCAAAGAATGTTGTTGTAAACTTTGAGAATATTGAATGGACATACGAAGAGGGTACACCTGACGGTTCAGATTGGGCTTGGGCTGGTCTTGCTATCTACCAACCTGCAAGCACTGACCATGCACTTAATGGTGATTACACCGAGATTTCAACTTGGACAATCAATGTCAAGAACTGCAAATACAATGGTGTTAAGGTTACTGCCAATAACATGGGTGAACACAACCAGGTTGTATATGCATACGGTGTTAACAAACAAAACACTGTCATTGACCCAACCACTATCGGTATCACACTTAATTTTGTGTAAGACTATAAAGAATAAAAATAAAAAAGAAAAGGTCTCTAAAACAGAGACCTTTTTTTAATGTGTCTGTAAACATATAACGTCATTTTCATTCACCCAAAAATCACAGCCAGAATTTGGTATTTCGTTTTTCATTGTTTCAACTATTTCTTGGTTAAGTGATAAATCGCTCCTCTGTTTATGCCATTGATAACTTTCACTGTTAAAAACGTTCCAAATAAAACTTTCACAAGTGGTGTTATCTATGTATATAGGTAAATTGTTACTTATATATTTTAGTTTAAAAATAGCGTCCTCACATATAACATCTGTGAACAGGTTTTGTTTAACCAATTCTGTTTTATATATACTTGAACTGAAATGCACATCCTGTGTACCAGCAAATAAACAGTCGGCAAAGGTATTAATTTCATTGGATGAATAGTTTCTGGTTGAATATTCACGGTTCCCTTCAGAATTAATGGAACATATCTTGTGCCCGTTTGAATACAAACTGTATTCAGGATGTTCATCCAAAAATGTACAACCCCTATCAATGAATCCAGGGCACAACTCATCATCCGCATCCAGGAATCCAATGTATTCAGTTTCAGTTATCTTGATACCGAAGTTCCTAGCATTTACTGGATTCTTGTTTCCATGGTGTTTTATTTTGTAGTATTTAAATATATCAGGATATTTGATATCATATTCTTCAGCAATTTCGGAACTACCGTCCGTGGAATCATCGTCAACAATAATGCACTTAAACGGGTATGAACCGTGGCTATTTAACACATTGTCAAGTGTTCTTCCAACACAGAACACTTTGTTGTAAAGTGGTATAATTAATGTGAATCCCTTTTCCATATTATCTTATATATACTAGATATCCATTATCTGTTTTATTTAAACCATATTCAAAACCAGGTATCTCATCATCCAAAGCTTTGAATATCTTTTCATATAAACCTTCGTTATCTTTCTGCACTTCCCAGGTATCATAACTTTCACTATTTTGCTCGTTGTATTTGATACTTTCACAAGTGGAATTGTCAATGTATATTGGTTGGTTGTAATAAATGTATTTGAATTTAAAGACAAACCCTTCGTGATAGGTGTTGGCAAACGGGTGTTGTTTTACCAGCTCAGTTTTGTATATATGTGCGCAAAAAGTTATTCCGAAATTATTTCCTGTAATCGCTGCAGGAAAATCCAAAGAGCCATTTGTTATGTAATTACAGTTCCATGAGTATTCCTCGCCGTTTTCGTTAATCCTGTTATAAATAAAACCGTTTCCATATGCGTTATATTCTGGATGTTCGTCCAAAAACGAACAACCCCTGTCTATGAATCCAGGACACAACTCATCATCAGCATCTAAAAAGCCGACATATTCAGTGTCAACAAGTTTTAATGCAAAATTCTTGGCAAAGACAGAAGTCTTGTTTCCTTTATGTTTCTTTTTTACATACATAAACACATCAGGATATTTAGTGTCATATTCTTCTGCAATTTCAGAACTGCCGTCAGTTGAATCGTCATCAATAATAATACACTTGAAAGAATAAGTACCGTGGTTGTTTAGTACACTGTCAAGCGTCTTTCTAACACAGAATACTTTGTTGTAAAGTGGTATAACTAATGTAAATCCCTTCTCCATATTATTGCTGAAGTAATTTATCAATTAATTTAGATTGTTTTTTTATTGGTTGTGAAATAACCTTTTTATTGTCATTTTTGTGCATAGATTCAATTTTGGTAGCGTTATTTAACCTGAATTTGGAAATGTCAGCATTGGCAATTGGCACATAAGGTTCCTTGTTATACAACTTGCATACCATTGACTCAATGTATTTGAATTCGGTCAATTCATCACTGTCATTATCCATAACCCTTACTGGCGGAAATTCCTTTTCTGACACATAACACAACTTGTGTTTTGCTCTTGTAATAGCCACATATATAAGATTCCTCTCCTGCTGTATTTCAGATTTGGTTTTGGCATATTTCTGTGGCATAACTGAACGGCAAATTATATGTACATTGTCTGCTTCAAGACCTTTTGCTTTATGTATTGTTGACAAACATATGCCAGTGTCACTGCGACTGTATATCTTATTGATTTTATTAACCAATTCAGTGACAGTATTGCAATTGACTGACAATGTTACCAATGAGGATATTGTGTCATATCTTGACTGAACGGCTTGTGTGTTGATTGCATCAATCATATCCAGACCGCCATCCACCAGTTTGTTTCTCTCATTTATCATCTTGTCATACAATCTTGGAAACAACCCATCACGCTCAAACTTTTTACCAAGTTCTTCACCCACACGGTACTTCTCTATCACAGACAGTAACTTATTCTTGTCGTCATCATTACCCTTTATATAACACCCCTTATTCATTTTAATAAGTTTGGTATACAGTTTGAACAATGCGGCATTAGTTCTGGATAATACCAAGTCATTGTCTTTTATCTCACTTATCTTAGTGTCATATTTAACCAAACCAATACCAGCATCACCTCTTGGTATGATATCCGAAACAAAGCGTTTTGCTTCCTCAATTATTGCTGTGTCACAACGATATGACATAGGTAAATCAAACACTTGGGTATTTGGCATGCCAATCATGGTTTCAAACGCATGTTCAGATGCTCCAGCAAACTGGTTGATTGACTGATATTCATCACCACAGGAAACAAACCTGGTTCCGCGTTTGAAACATCTGGTAAACAATTTCACATATGCTACTGAATAATCCTGTGCCTCATCATTGAAAATCCAGTCATATTTGTATTGTTTCGGTGGTATGTCAAGTTCATAGGGGAGCCATACCAAATCAGTGAAATCGACTGTCTGGAGGTTTTTCTTGCCCCATTTCATCAGTTTTACAACCACACTGACTTCATCATTATCGTGTAATATACCATATTCCTGGGCAATCTTTTCAACTTCCCTGTTTGACTGGGCTAGGTTCATTCTAGAAAACTCAAGTATTTGGATTACATTGTTGCAATACTCGTCAATATCCTTTTTTTGCGTAAGTTTTGCCTCACTTAATTCAGATAAATTATGTCTTAGGAATGTATTATACTTGAATTCGTCAACTTTTGGTTGAGCCTTCAGATGACTTGATAATATACCATAACCTAAACCATGCACAGTTTTGACTGTACAGTTCTCATAACCGACAAGTTTCTTTTCAATCTCTTCCTTGACTGATTTGTTGAATGCAAGGAATATGCATGACTTTTTTCGTGGAACCAGTTTCATACAAGCAATAATGGTAGCGGTTTTTCCGCTACCAGCTCTTGCTTTAATAACTGCGTTACCACTTCCATGCTCAACGAAATTAAAAATTTTTTCTTGGTATATGGATGGTATTTTACCTAGTATATCTTTATATTCAGTCATTTATTCTTTGTTTAATGTCTGTAGTCTGTCAATTTCAGCTGCAATAAGGGCACCAGCTTTTGCAAGCTCTTTTATTCTATCTTCTGGCGTTGGTTTGTACCAGTCAAGTGACCATCCCTCAGGCCATCCAACATAATCAAGTCGTTTTCCCCTGTATGGGTAGGCATAGCAAGCAGCAGCGTGGGCTAATTCGCCGTTAATGTGTTCATCGTCGTGTTCAGGGGTCCATCCTTCCACTTCTATCTGACGCTTTCTTTCATCAGCAATTAATTCTGCTCCTGTTTTCATATTAAAGTATTCTACTAATCATTTCATAAAAGGTTGGGATAATCTTGTCAAGACTGCCCTTGAAGTTAAAGATTTCTGGTTTGTCCATAGTTTTGCTATTATAGACATATCCGCTTACCTTGTTGTCTTCATTTGTCTTGCAATCCTCAGCCTTGTAAGGTTTTTGTGAATGGAAATTACCCTTTTCATCAACATAAATAGGTTCTGATTCAGTTGGCTCGGAATCTATGTGTATACGTTTACTGGTTTTGCTGTTCTCTTTAGCTTCGGTTTTGTTGCATTTGCAGCATTTGTTGTCTATTTTATCATCGTATTTGTTGATAATACCTCTAGCATCCTTAACAGCCTTCAAAAGGTTATCCAAATCAGTTTCAGTATTGACACCGAACATTTTAAGAACTTCACTTATCTTATCAACAATCTCATTCGATTCGTTCTTAGGTTCCTTTTCATCTTTATAGTCCTTGATGATACGGTTGATTTTGTTGAACATTTCACCATTTGGTGTGTCTGTGAGAACTGACAGTCTTCCGTTTGAAAGTAGTGTCAGGATTCCTATTGTTCTCAAATCAATGTCACAGTCAACATCCTCATGATTGCACATATCATTCAAGTAATTTTCATGAACACCCAACAATTCACACAATTCTTCGTCACTTAATTTGTAGTATTTTTTAATGTTTTCAATTGAATTTCTCAATTCATCAACAATTGCCTTGGTGAAGTCCTCTGCACAACTTCCAACTTCATCAGCAAAAAATCTTTTAGTTTTGTCAGTCATAATTAATAATGTATTAAATTTTATTATTCGTTATTTTATATAACCAAATTTTATGGTTTTTTTCTTTAAATTTTTTATCTTTCTTTTGGATAAGGATACGTTTTGTTCAATTCCTCGAATTTTTTCTTCAGTGCCTTAGTTTCTCTTTTATCCCTGCCTAACACAAAAGCGTATTTGTGTTTTGATGGGAATGTTATTTTCTCTGCTTTCTGATACATCATTTTGGAATATTCACGTAGTTTTTCCTCAACATCATCAGGTATGTTTTCCCATAACATCCTTTGGTCATTGTTCCAGTTCTTTTGCCATTGTATACCAAGGTCTTTGGCATATCTTTTATAGAAACTTCTGGCTCTAAATGCTCTGTCTGACACCAATTTCTCTGGGTTATATGGGTTGATGCATCTGGTATTAGTGCCACTTCCTTGACCAAGATAATAGAAGTTCAAACCCTGGTATATTGAACCAAGTTCCTTTGCTTGTGGGTCACTGTAACAAGTGAACAAACGGTAATCTGTATTGTCAACCATCCATTTAATAGCCCACATAAGGAATTTGCTTCCAAGATTCATTGGTGTCCATGAAGCTGATGCACCACGCGCGATAAGACGCTCTTTTTTCTCGGTGCCTTCCCCAAGTAGTTTTGAAAAAGCGTTGGGCATACCCATAATCACAACACCACCGATAATACCCCTGTATTTGGCAATAAACCAATGTGTGGGAAAAGAACCTATCGTACCAAGCCATTCATATCTTTTGATGAAATCAGTTGCATCCTTTTTGTCTTCTTTCGACTCAATATATGAAAACTCAAATTCATCCAAATTTATGTTTTTAATGAACTCGTCATCCCACCCCAGGTTTTTTTTATCCTCTTCAAGAGTATCAATCCTGCGCTGGTACTGATAACAATGGTCTTCTGTGTAATCGTTTATTTTATTTAATAACTCTAAACTACTCATTACCTTATAATTGAAGCGTTTTCAAATTGTTCGTTTGTTTGGTTGTGTTCCTCGGTTTCTGACATTGTATAGTCAAGTTTCATTGATTTGAACAGATTAATAATGGAAACCTGACCTTCGATACCTTCATATATTAAACTATCATTAAGTTTCAGTTTGAACTCACCAGTTTCGTTGTTGTAGTCAATGTGAAGCCTGTATTCCGTAAGATTATCGGATTTAATAAAATCCTGTTTCATTTTCTCCAGTTCATCCAATGAAGTGTCATCCTGGCGAACACAGTCATATTTCTTGATGTATTGGTTAAATGCAACTCCATTGGATTCAGCGTCACGGAAAAGAACATAGTCATGTGGCATAACATCTTTATACAAATATGTTCTACCAGCTTTAAAGACAATCTTCAGTGACTTCTTGTCACCGTCAAAGAGCACACTGTAAATAATGTTACTGCTGTCATACCAAGTGTGGTCTTCGTTTTTTACGTATTTGTTATAAATTTTACTCATTTTTAATAGATTATATCGTGTTCAAAATTCATTTGTGTTTTTGTTTGTGGTTTTCCGAATATTGCATGGAAAATCTTTTTTTCGGGTGAACCATCCGTACCTTTTATTTCGGTTATCTGTATGCCATTATCTTCAACCAGTTTAATTAAATCAATATCAACTTTATCAGCCTCTGACTCAGTTTGATATCTACCCTCTTCCTGATATTTGAAATGTCTTTTTAAACGGAAATTGTAATTGGTAAATGTATTATACATATTAAAGACTAAATCCTTGAAGCCTGGTAAACCTTCTTTGTCATAGTAAACACACAAAGGCAATGGGCTGTCGATAATGACATAATCAACTTTGTCTCTCAATCTCCAAAGTTTATGGTACATTTTACCGAAAATGTAAATCTGGTCACCAAGTTCCTTGTTTCTTTCAGTCCAAACCAAATCTTTGGCGAACTCCGTGACTAACTCAACGTTTATTCCATTACGTTTCATAAGTGCAAACAACGCAGCAGCGGTTGTTGACTTTCCTGTTCCTGGTCCTCCGTAGAGGTTAATTACTTTTAATTTTTTGTTATCGTTCATACCATAAATATACAACATTTTTTGATAATAGACAAAAAAATATTTATATTATAGAAAATAGAAATTTGAGATTATGGCAGAGCCTATACTATCTTATGAACTAAAATCACTTATTAATAAAATAAAACAGCAGTATATAGTTGAGTTTCCGATACAGATAATCACACCCAACTATCTTCTGTTGGCTATGATTGAGGAGAAGTCGTGTGACGCATACAACGTCATTTCTAAATTGATGATGGATAGCACTATCAACGAATTCAAACAATATGTTATTGACCGAATCATGATTGATGGCGCTGAGAGTATGAAACAGAATGACAAACCAGAGTTTTCCGATGTATATGACAGACTGGCTGGCGAGATTATGGATAGCGGTGCCAGTCTTGTTACCAGTTCATTGATGTTGAATTCAATAATAAACAATGACCCTGAAATAGTTAAGCAATTGACAATGCTCGGAGTTACACCAGACCAGGTTAATGACACTGTGATAGCATATAACACCACAGCAAATGTCAATAACAAGGAGATAAAAGCGAACAAATGGAACAGGAAAAAAACGAAATCCATTGATTCCGATTCAGGCGCAACAACTCTTACCATTGATGAGCTTAACAAATTCCTCGGTAAAACTGGAAATACACAGCCGAACAGGGTGATACCAAACGAAAACAATATTGTTGAAACCAACTGCAAGAATCTTGTTAGAATCGCATCGACAGGCGCATATGACAACTTGATTGGATATGATGACATCATTGACAAGATATTCAATATTTTCAGCAAATATGAAAGAAATACGGTGGCTATTGTAGGACCAAGTGGTGTTGGAAAGACAACCATTGTTAATTTGTTGGCTAAAAGGATATATGAACAGAATTGCCCGAAACAGTTCAGGGATAAATACGTCATGGAATTTGGCGACACAATCACAAGCCTCATTGTAAAGGAAATGGTTAAAATGAACAAATATATAGGATTCATTGATAAGACCGAGAATATGTTTGCCAACAAGGAGAATGAAGCTAACACTTATATGTTCCTAACTGAATTGTTTAAAACCCAGAGTGTTTGTACCATATTCACAATGAATGAAAACGCATACGCAAAATATGTCAAATCAAAACCTGATTTTGAAAGACTAGTAAACAAAATCGAAATAAAGGTTCCAGATGATGGGTTGTTGTTTGATATTGTCAAAACAAAATCGGAAATATATGAAGACTACAATAACGTGTCATTTAGTGATGAATGTATAAACGAGAGTATCAGATTAGCGAAAAGATTCATAACAAACGAGAATTGTCCAGCATCAGCCCTGAATATAATTGACACAACTGGCGCGTATGTCAGAATGAAAGAGGGTGAGAATGAAACAATCAGAAATCTACGTCAAAGACTTAATGAAATTGAAATTGAAAAAAATTCAATACCAAACAGTTCAAGTGCTGAAGACTTTGACAGGAAAGACCAGTTGATAAGGGAGGAAATCAGGATAAACAACGAAATAAATCAGATTGAAAACAGATTAAACAATTCTAATCAAAGAACCGAAATAACGGTTTCCGACATACGTGTTTCGGTATCCCAAATGCTTAATATCCCACTTACTGAACTGGATGATGATGAAAGACAAAAACTGAAAACACTGTCAGATAATTTGCGTTCAGTTGTCATTGGACAGGATGAAGCCATTGAGGATATCACAAGGGCTGTCAGAAGACAAAGAGTTGGTTTGTCAAACCCCAATAAGCCTATTGTGATGCTGTTTGTTGGTACGACTGGTGTTGGTAAAAGTTTCCTGGCTAAAAGACTGGCGTATGAAATGTTCGGTGACGAAAAGAATATTGTGCGCCTGGATATGTCGGAATATTCAGATAAAACAAGTGCAGCCAAACTGTACGGTACAAGCCCAGGTTATGTTGGTTATGATGACGGCGGTGTCTTGACTGAAGCTATAAAGAAAAACAACCGTTGTGTGTTGCTGCTTGATGAGATTGAAAAGGCTAATGATGAAGTGTTCAACGTTTTCCTTCAAGTGTTTGATGAGGGTAGATTGAGTGACAACAAGGGAACGGTTGTGGACTTCAAGAATGTCATTATAATTATGACTTCAAATATCGGTGCCAAGGATGTGTCTGAAAAAATGGCACATATCGGTTTCAATGCCCATGATGAGGAAAACCGTGACAGAGATATCATCAAAAACGCAATCAAGAAGACATTCAAACCAGAATTTATAAATCGTATAGACAATATATGTTATTTTAATAAACTGACTGACGATAATTTAAGACAGATTATCATCAATGAAGTGGCAAAGGTCAATACCAAACTTGAATCGCTTGGATACCATCTGGATAATGAAATATTGACTGGTAAATTAATTGATTCCATTTTTGAAAAAGTGAAAAATGAAAGTGATTATGGCGCAAGACCTATATTAAGGGAAATTGAATTCCAGTTGGAGGATAAACTGACTGATTATATCATAAATAACAATGTTGAAAAAGGTTTTGTTTTTCAATACAATGATATTTATAATTAATAAAATATAAGACAATGGGAAAAGTAATAAAATTAACTGAAGGTAAACTAAATGAAATGGTAACCTCTGTTATTAATGAAATGTTTGGTGAAAACATTAATTCAGAAGAATTTACATTTGGTGATAGCAAAGAAATGAAACCTGGAATACATCAGCAACAAATATTCTATAACAATGAATTAGTCGGGTTTTTAAACACAAGAGAAAAAAATCCTTTAGCACCCCTTGAAGAATATTATCACATCCCAGATGTAGACGCTGGAATAGATGAGCAGGGATTTATTGATTTTAAAATATTCAAGGATGATGACGAATCAGCCCTTGCATACACAAAAGCCAATTTTGACCAAATAGTTTATTTAATAAAAAATGCTGATTGGGATTAATGAGTAAAGTCATATACATAACAGAACAACAGGAACAGGAACTTATCAACAAGTACCTCAAAGAGTCACTTGTAGTGAATTCTGACCAGGTTAGTGATATAGTCAATTACCTGAACAAATTTTATCAAGCTGCAGTTGATTATGCTGGCGATGTGGGGGTTGACGGGTTGCCTTGTCAAACACTTGCAATTAACTACGTTGTGAACGGACAACCCTTGCAGAAACTCAAAAGAGAGGAACTGCTTGATGTAATTAATGATAAATTCAGGCGTTTCATTAAAGATGACGCTTCCAGATTGGCTTATTATAACCAAATTATTGATGACTGGTTAAATAAAAAAGTTAAATTGACAGGTCAATTGAGTGTGAACGCAATCAGTGATGATATGATTGAAAAATTCAAAAATCATAAAAAGTCACAGAAACAAGACAACAATAAAAAGGATAATGACAAGAAAAATACTAAGAATAAAACCACATCCGTTAATGAAGGTATCGAGGAACTTAATGTAAAACACGCAAGTCCACATAAATTTGATAGTTTTGATTCATCACATATGAGTAGTGGTTGTGGAAATCAGTCTTATGGTTGGGGTCACTATTTTTCAACTGACCCACATGTTCATCGGGGGTATAAAAATGCAGTAAAACAAATGCCCACATATGACCTCAAAACAAAAAAAGAGGGTAGCTACGCTTACAATGTGGAAATACCAGATGATAATGGAAGTAACTATATTTTATGGGATGGACCAACAATTAAAGGCTTGCCAGGGGAAGAAAATTCAACTTTCGGTGAACAATATCGAATGTTAATTCATAAATTTGGCACACCTAAAGATGTTAGTATGTTTTTAGCAAATAAAGGTTACACTGGTATTAAAGTGGCGCCTTTTAGAAATAATAGAGAAGGTGATGATTTAAACACCAATAACCCAAAAGAAAAATACAATTATATTGTTTTTAAAGATGATGATGCCAATATATTGAAAAGAAAAGACTACACCAGAAAACCAAAATTTTATAACGGAAATGTCTTTACAAAAGATAGAGATGGACGTGGTATACTAATTGACTCGAACACTGGCGTTGAAATGTTTAAACCATTGGTAATACAAAATAATAATGGGGATAAAGTATCAATTAAACCTCGCGTTGAAGAAAAAGATAACGGTTTTTGGATAACATACGATTGCTATAATGGAGTTTATACTACTAAACGTAATTTTTTATCCAAAAAAACAATGAAACTCTTATATCCAGACAAGAATCCATTGAATTGGCCAGCTGATATTAAAATCTTCAATAATCCAAATATTTATGGCATAACATCAAATAATGGATATGATACAAATAATATCGGAAAAATTATTCTAATGTATTCATATACCAAAAATCCAATATTAGGTAATATGAATAACACAAATACATGGGTTAATGCGAGTGGTGATTATGATTATAATACAGGCATAACAACATTTTATTTTGATGAAAACAAAACTCAGCCAATCTTTATTGGTAAGGATGGTAAACCATATAAAACCGAAGAAGAATGCATAAAGGCCACGAGAGGTTTATGGGGGGCAATCAAAAATAGACTAAATATACCTAACAGGATTAAATAAAAAAGGACTCAAATTAACGAGTCCTTTTTCTTTTGGTCTTGTTCATTAGCATTTCACCATATTGTTTAGGTGTTATTCCACCTTTTGGTTTTTGCTCAGCTATTGTATATGATGATGAATACGTTGTAACAGCATTATCATATAAACTCCCATCATATTCCTCACAATTATCTGGGTCATCCATGTTTAACTGTAGATTGCACCACCAATACCCCTGATTAACCAAACAGCCATAATGTTTACATTTGAAACAGTGTTTTTTACCATCATTATTCAGTTTGAACTCAGTCTTTGGAGCATCATATATATTATTGTATATAGTATCAGTTTGTTCCATTATAACCACACTTTAATATTTTCAATTATAAATGGATTCCATAAAGTGATTGTGTTGATTTCACAAGAATTTTTACACCTACCATACAACATTTCTTCATAGAAATCCATTACTGTTTTATTTTCTGGGTGTAATACTATACAACCGTTATGGGCTATCATATTACCAATCAAAACATCTTTCACAAAATTATACTCGTTATCATCTAATTTCATGGTGTTCTTAGAACCGCGATACCCCAGTTTTTCGTTACACTTATTTATGTCTGTGTAGTATTGTTTAAAAATTGGGTTAGATGATAATAAAAAGAATTGGGTGTGTAGTGCATCATCAAATTGTTCAAACATAAACTCTTTAGAGAATGTGTTGACAATGATTCTATTATCTTCAAACTCTGGCCATGTTAACGATATTTCGCTTTCGTGGTTTGAAACATCAACAGTTAAATCTGGGCGGACAACAAAAAACACCGTTCCACCAAGTTTTTCAACTGCAGCTCTCTCATTTGGAAACCTAATATCATCTACACAAACAATCTCAGTGGTAGCATTATTAATCGCCTCTACCATCTTATCGACGTGCCAATTGGGTTTGTATTTTCTAATAATATCAGTTCCGATAAATTGAAGCAGTTCTCTTACATTGTAAGTGTAAATCCCTTCTAATGACTTAAGAACTGTATTATAATGATTTTCTGTATATTCACCAAATACTTGCTCACAAATGATTTTAGCCCATTTTGGGGCTTTATTTGGGTTGAAACTGTAAGATGTTCCGTTGTCTTTATAATAGTTTAATTCTTCAATATCTTTAAATCCGCATAAGTCACAGCACAGATGTTTAAGTGCATCTGCAACTGTGACTATTGTTCCATTATGTTTTTCGGTAAGATATTTTGACAGACAGGTTTTACCTGCGCGTTTTCTTCCTGCAAAACCAATTACTGTTTTACTCATACTTCTGGGTCAATCGGCATTTCGACATTATTTAGGTCATTTTCTAATGAGCTGAAATTAAAAGTGTCATCATCTTTGATGTTGTTATGCTCATCACAAATCTCGTCAAGAATCTCATCAAGAGATTTCTTCTCCTTTTTCAGTTTCTTGTTACTTGGCTTAACACGCTCATGGTCTACAATAATGTTGCTTGTGGTGTGGCCGTGGACAATTTTGGTAATACCAGCCTCAGCCAGAACCTCGTCGTCGAAACTGTAGCCATACTTTTTGATTAAACCAAACACGTTTTTCTTGTCAGCTTCAAAGACTTCACGTACAGTCTTGTCTTTAAACTTACCTTCTGTCAATACCGTATCAAAATGATAAACTTTCATAAATTTTATTTTAAGTTATTACTAATATACAAATTTTTTTAGATTTTGCCAAAATAATCTATAACCAACACATCAGGTCTGTCTTTAAGTTCCTGTGTAATATCGTAATTACGTTCACTATTTGGCTGGGTTGGGACTATAATGGTACATTTATATTTCAGCGCTATTTTGGATAGTTCATCACACATTTCAGTAAAATTTTCAAATTCGTTTTGCATTTCTCGTACTTTTTCACAACCAATCCTTGTTATTTCCTCAGCCATATTTTCATTAAACCAGAAAAATGTATTTGAATGTGGATTTTTTATATTTTCTTCATAAGGATAAAAACTGTTTGTAACAATTTTCTTTGCAAGTTGCTCATTAGTGTACTTGTGTTTTTGTGTAATTTTGGATAGTTCGTTGTAAATACGTTTTTCTTCGTTCATAATATAAATTGTTTGTCACTTTTGAAAATAGGATAATATTTAATTATTGTAGCGGTGCTTTCCAATGCGTGGCAGAGTCGAAATTGTGACCCCCCTTTGAGTTAGACCGCTTTTTTGTATATATCAGATAACTCTAATATCTGTTTCAACGATTTTTCACAATATTCCTTGTCAATAACAACTTCGGTATTGTCACTGTCTGAAATATCAAACATAAAGTCATTCAACACAGTTTCGAGAATAGACCTGATACCACGGGCTCCAGTCTCAGTCAGAATGGCTGTTTCAGCAATAATATCAATGGCATCGTCGGTGAATTTCAGATTCTTGCCGTCAATATATGCCAGTTTCCGATATTGCTTCATAATTGAATTTTTGGGTTCCTTGATGATTCTTACAAGGTCGTCTTTCGACAACTGGTTTGTGTGTGTTATCACAGGGAAACGACCGATTAATTCAGGGATAAGTCCGAATTTCTTCAAATCAATTGCGTTGACATAATCCAGGATACGGTCTTCGTTAATGGTAATTTTGTTTGTGGTATTGTTGTTGAATCCGATTGATGATGTCTTGGTGGTTCGTTTCTTGACAATCTCATCAACACCAACAAATGCACCCATACCAATGAAAAGGATGTTGGTTGTGTCAATAGGAATCAAAGGTTGTTCTGGATGTTTTCTACCACCTTGTGGCATAACCCCAACAACTGAACCCTCAACAATCTTCAACAGGCTCTGTTGCACACCCTCACCAGACACGTCACGGACAATGGACATATTCTCACCACGTTTGGCTAATTTGTCGATTTCATCAAGGCACACAATACCTATCTGCGCTTTTTCAACGTCATAGTCGCAAGCCATAAGCAAGCCAGTAAGAACGTTTTCCACATCCTCACCAACATAACCAGCCTCGGTCAGTTTGGTACAGTCATGGATGTGGCATGGTACACCAAGCATCTTGGCGATATTTTGAATAAGGAACGTCTTGCCCGTACCAGTAGGTCCGAGCATAATGACATTGGATTTGTCGATTTCAATGTCTTTGAATTCGCCGTCGTTTCCAAGTCCGCAGATGTTGGAAAAAACGCGTTTGTAATGGTTGTGCACAGCGATAGACAAACGTTTCTTCGCGTCCTGTTGACCGATGACACGTTCATCCAGATAAGCCATAATTTCTTTGGGTGTTGGTATTTTGCCTCCGTTAACAAGTCTTGTTATGTTTTTAGCTGTTTTTTCTGTTGGGTTAGGTACGTCAGTTGTTTGTGTTTTGTTAGTACTGTTTAATTTCATATGTCAAAGTTAATTCTTTTATTATATAACTATAACCAAATTCAGAACATTTTTTCCATGAAAATGCTAAAAAAATTTTAATTAGTCATAATTGCCTATTTTTTCTTTTATTAGGTAAATTTGTCTATACAACCAAAAAATGCTTATTTTTTCCATGAATTTACTGTTTTATTTTATTTTATTTAATTGGATTATATTTATATATGATATATTCCTTATATATGAAAAATATTAACGAGGTTGAAACAAACGATATTGATATGAAACCGTTTAAGGTTAAGGACAAACTCAACCCTGAGTTCTTTAATGAAGACGGTCAACTTGACTCCCAGATTAGGCTGAAGTTGCTGGATATTGCCGACGACTTTGTGGAATCCCTGGAAGTGAAGTGGGTCAAACCGTCCGATATTGTTCTGACTGGTTCAATTGCCAACTACAACTGGTCAAAATATTCGGATGTGGATATTCACATTGTATATAATTTCAGTGACATATATAAGAAAACTGATTTCGTTAAAGATTATTTCAATTCAAAGAAAGAATTGTGGAACAGCACACATACGGAATTGACAATTAAGGATTTTCCAGTTGAGATAAGTGTCGAGGATTCATCAGACCCAGCCAAATCGACTGGTGTTTATTCACTGGAGAAGAACAAGTGGGTGAAGGAACCTGAAAATTTGAATGATTCAAAACTTAACAAAGAATATATCAAAAGTTTCTGTGCAAAACAGATGACCAAACTGGATGACTTGTTTGACAAATTGGACAACGAGGATGATAAGGTCAAAATGAAGAAGCTTTCGACCGAGGTTGAGAACATATACACGAAACTTAAAAACATGCGTAGCGAAGGTCTGGCTTCCAGCGAAAAGGAAATGTCAACTGGAAACATCATATGGAAAGTGATAAAACATATGGGGTACATTGAAAAACTGTGGAATTACATAAACAATGTATATGACCGCAGTAACACCATTGATGAAGTCACTGGAAAGATTGTCAGGATTACAGAAAAACAGGCGAAACTTTTAAAAGAGGGTGGTAATCCAGGATATGGCAATGTGTATTTGAATTCCTGGTTAGGACGTTTCAAAAAAGTGTTAAAGTGCAATACAATCACAACAGCAGATTTACACGATGCAGTGCAAAGGATGGGAATCAAACAGATTACACCTGGGGTATATAGTAAGCGAGACCTTGAATGGCTTTTGACTGACCGTATAGCACAACTTAAAAAACTGCTTAATATTGAAGCCCAACCCACACCTGAACCAATACTGCCAAACACTCCAGAAGAAAATCCGTTCAGAACGCCTGAACCACCAGCGCCTGAAGATGACGGAATGCCAGCAGCTAACATGGATAATTTCATAAACACAGATGATGTCAGCGCCATTAATGAAGCGGCTATGACAGAATTTAATTTACAGACGCTTTCATCAATTAAATCATTTGCTGGCAGATTGAAATATTGCAAACAGATGTTGGGTCCATCATTCGGTTCTGGTTCATCCAGGATTATTTTTGAGATAGATGATGAAAAAGTTTTGAAACTAGCTAAAAACAAAAAAGGCATTGCCCAAAATGAGTTTGAAGAACAGACATCTAGATATGGCAGTATGGTTGTACAGGTGTTTGATTGTGATGACAATTATATGTGGCTCGTTGAGGAAAATTGTGTTCCTGCAAAAGAGGAAGATTTTGAAAGATTGATTGGTTTACCTTTTGAGACTTATTGTGATTTAGTTAGATATTATTATAACAGGTATTGTTATAATGGCAGACAGACTCATTTGTTTACCATGACAACAGATGAGGCGGACGCACTTGTTGATAAATTATATGATGAAGATGACTACGGTTTTGTGCCACGTATATTTAATCTGATGGGTGACTATCAATTGCCTTTTGGTGATTTGACAAGGATTTCAACATACGGAATGGTTATGCGTGACGGTAGTCCTGAACTGGTTGTAATTGATTCAGGATTATCCGAAGAAATACTTAATACATATTATCGACGTTAATTTTTTGAAAATACAACTATTTATATTATATTTTAATAAAGAATTGAATAATAAGTATACTTAATAAAAAAATATTATGAGTAAAGATTATACAAAAGAACTCGAAACTATGCAGCGTCTTATGATGTACGGCATAAACGAATCAAAGAATACTGTTAACACAAACGGTATCGTTGAATATAGCCAGGTTGGTGCTGACGGAAAAACCTATGGAATTCTTCGTGAAGGTACAAAATATTTCGTAAAGGTTGCTCCTAAGAAAAATACCGAGATTTTGGCTGAAGACTATGATTATATCGGCGGTTACCTTAACCGTAAAAGCTATGATTCATACACCAAGGCTTCAAACGCCCTTAATCTGGAGCTTATCCACGTTAATGAGGCAAACGGAAGCAAGGAACCTGTCAAGTCACAGTTCAATATCAATGAATCAGCTGAATGGGAAAACAAAGAGAACAAGGAAGCTAAAGCTGAATTGGACCGTTTCTACCAGTTGTGTGAGAACGTTGACAATATCCTCAGTGAAAATGTTCACTACATCAAAGAGGATAAAAACGCTCCTTTCACAAACAACCCTTCAACCAAAGATGGTGGCGGTACAGAAGGTCCAAAAGGCAAACAACAGAACCTTGGTATCAAGGATAAAAGCTATGTTGATGACGGTAAACAGGTAAATCCTGAAACTGTATACAACAAGAATGGTGTTAAAGGTACAAGTCCAAGCGGTGAATATAAAGCTGCTTGTGGTGACAACAACATCGACAAGGAAGGTGGCAACGCTTACCAGGAAAAAGCTAAGACTTCAAAAGAACAAGGTAAGAGTGTTACTAACGAAGGTAAAGCTAAACGTGTACTTAAACTTACCGAAGAACAGAAAAAACAAGTTTTGGCTTGGAGAGATGACAGAGCATTTGTACACCCATCAAGTGACAGCGAACTTGACCGTTCACACGGCACTGAAATCGGTGACACAGCTCCATATGATGACACTGTTAACGTTAATGAGAATTTTGAAACTACTGAATGGGATGATGGTCTTCCATCAAGCGCTGGTATCGGCGACCCCAAGAAATATAAAGAGCCTTTCGAGAACCAGAATGGTGTAACTCAACCTGTAACCGAAAATGTTTTTGAGGTTGAACTTGGCGGTGATTTCGAAAATCCAGAAGTTGAGGGTTCAGCTGAGAATATCCTTGGCAGTGATTTCGGTGGTGATGGCACAACAATCAACAGTGACCTTAATGATGACGATATCTACAACCACCTTGACCAGTATGGTGAAGGCGCTGGTTCGCTTGGTGTTGACTTTGACGAAGACCCACTTGCAAATCTTCCAATGGATGACGATGACTTCAATCCAATCAATGATGCTGAAGGCGATGCACAGTTTGGTGATAATGCTATGGAAACTCCTGAGGATGAAGATGGCATGAATATGCTTTATGAATCAATCAAGAGAATTGTTGAGACAAAACTTGACGACTTTGGTAAACACCCAGCCTACCAGAAGAAAGTTATGTCACTTCCTCCAAATGCAGATGGTTCAAAATGGGGTGAGGACTGGAATGACGAATCAGCTAAGGGTGAGAAACCTTATGGTTTGAAAATCGGTCACAGTGGCGACCCATTCGAGGATGTCGTAAGCGCTATTACTAACGCTGTGGTTACCGCTTTAGGTAAAAAAAAAGAATGAATGAAAACACTTTCCTAGATTTAGGAAATAACAACCAAGCGTCACAACCTATGGGTATGAACCCTATGGGCGGTGACGCTTCTTTTATGCCTCCTGTTCCAGGAGCTGACCCTATGACGGGTACTGACCCAGACGGTGGTGTTGTTGGTGCACAGGGTGACCCTGGTGACCCAAATGCTATGGCTGACCCGAATGCTCCTGTAATGGGTGCAAACCCATTTGATGGTGGTGAAGGTGACGCTGATGTTTCTGGCGACCCAGAAAAAAAAGCTGAGTCATTGGCTGGTCAGTTGGCTTCAATCTTCCGTAATGACCTTAAAAACGATGGAATCAACACTCATGAGGATAAAAAGAAAGAGGTTTTGGGTATGATTGCTTCCGCTATTGTTGACGGTATGAATGATGAGGACAGAAATTCAATGATTGAATATTTGAGTGATAAATTGAATGGCAGTGGCGAAAGTGATGGTGACAACAATGACAGTGATAATGAAAATGGTGATGATATGAACAATATGGGCGACAATCCTGATATGACGGGTGGCGACCCAAATGCGATGCCTCCTGCTGATGGCGACCCTATGATGGGTGGTGACCAGCCACAGCAAATGATGGAATCAAGAGTCAATGAAGTTGTGAATGAAATTATTGGTGACTTGATGAAGAATAAAAACAAACCAGCAGCAAAGGTTGACCAGGAAGAAAGACAGGGTTACAGAGGAAAACCTTATGGTAGAAAATAAAAAATGATTACAAATAAAAAGCCTCTTTAAAACAGAGGCTTTTTTATTTTTATTAAATTGAATATATTTATAATAAAACGTTTTTTAAAATGAAAAAGATTAAAATTAGTGAGCAACAGGATAAAGAGATTAGAAACATTATCAAAGAAAACCTGGAAGAGGTTCTTGACCCAAACGGCGGTAGTTTGTCACTTCATTACAATACCCCTGGTAATACAACACCAAAAACAGCAGGTCAAATTGGCAACGCCATTGTTGCTGCAACAAAGGCAGCTGAAAAGGTTCCAAATAACTCAAACATTAATAATGATGTTTCAATTAATGCTGACCCAGATAATGATAACAAACAACAAACAATAACCGTTGGTGGTGATTCTAAACTTGAATCTGTTATAATTTCTAAAAAACAGTTGGATGAAATCCGTTTGAGAAAACTGAAAGAGAATTCAAAATTAGTTACCATTGAAAAATTTCTGAGATAATGAAACTACCTGATTTTTTAATACAAGCTATTAAGAACAACACCACATCATTGGGTGACCATCCAGCATTTCCTCCAGAAGAGGAAGAGACATTTATTGGTTTTCTTTTGAAAACTCAGTACAATCGTGTAATGTCAGCATTTGAAGGTCAGGAAATGTCAACTAAAGAAATTGCAAAAAAACTAAGTGAACTTTTAACTGAGTGCCAGAAAATTGAATCAACTAACAAGGAAGCGCTTGAAAAATTATGTGCTGACGTTTGTGCAACTATTTTCGATATACCAGAGGACACCATTGACATTGAGTCACATTTGGTTGAAGAATGTGATATGTCAAAGTACAGGATGACACCTGAGGCAACATCAGACTTCTCATTCAATGATATTGATGAAATGAGATATTTAAGCGATGAAATATACAAGAGGAGGATGGTGAATGCTTTAATTACTGGCGCATCAATGTATTACGGAACCAATATTGAATATTATATTCGTGAGGTTTATAAAATAAATCCAAGACTGGTTCCTTTGTATGCTGAAATAACCAAATACAATATAGCTTTGTTGTATAATCAACCAGATACAATAAAAAGCATTGAAAGATGTTGCAGTGGTAAAGTGGATGTGTATATTGGTAATAATGGCGAGAGAATCAAAATTGATGCTGAAGGTATAATTTTTCCAGTTCTTTTGGAATATACCGTCAGGGGTTTGTTTGAAACAGCAGCACAGCAGGGATTGCCAGATGATGAGGACAAAATCGACTATATTTTGAAAAAAGCTGATTATAGATTAGCTGAAAATTGGGATATGAGACTTGGCATTCCTTTATGGAGTATACTTATGTCTGACATTGAAAATTGTGGTGGAAACCTGGATGAAACTGGTTCAAATTTCATTATAATGGAACTTTCCAGATTAAAACCTGAAATATTCAATTTGTATCTACAAAACGCATTTAAGCAAACTAAAAAGGGTTTGTCAATGACAAAAGAACTTATTGATACCATACAATATAACAAAGAAGCTGATGACTTTGACAACTTTGTTCAAGTTAATAATTCAAAGTATTCAATTAACGACAACAATGAATATACAGCAGCTGAACTTTTGAAAGAAATTGAGCAAAATTAACATTTTTTGAAAAACGCCACTATTTATATAAATTTTGCAAAATTTGGAATAATTAACTAAATCAAATTTTTATGGCGTTTAATTTTAAAGAGGAATATCTGAAATGCTACAACGACAAGACAAGAAAATATTTCATTGAGCACTACCTTTCAACATTCAGTGCTGATGAAGGTCATGAAGTGCCATTCAAGGTATTCCCAAGACAGTATGAATTTCTCAAAAGCATATGTGAAAACGACAACACAATTGCAATTAAACACCGTCAGGCTGGTATCACAACAGTATCCGCTGCCTGGGCGACGGCACAGTGTGTTTTTGCCAAGAAAGATGCTCCAGAAACTATATTGTGTATTGGTAACAAACTTGATATTTCTGAACAGTTGCTTGAAAAATTAAGTTATTTCATTGCCCAGGTTCCAAGATGGATGTGGGGCAGTGAATTCTGGTCACCAGACCCGAACAGTGAGAAAAACACTAAATCAATATTCAAGACAAGAAACAAGGATAAAATTGAATTATTTAACGGATGTAAGGTATATGCCCGTTCATCAGGTCCTAACGCAGCCCGTGGTATCTCGGCTGTATCAATCCTTATATTTGATGAGGCAGCGTTCATTGAGAACGGTCCTGCCGTATATTCACAAGCTGTTGCTGCAACAGCTTCAGTAAAACACGCTAAAATTATAATGGTTTCTACGCCTAATGGTAAAGACCAGTTGTATTACAGAACTTATGAACAGGCTCTGACACACAAGAACAACTATCACGCAGTTGAATTCAAGTGGTTCCAGGACTTGCGTTATCAAAGGAATTTGAAATGGTCACGTAAAAATGAAAAGACTGGTGAAATTGAATGGGATGTTGACCCAGTGATAGGACCAAACGGTGAAATACCATATGATGAGGAAAGATGGCGCAGACTTGAACGTGAGGGATGGTTGCCTGAAAGTCCGTGGTATACCAAAATGTGTAAATCGTTCAACAACGACGAGCAGAAAATTGCCCAGGAGTTGGATGTGTCATTCCTTGGTTCATCGGATAACGTTATACCAGTCAATGTAATTGAAGCCCATATGAGACAAAATGTGGTTGATGTTACGAAGATTGATAATTGGGAACTCTGGGACCCGTTTGTCAAGGAAACCTGGATTTGGAAAGACCCAATACCTGGTCATAGATATGTCTGTGCAATTGACGCTTCTTCGGGTTCAGCAGAAGACCGAACCGCAATCGAAATTATAGATATTGATGCTATTGATGAGGAAACAGGTATGCCATACTTCGACCAGGTACTGGAATATTACGGCAAACGTACTGGTGATGAAATTGGTGAAATTGTATATAACTATGCCACAGCATTTAATAACGCGCTAGTTGTTGTTGAATGTATCGGTGGTTATGGTGATGCTATCATATTGACGTTAATGGCTAAGAAGTATAAAAACATCTATTATGATGACCCAGGATTGAAGACATATACAGTTGAAAAGGCTTATTCAACATTCAATATCAAACCAGGTGACAAACTTCCTGGCTTCAGAACCAACGCAGTGCGTGTACAGATGATTGGCAATTTTGTCGCTATGTTGAAAGAGAATGTTTTCAGAGTCAGAAGCACCCGTGTCATTACTGAAATGGATACCTGGATTTGGAAGAACGGAAGACCTGACCATATGGACGGTTGTCATGATGACAGTTTGACTTGTCTGGCTATGGCTTTGTTTGTAATACAGTTCTATGTAATCAAGAACGACAAGGACAAGGCTTTGTCGAAACAGATATTAACATCATTCAGGACAAACAATGTTTTCAGGAAAAACAAAACAGCAGCAATGGAAGAAAACAATACATTGATTTCAAAGCCGACCCCAATGCCTTTCTACACTTCATCAAATGCGGACAAACGCAGACAGAAACAGCTTGTGGCAATGATGATGTTGGCTGGTTTCAGGAAGAAACAATAAATAGTAGATTGATTAATAAAGATAATTTCGGATGGCACGGGAAACAGCCTCCTTTAAAACTTTAGGAGTAAAATCTTGACCACTGTTTGCGTTTCCAAGTTGTGATGATTTTTGCTTTAACCTTTCTTTATAATTACCGTTATAATAGTCTATCATGTCATTACCAAGCCTCTGCTGGAAATTCTTAGCTTTATTGGTTTTCATGTTGCCCATGTATTCACCACCACCTACGGCATTGTTATTACTGTTGTATGACATCTCACCACGGTCATTTTTCCCGTATGTCTTTGGAGCACGTATAGTGAAATAATTATGTGTGCGTCCATTTTGACCGTTCTCACTACTCTGCATGAACCCATAATTAGGGTCAAGCTGCAGTGTGTTGTAATCCTTTGACGTATCAACATAGTCTGAACCAGCTGCGTCGGCATTATACTGACCCTTTGCTATTTTATTAGCCTTGTCAATACCATCAAAGTTTTTGAAGTTGGTCGGATTACCTTCATAATCCTTGGTACTTCCTCCATAGAGCATCTGCGCTTTCCAATCATTAAATTCGTTAACCTTTTCATTCAACATTCTATACACACTTTCCTTAATGAGCTCTGTTAGTTCGTTTTCCGTGAGTCGTATTGTTTGTTTCATACTATAATTCAAATTTATTTGTTATTTAATTATAAATAGTCACATTCTGTGAATCTTATCATAAAAACTGATATATACATAAAACTACTTGTTTATTAGTTTAAGATTCATTATATTTATATAATATAATATTTTATTAAAATGCCAACTATATTTCAGAGATTAAACAAGACCTTTGGCGGTGGAACAGCGATACCATCACCAACTTCTACCAACTACAGCCGTAGTATTCATAATTACGCTGGGCTTGGTAGTAATGACGTGATATACACAACCAGGTCAAAGGAAGACTATACACAAAAGCTGACTCAGTTAAGACAACAGAGGTTATTAGCTAAACAATGGAAAAGGGCTCAGTATGAAACCCAGAACAATGCCCTAGCCAACATGACTGAGGTGCAGATGATGTACAGGGAAGCCGATATGATGGACTTGTTCCCTGAAATCGGTGCAGCCCTAGATATATATATGGAAGAGGCAACATACATCAAACCAAATGGTATGATGATTAATGTCACATCGAAATCAGAACGTATCAAATCAATCCTTGAAGATTTGATATATAACCGTCTGTCAGCTGACATCATATTCCCTATGATTACAAGAAGCACTGTCAAGTACGGTAATACATTTATGCTCTTGAACATAACAGAGGATAACGGTATCATTGGATGGAAACAGCTTCCAGTATATGAGATGCAGCGTTTTGAGAATGGTATGGATAATCCATACAGTTCAGGATTCGCTAACGTGGCTAACATTGATGTGGATTTACCAGATTCAACAAAATTCATCTGGGTTGGAAAGAACGAATTTACCCCTTACAGGAACTGGCAGATTGCACATTTCAGACTCCTTTATGACTCATTGTATTTGCCATATGGCGTAAGTGCTTTGAATAAAGCCCGTCGTCACTGGCGTATGCTTTCAATGATGGAGGATATGATGCTTATGTACCGTCTTGAACGTTCAGTTGAAAGACGTGTGTTCAAGGTCAACGTGGGCGCAATTGACGAGCAGGATGTTCCAGCATATATGGATGAGGTTGCCAATAACTTCAAAAGAACTCCAATTTATGACCCGTTGACTGGTCAGATTGACTTGAGAAGAAACATATTGTCCAATATGGATGATTATTTTATTCCAGTACGTGACCCAAGTGAACCGAATCCTATTGAAACATTGTCCGCTGGTAACAACCTTACCGCAATGGATGACATTAAATTTGTCCAGAATAAACTTTGCACAGCGTTAAGGGTTCCAAAACCGTTCATTAATTTTGAGGAGGTTGCTGGTGATGGCAAAAACCTTTCATTGTTGGATGTCAGGTTTACCAAAACAATAAACCGAGTGCAGCAGATGATGCTTATGGAACTTACCAAAGTGTGTATCATCCATTTGTATTTGCTTGGTTTTGAGGATGACCTTACCAATTTCAGTTTGACAATGAACAACCCTTCATCACAGGCTGAAATGATGGAACTTGACAATTTAAGCAAGAAAATTGAAATGGCTAAAAGTGCGGTTGCTGACCCAGGTGGCGGATTGCCGTTGTACTCAATTACCCGTGCCCAGAAAGAGATTCTTGGCTGGAGTGACAAACAGATTAGTGACAACCTTGAAGAATTGAGACTTGAAAAGGCTTTGGCTGCTGAACTTGAAAAGACAATAATGATTATCAAACGCACTGGATTGTTTGACAAGGTTGACAACCTTTATGGTGAACCTGGCGCTGAATATAGCGACACAGCTGGCGGTCAAGGACAGGAAGATGACATGGGAGGCGGAGGCGGAATGCCTGGCGGTGGAATGCCTGGAGGATTAGACGATGGTGGCCTTGGCGATGATATGGGTGGCGAAATGACTGGTGCCGAGGGTGACATGTCTATGGATGATGCAGCAGCATCAGAAGGTGGTGATGACAGTGGTAGTGAAAGTGCTGAGCCATTGAATGAAATCTTTTTCGACCGATTGATGAAGAAAACCATAAACGAGCAGAAAACAGTTAAAAAAGACCTTATGACTAAAACCAAACATTATCAGCATTTGCTCTTGAAAAAAGTGAATGAAGCGAAAGAAAGGGAAAGACAGGAATTGAATACACCGTTGTATAAGAAAAGTTTCCTGGTGAATGAGGAACTTAATTCAATTGCGAAAGGTTTGGAGAAGCACATAACCGATGAAAAAAAATAAAGAATCACAATATTTATATATAAATAAATTAAAGCTATGACTAACGAAATCAGTATAAACATCGATAAAGGCATTAAATTGTTGAATGAAGCCTTGAAACGCTATGAGAATGGGGAATACGCAAAAGCGTACAAGGCTTACCAGGAAGCTGGTAGTTTTTTGACTGAAGCCAACACCCGTGCTAACACGGATGAAGGCAAAATTTCTTTAAGGTATGGCGGGAATAGGAATTTTGGTATGATTTACAAGATTTTTGAATCAAACACCAGACAATTGTTGAGTAATAAAGCAAGCCAGAAAAAATTAAAGAAAATAATGGGTCTTATCCGCGAGAACAAGGTTCTTAACGACGAGTTCAACGCTTACAACGCTTTCACAAATCCAACCAATGTTGAGAATCCAGATGAATACGTTAATGAAGCTATGTCACTTATCACTCGTTATTCAAAGAAAACCATCCGCGAGAACAATGAAAAACTTATCAACCTATTCAAAGAGTATAAACTGAATGAAAACATTAGTGTTGATGACAATGAAATTGAGCTTTTCGAGAATATCGAATATCTGATTCTACACAACAAGGACTTCAAGAACATCAACAAATACAATGAAATCCAACACAAGTTATGTGAGTATGTTACTGAAAACAACACTATGCTAACTGAATCCAAAAACATTGACGAACTGTATGATGAAAAAGTTAACGAAGTTGTCAGAAAACATGAAAACGAACTTAACGAAGATGAAATGAAGTTGGTTATGGAAGTCAACGACCCAATGAAAGCCAAGAAATTATTCAGCAAATACAAATCAGAAGTAGTCTCATTGGTCAATGAACAAATCAAGGAAGGAAAGGATGTTGAAAGTTGGAATGAAATCCTTAATAAACTAAATTCCAAAGTTTTCGAGTCAAAAACAGCCTTGACTGACATCGCAGAATTCATTGAAATCAAGAATGAAATTGAAGACTAGATGAAGAAAAGAACAATTACGATGTAATACTAAGGGCACCATAGAAATATGGTGCTTATTTTTTTTTAGTCCATACTATTTATAATTAAATAATTGAATAAAAACAAAATTTATTATATGAAGAAAGTTGTTAGACTCAAGGAAAGTGAATTAAAAAACCTAATTAGAGAAAGTGTGAATAGGATTATACAAGAAGAGGTCGACATGGGACAAATACCAAGTGCTCAAGATAAGGAAGACAGAACTAGAAGTCATATGAATTTTGATAATCGTCCAGAAATCCGTGCAGCCTACCGAGAATTACGCAATCTAAGATATAGTATTGAAGATGTTGAGAATGAAGGTGGCGATATTACCCCAATCAGACAAAAAATAAGGAATATTAAGAACCATTATTTTGATGGTGATTATTTATGGCATTTAGAAAGGGGTGATAAGTGGATTGATTATAAAGGATGGTTTGATAGAAATGGTAATCTTGTGTCTGACTCAGACTGGAATCTTACAACTTATTAGTTTATTAAACTAAACCGAACCCATATGATTGAAGCGGACTTTTTAATTTAGTCCGCTTCCTTTGTATTAATAGGTTACATTTTTAACTTAATTTTACATAATTTCAAAAAAATTTGTATATTATATGTGTGCACGTGCGCGTGTGCGCGTAATAATTGTATTATATTAATTTAAATGGCTAGCAGATTATTGACCAATGAATACAAGGAGAACATAAACGACGGAACAACATTGACATACGGCAGTTTGAATGAAAAGGTATGTGATATCATATCAATTAATGTCAGAGGAAGAATTAAACCACTTGAAAAGAAAAAGGATTACAAGGAAGAATCCAAACAATTAAAAGACAATACCATCAAAAAAGTTGGTGAGGTTTTCAAAACATTTGACTGGATAAACGAACATTACATTTTCACCTGTGATTTCACTGAAAAGGGTATTTTGTACAATAAACCATTCAGATTTAAGTATCAGGTTTATGTAAAACCGAATTACAGACAACCATTAGCCATGTATAAACCAGGGATAATGGACATAACAGGAAAAATAAACACAATAATCGGAAGCGAATGCAAGGAAGTGGGATTTGAAATTATAAAATAATTAATCAAGTACACACTAAAATGTGTACTTTTTTTTTATAAGTATATTTATATTATATTAATATAGAATAATATGAAAAAGGTTATTAGATTGACAGAAAATGATATATCAAAACTGGTTATGGAAACCGTTAACCGTATCAGGTTAAATGAAGACGCTGCAGAACAATGGAAAAGCGAAGCCAGGGCTTTCATGCAGGGATTAAGAAATGGTAATGTTGAAGTTAGTGGTGATATTGCATATGTACAGATATGGAAAAGCAGAACTGCTGAAAACGACCCAAGATATGTATATTTCAGAAGAGGTGACAACAGGTTGCATGATGACCATTTCTATATACAGGATAGTCCAAGGTTATCAACTAGAACCATAAACACCATCAATCGTTATTTAGGCTGGGATGATGAATATAATGAAGAATATTAATTCAGATTAATTATATTATGTATATAACACAAGAAATATTAAGAAAATATGGTGACAAACGTGGTAATCTCACTGAGGTAAAGAAAGGTGAGACTGGTACTGGCTTGTTGATTGAACACGATGCAGGTCATGTTATCGGAAACCGCGATATGGTTGCTCAGATTAAAGAAGATATTGAGCATCACAAGGAATTTGTTATTCCTGATAAATTTATCGTAAGTGCTGTTTTCCAGAAATATGGAATTAAAAATGCTAACGGCAGGGTTTACCCAGAAATGATTTTGAAACGTGAGGTTGACAAATATATCAATGAAAGAGTAAGAGTTAGAGCTTCTGTTGGTGCATTAGACCACCCAGAATCAAGTACACTTTCAGGACATGATGTTAGTCATGTTATCACTAACTTGGAATGGAAAGGTCATACCTTAATTGGTGAAATGGAATTACATTTGACTCCAGGTTACAGACGTTACGGTATTCCTGGCACAAGTGGTGACTTGGCAGCTAACATGATATTAAATGATATTTTGATTGGTGTTTCATCACGTGGTGTTGGTTCAGTTGAGGAAAGACTTGGTGTTCTTGAAGTTGGTAACGATTTTGAACTTATTGGTTGGGATATCGTTCTTGAACCAAGTACCCCAAATGCTTATATTGCAAAAAACATGCAGGATTTGGTTCAGTTCATTGAATCAGATGAATCAAAGAATGATAAACCTTTGGTTAATGAGAAAATAAACAGAATTAATCAGATTTTGTTATAATACAAAATAAATTTCCACAAACAAGGAAAGCGAGTTTTTAATGAACTCGCTTTTTTATTTTCTTGATAAAATTAATATAAAATATTATATTTATATAATAGTATAAATTGCATCATATTATGTCGACTAATGTACAATTAAAATTAAGAAAGAAAGTATATAACGCCTCAACCGACGCTGTTAACGGTGTTGTTGTGTTCGACAACGCTACTGGTAAAATATATGTCGGTGGCGACTGTTTCAGTTCTGAGGTTACAGATGCTTCATTGAATCAAAACACTGGTGTGTTGACTATCACGAAAGCCGATAACAGTACTATAACAGTAAACCTGGCTTCATTTGAACAGACATCGAACAAAGTGACATCATTGTCAGCCGCTTCAACGGATACACAATATCCGTCAGCCAAATGTGTGTATGACAGTATCAGGTTGAAACCAGTTGTTGTTTGGCAAGCCACAACATCGTCTGAAGGTATTTTAGCAGCAGAAACAGACATATCACAAAACCCTAATTGGCAATTGACTGGCTTGGATATGAGTGGTTTCAAGTATGTTGAAGTATATATCAGAGCTGGTGGGAGTGCCAATGTAAGCTATACCCCATCAATTGTGGTTGAAATAGACCTGGACAACATGAACAAGAGTTCATTCGGACATTTTATTGGTTCCGCTGTGGTACAAGCTCCAAACGACAGGAATCGGCTATTAGCGGTATCGGTTGCTATATCGGAAAACAAGACAAGTGTATTGTTCAGCAGGTGCACATCATTGTATGGTACTGAAGCGACCGACGCAAACAACAACGGTAGGATTATGTACAAAATCGTTGGATATTACGATTAAAATATTAATTCATATTTTATGCCATCAAATAAGAGAATCATTTTAAGAAAGAAAAACTATAACTCAGCGACTGACGCTGTAGACGGTGTTGTTGTGTTCGACAACAATACTGGAAACATATATGTCGGCGGAGACTGTTTCAGCTCTGACATAAAAGACGCTTCATTGGACCCAGTGACTGGCATTTTGACATTGACCAAAGTAGACAGCAGCACAATAACTATAAGTTTGGGTTCATTTGAACAATTGATAAACAAGGTCACTTCATTATCTTCGGCTTCAACACATGACCAATACCCATCGGCTAAATGTATATACACATTGTCAAAGGACAAGCCAGAGGTTGTGTGGCAAGCACAGACCGTAAGTGACGGAAAACTGGCAACTGAAACGGATATGTCACAAACACCAAGTTGGCAGATTACTGGTTTGAATTTGGAAAAATACCAAAAACTGAAACTGTATATCCGTTCTGGTGGAACTGGCTCCGACACAACAGCATCAAGTGTAATAAACATAGATTTAAGTGGTATGAACCAAAGTCCGTTCGGACATTTCATTGGTTCAGCCGTACTTCAAAATCCAAACAATCGAAATAGGTTATTAGCTGTTACAGCAGCTGTGTCTGGTGATAAAACAAGCATAATATTCACTAGAACAACATCATTGTATGGAACAGCAACAACATCAGCCAACACGGACGGTAGAGTGTTGTATAAGGTAGTTGGTTATCCTGGTAGTGTGGCACATGACTATCAAATTGTCGGTCCAGATGAATATACTGGAAAGAACTTCAATCTCCAAGCAAAATATGACGGAAATCAAGTTAACGCACAATGGGTGCTGTTGAATGGTGGTCAGTATGCAACACTGACTCAATACGGACGTGTTGATATTGCACCTGGAACTGTGAGCCAGAACATTACCATTCAAGCGACATATGATGTATACACCGACCAGAAAACAATTGAAATTTCATATGACAACCAACTTGTGATTTCATGTCCAGATACAATTACTGGTACTTCTGGTACTTGCGTTGCCACATATAATAACAATGAGTGTGTACCGACATGGAGCATCATAGCTGGTGGTTCAAATGCCACTATTAATGAACATGGTGAAATTACCATATTACAATCTGGCAATATAACAATCCAGGCTGTTTTTAATGGGTTAACAAAAACAAAGGATGTTGAAGTGGTGTATCAAGCCAATACAACCCAGGAAACTGTTATCAACCCAGACGGTTCTGTAACCGAGACAACCACAACAGAAACAACAGACCCAAGCACTGGTGTAACAACAACTGAAAGTACGTCAACCACAACAAACGTAGATGGTTCAACCAGCCAGACAACAACAGAGACAACCACGAACACCGATGGTTCATCATCAAGTTCGTCAACAACAACCAACATTGACGGTACTTCAAGTGAATCTACAACAACCACATCAGCTCCAGACCCAGAGACTGGTTCTGTGACTTCAAATACCAATACAACCAATTATGACGAGAATGGTGATGTAAGTGGTACACAGACAAACACAACCACAGAAAACACTGATGGCTCATCAACTTCATCAACAACCAACTACAACGCTGACGGTGACCCTACGGATACCACAAACAAGAATGTTGATAGTGATGGTAACAATTCAATCCAGAATATTGAGTATGACGAGAATGGAGACCCAACCGTGACTGGTTATGATATTGACACCAGTGACAGCACCAGTGGTGAAAAAACATTTAATGGTGATGGTGTAAACACTGAATTCTATGGTTTCGATGTAACGGAGGGATTCAGGACACACATTCATTTTACAATTGATTTTGCCCACCAACCACCAAACCAGAATGAAAACCACCACAACATTCTTACAATGAAACGTGCCACACCAGAACCTTGGTATGGTTTCCAGTTGAGGCAATCAAACACAACCAAAAACATTATATTGGGTACCCAGTTTTCAACTGGCAGTAATACAAATACAACCATTTTACCCGCAAGAAACATTTCTACCAATGTTGGTGAATATGACATTGAAATTATATATGACCCAACGGCTGCAAGCAATAATTTTGTTGCAAAGGATTTGATTAATGATACAACCATATATCAAGCTAGTAAGGTGTTTCCAGACCTACCTGAACTTCAATATCTTACAGTTTGTATTGGACATGCTTTGGATGCAAACGGTGACCCTTATCGTTATTCGAACATCAATGTATCCGAATTCTCAATCACGAAATTATCAAAGGTATTGGATGAGCCAGTCATCACTTGTGACGGTATGCAGGTTTCAATAACCTGCCCGACAGCTGGTGCAAGTATATACTACAGACTTAATGAATATGGTTCATATTCTCTTTACACAACACCGATAGAAATTTTCACAGATACCGTTGTTGAGGCTTATTCAACACTTAACAGCAACACCAGTGAAATTGTTAAGGAAACTTGTATATATGATGACCAGATTGAGGAACCGACGATAAGTTGTGATGGTGAGATGGTTTACATAAACTGTGAAACACCTAGTGTTGACATTTATTATAGATTAAATGAAACTGGTAGTTATATATTATATGAAAATCCTATAAATATATATGCAACCACTGTTGTTGAAGCTTATTCAACAGTCGACGGACGAAGCAGTGAGGTTGTAAAAGAAACCTGTGTGTATGTCCCAGTAGTATTGGCCAGCCCTGTTATAACATGTGATGGACAATTAGTAACAATAACCTGTGCTACCAATAGGTCTGAAATTTATTACAGACTTAATGAAACTGGTGAATTCTCATTATATACACAACAAATACCAATAACAGAAGACACTGTTGTTGAGGCTTATTCAACTTACAGAAACCAGACAAGCCAGACAGTCACCGAAACATGTGAATATGAACCAACACATGATTACAGTAGTGACTATTTAACATTCAGAGTATTAAGTGATGGAACAATTGCTTGGAAGTCAATTGGTTCAGGTCAAGCCAAAACAATTCAATACAGTGTTAACGGAGGAACATGGACTGAGATAACTGCAACATCCACACCTACAACTATAAATGTCACAAGCGGTGATGTTGTCAGATTCAAAGGAACAAATACTTCTTATGCAAAAGACAAGAGTAACTACTCTGGATTTGAAGGAGGTACAGCTGAGTTTGATGTTGAAGGCAATATAATGTCAATGGTATATGGCGATAACTTTATTGGAAACAATATATTGACAGGAACATATAATTTCTGTTCAATGTTTAAATTATCGAAAGTAATTTCAGCTGAAAATTTGATATTGCCAGCTACAACATTGACTAACTACTGTTATCGTGCAATGTTCAGTAAAGCAACGTTATTGGATACGCCGCCAGCGTTACCTGCAACAACATTGTCTACAGGTTGTTATTACTATATGTTTGAAGAGTGTGCATTTACAACAGCGCCAGACCTTCTTGCAACAACAATACCAAGTCAAGCTTATTATGCCATGTTTATTGGTTGTAGTAATCTTAATTATATTAAATGTATGGCAACTTCTGGGGTATCTACGAGCAATTGTTCCAATTGGACTCAGAATGTTGCATCTTCAGGTAATTTTGTCAAAGCCGAAAATGTAACCTGGGCAAGGAGTCAGAGTGGTATTCCAACAAACTGGGCTGTGTATGATAATATTTTGTTATTAACACCAGAAATTTCATTTGATGGTGAAGAGATTAGTATAGACTGTGACACTCCTGGTGCCAGTATATATTACAAATTAAACCAGACTGGTGGATATATTCTGTATACCGACCCGATTTTGATTAATGCCACAACATATGTCGAAGCTTATTCAGAGCTGGATTCACAGACCAGTCCAGTTGTGTCGATGAACTGTGAATATGTGGAAGAAACTCCATATCAAAAATCAAACAAGACATTAAGCTCATGGACATACAACAACCAGACAATAACAGCCCCCTATTCCGTAAACAGGATTGACGGCCATTCTGGCAGTTATGCTAAAGGTACGTTTAATTTCGAGACAAGTTTCAATTTACACGATGTAAATCCAGCTTATTTGTGGTTCCAACACGCAGACCAGTCAGCATCGGTATATGTGGACAACACTCTGGTTGAAAAACACTGGGGTGGATATACAGCATTCTTTGTGGATATATCAAGTTATGTACACAGAGGGACAAACAATATTAAAGTGGCTTTGAAGAACAATGAAGGAAACTATTTGGCTCCAGCATCTGGTGACTTCAACTTCAATGCAACGTTAGGCAATGTGAAATTATTCACAAGTCCATATTTGCCTGATATGAAATACGGTTATGACGGCTTCCATGTCACTTCAACCGTTACATCTTCATCGGCGACGATAAACGTGATAACCACCGTGCCAGTGGGTGCAACTATTGTATGCACAATCACAGACGGCACATATACATGGAGTGATGAAGATGATAGTACTGGCCTCGAACAGAAATTCACAGCCACAATATCAAATCCACACCTTTGGAACGGTACAACCGACCCACACCTTTATACCATTACAATGGAAATATATAAGGATGATGATTTGTACCACAGTTATTCAAGGCCGTATGGTTTAAGATACTATAGCTATGTAATCAATGACACAACAGTTATACAGGGACAGTCGTACACTGGATTCTTATTGAATGGTTCCCCTTATTATCTAAGAGGTGTCTGTATGCACGATGACCTGGCTGGAAAAGCCAACGCATTGACTGATTCGGATTATACACAGGAGTTTGCCATTATCCAGGAACTTGGATGTAATTTCTTGCGTCTGGCCCACTATCCACACCCGAAAGAGGTTTATGATAGGTGTGACCAACTCGGCATTATTGTCCAGACGGAAGCCCCTTGTGTAAACAAACTGCAGTCAACAATGCCTACTGACTATTACACACACCTTGAAACACAATATACGGATATGGTCAACCAGCACTTCAATCACCCTTGTATAATGTTCTGGGGATTAAGTAATGAGACTACAACCGATGACAAGGATTTTGCAAAAACCAAGATTGAATATTATACAACACTGATTAAATCTTTGGATACAGAACGTCTTGTTGGTTATGTAATGTCACATAGTTACAACAACCCAAGTTCATATTACAACAACCCGAACGTGGATTGGTTTGGTTGTAACATATATGTTGGCTGGTATATCGACAAAGCGTCGAACGACCCAACATCACAGCTTAACACCCGTGTGGCAAACATCATAACCAATCTACATAAACCACTAGCCTTTTCCGAATATGGCGCTGGAGGTACACAGAATTGCCACTCGGAAGACCCGCAGACAACCACAACAAAAGGTAATTATGAACGTCATGATATTGAATACCAGATGTGGCTACATGAGGGACATATTACTGCAATCAGGAATTTCCCACAGTTGTTGTTCACATCACAATGGCAGTTGTTTGATATTGCGGTTTCCAGCAGAAATGAAGGATACACGGTTTGTCTTGACGGTGAGACAACATCGACTGATGATGAATTGAGAAGACTGAACAACAAAGGTTTGGTTGAAAGAGACCATATAACAAAAAAAGACACTTTCTATATTTATAAAGCGGAGTGGAGTTCACAGTTGTTTGTTCATATTTGTGGAAAAGACTATACAAGAATGACAGACAGGGTGATTAAATGCTACACAAACGCTGGAAATTCCGCATCATTATATGTAAACAACACATTTATAGAGACAGTTACTGTAACAGACCACATAGCTGTATTTACTACCAGAAACTTCAGTAGTGGTGACGTTGTGAGGGTTGATGTCGGTACAACAAGTGATACTTTTACCTTTGAATAGAACATATTAAATTAGCTAAAATGTCCAGTAACATTGTAAATATTTTACACAAACGTATAAAAATATACTATTTGGATATAATTTTTTAAAATACACACTATTTATAATTAAAATAATAATCTTATATTGATAAAAAATGGCTAAGAAAGAAATTAGAACTAAGTATATCAAAAGTCTTGTAGCTGACAAAGACGCTATGGCTAAGGTACTTGAGGAATCTACAAAAGAGTCTTTAAGTTCTTTGCTTGACGAGAAGGTTAACAGGAGTTTGAGACAAATGCTTGCTGAATCTGATAATGATTCTTACGAAGAAGAGGTTGACACCGACCAGCCTGAGTTCAATGCCGAGCCTGAAAATGACAACAACGACGAAGGTGCTGCACCAGAAGGTGATAACGCTGATGTCAATGTTGACCTGGAAAGCGGTAACGACAATGCTGACGCTTGCGAAGGCGGCGAATGCGATGCCAATGCCGAAGGTGGTGATGTTTGGGACGAGATTTCTGACTGTATGGACAGTGACGGTGAATACGACCTGAGAGGAAAAGATATCAAGACAGTTTTGAAGGTCATCCAGAATATGGAACCTGGTGACGGTCTTCGCTTCATCAAAAATGATGACGAGACTGCAACAGTTGAGACCGAGGACGGTGACACTGAATTTGTCATTGATATAACCGATGACGGCGACAATGCCGAGCCAAACGATTTCGAAAATGATATGAATCCAGAAGGCAACGCTATTGACGGTGACGATGGTATGAGTCCAGAAGGCACTGAGGGTGGCGAAGGTATGATGGATGACATTGATTTGGGAAATATCGAAAGTGACAACCAGGGCGAGGACGGTGAAACGACATTCGAACTCGAACTTGGCGATGATAATGACGAAACACAAAATGACGACATGGTAAATGAAGGTAATGTTAATTTAGGTTATACTGACAATTATCAGAACAAATCAGCGATGACTATGCCAACCGATAAAGGCGAAGGTGAAGGCGACAGCCGTTTCGACGACGGTGCTCCTAAAGGCGGTGCTAACAACAAGAAACGCTGGGTAGGACACGATGGTCAGAATGGCGGTAACCCATATTCACAGAAAACCAAACAACCTATGAGTGAAAACACTGACGAATGTGGTAACAATGAGTGCAACAATGAGTGCAACGAAGAAACCATTTTCGAGGTTGAGATGAATATGCCTAACACACCTGACATGCCAGTTGATGAAGCTGCTAGCAGCACAAGTGGCAGACATGGTGGTTTCGGTCGTGGTGTTACCCGTAAACAAAGAGGTAATGATACTGACCGTGGTCAAATCAGAAACGGTCACCACAATGCCGAAGAGCCAAGCAAATTTAGAGGTACTGGCGATGGCTACAAAGAAGTTGACGAAAACAAGAACAGAATTGCGGCTATCGAAAGACAGGCTAGCGCTGTACTTGCCGAAAACAAAGAACTGAAAGATATCGCAGCCCAGATTAAGCAGCAGCTTAACGAAGCTGTCCTTATCAACGCAAGTTTAGCAAAAGTCATCAAGCTTATAACCGAAAACGCTACATCAAGAGAGGAAAAGATTAATATCTTGAATCGCTTTAACAAAGTACAATCGCTTAACGAGTGCAAGAACCTTTACAGCCAGATTTCAACCGAGCTGAAAAGCGCACACAAAGTTAACAACAGCAACTTGCTTGACAAACAGTTGTCAGAAGCCAAAGGTCAGAACAAGAATATGATTGTCGAGACTAATATGCTCAACCAGTCAGAGGACTTGAACAAAATCCTTGACCTCAACGAAAGACTTATGAGACTTGGCAAATAATAACTTTTTGCAAACAGGTAATATTTATAAATTATAACGAATAAAAAAAGGAAATAATATTATGAGAGAATTACTCACATCAGGTGCAGTTGGCAACATTGAGCTCAACGCACAGAAAAAAATCAGAGAAGACATCCAGGCACGTTGGGACCGCCTTGGATTGGTCAAGGGTCTTGAAGGCAACATTAAAGAGACTGTTGCTACCCTTTATGAGAACCAGGCTAAACACCTTTTGAGAGAAGCTACCGCTTCTGACAACAGTGGTTCATTTGAAACTGTTGTTTTCCCACTTATCCGTCGTGTATTCAGCAAGCTCCTTGCTAACGACATCGTTTCAGTTCAGGCTATGAACCTTCCTATCGGTAAGTTGTTCTACATTAAACCTGTTACTTCAGAGCGCGAATGGAACTTCCAGACTCCAGGTCAGCTTACTGCTGGTGACACTGGTCGTCATCGTGGTCTTATGGGTTATGAAAGAACTGACCGTAACGCTTATTCATATGACGCTAAGCACAACATGATTGGTAATGGCGGTGCCCAGAATAACCGTTACTACCTCCCAGATGAGAGTGTAACAGTTCAGGGTGAAGGTATCACTAAAGTTGAACAATACTTCGTTAAAGAAGACGGTGTTCGCGTTTGGACAGATGGTACTGATTACTATGAAATCAACAAACCATCAGTAAGACCTGACGGTAGTAAGAACACTTATGACACAACTGGTAAGACTTTAGAGCTTATTGGTAAAGGTGTTGTTGAGCCAATCGTTACTCAGTACATGAAGAAGACCCTTTATGACCTCTTCTACAACGATTTCTTGTATGACAATTCAAAGGGTAAAATCACTATCTGCATGGGTACAGCAGTTCCTGTTCAGATTGCCCCAGACGGTTCATATCAGAAAATCAGCACCATTCCAGTTTATGCACAGGATGGTTCAGTCCGTTCACTTTTAGTTGAACTTAGTGGTTTCCATTCATACAATGCAGGTCACCTTACTGGTCCTGACGGCAATGAAATGGACACCGAGGCTTTCTTGGCTTCATTGAAAGTTATTGCTTCACAACCTATCACCAAAACAACTGGTGACTTCTCAACTTTCGCAGCTAATGAAAGTATTCAGTTCCGCGTTGTTACCCAGAAATACGGCGACCAGCTCGTAAACTGGAATCAACAGGAAGTTGCTGACGCTAACGGTAACATGTACATCGAACTTGACCTCACTAAACCTGCTACAAAACAAGGTTTGAGTCTTGACGGTTACATTGGTATTGACCCACAGTCACCTGCATTGGCAGACCTTACCAAACTTACTGACCCAATTGATGGTTTCTTCAAGATTGCTTGGTGTTCATATGACAGCCTTGAGCTTGAAACTGAAATGGGTGAGGTCAGCTTCCAGCTTACTTCAGTTGACGTTGCTGTTGAGGAACGTAAACTCCGTGCAACCTGGTCACCAGAACTTGCTCAGGACGTTAGCGCATTCCACAACCTTGACGCAGAGGCTGAATTGACCGCTATCCTTTCAGAGCAGATTGCTGCTGAAATCGACCGCGAAATCCTCCGTGACATCCGTAAGAGCGCTCCTTGGACTGCTCGTTGGGACTACAACGGTTGGCAGAGACTTGGTACCACTTCAACTGTTTACACACAGAAAGACTGGAACCAGACAATTATGACTAAGATTAACCAAATCAGTGCTCAGATTCAGAAATCAACCCTTCGTGGTGGTGCAAACTGGATTATCGTTTCAGCTGAAATCAGCGCTGTTTTGAACGACCTCGAATACTTCCACGTAACTGACGCTAGCGCAGAAAGCGACACTTACAACATGGGTATTGAGAAAATCGGTGCTCTCCAGGGCCGTTACAACGTAACTGTTGACCCATATGCTCCACACTGGTCATTGATTATGGGTCACCACGGTACAAGCTTGCTTGACACTGGTTACATCTACGCTCCATACGTTCCTATGGCACTTACCCCAACCATGTACAACCCATTCAACTTTGCTCCTATCAAGGGTATCTGCACACGTTATGCGAAGAAACTCGTTAACAACAGATATTATGGTGCTATCAAGTGCGATGGTTTGATGCACTGGGACATCAACGAGATGAGATAATTGAAACTCAATCGTTTATAAAAGAAAAGCGTGATTTCGGTCACGCTTTTTTTATTGTCTTTTTTTGACCCATTTAAGTTTGTTTTTATTAAAGGTTTTTATACGATTATTAAATTATGGTTTTGACAAATCAATGACTGAACTTGAAATGGCTCGTGAACTTGGATATGATAGAATTTGGGATTGTGGTTTGATTAAATATGTTTATAAAAACCCGAATTATAAAGAGTTTGAATTAACTGAAGAGCTATTGAGAGAGGTTAAGATATATAACGGAGAATTTGTTGAATTTGATAACAGTGATTGGATTGATATTAGTCAATTTGATGATGAGACGTTAGAAAAGGCTAGTGTTGATTTTAGAGAGATAATAAAAAACACTAATTAACTACGTTTATAATTTCCTTTCAACATGTTTTTTCTGTCTGCACTACGTTTTTTGTGTCCTTTTAGTTTTCCGTATTTAAGGTTGTTTGCAATTTGTGGCAAATCTACATTTTTCAACGCATGTTGTAGATTTGGACTGTTTTTGTATACATTTGGGCCAACATTGTAATATACATCAAACAAAGCATCAGCATATTCTTGCGGAAGTTTATCAAGGTTTGGTGTATATTTTTTAAACAATCCAAGATTATTATTTATATATTCCTTCAAGTAAGCATCTGCTTCTGGTGTGTTGCCGTTTTTATCACGGTGCATTCCTGTAGGGAATCTTTTTTTAAGTTCTGGGGTCATTTTGAAACCCCACCCTGTTGTCAAATTACCATCTCCGTCGTCAATCCATCCTTCATGGAATGATTCATACGACTTTATGAAATTAATCACATTGTCGCTTGGATAATATTCTCTTTGTATTTGAGGTTTTTCTTGTTTCGGATTGTTGTCGGTTTGTTTGAAACGATTCGTTATTTGGTTTTTTACGTAATCGTAATAGTTGATAGTTGAGTCATTGTTTTTTGGGCTTTTATCCATTTGGTACATCGTCTGTGGTGGGATAATTTGCTGTTGCTTTGTATTCGGTGTATCTGTATATCCCAATCCAGTTATCCCGCCAGCAACAAGACCTAATGCGGTTAATATATTGCCTGTTTTCCCTTCTTCAACCCTGTTATGTGTACAGTATTCCAAGACACACTCCGATATAAGATGTTTTAAATCCGATTCGGTTAAAAATATAGTTTTTTTCATATAGTGTGGTAAAGTTTTTTGTGTATAATAATAAATACCAATATATTTATATTATATATTAAAAGGTATATTATAATGAACAAAAAAGAAATTGCAAACATAGTGATGAGATTGTTCTTGTACGCTGATATGTGCAAGATGATACATTACACAACCAGGAAGATGCATTGTCACACATTGTGTGATGAAGTGAGGGATACAATCATGGAATTTGCCGATGATTTGGCTGAAAAAGCTTTTGGACATACTGGTAAACCAAACTTCAACGATTTTTCATTAAGACTTTCTGTCAAGAAATCAAGTGACATTGCTGCAGTATGTAAGAATGTTGTTGACTTGGTTGAAGGATTGAGAAAAGCTATTGAAAAGAATGATAAATACACAGGTATCGTATCAATCATTGATGACTTCAAATCAGATATGGCTCAGAAGGTATATCTTGCCAATTTTGATAATGTGTCGGATGCAAGACTTAATGAAGCAGTAACAAAGGCTATTAATAATATAAAAGGTATTAAAAAGTAATGGCAAAAGTAATTAAAATTAACGAGTCCACCCTAAAAAATATGATTATGGAAGCCATTTCATATGAAATGGAGGAAAGGGAGGCTGAGGATATTATGGAATATTTTGAATCACAAGATGTTTCATGGAAAGGATGGAAAGAAATTGCTTTACAATTAATGAATTGGCTCGGAAACAAAGATTTAGTTGAGTGGGCTGAAGCTAATGGATACTCACAACCATATAATGATGAAGTGGAGCCGACCCCATATGAGGGTGATGGCGTTTATAATATGTCAAATTGGCAATATGATAAAAACTTGGACAATTTGAAACCAGGTACGTTGGTATCAAATGAAGTTGTTGAAGAATTAGCTAGTGCTGTCCCACCGAAAACATACACCAGGAATTATTTTCAATGTGGTGAACCTTACAGTCATATGAATGGGCAACCTGTATACATGTCATTTGAATTAAACGATGGCGATAGTTGGAAATACGTTGGTTTAAAACCTGAAGGTGAATAAATATAAATATTTTTTTATACAAATGGGAAAAAAGAATAAACACTTCAATTACGAGCCTTATATAAAAAGCCTTGCTGAATTTATTAATAAAACATATAAAATTAAACCATATCCTAAGATTAAATTATCAAACAGGAACCAGGGCGAGGATGAAGTGTTCATCAAAACTGGGTGGTATAATCCAGAGGAAAAACTTGTCATGCTATTTGCCCGTGGAAGGCATCCCAAGGACGTTCTAAGAAGTTTTGCACATGAATGCATACACCATTACCAGAACCTTGAAGGAAGGCTTGCAAACGACGCTTACAGCGGTCAGGAGATTATTGGGGATGATAGACTAATGAAACTTGAAGAGGAAGCTTACCTTAAAGGGAACATACTTTTCAGAAGTTGGACTGAAAGTATACAGAACGAGATTGAATCCAAACCAACCGAACATATGAGGAAACTCATTAAGTTGAATGAGGAACAAATGGAACAATTGACTAAGATTAAATAAAATAATATTAAAATAAATATATGAAGAAAATAATAAAATTAAATGAAACCATACTTGAAAAAATTATTGAAACGAGTATAAAAACATACCTTAATGAAGGTATCAAAAATTATATAAATGAAGGTGTTGATTTTGGCAAATTTGGAAATAGTAAAGAAATGTCGTTAAAATTTGTCAAACAAAAACTTGCACAGCCAATTCGCGATGGCATCATTGACCCACGAGCCTTGGAAGTTGATAATTTCGGGCATGTAATCTATACCAGAAATTTACCAAAAGGTGTTAAAATCAACCCAAGAACATTTGAGGTTACACGGGTAAACAATGGAATTGGTGGAGGAAGAAGAAATCGAAATGAAATACCATTAGCTGAATATCAAGAACAACATCCAGAAGATGAATTTGTCCCACTTATATTTGTTGGCAATAAAAATAATATGAAAATTACCGATGAAGTAAGGAAATTAATTGCTCAAAGGTATTCTATTTCAAGACTGGGTATGGTATTAGACCGTGATAGGGATGTTATCATTGAACCATATCTTAAAGGGACTGGTAAGAATATAGATTTTAGAGCTCGTGATGTTAATGGACAGGAAATATATCACGGAAATACAACAATTGACTCACTAATTAAAGCTTCATTTGGATATTAAATAAACAAATAAGATGGAATGAATTCCACCTTATTTAATTTTTATTAATATTCTAGCGTATTGTTCTTTTCCGTTTATAAACATTCTTTTGTTTGGGTACTTATTTCCTTCAACATACCTGTCCAAACCAATAATTTGAAATTGATTGGGGTTGTATTTGGTTAGAAAAGTTATAGGAACCCCTAAAATACCGTTGTAATCATAAGGGATGTTTTCAACTTTATCAACATTAATAGCATTATAATTATCGTAAATTAAATATGCATTTTCTTCATATTTTTTAACCAACGGTATCATTTCTGTGCGTTTATTATGCATCAAATTAGTATACCAACATATATTACCAAATTTCTGATAAAATTTTCCTGTTGTTTCATCATAATATTGGGTTTTTGATGTTATTTCAGTAATTGGGACTTCAAATTCTTTCACATAAGTATATCCAAGCCACATTTTATTTTCTTGTATCAAAGGAAAAATTTCTTTACAAGTTATGGCATTTTGTGGACCAATGATTAGAAATTGTTTATTGTGCTTTATTATTTGGGCAATGAAAGACCTTAACAATGAAAATGGCGGGTTTGTGACAACAATATCACATTGAGACATGATTTCTTGACATTCCTCACTATCGAAAGACCCATTCCCTTTAAGTATTGTTGTTTCCACCCCACATTCATCAATATGTATATTATCATCAATTTCACCATTATAATCCCAACGAATACCCCGTCCTTGGAAAATAATAGCTTTACCATTACTGTCTGGGTTGTACTGTGTACATATTAGTTTTTTTAATCCCAGAACATGGAACATTGTTGAAAAGTATTCAAAAAAATTACTACGCCCTTTGTTAAATACTTTATCACACGGGCAATAAACAATTTTATCTTTAAATTGGTCTTGGTAATGTTTTACCTCATTGACAATAGAACCAAGAGTGGTATAGAATTCGTCATTCTTTATTTTTTTGGCTTTATGAAGATTTTTATTTGTTTTCTTTTGTGGTTCGTTTGAATCGTTTTCCTCATTATCTAAATTACATTCATGTAATGGTACAAATTGGTTGTCTTGTAAATAATTATCAGAAAACCCTTGTTTTGGTTTGAGAACCATTTTTTTTATTAATGGTGAATATACATACTCAAACCCGTCTGGTATATAAATTTCATTTATCATATAAATATAATATATCACTTTTTATTATTATTTGCAATCAATTGCATTAAATGGTCGCGCAATATTTTGATTTTCTCAGGCGAATACTCACATCCATCATGAATCAGGGCATGGGTTTCTGGATTTATCAGTACAATATTACTTTCATCGGTTTTACCTCCAACATAGAAAGGAATAATGTGATGTGCAACATAATGTTTTTTACCCTTTCCAGTCAACAACGGTTCCATTGTTACGGGGTCTAATCCACCTTGGAGTTGATATTGTTTTTGTTTTTGACGTTCTTTAAAATTACGAGGAATTAGCATATTCACTTTGTTTTCTGGACAGCCAAGTAATACAAATTCAAACACGGCACTGTTAGCTGTAACCTCTTCATTATTCATATATTCATCTACTTTCATATTAAGGTCATTAATATCATAATCTTTATTATGATATTCGGTATATAGACGGCCCCAATCAACTTTTTTCATTGATTTTTGCCAACAAGTAAATGTATTTCGCACCCAATCATATACGGTTTTATAATGATTTAAAAGGTCATCCGCATTATCGTCATTAGCATGTTCTGACATATATCGGCGAATTCGTTCATCCATAGTGTTGTCAACACGCATTTCTGGATATTCTTCATATGTCAACCAATCAAGAGCAACCTCTAACACATCACAACTTTCTGGTGATTTGCAGTTAGTATATTTTAAATATGAATAATCACTATCCTGATGCATAACCAGATAGTTGTAACTAGTGGGTTTTTGTGTTGCACGTACACGACAAAAATAACGTTTAGCGGACTCAACAAACGGACCATTAAACGCTGCGTTACGGATTTCTTGGTCAGTTAGAATGGTAATCTGTTGGTTAATGGTAATAAACCATTCCAATATGGCACTCTGGCTTCCTGTGGCTACATATATTGTTGGTTTATAGTTTAGAATTTTATTTTGCTCTTCTTGCGTTAGTTGGCTAAACAAACACTCTTTAACCTTGCCATCCTTCATGACTGGCATAGTTGATAAGTTGTTAATGAATTCAAAAACAGTGATTAGTCGTTGTTGACCATCAAGCAACATATAATAATCAACATCAGTATTTTGCTGCCCAAAATAGATACAACCAATTGGCTTATCGTGGATAATACTACTAATTAATTTTGTTTTCCAATCTTGTTTTGCATCAACCACATATGCTCGTTGAAATGGCGGTCTGATATTGAGTTTTCCGTTCCAGGCAAATATACCTCCATTTTCATCCATTGAGTTATCTACATATCCACATGCAAGTTGACCTAATGTGTAATTAAAGATTCTCTTAATAATTACACCCATTTCCTCATTAGTAAAATTGAGGAATTCCTTTGTTTTACGTGATTTTTTTTTCATTTTAATTTTGGGTTAAAATTGTATAACTTTTACCCTATAACCAAAATCTCAATGTTTTTTCCGTAAAAATTTTATTTTTTTTTATCCTCTTAAATCTTTCTTATTATCCAGTATATCAAACTCACAAAGTTCCCTGTGAATTATCTCTTCCATATCTTTCATCACTTTGATTGCAATGAAGTATTTCCCTGGTGCCAGTTCTTTAGTGTCAACCAGGAAGAAATTCTCGTTATATCCGCGTTCCACTGGCGTCCACTCAATGACATCGACTTCAATGTCACTTGCTTTGCTGTACAGCCTGTATTCCAATCCGTCAACAGCATACTGCTGTTTGGTTGTGTAGGCAATCTTGCAGTTGACATTGATTTTTCTCACATCACCCTGTTCAATCTGTTCCCTGTGGTTAATGCCACTAATTGAAGGGACAATAGTCTCCTGTTTTTTGGTTTCATAAGGCAAACCGAACGTGAAATAGGCTCTCGGTGCTTTGGTTGTGAAGTAGAGTTCGACATCTGGCAACTTAACCCCGTTATACTTCAGGTTGCTCCATGTGTCATAATACATGGTCTCTTCTTCAAACTCACTTGAGTTGAGATTCACCTCTATATAATATACCCCCTTTGTGGCTTGTTTTACGGGCACGTCGGTGCACGAAACACAACAGGTGGGCAGTTCATCCAGGTTGACCATTTTACCGCCTACATTGGCATAAAAATAAAGCCTGTTGTCTTTGTCCAGATAAAAGTTTGTCCTGTCGTCCGAGATATAGTCGTCATACCTTGTTTCGACATACGGATGGTAGAACGTGTGTGTGTGGTCAGTGAAGAAACCGACATAGTTGAGTGCTGGTGTTTCAATTTCATCAAGGTCATGGGAAAATGCAACACCAAATCCGTAATTGTCACGGGTTCCTGCCAGACACTCGTTGACGTAACCAGTAATGTCAATGTCGATATCCTCATTGCCGACATCGAAATGCTGCATGTACATCGCGTTGGTTTGGATGTATTCCCTGGTGAACACGCCGTCGTTAGCCCATTTTGTGTAGTCTTTGCATTGATACCAGTTGGAACCGTGTTCCGAGTATATTATGTTTACTGTGTCATAACCGTCTTTCAGGTAATCGAAACCGCCACCCATATCCCAATCTCTGTCAATCCCAAAGAACACCAAATCAAAAGATTTGGCTCTTTCAGCATGGTTGTATCTGTTGAACTTGTGTTGATATGGGGTTCTGAGACCTGCAACATTCTTCATTTTAAGTCTGTGATGGAGTTTGGTTATGTCAGGATATGTCTTATCTTCAACCTTGTTTTTTATATTGTTGATATCAAAATGAATTAAACCCCTTGATACAGGTACACCGTAATAGAGTTCAAGTATAGGGTTCATACCCAAATTAACCTTTTCACCTTCAATAATGGTGTTTGTTTTATCTAGAAATGTATGTGTAACGATTGCCATAATATTGTATTATATATAATATAAATAGTTAACGCCACAAATGTGTGGCGTTTTTTTTAACTAATTCTTACTGTATCAGACAACATTGCATTCAAATTTGTGTCAAACACCTTCAAATCACTCTTGTCAAACTTAGGTGGACACATTGCAAACGGATGTGTATGTGTTTGTATTATATTCAGAATGTCTTTCAGAAGTGCAACAACCTCATCACCATACACAAGCGGATGACCACTGTTGTTTATGAAATCCATTAAATCATCTTCATTAATTACATCAGTTCTGTCTATTAGTAAATTATGATTCATTAAATTTATTTTGTCAGCAACAATATTAACAAAACTATTTATTTCCTTACCCCTTTCATCGGTCATTTTTTTGTATTTCATTTGAATATAGGCTGGATTAATCTCATTAAAATGCAAGCGGTCTTCAACTTTACCGTTTGGGGTGGATTTATAGCCACATCTTAGCCTAACTTCATTAGTTTTTAATGTAATGTCTGCATTTTCCCTACCAATAAGTGCAATATCTTCAATATCAGGAAGTGTACCGTTATTCAATGGGTCACGTTCTGCTTTCTGGATTGGTGTTGTTTTTCGGTTTAACAACATATTCAATGCACTTAAATCATACAGTTCCTCTTTGTAGTAATATGGTTGTGATAATATTGGACCAATATAATACCTGTTGCTGGTTGCTGCACCACATCTTCCGAGAATTACAATAACAGCTTCACCAACTTTTGGGGCTATGTGTATGAGTTTAGGTAACAACGGAAAACAATATGGAAGTTCATCATCACTCAAATGCCCATCCAAACCGTCAAGGCGTACTTTGATACGCATTCCGTCATATTCATCATCAACACTGTAAACTTTAGCTTCCCTTAATATATATTCATTTTCCATTTCGTTTATCTAAGATTTCCTTAATGTTATTATATTTTTCAGATAATTCGGACATATTGGTATAAATCTCTTCCAATAAAGTTTTATATTCATTGAAACTTTCTTCAAGAGTTGTAAGTTCATCACTTAATTCTTTATTTGACATTTTTTCATATTCCATCATCATATAAGATATTTTAACGGATAATTGAATTTACAATACTAGCCAAAACATTTGTACCTGTGACAGCCACTGGAGCAATACCTGCAGCTGTGCCTGTACCAGTTATGTTTATGCTTCCTGGAGCAACAGCACCGTTTACCACCGCATGATTTTGGAATTCCTTTATAATTTCTTCACACAATATCCTGGTATATTGGTTAATCATATTGGCAGTTCCATCTGGATTCACGTCTGTTGGAATACCAGCCTCAGGAAGTCTTGCTATGACAGCTGATGTCAGTGTTATTGCTGACAAACCAGGTCTGTCCATTATCTCACACAACAACATTATCGGTGGTATAGGTATAACTGGCGGTCTCAATGAGTTGAGTGTTGTGTTTATTGCTTTTGTTATGTTTTCTACCCATTTCATATTAACATTCTTGATTTAATTCTTGATTTAATTCTAATATATCAGCATAGTTGACATCATCTTGCACCCAATCAAGTTCATTTCCATGTACCTTAAAACAATCGGTGCAATGTGTCAACAGTGTTATGTAGTATTGATATTGTTCCAAAGTCAGTTTTATCGCCAAATCCTTGGTTAAATTACTTAATATATCCATCATTTCATTCTTGAAATATTCAAGAATGTTGTCCCTGACAGTTTTTATAATATCAGCAATCAAATCTCTGAACTGTTGCATAAATTTGAATATATCAAAATTAGGTTCACCGCCAAGCAATTTCAGGTTAGTCATCAACAATATATAGACTTTTGGTTGCAATATGACATTGACGATAGCGTATACCAACATTTCAAGCAGTTTATCCATAACGGACATATTTGCATTGAATTCGAAATTATACTCAACATTTAAATCAAATTTCTTATCTATTGGAGTTGAACACGCAACAGCACTGAATATCGAGCCACTGATTGCACTTGTAAGTTCTTCTTTTGAAGCATCATGACTTAATGTGTTCAATGATGCCATAACTTCATCGGCTGATGGTATAGTGTTGACAGTTTGATTGTTGAGATTATGTAAATTTGCCCTGTTCAATTCAACCTCATTCAACATTGCATTATATGAATCATTGGTAAATGAGAAAAAACAGTCGCTGACAACTCCCTCATCAGTTTCAATTACTTTTTTAATCATTTCATGTAATTGTTCCTGCATAAACTGCATTTGGAAAGTTAGTGAAATATCCACACTGTTTTTGAGACACCCAGTTATACCATCAATTAACATTGCAGCAACAACCTTTTCATCAAACAATTTCATTGACATAACAAAGTCAGTATTCCATTCAAACAACGGGTGTCTGTAATAGTAATTTGATTTCGGGTCAGGAAAAGAAGTTATCTTATGACTGTCTTCATCAAGCAGATTCACTTTTCTTGCTCTTTGTTCCATTCTATTACTACCAAGTAATTCAGTTGGTATGGTGATTGTTTCATGTAATGTCTGTATAATGAAACTTGTACCACCAAGTATAACTTCAATTGCTGTATCTGTTGATGCAGGATTGTCTTTATTTATACCATCAATAGCGTATATTATTCTATCAATTAATTCCCTGTCTTGTTTAGCAATTAATTCAATATTGTTTAATTCTTCAGCCGATGCCCCACGGTCAGAAGCATCTTTTTTTTGTGACCTTTTCCCTTGTCTTATTTTTTTATAATAATCATCAATTTTCTCATAAAATTCATTAAATAATGAAACTTTTTTTGTACAAGCCTCAATTTCAGTGGTTTTATCACCAGTTTTCTCTGGAACACAATATCCAATAAAAACATGTATACAATTTTCAATCGGTTCTTGGACAAACATTTCACTACCATCAGCTTTACTTAGTCCAGAAGACCTTCCGTTATATTGTATTGTTGTAATACCATTACTTTTCACTTGTTTAGTCCAAGTTACAATCTCACCAACACCACGTTTGGATATATTATATGGTTTACCAACATCGCCTTCACGCCTCCAGGCAATTCTTTCACCTGGTGCATTTTTGGCATACCATAAAACAGCATTGAAATCACGTGAATATTTTAAGTCGGTGAAATCAACAATACCATCCTCTGGGTCACAACCGAAATAATAATATTTTCCTGGATTATCTTTTTTCTTGTTAAGTGGTGAATATTTGAACATATTGAAAATGTCAACCCTGTTAAGGTTGAACACCACACCCTCTTGTATCATCTGTTCCGTTATAAGTGGATTAGTTGAACAGCTCAGCATTGTACGTATATTTGATAACAGAACACCCTTGACCGCCAGTTCAAGCACTGGAATTGTTATAGCAATGAACTTGGATACAGCAATAATCAGCCAGTCATATCCTTTGGTTGTCTTGAAAAAATCAACAAGCAAATCAGTTGGGTTGGTTGATTTGTCATATGAAAACAAAGTGTTAGTGGTGTTTAAATCAGGATAATTGTTTAAAGCAGCAATAACGCCATTTAGTTTATTCATTGCCTCTTGTTTGGTCTGTTCCGTTGCCATTATCTGAGTGTATATTCAATAGGTCCATTATTATTGTCTATATTGGGTGATGTCACAACAATATCATCCCAATTACCTGGGACATCACCTTCTGTGAATGCTTGCTGGACATTTCCGTTGAATTTAATGATTTCAGTCAAAAGTTTGGCAATCTCGAATTTTCTTGCGATTGCCTTGTCTTTTGTTGTAATAAAATCATTTATAGCTTTGGCATATTTTGCCTTGCCGTCAATAATCTCGGTGTTGAGGTCGGTTGAATGACTAATCTTGTTGATTTCATTCTGAGCCTCCTCAATATTCTTGCAAGCCTCGTTGTAGATTTCCTGTAAAAGTTCCTCAATCTTTTCCTTTGAATCTACCTTTAATTTATACTGTTTCAACTGTCTCATAATAATAATTAGTCCTCATTTAACATTTGCTCTTTAAGTTTAAAGTATACATTGGAAAATTTTTTCTTGGCATCCCTGATTTGTTTGGTTGAAAGTAATGTGGTCTCTTTAATAAAGGAATCCACCTCACTTTTATTATATTTCTTGGATTCAAGATTCATAAATATTTCATCCCAATTGGTAAGCAGATTAACCAAAGCCATTCCAACCTTTATATCCGAGTCATTCAAATTATACCTACTGGAATCATCTACCATTTTTTTAATTTCCTCCGCTGAACGAATCATAATTGACTGAGTGAAATTGACATCACCGAACATTGGGTCATTAGTTGTCCTCATATCTGGGTGTATGTCGTTGTACACCACATCATATGAAACATATTTTTGGAGTTTGTCTTGTGTTTTCTGTCTCTTATGTAAAGCGTAGTTTTTACAGATTGTACCGCAATATGAGAACGCTTTCTTGTTTTTTTCGGGCTTGAAATGCTTTACTTTGGATATTAAGTGTGACATTGCATCATTGAAAGTATCCTGGAAATCCTCACCAGGTGTAAACAGTATATACCTGCGTATAATAGACTCAACCATTTTGGTGAACACTGGATAAAGAACCTCATTGAACACTTTGTTCCTGAATCCCTCATCCTCACTGTTTAAATACTGTTTGAATATGTCTTCCTCATATTCTGAGAAATACATATTCTTTTTATTGGGGTTTGGTTTTCTTCCCCTCTTTTTCGGTAAAGATTCAACAACAGGTGCCTCTTCGACACCTGTTGTGGTTAAATCCTTAATTTCGGTTTCGTCAGCCATTTATTTCTTCTCATCTTCATCATTTATATTCTCAATGTCTTTGTTTCTGTCTTTGTCAAAGGCATATTCCTTTTTAGCCAGTTCAAACCATTTAGCGTTGTCATCGTCACTAATATTGTTCAAATAATATTCTGATAGACTTCCCTCTTTGAAAATCTCATGATGATATCCCTCTTTTGGAATAACGAACACTTTCTGTTCTTTCTTTGTAGCTCTCAGAAGATATTCATAGTTGAAAGCAATTGAAATAGACGGTTTGTAACCAAGCCAGTCACTCGTTTTGAATATTCCGCCCGTAAGATTGAATGAAGCAGTTGCCTGTAAACAGTCAAAGTCGATGTAGCCAATCTCATTGGCAAAACCACTTGACCAGATAATGTCGTTTACAAATTCACGTTCATTTGTTTTTGCGTTATGAAGCACGTTGATTGGGAGGAACACACTTACATTCTCATTGGTTGTGTAATAGTCATTGAACATCTTGAACCATTTCTTTGTGTAATAGTCATCATATTCAAGAATAGAGAAATATTCAGTATCAACATGTTTTACACCAAAATTAATTTGTGAACAATAGTCATATTTGCCACTATCATTTACAATATACTTATACTTAATATCGTCAAAAGTCGTATAATCAAAGCCATTTTCAACTTTCTCAACGACAATAAGAACTTTTAATTTGCCGTCGTTATAGTACTTTTGACACTCTTTTACGCTGTTAACTGCGTTTACTAATTCATTTGAATCCAATTGAGCTTCTAGAACTGGAATTATAACAGTAATGTCTTTCATTATTCTTCGTCTTTTTTATCTTTATTAAACATATTGTTCTTGAATACTTCGAACTCGTTGAGCCGTCTTTCAACCATTTGGTTAACGAACACCTCTACATTTTCATCCCATTCCTTTTTGGTGTACATTGTGTTGGTCTTTTCCATTTCAGTGTAAAGTACCTGTGGAATTTCATCCTGCATCCAGGAACCTACAACATCAGCCAAAAGGTCTGGAAGTTCGGTCATATTGTCAAACCAAATAACATTGTCACGAAGTTCATCGTTCTCATCAACCATCCACTCTTGTGTATTCTCTGGAAGTTTACCGATTACGATGTTGTCACAGCGCATTGCTTCAAGGGCACCGAAACCGAATGGTGTCTCTGTGTCAATCCATACCGTAATAGCACCCTCTTTTAACATATCAGCATAATGTTCACGTGTCATACCCCTAAGGTCTTTGAATGCAACAAATTTATACACTGGATATTTCCAATAGAAAGTCTTCATAAGTTTCTTGACATCTGTCTGGCGTTTTGAAATAACGTTGACAACAAGGTTTTTGGGTTTGACTGGTTTACGGAAATATTCTGGAATATATGGTTTAATCACATTTGTTTTGACATAAGGCATAACATCCTCGATTAACCTTGCTTGCAAATCGGTGGTTGTGACACAATCCTTGATACCAAAGTTAATCCAGCTTGCACCGAAAGGTATCATATCCGTAACATAATCAAAATTATATAACAGAACATATCGTTGGCATGGGATTTTATACACATAAGTCTGTGACATAAGACTAGCAAACGCTTCAGGTATGAAAAGGAAATCCGATGGTGATACTGACCATGCATTTTTCTTTGCAATGTTCAAATGTGGCAGGTCTGCATATTCCTGACCCATCCAGTCACCAACACCACAGAACACGTTATCATCCATAGGGTTATATGTACCCTTTTCAATCAATTTCTTTTTCTGTCTATCATGCATTTCATTTTCCAACTGATACAACATTGTTACATTATATCCAAGTTTCTTCAACGACAAAGCCAATTCGTATGAATACACAAGACTTCCGCTTGGTACGTTTTTGCTGTCAACAGTAAAGAAAAATATATTAAAATCCTTATTTTTTAATTTATTAATCTCATCTTCAAGTCTCTTAATTGCTTCTTCTTTTGTAGCCATTAGTTGTTTTCAATTTCGTAAATTATTCCCATCTCAAACAGAGTGTTAAATGAAATCACCTGTCCAAGATGCAAGCTTCTCATACTTTCAGCCACTACAACGTTACCACTTCCGTCCGATAGTGGTGAAAGTAAAATATTCAACAGATATGTCAGCATTGAATATCTCAAGTTAGACATATTTTCACCAACCGATTCTTTTGTTTCGGCAATTTCCTTACTGATTAACCTAATATCACCAGCCACAGTTCCGTCATCAGTCAAAGGTATGCCGTATGACTGGTTTATAGTCTGGGTTGATGATTCACTTTCACTGATGAATTCAATAACCTTACCCATATCAATGGCATAGTATTTGCCTTCAATTTCCAAATAATTGCTATTCATTATTTTTCAATTTTATTTTCAATTATTTTAATAAGTGTTTCATTTGGGTCATTGATAATGTCCATCATTGAATCAAATGAATATTTGGTTTCAATTTCCTTGTTATATGGTTTGGTAACCTTGATGACAGTTTTGTTCTCAGGGCAATTTTCAATAAGATTTGGCTGTGCGGTAATCACGACATCAGCACGGTCATAGATTGTCATTGAGTCAATCGGGAAATAAATTTCCCTGGCTCTGATTGTCCTGGCTGAAAGGAAAGAAAAAGTTGACTGAATTGTCAAACCAATCTCAAAAGGCGAGAACAAAATTACATTAGGAACCTCATCAAGGTCTTTAAGTGTCTTTTCCAGATAATCATTAAGTGCGAAAGGAAGCCTCTTGTCACAAGCTTCGGCACGACCGTAAAGTTCAAACGGGTAGTCAAGATACTTGAACTGGTTAAGTTCACTTTCATCCTCGAAAGGATAATGGTCTAACATATTGTATGTGTCAATGTCATCCAGGTTAATTTCGAAAGTACTGTCAATGTATTTCTGGTAAATGTACCTGAACTGGAACATATTATCCCTGATTACATCATTAATGTCAATTGCTATTGTCATATTTAAATTTGTTTCAAATTATTTTGCATAAGCCTCGATTTGTGTGCCATCCTCGGTAACAAACACAACACGTGGGTATGAATATTCCAAATCACCCTTCCAACCACACTCACATACATGTGGGCAAGTTTTCTCAAAACTGAATGGATTGTACATTACAGGACCACGGTTAATAATTTCTTTACCACATTCTGGGCAATAAGCTCTCTTAACCATCGGTGTAACCTTAACATAATCAGTTTTCAAATCTTCCTCTTTATATTTATCTAGAGGTCTTACTTCTTTATTCCAAGCTTTTTCACAATCAACCCCACAATCCTCGTTATTCTTGATTTCTTCACGCATTTTATTAAGGCGTTTTTCATATTCCTTCATTTCTTCCTCGGTCATTTCAAGACCGTCCATTGGAGCGTTGTTATTCAAATTTTTTTCGTCTTCTTCAACCATTTTCTGGTAATCATCTAAAAGTCCCATATTAAATTCTGTTTTATATTATTATTTAATCTTAATATATAACAATATAGATAAAAAAACAAAAATAAAAAAAAGCACCCTGAAATCAGAGTGCTTTATTTTTTATTATTATTTAAAAGTTATTGAACACCAGTGTGACCGAATCCACCAGACCCTCGTTCAGTATCAGTTGAAATTTCATCAACAACTTCTATATCAACCAAACCTTCATGCTGAACTGGGCATAACACCATTTGTGCAATCTTTTCACCATCTTCAATTATAATCTCTTCATTTGAAAGATTGATTGCAATTACACAAATTTCACCACGATAATTCACATCAACCGTTCCAGGGGTATTAAGTACAACTAAACCTCTTTTCAAAGCCTGACCACTCTTAGGTCTAACTTGAATTTCATATCCATAAGGTATTTCAACATAGATACCAGTATGAATCAATGCACGTTCAAGTGGTTTTAATACTATCGCTATCGGTGCATCATTGGTTACCCATGCTCTTAAATCCATACCACTATCACCAGGTTTAGCATAACTGGGATTCTCATGTGGTGACTTATTACATATTTTTAATTTAGGGTTATTCATATTATATAATTTTTTGTTTTATTAAAACCAATCACAAGAAAAATGCCAGTCTAATAAGTCTTTTTCTTGCTGGCTTAGTTTATCATAGCATTCTTTACAATAGCTTTCACTTTCCCTGCACATATTACCGTATATATGACCTGCAATTTCTTTCCCACATTTCACACAACCAACAAGTGGTTTTGGCTCAGTCAACGTTTCCGATAATGTTTTTCTTTTTTTGTAAATGTTACAATCTGGATAAGTGCATGGTTTCTGTTTTTCAACACACCAGTGAAAGGTTCTATCAGCACTGTGGTGATAACATTCAGCCATTATATTTTCTAACTCAGTCATTACATTTCTTGTGTTTCGGTTTTACTTAAAGCTAATTGTTTCTGTCTCAATTCAACAAGAGTAAACATTTGGGTTGCTTTAACCATTGTATACAAAGGTGACTGGAAACGCTCACCAGTGTCATCTGGGTTATCAATGGTCAGGAAAGCCTCAAACTCTTCCTCTTCAAGTTGAATACCGTACTTTTGACAAAGATAAAGGCTTCTTGCACCAAGTTTAAGTTTGGTTTTGTTTTCAACAAACTCATACATTCGACCAAGATTCTTTCTGTGCCACTCACTTTTGTTGGGAGTAAACATTTCAGCCTTTGCAATGTTGATAAGAAGCAACACACGCATGAGCATATTGTTATTTACAGCAAGCAAAGGGTGTGCAATTTTATCTCCACCGTTGGCACCCATAGCATTGTTATTAATCTGAGCACCAATTTTACACAATGTATTAAGTGTAACATCAATCATAGCGCCATCATAAGCGCCACCCATATCACGCTCCATTGAATAAGGAGCCAATTTAATTTTTTCTCCAAGTTCTTTCATCATATCCTCTGAGTAGCAGTTGTACTTCTGGAGGTAATTGATAAATTTCAAGTAATTTGCATTAAGTTTTTCTTCTGTTAACATAAGATTTAAATTTTAATTTTATTCGATTGTTGTTTAATTTTTAACATCACTTTTTCATCCCTTACAAGAAAATCAATTGTTGGCCTAATTATACCCGCAGTCAATCTAGTTTCTTGGTTTTTACGAATACTTTTTGGCGTTTTATTACAATATTTGTAATAGTCGTCTAATTTTTCAAAAATAAACTCTCTGTATTTTGATAAATAAAAACTCCAAGCCTCTTCTTTATTGGTTGTTTCTTTTTGAACACGATAACAATCATCATAATCATAAATCGTATCAAGGACTCTATATAAAGGTACACTCTGTTGCTGTTCGTTTCTGGTATACACTTCTTCAAACTTATATCTTTTTCTTGCACTTTTTTTAAGTTTTTTAAGAAGTTTGGTTTTTATGTATGGACTATTCTTACTCATACCTCTAATATACAAAATTTTTTACATATTAAATCAATTTCAACCATTTATCTGCAATTATGTCCCATGTATAATTGGACAATATGTAGTTTTTAAGTTCTTTTCTTAACTCTTCACCTTTTTCGTAATTACAGAACGATTCATTAATTCTATTACTTGCTTCATCCACCGCCATCCAGAATTCATCTTCAGTAGTATCAAAACGGTGTTTCATTGTTACGTCATTTACAAACGGTTCAATAACAGAGGATAATCCATAAGTCAATGGGGCTATTATATCATTTCCACACATAATATTTTCAATCATTGAAATACAAAACGTTTCATTGAATACCCCAGGATAAAACCAACAGTAACGATTGGACATTTCTTTATATAGAGATTCTTTTGACAGACTTCCGAGAACATTTGTGTATTCGTTTTGCTCTACAACAGTTGTGTCATACGAGCAAAAATCAACACCAGTATCAACACCATTATTAATCAATTTTGGAATGACAATATCTTTTAGAATATATCCACCCCTTAATGGATTACTACTGAATAACAATCTTTTGTTATTTGGATTTAAATCCAAATTTTCAAACAGATTTGAATCAATACCGTTACCAACTCTGACCATATATCGCCAATCAACATGACAATTTGCATGAATACTTCTTTCTTGGTAAGCTGATAAAGTTGAAACGCCTTTGAAACAAGGGAAAGTTTTAATTTTATCTATATCGTCACCTGAAATAACATAATCATGGGCTTGGATAAAAACATTATCGGATGTTTTATAATAATCAATCCCACTCAATAAATTTGAATAATGTCTACTGATTATTATCAAATCAAATTTTTGTTGTGAAAGTACGTTATTTATTTCATAATAATTTATATATTTCACCCCTGAATGTGTTTGGTGTGTTTCACAACAACATAAAACTGTCACATCTTGTTTTTTTCTGTTAAAAGCTTCTGCTAATTGAACACACCAAGTTTCGCTTCCACCAAGACCTGCTATAATTAGACTGTTTTCATTAAACGGCCATTCAACTGCATTTATAATTAGAATTCTCATATATATAATATACAAAAATTTTCATGTAAAAAAAAAATGAACCGCTTCCCAGCGATTCATCCGATTAATATAATAAAAATAAAAAACTAAAGTGATTATGTATTAATTCTGTTTAACTTTACCTTTTCCTTTATAAACCATCTTGCACTCATAAACATTGTTAGCATCATCCATAAAGGTAAATGTATCACCTAATTTAAGAAACGACACTTTAGGTGCATTCTGACCACCGTTTCTGGATTCATTCAAAAGAACCTGTTTATATTGTCCAAGTTTCTTGTCAACAACAGCTTCAATTATTTGAGCAATTTTCTTGTAGTCAATATCTGAGCCCAGGTTATAGTCAATGTCTTTATTCAAACTTTGCTGATTATAGACTGACTGTGGCTGTTGCCTTTGTTGTGTTGGTTTACCCTGTCTATCCCTGGCTTCAAGTTTGTCAAGGATATCCATTGTACGGTTCTGTAGTGCTTCATCCATAATGTCGCCACTTGTCTCTATGTGGTCAGTTGGCATATTCAAAGGGTTTCTTATCATTGACTCAAGGATAGCCTTTGGCATTTTTGATGTTGCCTGGCTTACGTTGAATGATGCAAGTTCTTTCATATCTTCCTCTGGGTCATACACTTTACGTTTTTGACCGTTTGGATATACCTCATACGCCTCGTTTAGGGGGTCATTATTCTGTTCCTGTGGATTGAAATACATATTTTCAAGGGCATTCAAATCAGTTGAGACAAATGCTTCCTGTAACATTTGCCTGGGTTGTTTCTGTGCCCCTGCGGGTTTTGAACCGTTTTGTTTCTGTTTTTTTGCAGCATCTAATAAATTTTTTGCGTTTGCCATAATATAAATCTTATATCATTTAATATATGTTTGATTTATTAAAAATCAAAATTATTAACTTTTACCAATTTTCTCCTCCATTTATTGGTAAATTGTCTGCGTTATATTAATTTATTTTATTTGTTATTTTCTTTATCCATGTTATATAATATTCTGTTTCCTGAATCTTTCCTGTTTTTGAAACCACTGTCGGTTGAGGACTGCCATCTATCGTCACGTCTCTTCATATTCCTGTCTGGACGATTCATATCTCTCATATCCATATCAATCTGGTCTTGTTCCTCCTGACTTAATGTGCGTTCATAGTCACTCCAGTATTTGTCACTGAGTTTGTTGTCAACGTCTGGTGTGTCATATTTGACCTGTGCCCTTGCTCTTTCCAGTTCTTTCGGGTCAACGTCTTCAGTTGAACCGTTTGTTTTCGGTTTGTAACTCTGACCTGGGATTCTTGGACCTTTTTCATCCTGTGTACCGCTAGTATACATATTGAAACTTGAATTGGCTTTCCTGTTATTGTCAATGTCAGCCTTGATACCCTTTTGCTGGCTTTTAAGGTTTCGAGCTCCAAGTTGGACTGTATCATCACCTGATGTTCTGGCATACACTTTCTCCTTTGTCTTTGGACCAACATTCACGCCGTTTGTCGCATCATTACCCATTGTGCTTCTGAATGACTTGATGACTGTTGCCATTGTTTCGTCACCGTCAAGGTTTGCTTCTTGTCCTGGTACACTTGGAACGTTGTAGAATTTTTCCTTTGTCTCTTCCCAATACGAAATCCTGTCCAGTCTGAACATTTTCCATCCAGGAGTCCTGGTGGTTGTGTCACCGTATGGTTGATATGCACGTATAACAGGATTACCAGCCTTTGTCAGACCATATGTAATCGGCTCAATAACACGTGTTCCAGTATTCTTGTCATCACCGTTACTATGATAGTTGATAATGACCTTGGAATGGTTATCCATAGCCTTTACAACATTCTCAACAGAAGCTGATTCGTTAAGCAATATCTGTTCCAACAACCCGCCGAAGACCATATTAATTCATTTTTTAATCAATTAAAACAAACTGACCTTCAAGCACATTCATTGAGGTGTCAACAGCATTTGCACCCTGGTTATAAGCATTTGTAGGACCGTACAAACTTCTAGTCAAAGCTATATTTCTGGCTTCATTATCCATATCGTTACCAGCATGGCTTGTTATTGCTGTATCAAAGTTTGAATAATCAAAAACCCCGATTTGTGATGTGCAATGAGGCAACCAGTGTCCATGTCCTGCATGACCAGTACCCTTACCTTGTCTGTCACCAGTAGCAAGAGCATCTGGGTGTGTTTCTGAATATTGGTTAACTCTTGTATAGTCACTGCGTGTTTCCATTACGTGACGCGCATCCATTGAATAAATTTCAAGACAACTTCTCATTTTATATAGTATTAATATCTTATTATTATAATAAATAGTTTATTTAAACATTTAATTTACCGAAATTAGGATAATTGTATAACTGAGCAACGTCACCGTCCCATCCGTTATCCAAAATAACTATCCAGGCCTTTCCGTTTCTCTTAGTCATTCCCATATTTGGCTGTTTGAATGATTCACCTGCCAAATTAGGATTATCAAGTAGATATTGCATTAGTAAATTAAAATTTGCATTTTCTTTCATTTTCATATTCAAGAAATCATATACACTCATGTTAGTACCTTCAAATGGCATTACCTTAAGGTCTTCCATTTTAAGAGTGCCATTATTATCAAATGTATTATTTTTAATGATTTCTGTTAATTTCATATATTCATTTTCTGAAACACCTAAACAGTTATATATATCATCAACATAGTTATCACCCTGTGGTGAACCAGATAATATATTTAATGGTAAAACATACTCCGTAATAAAATAAGTGTTATTATAGCCAACGCTAAATATCCGTGGGAACAGGTCTTTATATTTTGTGGTTTTTCGATAAGCGTCTATTTCAGCCTTATTTTGAGCTATACCCTGTTCACTCATAGCTAATTTAAGGACTTTTTCATCATCCAATTGAAACACCGCCCTGGATGAACCTCTTCCTATCGCATAATCTAGATATTGTCTGCAAAGTTTGAAACAATCACCGTAATCCTCAACAGAAGCATAAGTGTCCAATTCCTGGAAAAAATCACTTCTGATTTTATTGCTCAACACTTCCTTTAAGGTCATTCTCTGTGATTCATCCAGAACAATAACCTTATTTTCATGTAAATCTGATAATTCTTTAAGACGGTTTTGTTTGTTCAATGTAGCTGGATTATAAGTAGGCACTTTTGAATCAACTTTTGATACTGTGTTCTGCCTGTCAGCTTCATGCGGTTTTATGAAAGCGTTTTCCTTACCCATAGCACGTTGTGCCTCCTTGTGTTTTTTCACATACAGGGTGGCGCTGTTCAACTGGTTTTCAACCCAAGTCTTCATTATGTTTCCACCATACAATTCATATTGTTTTGTTTTGGTGGCGTTGTAATTTTTGTCAAACCAGTTTTTGATACGTTTCATTTCGTTATAAGCGATACCTTTCTCACTGTTAAGAATAAACTCCAAGTGGTCCCAAGCCTCCTTTGTGGTATGGTTTTTAGATAATTCTTCCTTTTTATTGTCATCCCTGACTTTTTCCAAATGGTGGCGTACACCGTCTGGAAGAAACCAGCGGTGAGTCTTTAATTCTTTGTTTCCGTTACCACCCTCTGTTATAAAATGTATCATGTTTATCGACAATATCCGTTGAATCCATAGTGTCTGTTCCACCAGGAGTTATTACTTAATGTGTGGCTGATTTTGTCAGCATCAGTTGGCTCAGGTTCAATATCAGGTGAATCATACGGCACATTAGCACCTACCTCACTAGCATGATTTGTATCTGAAGATTCATTTCCGAGATATGAAAATGGATAGTCTTCATTTATCAGCTGTTTATACTGTGCTTCACTGAGTTTAATTATTTTACTTTTCATTTTAGCATATTTATATATTTATAAATATAATACATTTAAAAATAATGGGCAATATTTTCAACCATAACAGACCAGTATTCAAATTAAAGACTTCCAAGTCTGACTATTGGGATATGCATTTGTATGAATCCCAGGCTGGTGGCGATATAAAGGACGGTTTACAGGAAGATTGTCTTGCTGCATATATAGACACAACATTCGATGAATGTATAGGTGATTCTGAACTGGTGTCGTTGCCAGGTTATGTGTGGGATGAAGCAGTCAACAACGGTGTGGAACTTAACAATATAGGTTTAACTGGTGTTGACAACGGTTTAATTACTTATGATAAAGACACCATAACCGAAGAGGAATTCAATGAGTTGTATACCAACAGCAAACTTGTATTGGATGCTGATGATTTAAGACTCCATTTGAACAAGGCTGTCGGTAACAACAAGATATACCGATATGATTCCAGTTTCGTGAAAGAGGATGATATGAGAGTTGCAAAACTGGATGGCGGCTTTTTTCAGGGATTCTTCAAAACAGGAAACGGATGTAACTACAATATTCTCCCGACAGAACTTGGTGATGGTATTTGTCTTGAATTTACATTGAAACCAGAACCGTTCAAAAGTGACTATCACATGAAAAAGGAGAAATATTCAGTTATTGAATATAACAGCGACGGTTGGGACGGTGACAGTGACATTGAGAAATCATATTTCGGACAGAATTACAACAGCGACGGTTATCTTAACGATTTCCCTTTGCCAACCCTTAACGATGTTTACCCAGATAACGCAGGAACATTCTTCTACATGGGTACAAGGGCTGAAAACAAATGGTGGAAATATTATGTTGACCCGAAAGACAACACGGAAACCGAAACCGCAAGCGGTATATCACTCAATGAACAGATTGAAGTTTTGGAAACCAACAACAAATTCATTACATATAACCGTACCAAAGAGGGATACAAGGCAACTATGGGTCACTTCGACGACCCAGAGGTTATTGAAATGCAGAAACATCTTTCAACTGAAAACTATTTCATTATAATGAACAGAGCAAAAGGTGGATATACAGCCAGGACAATCAAGGAACTCCAGCAGGAATCAAACGCTGATTACAACATCTTAGGTGATTTGTACAACAACGCAATATCATTCCAGGTTAAACCAGACGGCTCAGTTGGATACAAGTATATGATAAAAGATTGTTCAAATGAGGACAAATATTCAATTGAAACCGAATGGTCATTTCCAGGGCTGGTACCTTATGATGAATGGAGCACGATTGACGTGAGGATTCTGCCTGTTGTAAAATACGGAATAACAGATTTCGGATATATCAGGTCAAATGACTATATGAGACTTGTAATATATGTAAACGGTAAACTGGTTCTGTATTCGAAGGAACTACCAATGATTAACTTAAGAGCTTTAAATGACATATATGAAAAACAAGAAGGTGTTCCTTACAACATATCACTTGGAGGTGGTACACAAGGTCTTGCTGATGTTGTATATGAGAACTACAAGGATTTGCCAGAATATGTTCTTTTCCTGGAAAAGGAATTCGGTGGAAGTTTCACTGGATATATCAAATCATTTAAATTCTATTCTTGTAACCAGGATTTTACAAAAATTTTAGCGAATACCCGTTTTGAACGGTCTCTTATTTTGAAGAAATAAATATTTATATAATAATAAAGAATAATACCAAATTAATAAAATGAGCGCAAACAGTGACAAATATCAAAAAATCACATATTACAAATTGCCAGAGAATTACCATTATTTCGAAGATGTTGATGTAACTAAATTCGACAGTCTGACTGGTGATGAAGTTGACAGCAACTTTTTTGTCTTGGAAGGACGTGATATAGATTCAATAAGTGTTTCTGAGGATGGAAAAAGATTGGTTATCAATCTTGTAAATGGTTCTACAATTGAAAGTGACAATATTTTCAATGATTACATTGAAAGTCTCAGTTTTGACTATGACCAGGAAACTGGCATTATGACAGTTTGTATCAACGACTGTGACCATGAACCACTTAAAGTTGAGGGATTCCTTACATTGAATGATGTTGCAGAGTTACTTAAAGACTATTGTATTTACACCGACAACACTTTGACAGGTGACGGTTCATTGGAGGCTCCTTTGTCAATCGCCAATTCACAGAGAAGCGGTATGGTAAAACCAGTCAACGATGTTGTTGATGAACTTCCAGAAGAGGCTGTCATTGGTGATAGATACATTACTTACGAAACAATTGACAATATCGGCAGATTCTACAATTTTGACGGTATTTTCGATGTAATGACTGCTTTGGAAGAAGAGGGCAATGGTTGGAAAATCGCTTCAAAATATGACTGGGGCGATATATTGAACTATTTCGAGAAACCAGTTTACAGAGACCATAACAAACCAATGCCAAGTAAATGGCTTGGACAGAAAGCTGGCGTTGAATTGAAAGGTTCACCTAATTTTGGTCTTGAATTCTGTGGTTATGTATTTGACGATGATGAAAAATCAGTCAGTTTCAGGGATGAAAAGGCTAGTTTCTGGTGTAATACCAGCACAATGGGAAAACCTTTGACTGAGCATGATACACAGGCTTGGGTAAAACAGTTCCAGAAAACTGGACCAAGAAGCGGTCAGGTTTACCAGACATTAATCGACAACGCAATATACAGTTCAATCAGACTTGTTAAGGAAATTGATGGTGCTGAAGCTGTCAGTGCTGATAAGATTCTTGGTACAATTTACCCTGTAAGTGTCATGCGTTCGGCAAACGGTAAAAGCAAGATGTGGATTACCGCAAACCTTGACTATGACACAGAAAACAACAATTCATTCAAGGGTGACGCTTCATTCATAACAAAACCTTTCATTAATGAATGGGATGGTGAGAATTGGTTGAAATACTCAATTGATGAATATTCATCATTCATATTGAAATCAACCGATGAATTGTGTTATATTAAAAACGGTATTGTAACACCAATTAATGATAACAGCACACTTGAATCACTTACCGAGAGAGTTGCAAACCTTGAAAGGGAGGTTGAAGAATTAGCTGTTATGGTTACCAATTACCATAAACCAGTACAAACCAAATTTGAAGAGGCTTATGCTTACCAATATGACCCAGAATACATATACAAAGGTGAATTTGAATTTGGTGAAGATTTAATCAACTATACAATCAACATTGCGGACATCGGAGAAGGTGGCAGAAATATTATGAACGATTTCGCTCGTTTGCTCGGTGGTTTGTACCGTACAAACAAAGTGGAACCAATCAGGTTTGAATACAAATACTATGATTGGGATGATGAGGGTGACAACAAAGGTAGTAATTACAAGGAAATCGGCGTTCCTTGCACCCAACCAGTTTCATTGGTTACCGCAATAGTCGCAGCTTACCAGGCTGACCCAACACAGGTATTCAAGATTAAATTCGACAACACAGTTGTAAGTGTTACAATCACGGTTGTGAGTGAATAAACGTAAAATAAAGAATATTCATAAGCGGGCAATATTTGTCCGCTTTTTTATTTAAATTGTATTTATTTAATGATTATAATATATAAAATATAAGAAATTATGATTAAAAAGTTTTTAGGAAAGATTTTCACAAAAGAGAGATTAATCTGGTTGTGTTTATTGGCGGCAGCTGTGGTTACCGCCATAATCTTCATCAACAGATACAACACTTATGAGGAAAAATGGAAACAGGCTGTCGAGAACAACAAGGCATATGCTTTACAGTTGGATAAACAGAAAGCTGAATCAAATATGTTCAAATTGAAAGCAGAACAACTTGAATATTACGGCGACTCAATTATGATTAAACTTAATGAAGCCAGGAAAGAATTGAAAATTAAGGATAACCAATTAAAACAACTGATGTGGCTTGAAACAGAATTCCAGAAAAAAGACACTGTGTATGTATCTGACACGATTTTCAAGGAACCGAATTTTGTTCTGGACACTGTGATGGGCGATGAATGGATTCAGACAAACCTCCATTTGCAATACCCAAATCAGATTGCAGCCGATTCAAGGGTCAAATCAGAAAAAACCGTTGTTGTATCAACAAAGAAAGAAACTGTAGACCCGCCAAAAAAATTCTTCATTTGCAGGTGGTTCCAGAAAAAACATATGGTTGTCAAAGTGGTGACAAAAGAGAATAACCCACACGTAATCGACCAGGAAAACGTGTTTATTGAAATTGTAGATTAATTTTTTAAATAATCATCCAAAATATGGGGGATTTTTTTATTTTATTAATATTTATATGTAATAAACGTGTTTAGTAATGAATAAATCTGACTCTAGAATAAAAAGAACTAATCATACTACACCAGAACCTGCTGATAACAAACCAGCTGATTCTGTGAAGACATATCCAACACCGCATCCTTGTGATGACGGTGACACTCCACAAGTGCCAGATAAACCAACCCCAAATCCTGATAGACCAAAACGCAAGGGGTCAACAACGGATGAGTTGATATATACAAACGGTGTGCAGAAAGTTGGAAACACTGTCAGTGTAAAAGTGCACCCAGACAGCACCAACTACATGAGAACCAACAAGGATGGTTTGTCAATCAGATATCTGATTAACAAACTTGAATGTGTAAGGAAAAGCATCATCAAACTGAACAACAATGTAAATCAACTTAAGGAAGATGTCCAACCAGCAACTATAATTGAACATATCATAGACAATTCAAAGGAATTTGACAAAGATGAAGACGGTATGCTTGTTATCAAAATTGGTGATGGATTGGGTACTGATGAACATGACAGGCTTGTTGTGAAATATGACGGTGATACGATTGGTTTGGATGAAAATGGATGTATAATGACTATTTGGGGAGAATTTTCCCAAGAATAAATGAATATAATAATAAACAATAAAACAAAATTTAAAAATTATGACTAGTACTGGTATTAAATTTTACAAATTTAACAACTCTACAGAATCTGCAACCAAAATCACATCAGCGAAAGCTGTTGAGGGTGCAGTTATTTATCTTGTGGACGTTAGAGAACTTTGGATTGGTGGTCAAACACCTAAACTTGTCATTAAAGGTGCTAACGATGTTACATTTTCTAACAATGTATTAACGATTACCCATTATGACAATGCAGGTACTGCTACAACCCAAACTTTGAATTTCAGTGATGTTGCAAGTGCATCACAAACGATGGCTGTTTTCAACCAGATTTACACTAAAATGGGTTTAACTGGTGATAACCATGACACCCTTGATTACACTGGAACTAACTACTTAACCAGTGCTACAAACCTTGTAAACGCTGACAAGGCTCTTGATACCGCTATCCATACCAACACACACAAAGGTGCTGCAACAGGTGCTGTTTATGACACTGACCACCTTTCATCGACTTGGACTACAGTTGTTACTGACAATACAATTGCGGCTGGCGATACACTCGATAGTGATATCGATAAGCTCGACAAGAAAGTTGCTCGTTTAGCTGATGAGGTTATTGCAAACGAACAAGTAACCCAGGAAGCTTTCACTGCTGTTGCAAATTCAGTCGGTCTTGAACAGGATATGTCACTTGATTTAAGCGCTGATTCATTAAAAATTATCAAAGATGATAAAAGCGTTAAAGAAGCTTTGATTGATTTGGATGACTATGTAGCAACTAAAGCTGGTAAAGTTGACGATGTGAAAATCAATGACACAACCATAGTTTCAAACAAGATTGCTAACATTGTCGTTGATGGCACTTATAATGCAACCGACAACAAGATTGCTACCAAATCAACAGTAACCGAGGCTATTAATGCTCTTGATGTTGCCGAAGATAAAGGTGCCGCTTCAATCAGTGGTTCAACAATCACAATCAATGCAGTTCAGCAGGAGAATGGTAAAATTAAAGACGGTGGTTCAACCACAATCAGCCTTGACGGTACTTATAATGCTGAGACCAACAAGATTGCTACCAAATCAACAGTAACTACCGCTATTGACGCTATTGGTGGTGCAGGTTTAGCTGTTGATAATGCTGGCGTTATTACTGCAACAACCCAGACAACAAGCGATGACACAACCAATGTTGCAACAACTGAATTTGTTCACAATGTTGTTGAGACTCTTGATACCCAAAACGACGTACAAGCCGTAGATTATACTGCTGCTACAAGTTCAACTGGTGCAAAACTTACCTTCAAGGGTGTTTCTGAAACCGATGGTAAAATTGCTCAGGGTACTGGTGACACTGAATTACAGTTTGCAAAAGTCGCCACAACTGGTGCTGCTGCTGATGTAAGTTATACCAATACAACTTCTGGTATGACCGCTACTGATGTACAGGCTGCTATCGACGAATTGGATGGTAGAGTTGATTCATTGGTTGGTGGTATGCGTTACAATGGTGACATTAATACTACAACCGCACCAGTTAACACTAGTACAGGTGATATCCGTTCTGGTGATATCTATCTTGCAGCTGGTCCAATCACAATCGGTACAACCTCAGTTGAGGCTGGTGACATGATTGTTTATAAAGGAGCCACTTCATCAGACCCTGTTACTTTGACCGCTTCTAACTGTACAATCATCGAGCGTGAAACCGACACAATGGTAACCGCTGGCGATACTTTGACCGATGATTACCTTGTCTTTGGTAGTGGTAATAAAGAAGTTAGTGTTACTTCAACTGTTGATGGTGCTAATTATCAGGTATCAGCTTCTGATTTGAAAACCGCTATCACCAATGCAAATAGCGCACTTCAGTCAATCAGTAAAGGTAAAGACGGTACATATGTTACCACAACTATTGGAACAAAGACTAACAACAACCAGACCGTTGGTGTTGAAGTAACCCAATCAACTGTTACTTATACAGCTACTTCAGGTTCAACTGGTCCAGACCTTAGTGTTGCAAGTGGTAATGAGGGTCTTTTGAATAGTAATGCTATCACCCCAATTAAGAATTATGTTGATGATAAGGTAAGTAATGTTGTAAGTGACCTTGATGTTGATGAATATGCTCAAGCAACAGTTGATACAACCACAACAACTGGACAGACTTCAATTACCATTAAGGGTATCAAAGAAGCAGATGGTCTCATTGGCGCAAGTGCAAGTGCACAGGATACAACCATTGTTGTTGATGGTACTTATGACGACTCAACTAATAAACTGGCTACCCAGTCAACTGTAACTAATGCTATTAATGGCCTTGGCGCTGACATAACTTCAGACGATGATGCTGTTGCTACTGTTGAGGTTGTTGAAACCAATGGTAAAATTACTGACGTTGTTGTAACCAATGTTTCAGCAGGTGTTACATATACGCCTTCAGAACAGGCTGGTGGTGCAACTGGTGCAAGTGCTAACTTAGCTGCTGGTTCAAGTGCTGCTGCTCAGGCTGGTGCTGTAACTGGTGCTGACATTGCTGCTATCAAGAGCTATGTTGATGACAAATCAGCAATGTGCTGGGAAGAGTATGAATAATAAATAAACAAGTGGAAAGGAAATCCCGTGAGTAAAATCACGGGATTCATCCCCCACCAAATAAAATAAACAAACAGATAATAATATTTAAAACAAATCATAATTCATGGCTACAAAAATTCAATTTAAGTACGGTCAGTTTACACATGAAATTGGTTGTCAGATGTCAATCGAAACCCCTGGCCTAGTTGTATTTAATGGTGCATGTCAGGAGATTTATGTCGACGGTCAAACCTTCGGTTTTTCGGATGCTGGCTTACAAGAATTGCTTAATCGCGTGTCAACGCTTGAACAATTCCGTGAGGCTATGCGCGTTGCTGAATATGCACAGGCAGAAATCACTGTTGACACAGAAAATGAGACATCAGAACTTTTGATTGCCAATATCGGTCAAGGTAAAGGTAATGCAGGAGAGAATGATGGTAAGATTTACAAAGGTGACAACAATTTCGTAGTTAAAATCGATGGTGTTTACAGTGACAATGGTGTTATCAACCCACTTGCTACCGTAAGAACTGTTCAAAAAGTTAAAGAGGAAATCCTTGGTACCATTGACCCAGAGGAACTTGAAAAAACCCTTGATACCATCAAAGAAATCCAGGATGTTCTTCTTAACGGTGCATATACAATCGAGCATGTTACTGAAAGAGACCCAGAGACTGGTGACCCGACGAAGGTGGAAACAATCCATACAGAGAAAGTTATCACAAAAGACCCAGAGACTGGTGAAATAACTTCTATTGAATACACTAATGGTGAGGAAGAACCAGATAAAGTTGTCTATGCAACAGAAGATTTAACAAAGCCAGAAGATGACCCTGAAAGAATTCAATACACTGAAGATTATCAGAATCTGAAACAAACCGCCCCAATTGAGAATTTGGTTGCTAAAGTTGAAGTCAAAGAAAACAAAGACAACCAGTTTGTTGAAGCCACACGTGAGGATGCTGATGTCACAATCGGTGTCAAATACGGTACGTTCAAGACTGGCCACGGCAATGTCATGGATGAGACTTCAACCGCATTTGTTGACGGTATTGCCACGGTTGCTGATGTCCAGAAGTACATTGAAGAGAGACTTACCTGGGTTTCTTACGAGGTCAGTTCACAATCAGTTGCTGACAATGTCAACAACCAGGGTGACAATGTAACTATCGGTAACAATTCAAATGTACCTGATTCATTAATTATTACTAATAACAACTAATACTGGAGGAACAAGATATGGCAAACATTTTAAAAAACAACGTAACAATTAATTTCGGAGATAAAGTTTGGTCAACCAACAGTATTTTGAATTCATATCCTTGGGCTTTGGTTGGTGTTGAATCAATAGCTGTTTTCAACGGTACTACTGGCGGTGTTGATACTTATTCAAATATCACTAAAGACCAGTTCAATTCACATGACAATTATTCACAGGCTATCACTGTCGGTGATATGAAAAATCATATTATACACGAAGACGGCACAATTGAAAGAGTTGCTGGTGAAGGCATCACTGGTAAATTGACTATCAACGGTGGCAATTACACGGCCCCATCAAGTGTTGTCTATGTTTGTAAAGGTGATTGCATTATCAACGGCGGTTGGTTTTTTGGCCAGCCTGACCCTAACCAGAGAACACAGTCAGAAAAGGAAGCTGAGAAATACCCTTACGGTAGAAACTTCCTTTTAAATCTGTATGATGCCAACAGAACAGCTGGAACCGCACATATCTATGTGACTGGTGGTACATTCGTAGGTTTCGACCCAGCTGACAACTATGCTGAAGGCAACGACACCAATTTTGTGTGTAAAGGATATAAGTCAGTATTGGATGGTGAATACACCTACATGGTTAAAGACATGTCATCGCCAGACAACGGTACTCTAAGAACAGTTCCTGTTTACACGGTTGTTCCTGAAAGCGACGAACGTGAAGGCATTGCAGGTAAACAGCCTGTACCAAATAACTAATAATTTACTTAGCAAATATTAAAACAAAAAAGGAGGCTTTTATTAGCCTCCTTTTTCTTATTGCAACATTTCAACATCCATTGGTTTCATATTGAATATTTTCTGCAAATCTTCCTCATCATCATCGGTTTCAGTACCAAAATTTTCATCAAGCATATCGTAAATACTTCCGATTTTTATATTCCATTTCTTTGACACAAATGCACCAGTGGCGGCATCGAAATCACAGAATTCAAGAATACCCTCAGGAATGACTCCATCCACAATCAAAGCGTCAATATCCGATTCTGAAACACCCTTGATGATTTTCTCATATTCTTCAACCTCTTCCCTGATGCCGTCGCGTTTAAGCATTTCCATGCGTTCAAGGTATTCCTTCTTGATTTGTTCCCAATCCATACCACATTCACGCCAGTAGACTGGTTCCTTGTCAACGGAAATCCAGAAACGAATTTCCTTGTCTTCCATTGTCATAAGCTGTTCATATGTATCCTGGTCTGATTCCTTGTATGGTTGGCCTGAAACAAGTTTGGTTTCCTCTCTGGTAAACTGTTTCCTGTCTTTCGGGTTTGTGATGATAATATTGTTTTCCTCGACAAGTTCACCTTTTTTGTTCACCACCTGTTTCATTCGGATTTTCTTGTCAAAACAGACGAGGTGCGGTTTGATTCGGTTGTTGAACATTTCAATGTATTTTGCAACATTGTATTCAAAATCATCGTCACAGAAATGGTCCTCTTCATCCTCAACAACACTGTTTGGAAGCATTACACAGTTGAAGATAATTTCGTCCTCATCCCAAACATCTGGATAATTTCGTTTGATGAAATTTTCAAGGTTCAACGCTTTGGGTTTTGAACCCGTTTCATCCCACACCTTTGCACGAGCTTCAGCATCACCAAGTTTAGTCTGTTTTTTAAGTGCGTTCCACTCTTTTTCATATTTTTTGGTGACATCGGTTTTAACTCCGTTAATCATTTCATAATAATGTGTCACACGTTTCACATCTGAATCACCCTTCTTGGTACCAGTGTTGATATAATAGATGGAATCACCCATATGAACATCAAGACCGTGTTTGATTGCCAACTCGTACCAAGCCTGTCTAGCTTTCTTGGAGCCAGATTTAGTTCTTTCGTTACAGTTCTTTTTATAATCCTCGATACTGGTTTTGATTTTACCAACAGTGGCAATGTCCTTCAAAGGAATACGCAGATTGTAAATTTCTTCAATCTTATTATAATATTTTTCCAAATATTCATATCCACGGTCGTTCAAAAGGTCACGTACAACATCATCAACGAATTTCTCAATATAGATTGGCATTTTCTTTGACTTGATTGTATTACCAACCAATTTCACCGTCTGTTTTTCAACATCAAGCAAGTCCATATAATTTTTACGTGCCAAGTAACAGGATGACGGAACAAACTCATCAATGTCAAGACCGTTCTTAACACGCATGAACAAGTCATTAAACTCAGCCAAATCAGCCCAAGGACCAACATATTTCTCGCCTTTCTTGGTATTACGGTTAAGACCTGGGGATATATACGGATTTTCCTCTGTATATCTGAATTGTGGAGGTTGTTTGAAGTTCATACCATCCGTATCACAAACAATACCCTGATAACCTAAATCAGTGAACCACTTCAACATAAGTCTAAGCATTTGACGACCACAGCAAGTGGTTTCCTCAGCACAGTCAATATCAGACCATGGAAACACGCCACCACCAGAACCGAATGAACCGAAATAAGCGTTACCAGTAATCTTAAGAGGCAACTGCATTTTGTCATTCCTGGTTGAAAGGGCTGAAGCTTCTTCCTGTTTTTCTTTAAGTAATCTTAAATGGTCATTGTTTGCAATTGCAACAGCAAAGGCATTATCATCCAACCCCATATATTCCTCAATCTGACGAAGCTGTTCAACTTCTTCATCATATTGTTTACCATATTTCTTAGCCTGTTTACCGTAATCACCCTTCAAACCCTTGAAATACTCACGTTGGGTAAGAATATATTCCAACATAGCTGGCATAGCACCAGAAATGTCAATAGGCGACTTAATACCAAATGAAAGAATAATTGACGGATAAAGTGAGTTATAGTCAAGTTTCTGTACGTTTGGAATATAACCGACAGTCAACAAACGCGAAAGACCGCCAGTGAATGAGCGTGAACTGGTCTCTAATGGAATTGCCAAATCATGTTCATAAGACCAAGCCATCATAATATACTTCCAGATAGTGGCGGTACCCATTGTACACATACGCTCAAAATTGACTGGAAGCATTTTACCCACAAGGAAGTTAGATTCATTGTAACGTAATTCAACCTTGTCAGTTTCCCAGATATCATCAAGCAAATAACGTTGCACAATATAACGACCAGTTTGCATTTCATATCCATCTTTCAGTGGGTGATTTTCTGTTACACGATACCAATCGCCGTTATTATTATTAAAAGCAAATACTGGTTCTGTAATATTCCATGTCTCTGTAATTATCTTACCAGGTACGTATACACGGTTTTTCTTATTGATTTTTGAATACTTGGTCACATATTTAAGGGTAGCCTTTTTCATATTTGAGTCAAGCGCTTGTGCACGTCTAACTGAAAATAGACAGTCAGTAATATGTTTACCCCAGATAACGGTTGGATAATAATATTCCATTTCACCACCAAGTTTAAGGACAGATTGTTGTTTCTTTTTATAGCAACCGTTTTTAAGCGTCCTGCGTTTGGTTTCATCTACCATTTCCACACCAAAATGTTCTCTTAGGAAGACATCGTAAAACTCGAAATCGAAATCCTCACTGTTATATCCAGCTATAACATCTGGGTCAATCTCGTCAATATCATCAAACATTTCGTTAATGGCTTTTCTACCGTTTTCAAGTTTTTCATCAACAGTGTCACCATCAACCTGTATAATTTTTTCAAAACCCTTGTTTGTGCGGACACCAATCTGGTCAATCAAATCGTGTTTTTTATCAAGACCAGTGGTCTCAATATCGAATTGCATACGCAGCAAATCATCATATGACTCATATCCTTTGAACAAACGTTTGCCTGTTGCAATCATAAACTGTTCATTAGGCGCACAGGTTTTATATAAATTTTTACCGTAAGTTTTGTCACGCTCTTTCGGTTTGAGAGGAACTTTTGCATCATCGAAAAACTTACTGAACTCCTTATTGGACATCGGTCTTGTTGCATAAAACAGGACACGGTATCCGTTTGCCATTCGTTCAGGAACTTCGCCGTTTTCATTAGCAACAGTCAGACCCTTGCAGCTTATACCCCTGTTAACCATTTCCAGTTTCAGTTTGGTTCGGTCACCACCGAACATAAGTCTGCCAGCCTCCTGTTTTGCCCAACAGAAAGGATAAAAATTTTGTAAAGAATAATGTTTTTGGAAATTTTCGTCACGCCATATAACCGTGGCTTTGGAATCGTCGTACCCACACTCGATTTTAATGATATGTTCCTGTGGGTCTGAGCCTTTCAAAAAGGCATCAACCTCCTCGTTAGAGGCTTTTTTAGCTCTTTTTAATTCTGACATAATAAGTTATATTTTAATTAATTATAACATATAGTTAAGTCTATTGAATAGACATCATATATGAATTTCTTAATTATAAATATACAAATTTTATTGAAATGGATAAAAAAAACGGAACTAAAAAAGTCCCGTTTAATTGTTGTTTTATATTTCAAGGTTTTATCCTAAATATTTTTTCATAACTTTTCTGATTACCTCATTGATAAGTTGATTGAGTTTTTGCTTTCTTTGTTCATCAACATTATTCATTTTAGCTAGTTTACTTTGTCTAGCTTTACTAATAGCAGATGAAATACTTCTTTGGACATTAATAACAGGCATTCCAAGCATTTCTCCCACTTGGTCGTATAATATTAGTCTTTGCTGGGTTTCAGATGCACCTTGCATTTTCTCAAGTCTGTCGTCACTAACGCCATGTGATTTGATATAGATTATAGCCTTTAAAACCTTTTTCTCTTGTGGTGCTAAAGTGGTTTGTGGGTCGTTAATGATTTTTCTAAGTTGTCTGACCATACGTGCGTCATAGTCATTTTTAACTGAAGTTACATCAGCCGCTTTATCAAAACCAACGTTTGAGTCGTCAACTTCTTCGCCTGAATATGGGTCTCTTTCAACCTTGTTGCCAGCGTCTATTTCAATATCTTTTCCTGGTTCATTGAAATCTTCCGTGTAATCACTATCTTCTTCATCTTCAAGTGCATTTGATTTATCACCACCGATTTGTTGTGCACCCAGACCCCATTGCATTGACAATTCGCCATAATGTTTTCTACAATAGTGGGCACCGTAAGTTCTAAGTTGTTTGCAAAGAACATTGAAAAAGTCGCTTGTCTCACCATTTAATGCAGCTTTTGCACATTTAATCACATTATCACCGACGAATGAGTCTGGTTTTGTAGCAACAGTTTCACCATCTTTCGTATGAAAATCTGTTACCACGCAGTTCTCGCCAGTAAGAAAATCAGTAAGAACATCGCTAGCGATTTTTGGTGTTACTGCAAACATTTTATCAATATTCAGTGTTGTATTACCACCAACAGTACTCTGATTTTTACTTTCATAAGCAAACCCCATTTTTACAGCGTTTTCACAATAAGGGTTTTCAATAATTATTTTATAAAAATCATTAAATTCCTTACAATGAATTGGGTCTGCTCCATTTCTAACAGCAAAAGCCCAATTTTTAATGCTTTCCCAAGCGCTTACTGGTTTACCTACTTCATATAATGATTCGTTAATTGCACGGATAATCATTTGTTTCAATACACTTTCGGTTAATTGTATTTTTTTTCTCATTTTGTTTTTATTTTGGATTTTATTATTCGATTCAGTCATAGTGGTATAATTATCGGTTGGTGTGGCACCACTAATAGTATAATTATTTGGTTTCTTTTTAGGTCTTAGTTTTTGTGTTGGCTGCTGTTGAACTGGAGCAGCTTTTGTTATTTTTTGTGTGAAAGTCTGCTGTGGATTAGGTACTCTATTAGTAGCCTGTTTTGGTTGTGTAGTAGGAACGTTGTTGGTAATTTGTTCTGGCTGTTGTGCATTTGGTGAAACTATGTTTAAATTAGAATTCCAGTTATAATTAGAATATTTACTTTTTTTAAGTTGGCTAATTATACCACTTAACACTTTTGCAACAGTAATAGGAGGTACTCCAGTTCTTTCAGATATTTCTTTGTATATCACTTGGGTTTCTTTAGCGTATTTGCCATCGCTGCCTTTAGCTATTCTGGTATCATGGTAATCAGCCAAAGCTTCCAGGTTTTCAGGACTTAAACTAGAACCACAAACTTCCATAAAGGCTTGCAATATAGTTCTTTCCTGTGGTTTTAAACGTATATTTTTATCATTAAGTATTGTTTGTAAAATATTTTCTTCTTGATTTTTAAAAGCATCATTATATGACACACTATTACCAGCAGTAGGTAAGAACAAGTCACTTCTTAATGGTGAGTCAACACGGTTTTTTAATTGCGACTCAATACAGGTTATATAAGACTTTATTAATGCTTTACTAAGATATTTAATAAAATGTACATAATCAATTCTGTTTCTGAAATCGTTTAAATATTTGCCAACAACTAAAGCCATACCAAATTGTGCTTCTGAGTCTCTTTCGCCTTGTGTCACATAAACATTTTCCCTTGTGTCAGCTGTTAAGAATTCACCTAGAAAATCATCTGGAACAATGGCAATGTCTTTTGTTGTTTTAACTTTTGCATATCTGTAATATACAGTATCAAGAACTTTTTGAAGTGTAGTTCCATTACATTCAGCAATTAAAGCTAAAATATTTTTCTGTTTAGGATTTAAATTTACATATGGTATGACAAAATTGCTTGTACGTGGTGGAAATGAATTTATATAGTCATGTAACAACTGTATAGTACGGTTAGCTTTATACGGTCCTGATACAGAATCGGTGTTAAAATATGTTTCGTTTAACAACTTTCTAACAATTTTATTTATAACCTCATTTATGTTCATTTTTTTATACAAGAGTCTTTCACGATTATTACAATATCTTCTTCAATCGGCACAATCAATTCACCCTTTGGGAAAACCATACCGTCAGCGACAACCTGGTCATTGAAATTGATATGGAAATGACCTATAAAGGTACCACTTTCATTTGTATCCCTCTTTTTCCAAGTGTATTGGAGAAGATACCTTTCCTCACAACCAGAATTTTCATCATAGACAACCTCAGCTGGTGCCTTGGCAATCTTTTTGATACCAGTTTCAAGGTTTGTCATAGTAAAGGATACAGAGTCAGCTGCCTGAATTGCAAGATAGAATTTACGGAAGTCGGTTTTACCGTCCTGAATAAGTTCTACACGCAATTTCGGTAGTTCGGAGCCTCTATTTATAGAAAAATACTGTGCCATATTATATAAATATAATACATTAAATTATTATAACAATAAATATTTATAATTATAATAAATTGCACGAAGATTATGATAATCGACAACGAAAAAAAAGAATTATTTGAATTAGTGAGACATAAATTGGGTGCCCCAATCCGTAAAGTTGAACTTACTGATGAAATGTTGTGCAGTTTACTAGAAATTGCACAGAGAAACTATTCTGAAAAGATTCAGAACTTCATTATCGAGAGCAACTGGGCATCGTTATATGGTAAAACAGGGTTAAGTTCAATGACAAACGCTGACTGGGCTTGGGCTTTATCTGTCAGAACCCTAGATATGTCAAAGGAGTTTTCATATTATTTTTCAAAAGAAGTTGGTCTGCAGCAACGTGGTCCTTGGGAGTTGAAAAAAGATTTTTTTGAAATTGAACCAGGCAGACAGGTTTATGTAATTCCAGCTGGTAGGGAAATCAACAAAGTCCTTTATGTTACAAACCCGACAACTGACCCCGCATTATTTGCCAATTACGGTGGTATTACAGCTGGCTTTGGCGGAAGTGTAATCGGTCAACTTGGTTTGGGTGGTGGTGCTGCTTTCGCTGGTATGGCTGGTGCTGGTTTCGGTGGATTGTATGCAATGCCTCTTTATGATGTTGCCTTGGTTTCGGCTGATATGAAGGAAAAAAATAAATTCCTTGGCTGTGACTTGGTTTACAAGGTAACGGCAGGACCTGACGGAACACACTTGATTCATCTTGAGTCTGTCCCTGGTGGCAGGTTTGAAAAAATGGGTGGATTCGGTCGCAGACATCCTGCATATTGTTGGTATACTTACTATGACACATCAAACAAAAGTCAGGAAGAATGTGATGATTTGCTGGTAAACGGCGGTTTGCTTGGCGGAAGTGGCAGTGATGTCCTTTTGTCACCTGACCAGATACCTTTAAGTAAAATGGATTTTGCTTTCCTGAATGACCCGTCAAAAACAATCGTCAGACAATTGCTTGTTGGTGAGGCTGCTGAAACACTCGGTTTTGTTAGAGGTAAATTCTCAGGTAACATTAATATGGTTGCAAGCAATCTAACAATGGACTACAATATGTTGATAACATTCGGTCAGAATGAGAAAAAAGAGGCAATGACAGCATTGACTGAAAGATTAACCAGATTAAGTCCATATGACCAAATGGAGAAACAGGCTGGTTTAGTAAAGAATTTGATAGAAATAAGACGTGCAGTTCCTTTAGGAATTTATATAAAATAATTTAAAATTGAATGATATTTATAATAGAATAATGAATTAAAATATATTATAACAATATGAAACAAAATATTACTATAACTGAAAGTCAGTTAAGAGATATGGTTGTTAGGGCAATCAATGAAAACATGAATGAAGGATTCTTTGGCGATATGTTCAGAGGTGCAAAACAAGCCTATAGTAATTATAGAAACGATGCTGGTGTTCAGAACGCTAAAGAAGCACAAAAACAAGCAAAACAAACCATGCGTACAGCTAATAAAACCAATAAACAAATTACAAACGCTAGTCAAAAAGATTTAGCATATCTTAATAATATGCAACAAAGATATGGTGACTTTAATATTAAACAGGGTTTGAATATGTTAATTGCACAGATTCAGAAAGCTGTTCAATCTGCAGGTCAAAATGCTACTAATGCACAAAATAATTATAATACAGCGCAAAATACAACACAACAAGCAAAAAATACAAGAAGTCAAAATCTTATAAATAAAATTAGTGGTGGTAATCAGCAACAACCACAGCAACAGCAACCTCAACAACAACCACAGTCTTTCACTCAGAGTATATCAAATCCTCCAGCTAATCAACAACCACAGAATCAAGCAATGGAAGAAATGGTAGATAGAATAGTTAGTAACTATATTAATGAAAATTTAAAAAAATAACCTTTCAGGTTAAGTAAAATAATAAAGGGTGTCAATTTTGACACCCTTTTCTGTTATTCATATATTAGAAACTTCCTCCACACGGTCTTATTTAAGTTTTTCCTTTAACAGTTCTTTCAGTTCATTAATGTCACCTTTAAGAGACTTTACTTCATCCTTAAGTTGTTTTACTTCTGAACTATCCTCTTTACTTGGAATTTCACGCCTATCGTTTCCATAGAAACCATTTTTCCATCTATCCTCAAAAAGCTGATATCTCATTTCATTGGCTTCATAATTCTTTGATTTTTCACCCTCTATGATTTTTTCATTAATGCGGTGCATTTCTTCAAGATTTAATCTGGTATTGATGAAACGGTCAACATCGTTATGCGATATACCACCATAATCACTGTTTAACGAACCATTTTTATATTGTTCAACAAGCATGTCCACTTGTCGTTTTTCATAGTCAGACATTTGTTCATATGGAACATAGTCTTTTAGTTTATCATTGATATGCATATTATTCTTCAGCTTTTTTAAGTTTTATTTCATAACACTTATCTGTGTCTAATTTAAAATCAATGTCAGTATTATCTATATTTTCAAAAACCTCTGTCTTTTTTTGAAATATTTCGTCATCAATACCATAAATATCAAAACTTTCCAAATTTTTATCGATATTTGTATTAGTATACCTATTAATTTTAATCGGTTCTGTTTTTTCAAGTTGTTTCATACACTTAAACATATCATCGATAGTCATAAATGTAGCAACTAAACGTTGGTCATCATATAACCTAACAAGGTTGGTATCATAAGTAATTTTACAAGTATACTGATGTAAATCAGTCTCATCATCACACCATAAAGTAAACCATGAATAATCTGGGTTTAAATACATGTTACCAACACCATCATCAATAAAATCCTCATTATATCGCGGTAACAAAGTCCAACCATAATTTAACATATTAGTGATAATATTCAATTCACCATAAGTCAATTTTTCGATTGCTCTTCCATATAAACGCGGAAGTACCTCTGTAGCAACCTCTTTATTACTAAAACATCTACGCTCATAAGGCGTTCCATTTATTGTGAAATATGTATTCATTTTTATAAATTTAATATTAATATATAATTTCGTTTTAAATTAATCAAGATACTTTAAGACAACATCTCTCTTAGCAAACATTTCTTCAACACTATCAATATTGTCACCAAAATGGATTATTATCCTTGGGTCTGGGTATTCTTCTGCGTTGTCAAGGTTCTCATAAGCTAAGGCTATTATGTTATCCCTTGAATCCTGCATTGAAAAACAACAGCAATTCTGTGCCAAATCCAACACAATATCAGTTTTAACCTCAACTACATGTTCATACATAGATTCATCCAAATCTATTAACTTTCTTGGAACATTACAGGCTGGAATATCACCCCATCCTTCAGCAAAAACCTCGTCAGGGTTACTTGAAAGATAAAAGTGGTATATATTGGTACCGTCTATCTCAGTACCAAGGTTCTTTACATACACAACCGTGTTTATTTCCTCAACTTTCAATTCATCAAATGCCATAATTAATTATATTTTTCTTTTTTATCTTCCAATAAATTTTTATAAATACCGAAATGTTTAATTTTATCCAAATCTTCAATTGGCACCAAAACTATGATGTCTTTCCTGTTTTCCCTTTGATATGCAATATACGGTTTTTTGGGGTTCTTGTGAACTGGATGTTCCAAGTCGGTGTTTTCCTTAATTAGTTCCATTAATTTGTATCTCTGGAGGAATAAATATGAATCACCTGCTTCCTGCATAATATAATCATGACTACTTGAAATCATAATACCGTATTTAGCGAGATTTTTAACCATTGGTGTTGCACTACCTGGGTCACCGTTCACATTCTGTACCTCAAACCACTCAGCAAATTTACTTGCTTTTGTATCACTTCTGCTTATTTTCTTTGGAGCCTTTTTATCTATTGCACACAAATAACCTTTAGGTGATTCCCAAATTAAATCAGTGTGGCATTTCACATCAATTTCTGGTGTGGTGTGATAACATTTGCCACCGAATGCGTTTTCAATCACTTTTGCAGCCTCGTCTTCGTCTTTTTTAGCTTCCGTAAGATATTTTCCATATTTTTCTTGGAATTCATATCCAGTCATTGGTTTTTGTGAATAAACTCATTATTTTTGAAAGTTTTGTAATACCACATTTTAAAAGCTACGCATAAAGTATCAGCTTTACATTCATCACATAATTTAGCCCTGTCTGGGTATTCTTCATAACATTTTTTACAATCCAATGTATCCATTATTTTTGCATTTTTTCATAATATTCATTATCGATTTTGTTGATATAATCCATAGGTGAAACACCTACACCGATTGTATGAATGTTAGTGAAACCGTTTTCCTCGGTAATCATCGATTCCTCAGGTTTTATACTTCCTTTGTATTTCTGACCGTAGTTTTCAGTTTCAAATCTTTTTGTCGCTGGGTTATAATCACCCCATTTTGTTAGTTCATCGCTGTCAAGAGCCTCGACGAAATACGTTTTGCCAGTTTTCATTGACTTGACAATGAACCTGCCAGTATCATCATTGTTGATTAAGAATCTTTTGGTTATATCTTCACTCATTTTATATTATCTTTAAATAATAATTCTAAATCTAAATAAACGTCTTCAATGTTACAATGACAAGTGTTTTTCTTATTACTATAATATACAATTTTTATTCCGTTTTTTTCACATAATTCTTTTTTAATTTTATCTCGTTCTTTTATTATAGATAACTTTTCTTCACCACCAAAATATTTAATTGGTTTATAATGTTGTTGACCTTGACATTCAATCGCTATATTATAGTCTGGTAAATAAAAATCTAACTTAAGCGGATTTTTATACTTTAACCAATCAAACATTTGTTGTTCTATAAAATCTATATTATTGTCCTTCAAAAATTCTCTTATATTATTTTCCAACGTACTTTTATAACATTCTGGACACCCACACCCCTCTAAATGTGTTTTTAATTTTTGTTTAAATAATCCGTGTGTTGGGCATATAATTTCAATATATTGTTTATTATTTCTATATATGAATTCTGGATATGTATACCTATTATTATGTATTTTATTAGCTCTTTCAATAAAAATATTATAATTTAACCTACAATAATTACGAGCACATATTGGACATCCATGCCCATTTAAATGTGAATTTGGTATTTGCCAAAATTCACCATGTTCAGGACATATTATACATACTTTCGTGTGATTATTTATATATTCGACTTTTGAATAATCATATTTATCACCGTGTATTTGTTTAGCCTTTTCAATGAATTCCTGAGTGTTACTAGTATGTATTTCTGTACATTTTTTAATTCCACATTTAGGACATCCTTGTTTACCACTAATATGTTCATGTGGCGTTTGCCAGAATTCACCATGTTCTGGACATATAATTATACTTTTATAATGAGCATTTTGATAGTTGAATTTACTATAATCATATTTATTTCCATGTATTAACACAGCCTCTGAAATAAATTGTTCTTTTGTCTTTTTCTTTGCCATACTATTTATATTATTTTTTATTACCCAAGTTATATTATTTATTTATAAATAGTTTGGATTTTTATTTTATAGCTTCTTTTTGTTTCTCAGACTTAATAATTTGATTAGATATAAGTTGTTTATAAATAACCTTATCGAACATATCTTGACTAATCGAATCTGTAAACAATTGGTAAATACACTCAACATCACGGGTCTGTGTTAAACGGTAAATTCTATCTTCACATTGTGCGTTGTTAGCAGCAACCCAATCATATGAATTAAAGATAATTGTCTTACTTACTGGCAATGAAAGTCCAACACCACAAGCGATTACTTGTCCAATGAACACTTTAATCTTAGGATTGTTCATAAATTCATCTTGTGCTTTGTCTTTCTGTTTAGGTAACATCTTACCGTTATAGACAACACAGGACTTGCCAAAGTGTTTTTTCAAAATATCCATTTCTTCCTGGAAACAGGTAATAATGACAACCTTTTCACCACTGTCAATGTATTCTTCAGCCAAATCAATGGTATTCTTGGTCATTTCTTTTGCAAGATATTGTCTTACAAGCATACCCTCAACCAACTGGCGGTATTGGTCACTGTCATATTTACCAATATTCTCCTGTGCATTCTGGTATTCGTTCCAAAGCCTATCATATTCAATGCTTTGTTTCTCATTAAGGTCATAATATTTTCTAATAACTGTTTTTCCAACCATTTCACCTGTTTCGGAAGCCAATCTTCTGATGTAGATATCCTTGATTCTTTCCCTTAATTCATCCAAATTGGTAGCATCACCGTGTTTGATAATAGTTCTACCGTCTTTAAGTTGTAATTCAACACCACCACAATACCGTTTAAGAAAATAATTATAATCCCTGGTAATGTCGGCATCAATTAATTTAAGAATATGGTAAAGGTTGATTGGTCTATTGGTTAATGGGGTACCAGTTAACAGGAAAATAGCCCTTGGATTTGATTTTCTCAGGAAATCATAAATAGTTTTATAACGAATTGAAGTATTGTTTGACAATTTTTGTGCTTCATCTATAATAACACAATCATAGTTTTCCCAAAACAAAGGTGATTCAGCCAACGCTTTCTGTATATCAGCCTTTTTTCTTGACTTCTGCATTTTTTGAACCAATTTACCTGTAGTTTTGTCTTTAACCATTACAGGAACTTTAAGTGTATCAACAATATTTCCCTTGGCATCGTAAATATTTTCAATATTAAAAACAGGTTCCATTGGAACTTCGTAGAAATTGTCAATAATATCGTAGTTTATAACAGTGAATTTTGAACCAGGAGTCCATTTCGACCCACTTACAATGTTTATATCTTCTTTCGGTACATATAACACAAGGTCTTTAGTCCAACTAGTCTTCAATGATGCGGTTGTGATTATAAGAATATTTTTATAACCACCAGCAAGGGCTGCAATAATTGATGTTGTGGTTTTACCAGTACCCATTGAGTCAGCTAGAACACACTTTTTGTTAGCAACAAGGAATTTTACACCAGTTTTTTGGTGTTCTTTCAATTTTCTACCCTGTGCCGACGGCATATTGTCATAAACACTGAAATCAATATCTAGTGTCTTATAGTCAATGTCAACCAATTTATCGAGAATATATCTCTTTTTCAGATAAAGTAACTGTGAACCACTTTTTGACTTGACATAACCGTGATAACTGCCTCCCATTTCACCGATAATTCTTGTGATATGTATTTTTGGTGGTATAAAATCCAGATTGAATTTCTCCTTTATAACCTCACCAAGTTCTGGAGCTATCTTCACATTCTTATTAACCTCGATTGGTTCATAGTCATAATTGTTTAATATATATTGCACACCAAAATCTTCAAGGATAAGCCTGTTGTTGTCATACAACGACTTGTAATAACGGATTTGGTTGTTGGTTCCGTCATATGTCTTCAGAATTTCGTATGCTTTACTTACAGTATTGTTTTTTCCCATAAATATAATATATATATAACATGATAATAATATACAACTTTTTTTCAATTCCAATGATATTTATATAAAAATCTTGATATTATGCCGAACAACACATATACACCAGTCACAAGAAACAACATGTTCTATTCCAAGGAAGACTTTGACCTGGAAATGGAGCTTGTTGAAAGTTATATGGAAGAGGATGTTAACCAGACTGTCGTTGTTTACCAGGTTGACAGGAAAGCAACCCAGGTGAATGACATATATAAAGAGGCAAATACCACTGTACACTTTCTTCCGCCTGTGGAAATACCATGTCTCTATGAAATACAAGACCAGACACTGAAATCCTATGAAAACAAGACTCAGACAGGTGTATATTCAATAAGCGGTAACCTTAAAGTTTATATTAACCTGCTTTCATTTGAAAAATATGACTTTGACATCAAAAGGGGTGATTATATCGGTGTTCTGATTGAAGAAAACCGTATGTATTATTGGGTTGTAACCAATGATGGTAAGGTAAATACAGCAAACCAGTTGGTTCTTGGTGCATATAAGACTGGATTCAGAGTGATTGAAGCAACACCAGTTACAGATGCTGAATTTAAAGCTTTATAAAACAAAACTGTATATTATGAGAAGTTTGAACATGGGAAAAATGGAATATGGTGACGGTAAGAGGCTGTCTTTTCAGGAAAATGAACTGAAAAACGCTCCTATTGTACCAAATCCAGTTGAATATGAAGATATTGACCATACTTTTTGCGAATTTTTCAAAAACAATGTTGTTTTAGTTGATGAAGAGGGAAAAATGTTCAACACTTTTACATTTTTCAGTAGTCAAAGATTCAGTGAGTTCTCACAGACATGGGGTCATGATGACGCTGATGGTAATCTTTTAATGAACTTTTTTACCATAACAAGGGAAAATAACCCTAATTGGGGTACTTTACAAGGCGGTGCATTCAATATACCAGGAAATAACCGATTCACGGTGTTGATGAGAGAAATTCTTGATGACACTGGTGTTGAATGTTATGAAATAACATCAATGAGTCAACCTATTCAGGTTGATGTTAAGTATAGGTATACTTTGGTAACAGGAAAATACAAATATCTTAATGATTTTAACCAAAAAGTGAACAAATTGTTTGAATCAAAACAATGTTATTTGTGTGTAAACGGGCATTATATGCCTATGGTACTTGACAATATAAGTGATGTATCAGATTATTCAATAGACGGTCGTAAATTTTACAGCCAGTCGATGGATATAACTTTGATGGCTTATATTATACCAAAGGATGACATTAAAGTAAATATAATACCCAAAAGAAAAAAAGTAACAACTAGTCTGAAACAGTATGACAAGACAATGGTTACAATGGATTGTGATGATGATTCGGAAAAGGATTTTACATTGAATATAAAATTCAATAAAAATGTCTCTAAAGTTAATTTCAAACTGGATGAAAAGATGGAGTTGAATTTTGTTGACAAAGAAAACGCCAACAAGATATCAATGAAGATAAACGATGAAGACGTTGACATATATTCTAAGTTAACAATAAAACCTGGCGACGAAATATTCATCAAATTTGTAAAACCTATAACATTAAAATCATCTGAAATTATATTCAAGGGAGTTTTGATTTAACTTTTTTTGATTTTTTCCCATAACTTATAGCTATAAGTACTTATATTTTAAGTACAAAAAAAAAATTAAATATTTATTATATTTAATTTTTTTCCTTATATCTAAAGTACTTTTGTTATAAAGAACCTATAAGTAAAATAAATATATTATTATTATTGACTTTAGATATAAGGACCTTATAGGGAATTTTATTTTTTTCAATTTATTTTGTATATTGATGATATGGAAGAAATAACAAAAACCTTAAGAGTTGAAGAAATATTGGCGTTGAACGATGCTGTTGAAGTTCTATTTCAAGAACATATTAAATATCCAATAAATGTTGGTTTTAAACTGTTTCAATTAAAGAAACACTTGAACGAAATAAGTGATTATACCATAAACCGTATGGTTGAGTTGTTGCCCGAACTAAAAAATGAGGGATGTGAACTTAGTGAAACCAACAAAATGATATACCAAGTCATATTGAATTCCCTGATAGAGGTCAATACATATGGTATAACACGGGACGATATTTATTGTATAAATGAGACAGAATATAAAAATACACCAGCTGTTGATTTGAGTATTATTGAAAAATTGGAGCCTTTATTTTAACTTTTTGATTGTTATCTGATATTTATAATATATAATAATTAAAATATTTTAATAATATGGCTAAAAGAAATAATACAAGAAGAACACATGCAAGTCCTGGTATATACTACAAGGAAACTGTTGTTGATTACTCAACACAGTCTTTGGGTATCACTACTTTGGGACTTTCAGGTGAAACTGTAAAAGGTCCTGCTTTCCAACCAATTCCAATTGAGGATTGGCGTGAATTCCAGTCATATTTCGGAGGAACAAACACACAGAAATTCCGTGGTTCACAATACCCAAAATATGAGCTTCCATACATAGCCCAGGAATATTTGAAACAATCAAAACAGCTTGAGGTTGTCAGAGTTCTTGGTTTGTCAGGTGTAAACGCTGGTCCTGCTTGGGTTTTGACTGCAACGAAACATGATTGCGAGACTGGTTATGCATACCAACCAATAGATGCTCAACCGATTGATGATGTTTTTGTTGAAGGAATGAAAAAGGAGAATGGTTATTATGTCAACGGTGTCAATAATATCAGTTTAACTGTTCCACAACCTGTTCCTGGTACAGAACCACCTTCAATAACAAATGTCTATGCTGCTGATGTACCTGCAAACACAAGCTTGGAAGTATATTACTTCGACGATAATTTTGATGACCAGTTCAATGGTCTTCCAGAAGGATTGAAAAAAGAATTCGGAACCGCTACTAATTTAAGGGATTATGCTAATTTAAGAAATTGGGGTAATTCATTTGCTGTCATTGACTTAGGATACACAAATGACGGTGTTAGTGTTATTGGTGGTAAATTATCGTTGGTTTATGAGAAAAATGACCAGGGACAAGTTGCTATTATCTACAGTGTTAATGATTGTGATACTAGTACACATGATAATACACCTAATGTTACCGATACCTATACGGACAATATCAAAATGGTAAAAGCATTTGACGAGGTTACCAGTACAGGTGTCGTAACATACAAATACATTGTTTTACCAAAGAATGTATTTGATGATAATGTTCTTGATGACGATATTAGTTATGACACTGCTTACGATTTTAACAAACAGAGATTGTCTGCTTATTATTCAAATTACGAAGTAAGCGACAACCCACACATTGAGGAAACTGGTAAAGGTTATCTTTATATGCTTGATGAACTTGGTACTGTTTGTATTGAAGACACCACTGCAAGTTACGACAATGTTGTAATTGGTGTTCTCCGTTCACGTGGTGAACACAAGAGAGCTGTTATCGACGGTGAAGATGAATGTGGCAATCCAGTTTACAAATATGACGGTATTGATTATTATGCTAAGAAAGTCGAGCTTGTACCAAGTACAACTTTGAATCTTAATGACGATTGTAATCCAGGATATAACACATTGACTGGTGATTTCAATGCAGATTTGACAAATTATGGTAGATTTACTATTAATGTTGACTCAATTAAGGGTTGTGATATTTGTGGTATTGATGATGTTATTAAGCATTCATATTCAGTTTCATTGAATCCAAGTGACAAAAACTATATTACCAAAGTCCTCGGTACTGACCCAGAGGTTGGTGACGCTGACATTTATGTTGAGGAACTTTATGATGTTGCACTTGAACAATTAATTATGGCTGGTGAAATTAATGCAATTAACAGTGAGTTAGTTAAATTCCCTTGTGTAAACATTGTACCAGACCATGCTCCTGTCAATGATTTGTTGACTTTGGATGCAAGTAACCTGTCTAAGAAACATTTGAGGAAACGTTATCTTTATACTTATTCAGAGTCAAAACAGAATAATATCAAAGTTCGTGTTTCAAGTGACAATGGTGCAACTTGGAATGAACAGTTAGGTTCTGTCGGACACATCTATACAGTAATGTCATGGAATAATCCTGCTACAGGTAAGAAAGAATATTTCTACGGTGAATACAGTGACAAGGCAGAATATCTGCTTATGTACAATTATGACAGGGATGTTGTTAGAAACGATTACATTTTACGTAACTGTGTGAAATGCGCTTCTGATGATATGTATTATGTTTATAAAGATTTTGAAGATGCTGACACTGCCAATGAGGGTGATGTTATGCCAATCACATTCGATATGAACAACTATAAAGAACCTTTCCGTTATTCATCAACTCCTTGGATTGTATCTGAGGTTAAAGGTAGCGGTGAGGATATCAAACTTCACAAATTGTTCAGATTCCACACAATTTCAGATGGTAACAACTCAGTGAACGAGGTTAAGGTATCAATTGAGAATATTGACCCTGACGGTGGTGTATTTGATGTTGTTATTCGTTCATTCTATGATACTGACTTGAATCCTAATATCATTGAGAGATATACCAGATGTTCTTTGGTTCCAGGCACAAGCAATTACCTTGGTCTTAGAATCGGTACTCTTGACGAGACTTATGTTAGTCAGTCAGCTTATGTGACTGTTGAAATTAACGAGGATGATATTACAATGCAGTCAATTCCTTGTGGTTTCCTTGGTTATCCAGTGAGAAATTACAATGGTTTGGGTCTTTATGAGTTTGCTAATCCAAATGAGCAACTTACAACCCCATTGAAACAGCCTTATGTAAAATTCAATACAACTGTTGACGATGAGATAAGAATCAAGAAACAGTACTTCGGTATGTCAGACCTTATCGGTATTGACGAAGACATTCTTTCATACAAGGGTGTTGAGGCTTACAATGATGACCCAGATTATCTTACTCCTTGTTTCCACTTGGATGCGCGTATTCTTAATGGTAAACCTGAGGAAAAACCAGAAAATGGTGTTTATTATGTAACTGATGGTACAAACAAACAGGTGGTTGACGTTGACGGTGTGACTGGTTATACCTGGTCGACTGTAAGTATGGCTGAGACAACCGACGCTGGTATTGAACCACGTATCGGTACTGACGATGTAATGGAAGGTACAATTTACGAGGACAAAGCTTACCGTAAATTCACTGTATGCTTCTACGGCGGCTGGGACGGATGGGATTACTACAGAACCTCACGTTCTAACAACGACGATTTCCGTGTAAACAAATACAAAGGTTCAGTTAACAAAATAAGTGGTGACGGTACTATGTTCTCATATGTGAAAGACGCTGAAGTTTATGGTTTTGACGGTGAGACTAAGATTATCAATTCAGACTACTACGCATACCTTGCTGGTGTCAAACAGTTGGATAACCCTAAAACCGTTACACTTAACTTATTCGCTACCCCAGGTATCGACTATGTTAACCAGACATTGCTTGTAAACGATATTATTGACATTATCGAGGAAGACCGTGGTGATTCACTTTATGTTGTTACAACACCTGACAAACCTTTCGGTGCTGGTGACAGTAAAATTGAAATGTACACTCCAGATGAGGCTGTTTCAAATCTTGAAACAAGTGAAATTGACACCAACTACGCTTGTACATATTATCCATGGGAAAAATACTATGATGATTCAAATAACCAATACATTTATTTACCTGTAACACTTGACGTTGTACGTAATATGGCTTATACAGACAATATTAAATATCCTTGGTACGCTTCGGCTGGTTGGAACCGTGGTGACATCACTGGCGTTGAACCAAAACGCAAACTTAAACTTGCTGAACAGGACACTCTTTATGAGGGAAGAATCAACTTTATCAACTCATTCGCAAAAGAGGGTGACAAAATCTGGGGTGACAAGAACCTCCAGGTTGCTGACAACATTATGAACAGAATTTCTAAGAGAAGACTTCTTATCCGCTTGAAGAATCTGTTGCAGAATGCTTGCATCGGTCTCATCTTTGACCCTAACGACAAAACAGTTGTTGACTCATTCAAGAGCAGTGTCAGGTCAGTTCTTGACGAGGTTAAGAAGAACCGTGGTATCTATGACTACTACATCGAGGTTGATGAGAGTGATGAGGCAAGAGACAGACTTGAACTTCCTGCAATCATCCACATCAAACCTACTCAGATTCTTGAATACATCGATATCACATTGTCAGTAACTCCGAGCGGAGTACAATGGAACTAATCAATGTAACACACATAAAAGAAAAGCCCTGCAAAATGCAGGGCTTTTTTATTGCTGTCGGTTATTGTTTATTTTTCAAATATTTCTTTTATAATAATTTCAGTAATCATGGCAACAAACACAGCTTCAGTATCTATTGTTATACATGAATAACGTCTTTCATTGTATTTATCTTCTGGATGACTTGCATTTTCTGGATTTTCTTTTTCCAACCTTTCGTTAATATCATTCATATCAATTTCACGAAAATTGAAATCAATTAATTTTGTATTTTCATCAATAACTTCGAAAATTTTGCTGAAAATATGTTTTGCCTCAATAATATTTTCTTTAGTGTCATTAATTTCTTCGTAGGTGTCATCATAATTCCAATAATCGTTGTTGATTATATCAGATAATGTGTGGTTTTTGAAGAATTCGAAATAATCATTTGTTTCAATTGACTTAATTTCGTTATGTTTTTCGTAATATTCACACATTGTTCGGCGAATAATTGGGAAAATAACATCTACAAACCAATCATGTTTAGAAATAAACCAATTACTATAAAAATTTTTGTCTAAACATAGAGCCTGGGCCATATTTTCATATGCCCATGCGACTTTAAGTTCTATTTCATCTTTAAGACCTTGTGTCAATCCAATTTTTTTCCATCGTTCCAACACATCCTTATCTGAGGATGGTTTAATTAATATTTCTTTTATTTTATCATCTACCATATAAACAATTGTTTTTATTTATTATATTAATAATATAATACAGTATAAAAAAAAATCAACATGTTCTTAAAAAAAACATGTTGAATGAGAACAAATAATTATTTTAGTAGAATTTTAGAATGCTAATATACAATAGAATGGACGTAAGGTAAGGTCAATAGTTGCAACATCATCACCACTGTAATCCAATTCACTGAATTTTGCGGATGTGATGAAAGCTTCCTTGATAATCCACTGTGAAACTGCTGTACCTGTTGGGTCAAGCATTTCAAGAATAAGGTCTCTCTTGTAAGCAACAGCGTAACCTTGACGACCAGTCACTGATTCTGAGTGCAAACGTACCCATTCCATTACAGCCTGTGATGCTGATGGTCCAATAGGGTCACGCAATGTAACATTGATTTCTTCCCAGTTGTAACGACCTACAACGTAGTTGCTGGTGTTCATAAAAGGAATTTCAACTGAAGTCTGGGTGATACCAGGACGTGAACAACTGAGAACCCACCATTCCTGAATTCCCAAGTCAGAAGGGAATCTAAGCAAAAATCTATTTTTTCTCAATAACTCATAAGTTACAGGAGCTTTAATTAACAAATCAGACATATCTCTCTTTAAATTTAATTTTTATTTAATAATAAATATATTGAAAATTATTTTTCTGGGTCAACTTTATCTTCAACAGCCTTGTCAACCAAAAGGAATATTTTTTTCAATAAATCATATTGTGGGCTTTCAGGTGTCTCGGCAAGCCTTCTCAAACCTTCAAGTGTCTGTACACGGATGTTGGTTATGAGTTTGGTAATTTCTGGGTCACCGTCAAGTGCGTTTGGTTCTTTGTTTTCCATGCCAGGCATCTGTGCCTGTCCCTGCATCTGTCCCTGTTGTTCTGGTGCTCCAGGCGTTGGGGCATTACTTTCTGGTGCAGGTGCACCCATCTGGTCATTCATCATTTCCTCACCATCTTCACCATAAACAAGTCCTTCCAAAGTCATTTTTCTTTTACTTGACTTGTTCAACATTTCTTTCATTTCAGAAATGAGTTGTTTTGAATCATTTTTATTAGCCATATTATTAAAGTACTTTAAATTCTTTTATTATATATTAATAAATATATGACTTTTAAAAAAATGACTAATTATTTAAAAAAATAGAAAAATGAAGTCACAACCAATAAAAAAATCCAATGCTGTTCCTATTAAAAACGAAAGAAAAGTGAAGTTGGTCAAAGGACCGAAAGGACGTGCTGTAAAACGCACAGCAAAACAGAAATACGGTACATCAAAACTTGAACTTGATTTTGCCAGGGATTTTCTCGATAAATTGGATGTGAAATATATATACCAATATGAGGCGAAAGATATCGGCAGGTTTTTTGATTTTGCTGTCACTTCATATAATGATGTGAATTTTATTATGGAGGAAAAAGACGGAATCACTTGCATAAAACAGGAAGGGCAGAATGTTCCTATTAGTTTCCTGATTGAAGTTGACGGAGGATTCTATCATTCAGACCCGCGTGTTGTTAATGAAAGGAAATTGAACCCGATGCAGAAACACAATAAAGTGGTGGATTTTATCAAAGACAGGTGGAGTGGATTACACGGTATGCCGTTATTGAGAATTTGGGAATATGACATAAGGAATAATCCGAAAAAAGTTTTTGACGAACTATACAAATACCTGGGAGAGGGATACAAGAAAAAAAGGATAAAGGAAAATAAAAGAAAACCGCATTAATTTAATTTTATTTGATATTTTTACTGTTTTATGTATATATTAATGAATAAACAAAGTATAATATTATGGAAGCAATATTGAAAGTGCCATACAATTATTCAGACCCAGACCACGATTTCGACTGTAGCAAGGAGTTTGTTTTCGACGGTACTGAGGAATCCGTAATCCAATGGAAAAAAATGAAACAGGATTATGAAAAGAAAATGGTTTCCGTCTACAAGAAATACAAACCAGTCATTGACAGGAATATCCACAGGATGGGTCAGAATTTGGCTATAAACAACGAGGGTGAAAAGGAAAAGACAAATTACAAACAACAGAATGTGTACTTCACCGATACCAAAGCGATTGTTAGGGATATGGATAACAAGGAAATCTATATCGAAGACCTTATTAATTATTACAAGAACGGTGAAATGTTCATTATCGACCTTCAATTACCTATATTTGAAAAGAACGAGGAACTTGAACCTGAAATTAAGGGTTGGATTCGTGAGACAAGCAAAATCAACAATTGTGTTGAAATGACCGACGAGGAAAAGATAACTGGTTTTACAAAAAGAGACCTTAAACTTGAATTTCCAGGAAACAAGTCAAGCGCATTGCTTAAAGATACCAAGATGATTGACATAGTGAACAACCACACATTTGCATTTTTGGTTGATGAAATAATTTTTTTAAAAAACCGTGAATAAACATGCCTACAAAAGAAGAACAACAGAGAGCGTTGAACGCAAAAAGAAAACTTAGGGACAAACAAATTGCCCAATTAAGAGCATCAAATGAAATGCTTGAGGCTGCAAAGGCAAACATTATTGAAAGATATGGTGAGGATAGCGATACCACTGAACAGCTTCTTGGCGATATTGACATAGCAAAGGAACAGAATCTTGAACGTGCCCAGTCATATCTTGGTGCCAGCAAGCGTGAGGTTGAGTCAAAGCCTTACAATAAAGTTAACCCGAAAGAGGAAAAGGCTTATTATGACCGTCTGAAAAGACAGGGCAAGAGTGACGAGGAACTTCATAAGAAAGATATAACAAATGAAGTTAAGAATGTGGCTAAGACAGCAGCCAAACCAAAGTCAAAGTTGGCTGAATTAACCGAAAAACTTAAAAAAATTAATTCAAAGACAAAGGATGTTGAAAAGGTTGAGGTTATGAATGATGTACCGCCTGAGGAAATCATTGCACCGAATGCTGGTGACATTACACTGGAGCCAATTGGCGAGACGTTTGATGACATTCCTCTGGAAGACCTTGGAAAACCTATAGGTGATGATGGTGATGTTAACAAAGCATTTGAAAAGGAAGAAAATACAGTTAAAGAAGTTGTTAGTGAAGTTAAACTAATGAATAAACCAACTGATATTAAGTTTTGTGAAGACTTCGACCCAAGGGATGTTCCAAGTTATGTACAATATGATGTTATTCCTTTACCATCAAAGGGTGAGTGTTATTCACATAAGAAAGGTAATATTCCAGTGGCTTATTTAACTGCGGCTGATGAAAACCTTATTACTTCCCGTAATATGTATGAAAATGGCAGTATGATTGATATTATTCTTGAACGTAAAATTTTAGATAAATCAATTAGAGTTAAGGATTTGTGTAAAGGTGATAGAGATGCTATTGCAATTTGGTTACGTGCAACTGCCTATGGAAGTGAATATCCTATTGTAGCAACATATCAGGGTGAGGAAATTCAGAGTACTGTTGACTTATCTGATGTAAAATTCCTTGATTTCAATTTGAAAGGTGATGAAAATGGTTGGTTTAAATACACAACTGTTAGTGGTGATGAACTTAAATTTAAGATTTTAACATACGGTGAAGAGACTAACTTAATTAAAAACAATATGTTGGCGCAAGATATTATTCAAAGGTCTAGTATTGTTGAAAATATGAATAAATCAATTGAATATATTAACGGGTTGGATAATAATGATAAAGATGAAGTTATTGAGGCTTTGAAACTTGTTAAAAACTGGTGCCTTAAAGTTAATTTTAATTCAGATGAAGCTGAACAGGAGGTTTATTCAACATATATCACTGACAGGATGGTTGCTCAAACAATGTCAGTCAATGGAAATGAAGATAGGGAATTTATCAAGGGATATATTGAAAATATGAGAGCAAAAGATGCTATTGAATATAGAAAATATACAAATGAAAATGTACCAGGTGTAGACCTTAATATAACAATTCCAATTCCTGAGTCAATGGGAGGTGGCTCTTTTGACACCTTTCTATCAATCGGAGAAACTATTTTCGTTAATGTATGATAATTATGAGAAAAATTTACAAACTGAACTTTACAGTGTACATAAAAATTTGAAAATACCGTTTAATGAATTGTATGATATGCCTGTGATGTTCAGGAGAGACTTGATAAATGTACATAACAAGATGATTGAGGAGGAAAATGAGGAAATGAAGAGAAAGACAACATAAAAGTTGTCTTTTTTCTATTTATATTTAAGTAAATATATGTATTCAAGATGACTGATGAACAATTAAAAGATTTAAAAGAATCAATAATAAAGGGAATCGCCGAAGGATTTAATAAAGTACCTAATTATGATAGTCAAGGTAGAAATATTGGTGATTTCACTAAACCTATTGATAAAGATGCTAGGCGTGAATATTTTAACAATTTATCTAAACAAAGTAAACAAGATAAAATAGATGATTTACAAAGACAAATTGAAGACTTAAGAAATAGTAAATATTCTAACAAGAGAAGTGTTAGAAAAAAAATTAAAGACTTAAGTGACGAACAAGAAAGAGTTCAATTTGGTATCTCTAAAAAAGATATTGCAATGGGTTTTGCTGATTTGATGAAGGAGATTACTAATATTGTTTCAGGAATAACCCAAAGCATTAAAGCTGGTGTTGATATTGATGTTGCATATAAGAAATCAGCTTTACAGGAACGGAAAAATTTATTTGACCAGACCCAAAAAATATTCCAAGCTAACATGGAAATGACTAATGTTGTGGCTGATAATGTAGTAACAACAATAACGGCATTTACTACTAAAACAGCTACCGAAGCTGCTAGGAGTTTAAGACAGGGGGCTAAAACTGAGGCAGCGGCTAGAATTAAATTGTTTACCCAGACTCAGATGGCTATGAGGGAATTCAATGTAGCTGAAACTGAACGAATGATTAAACAGGAAAAGGAAGTATCTGGTGCAAGTTCATCTTTAATAAAAGGTGTTGGTAATGTTGCCATGGGTGTTGGAGCTTTGTTTGGTCCAATGGGGTTAATGGTTGGTGCAATTGTTGGGGCTGTAACGAATATAAGTGCTAATGTTATAGAAACCCAAACAGCAATAGACACAGCTTATAAAGATTTTAATTTATCTAAAAAGAAACAGGAAAATGAAATTTTCAAAACATTAATGGGAAATATTACACAAGTTATTGATAAAGTAAAAAAACTCGTTGATGGTATAGATGAGGCGGCTGATGCACTTAATGATAATATCAGAACAAGTGATAAAATTTATAGAAACCTTGGTTTAACTTTCGGATATAGTGGTGATAAATTTGCTTCAGCAATGCGTAAGACCGCAATTCAAACTGCTAGAATTTTTGGTATTACAGGGGAAGAAATGAAATCAATGCAAGATAGTTTTGTTAATAATTCAAGTAGAAGTTTATTGTTGACAGGAGATAACTACAACCAAATGACAGCAATGTCAAGGACTTTTGGAATATCACAGGGTGAAGTTGCTGGTTTAATGGGTACTATGAACATCTTTAATGTTTCAATGGATACTAGTTATAAAATGTTTACCAACATGTATCATACTATTACTAAAATGGGGTTATCAACAACTAAATTTGCTAAAGATTTAACTAACAATCTTAAACTGGCACAAAAATACAATTTCAAAGGTGGCCTTAAAAATATGATGGAATTGAGTAAGTGGGCACAACAGACACGTTTCAATCTGAGCACAGCTACATCCTTTGCTGATAAATTGGTCAATGGTTCATTAAGTGACGTACTTGAGACATCGGCTAAATTACAGGTGTTGGGTGGTGCGGCTGCAACATATTCAGACCCGTTTGGAATGATGTATGATGCTGGTGCAGATGTTGGTGATATGGCTAAGAGAATGGCTGCAATATTCAGTGATATAAATCCTAGGTTTGATGCAGAGACAGGTGAGTTTGTTTTTGATGATTGGTTTGAAAACAAGATGATTAATGAACGTGCGAAGATATTAGGAATGGACCAAGGCGAAGCACGTGACATAATTCGTCAGAATCGTAAACAAGGTATGATAGATAAAGTTTTAAGTGGATTTAATTTAGATAAAGATACTAGAGCTGAAATTGGCAACAGGGCTGAATGGGATAATAAAACATTATCATGGAAAGTTAAAACAATAAACGGTCCTATGAAGATGGAGGATATTGCTAATATGACCGATAAACAACGTGCTAGAATATTATTACCAAATAATGAAAAGGATAGTTTGATTGATATTGCTAAAAATACTAGAAGCATGGTTGAACTTGAAGAAATAAGTGTTAAATATTTTCAAGCAGTTGCTGGTAGTATGCTATATCCTCTTGCAAAAGAAGCTTCTGATAAAAATATTCAAACACAAAACAAATTACTTAGTAGTCAGACATATATATCTGAATTAGGTAAATCAATGCTGGAAACTGCTGATATAGCGGCAGTTGAAGCACAAACAACATTAGACTTTATTAACAATAATCAACCATTAATTGAAGATTATAGAAATACTGTTAAAAAAAATATTGCACAGATTGGTATTATAAGTGAAGCTGAAAAAAACATTCTACAAGCTTTAGAAGAGGGTGGTATAAATAAAATGGGTGAATTGGTAGCTTCAATAGCTGCAATAACTAATGAAGAAGATAAAACTAAACGTGATAAATTAATAGAAAACTTATATAATACATATAAAAATGACCCTGTAATGTCAAGAGTGGCACATATATTAAATGGTGAAGAAGAAGTTACAGTAACTCGTCAAAGTCAAATATCTGAGCTACTACATAGACTGGATAGAAGTTTAGATGAAATGGCTGAAGCTCAAGGACAATCAAGAATACCTTTTAACGATACTACATCAGTGTGGTTAAGAGACAGTTATACATTCTGGAGACCACGGGGTACTAAAGATGGTGTTGGAAATACAAATGGTGGTATTATATCAGGTGCAAGTAATGTGAGGTCAATAAATGACGGTAGATTTAATGTCAGGACGGCTAATACTGACCAATATTTAGCAGCAATGCCTAACGGTCCAATAGATAAAATATTGCAAGTTCTTATACCAGGGTTATATGCTTTATTATCAAAAAATAACGCCCAATCAAATGATGTTAATGTTAATCTTGGAGGTAGTGTGGAATTTAAACTTAATGGTGCAACATATAATATTGATATGATGAACACAGAGTTTAGAAATAATCCAGGTAAATTCATACAAACATTAGCATTAGCGTTTAGGGCTGGTAATATAAAAGCCAACGGAAAAAGTGAAAATAATATTTATTATATATAAAAAACAATATAGATAATATATATAATATAGTTAACAGATATTTCATATAATGGCAAGTTATGATGACATAGGAAGCGGTTCATTGGGAAGCTTCGGTGAAGTTCTCCGTGATATGACAATCAATACGGCAATGACAATAGCCAGGGGGTTGAAGGTGGAACTGACATCAACCAACATCGGTAATTTCAATAAAATGAATCATGATTTTATGACCCTCCATATGATGCGTAATGCTTATGAGAGGGTAATCACGTTGAACACTGTCGGTGAGAATGCCTATCGTAACGGTGACGGTGATGCTACCGCTACCCCTGCTTTCTATCCAAGTTATACCAAGGGTACCAACTATATGGAATTTGTCACTGACGCACACGATGGTTCAAAGATGGGTGAGATGACAACTCGCATACAGAAGGCTGGTGGTGAAAACAAGAATTTGTATTTAGATGATGACAATATCAAGGATGACCAGGTTAATTTCACTGGTAAATACACAGACAAGAATTCCATTTTATATAAGACCAAGAGACTGATGCGTAATAATAAACTAAAAACTATTATTTCACAGTTTCACACCAATGGTGTTGATTATAACGGTCAGGTTGGTACAAAACAGTTTGGTGAATCACATGGTAGGAACTTATTGAGAAAGGAAGTTGTTGATGGTGGTACTCCTTATTCAAGAAACGGATATGATGACCCATATTGTAGGGTATGGACACATCATTACAAATATGATAATTTTGAAAAGACAATAAGGGGTGCTAATGGTGATATCAACACATGGGAAAATTTCTTTTGGGGGATTGAAACCTATGATAAGGATAATAAACTTGTTGGCGATGGACATCATAAGGATTTGACTGAATATGGAGTTAATGGAGAGAATTACGACTATGCCTGGAGAAGTAAACATAATCAGGACAGAAGAAGACAGAATTCAGTCCTTGACCCAAAGGGCACTGGAACCAATCTTGTTAATATAACTCCTAAATATTTGGGTGGCGAAAATAAAAACATACATACCAAATCTTGTATGTTTTCAATTGAGAATCTTGCTTGGAAGGATTATGACCCTTATTCATTTGAACAAGCGTTGTCCTGGGAGCAGAGGGGACCATTCGGGGGTAGGATTATGTGGTTTCCGCCATATGACATACAGATACAGGAAACTGCTTCAGCAAAATGGAATTCCAATGAGTTCATTGGTAGGGGTGAGCCTGTGTACACATATGTCAATTCAGAAAGGACAGGTAATTTGAGTTTCCTTATGTTGACAGACCATCCGTCTTCTGTTGACTATGCCAGTTGGTGGACTGACAATGATGATGCTGTGGAAAACAAGGGAAAAGATAGGGCAAACGGTAATGCTGAAAATGATTATCTGAGGTATTTTGCTGGTTGTTTTGATGGTGATGTTGACAATAAGAATGATATGACTGGTGGTTTACATACAACACCGACATATTTAACTGATGAATATATAAATTTAAACCCACCAATAGTAAAACCTGATAAAGACACAAGAGTAGTGACAAAACAAGAACAAGAAAATGTTACTAAACCGACTATAGTTAAATTCAACGTTTTTTTCCCTAATGATTATTCTGGACGTGATGATAGATATTCAAACAAAAAGAATAATTCAACTGTTGATGCTATAATGTATCTGTTGTTTGGTCATTATACACAAAAAAACAGTAGTGGTGATATTGCGTTAAATGATAAAGATATTAATACATTATATACAGACACAACCAAATATAAGGGTTATGAAATGACAGGTGATGAAGACCACGGTATATCATCTGTTAAATTAACTAGTGATATACAAATGGGTAATTTTAAATACAGGGTTGATAATAGGAATAAGAGCGAAAAATTAGGTAGTGCAAATTATAGTGATAGTAAAAACTACAATTTGAATTACAAGTTGAATAATAATTTAGTTGATGAGAACACTTATACGTTAGCTGAGGTTGCTGCAGCGTTTTATTTGTTAAAAACAGGAAAAGTAGACAATAGTATATCCAAAAGTTTAATTAATTTAGGAGTAAATGACCAAAGAGTTAATAATATATATAAAATTTTTAAAGAACAAACATTAACTAGGATATCCTGTAAAGGTACCGCTACAACACATGGCAATCAAAAAAGTAATGAACAATTGGTTAAAGATAGAGCAACCACAATAATTAGTTGGCTTAAAAGTTATACACAATGGAATGATATTAAAATCGACCCAAGTGATGTTGCAGATACTTCAGCACAGGTTATACAATTTAAAAATAAGGCTGATAAAGGAAGTGTTAGTTCAAGAGAGGCTAAAATTAATAGACGTGCTGAGTGTACAATGGAATTCAGTACATCTGAAACGGTTGAAAAAACAACAACAACCATTGAGGAAATTGAATCAGAAAACGGTCATCCAGTATATAAAGGTTTTACTTGGATGGATAGTGTATTACAGCCAGATGGTACTATGTGGCATATTTATTCAAAAGACAAGATAATTGAATATTTTACACAAGAGGCTAAAACAAATAACAATTATGATGATGGTACCAAAACAGATACCCCGATAACTGACACCACATTGTTGAATATATTCAAAGACCGATTGTTTGAACCAGAAAAACAGTCATTCATTAAAACCAGTCCAAAATACCGTGGCGATTATGATAATGTTAATATATCTAAAACCACAACGCCTGAATGTGTTGGATTTGGCTTTTACATAGAAGGTCTTGATTATTCAAATGACGTAAGACCAGTTCAATATGTATATGATGGTATATTTAGTTATAGTAAAGAAGCTGCTTATTGGAAAGATAATGGTTTGTATGTTTTAAAGGATGATACTGTATACCGTGGTGAATGGGATTATGATAAATTTTTGAATATAACAGATTTGAGACAATATTATAATGTAGGTGATATTGTAATGAAAAAGGATGATAATGACAATGAGGTTTATTATACCTGTTTAACTAATTTTGAGGAAAAATATATTAGATATCATGATTTCGATGAAACTAAATGGGATTTAATAACACGTGACAATATTGTTGAAAATTTAAAACCACTTCCATACCTTTATATTGATGAATCATGGGATGCTATTTCAAGTTCAGATGGTCATATTGATGTTGGCTACATTTATTATAGTGAACATCTAGTTGATGATAAATATTATACTGAATTTAAATTATGTGTAGGTTTTCAAAATCCTGAATTAGTAAAAAGTCCTTCAGGTGGAAACTGTTTTACTATAATCGAAAATTGGAAGATTTTAAAGCAATATATGAAAAATGATTATGTAACAAAAGATGATGATGTATATAAATGTATTTCAAGCACAGCAACAACACGAGGTAAATGGGTAGAATCCGAGTGGGAAAAGGTTGATGATATTACAGATTTATGGTATGATGAATTTAATGAAAATGTTTCTGTATGTAGTGGTGAATATTATAATACTAGTGATACGAGTCCTGAAGCTGAAAAAATTAGAAACAGTTATTATCGTAAACAACGTACCCCTCGATGGGTTGATATGTATATATGGAGTAATAATTTAGTTGATGCTCTAGATGGTATTGTATGTAGTAAAACAAACCCAACAGGAAAATATGACGGTTTATATCCATATAAAAAGGATGATATTTGTATGAATGTATTTGAAGGTGAAAATTTTAATTTATATTATAAATTAAAAGAAGATTATCCATATAATCCAGAAATAGAGTTTTCGCTTGACGATTGGGAGGTAATACCAGATGCTGAAACTTACCAATATACATTTAATTGGGAATTGATGGCTATTGTTAAGAAAGTTGCGGCTTTATTATGTAAAAGTGTTAATGAAACTTTAAAGAGTATACTTGGAATAAAAGATACTGATGATGACAAAGACAAATATAAGGAATTTATTATCGATAACAATTCTGATAATAGGGGGGATGAATTTTCCTGTATCTGGAAATATGGAAAAACTAATAATCTCGCTGAACAAGTGGAGGATGGAATGAGTTTGGCTGTAACAAGTAGTCGGTTGGAACCAGAAAGTGACCCTAATAATCCAACACCAGCACCCCCTATAAAATTTTCTTCAGATGAAAATAACTACATGATTACTATGTTAGAACAGAAAAAGACAACACTTGAAAATATAACAAAACTTAGAACTTATGTAATTTTATACAGATTGTTGGATTGTATAACAAGAGTTAAAGATAAATCGGGAGAAAGGGATGTCTGTGATGCCCCGAATGATGAAAATATGGTTTTGAATAAAGACAGATATTCTCCATTTAAAGATTGTTCTGACGAACTTTGGGTTGATAGGGGTGACGGTATGTTAATTCAAGGGTGTTATCTTATTAATGGTAATAATGGTGTAATGCCTAGAAGTAGTGAACTAAACAAGATAAGGTATGACCAGGAATATTATTTTTACAAACAATATGAAATAGACCATCCTCTTATGTTCGAGAAACTTCAGAAAAAATTGAAATATTTCAATCCAGCTTTTCATTCAATGACACCAGAGGGTTTCAACGCTAGATGTACTTTCTTGCAACAGTGTACAAGACAGGGTAATACTAAAACCATGTCAGATTTAAATGGTAGGACAGCTAACAACTTGGCATTCGGTAGACCACCATATTGTGTATTGAGACTTGGTGACTTTTATTATCAAATGATTGTAATTGACAATATTACATTTGATTATAATGTTTCAGAGGGATTACAATGGGATTTGAATCCAGAGGGTAATGGGGTACAACCGATGTTATGTAAAGTTAATATTTCATTTAAGTTTATCGGTGGGGGTGACATCACTGGTCCTGTCCAGAGATTACAGAATGCTATGTCATTCAACTATTATGCTAATACATCATTTTATGATAACAGGGCTGACAGAGTTGAATATCAACCAACCAATTGGGCAACAATGGGTGGAGCTGGTAATGACGATGTTGATACTAAGAAGTCATACGCTTATTTAGCTAAGAATTATGACACAACACCTGACATTCTAAAACCAAAATATTCTGATGTTATTAAATAATGAAAAAAATGTTAATTTCCGAATCTAGGTTACACCAATTGATAACCGAAATTGTCAAATCGGTGTTGAATGAGACAAGTGCTTGTCTTGGCGCTAGCTATGGTTCAGTAAGAGCTTTGGCACATGGTGTCAAGGATGGTGACATTGACGCAATTGACCAGGCTTCATTGATAATGATGAAATACGTACCAGTGAATTCAGTTCTGATACCAATACCGTCACATAACGGGTATGCGACATACACACTTAAATTAGCAAATTTCATAGCCAAACGGACGAAATCAAAAGTTTTGGATATATTGTCCAGTAAACCAAGGGAAATGTTGTACAAACAGAAGAAAATGGGTGTTGATGTGTCTAAAATCAACCTTGAATTTCAAGTTGTTAATGATGATAATGTAAAAAATATGCTACAGTCAGCAAGGAATGTCATTTTAATTGACAATGTTATTGACAGTGGAGCAACATATGAACAAGCGAAAGATGTAATTAAACAAGTTTATGGAGTTGATGCCTGGTTGCTTACGTTAGGGGCAGTTGAGAACCCGAAGAACAATTCATATGATGTCATCAGGAGTATATATCCGAAAAGACGGCGTTTATATAAAGAAAATGAAAAAAGGGGGTGATGAATAACCCCCTTGTTTTTTATTGTATAAATAATTATATTATATATAATAATAAGTATTATGGCAGAATATTATAATCGTTACAGTAAATTAATTAAAGATGGTCAGGTATTTGCAAGAGTGCCGTTTGCCAAGATACCAAATGTTGCCAGTGATATATATGTAACATATGATAAATCCAGGATGAGGATGGATATGTTGTCATACAAATATTATGGTGACCCAAATTATGCTTGGTTAATATTGCAAGCAAACCCAGAATACAGCGGTTTTGAATTCTCAATACCAAGCGGTATTGAATTGAGAATACCTTATCCGTTGGATTCAGCAATTTCGAGATATGAAAGCTCACTTAATATTTGGTTAAATGAACATACAGATTAATCATGGAATACGGTAAAGGCAATAGAATATGTTATGTTGACCCCAATGATGTAAGGGGTAATATAAACGGTGTACCTTTAACACCAGATTATACTGATTTCACTATATGGTGTAATTTGATTGTTGAGGGAAGTACTCGTGCTAATAAAGACACATATCAGCAAAGTGGTAATAATAACAATTTTTATATATCATGGAATTTAACTAGTGCAGACGGTAATCATTCGTTTTTTAGTGGAAAGGAAATTGGTGATTATAATTTTTTAACAACTGATTATACTAATATTGATTATAGTGAGATAAAAGACCGTACAATAATCGAGGGGTTGCAAATTGAAAATATAGATATTAATTTTGTAAACTATCAGTCACCACAGGTTACGATAAAATTCATTGATATACGTGGTGGCGGTTTTTTTGGCAGGGAAGAGGCAACACATGATGAATACGGACAATTGAAAAATCTGTCCAGAGACAAGGAAAACAAAATTATAGACAATTTTTATGCTTGTTTTGTATCATTTCCTTATCCAAAGTTTAAATTACAAGTGAAAGGTTTCTATGGTAAACCAGTTACTTTTCAATTAACTTGTAGCAGTTTTAACGGTAATTTCAATTCCCAGACAGGTAATTTTGAAATAACAGTTCAATTTATTGGTTATGAATATGGACTTCTTGGTGATATTCCATTTAGTTTGTTGGTTTATGCGCCAAAAACAGTTTTTGGTGGAAAATATTGGAATGAACATGTTAATTCTGAGAAATGGGCGTTGGATAATAATGGAGCAAAACCCAGACCATTATATGAATTTTTTGAAGCTATTAAAAGTGAAATGGCAAAGACCGATGGTAATACTGATTTATTAGAGGGTAACAATACAAAGGCAACAGTATTAACAGGTATTCAACAACAGATAAACTTACTAAATGAAATAAAAACCAGTTTATTGGAGTTTCAGAATAACCTTAAAAACACTTTTGAAAGTGTATATACTATTGATTGCACAGATAGTGACAGTGAAAGTGTTTTTATAATATTTAACAATAGTAACAGATACCGTGTTACACAGGATATATGTAATCAACGTAATGAAATTAAAAAACTTGTTGAAACTTATAATGCATCATATTCATCTGATAGTGGTGGTATTTCATCAGATATTATACCCAATTTTGTAACAAGTAACGATACTGATTGGGTTAGTGGTGATGTATTGTTTACAAATTTTGTGAATAATGATACAGAAATATTAGTTTCAACAGAATCTAATACCCAAAAGGATAAATTGTTAGATAGTAATTTATCAGCGGTTGGAGCCCAATTAAATAAATTTTACAATAATGAAACGTATACAATAACGGAAAGTGTTGCTTCAAAATTATATACAGAATTAAGTAAAAGATTATGGTTTACACTAAAAAATAAATTTTATACATTTGCAAATGTAATTACTTTTGGTGGAGGTGAAGCTGAACTTAATAATAAAATTTTACAATTGAATAATGAATATACAAATCTATTGTATAACCTAGAATCCAATAGTCAAGACTGGATGATGCAAAAAATACAGGTACTTCCGTATATCGGAAGATTCTATAAAATGGTGATGTGTCATTTGGAAACATTTGTTGCGTTTTTTAACGAATCAGTACAGCAAATCTATAAAGATATTGATGCTGGTAGGCGAAAACCAGAATTATTAGGTATAAAAAGCTTAGATTTATCAACAGACGCACCTTCAGATACGTTTTCTAAAGGTGTTCCACCATTTCCTGCTGTGTACAAGGGATATAACACAACGGCTGAAGCTGACAACGACCTTAACGGTAATGACCCACAACATTCAAATGATATTGTTAAAGATGTATGGATAGGTGATTTCAGGGGTCATTGGGTTGAGAAAAGAATGGTTGATGAAATATATAAAGCTGCTATTAATGATGGGAGTGGTAATGGTGATACTTTAGGTACGTTTAATACACAAACAGGTAGTTACAATAATAAAGATTTTAATCCATTTACATTTATTTATGATATACCAGGATACGCATATGATACTGTGGATGGCGCTTTGTTATTTATCGCTCTTCAAGCTGAGATTACGTTACATATTTTACAAGATAGTGACATAAATCCAGAAAACGCAAAAAAATGGGGAGAATATAATGCTTATATTTTTGCTAAAAATGAGGCTAGTGGTAATGGGATTGTATCAAAATTAAACACTATCCCTGATTTAGGGGCATATTTATATAATTCAACTGTTGGTGAAGATGCGTTTTTGAGTAATCAAACACAATACGAATATGAGTTTACTCATAGATATAACGGAAGACACCCTATATTTATCCCTATTAAAGATAAAGATTATTTGAAATATAATTATATAACAACCAAGTTATCTGATTTGGAATTTATTCCTGTGTCTTCAGTACGTTCAATACAAAATTCGAATCCAATACAAGCTGAATATAATATTGACGAAAATGAAAATATAACGCCAAGGTATCCAGAAAGCGCAAACACGTTCATAGTTAATGGTTCAACAAATACCAAAGTTTCCAAATACAATAAAACAAACCAATTTGGTTTATTTGACACAAATATGGTTAATATAATACAAAATTTGTATAATGATTTTACTAAAGGAAATGTAAAGATTGGTAAAAAATTATCAAAAGAATATGTTAACATTTTAAAAAATTGTGTATTAGTTGATAAAGCCAGATATGAAATATATCATGAGACTGCTTGGGCAAGTTTTATAAAATACAGTGATTATAATAAAACAATACGCACATACCAAATTGATATTAATAAAATTAATGATGTGTCTTTGTCAGATATAAATAAATTAAATAATATTCAAAAATACCTACACTAATGGCAGATAATAATTCAAATGAAATATTATATGTACACGATTGCCCTGTCCTTGCAAGTTATAATGGTACAAGCACAGTATATAAATCGGTTAATTTATTCTCACATTCAATATATTACATACAGAATCAAATACCAGAAACAGAGCAAGAGGATGGTAGAAGAGATAAATGTAAATGTCTGTTGTTTTTACATACATTACCTTTTACTTATAATATTAAAGATGAATTTACCTGCTTTAATAGAAAAAATCCAATTGGTGGTATTGAAACCATTCCGTATGGTTATTTATTGTTTTTAGGTGGAATATTGTGGCGAAAAAAATACATCGAAAAAAATCACAAAGACCCGATACTTTATAAAGAAGGTAATGATTTGTGTTATTTATATCCAGAAAATGATTGTGTGTTATTATGTGAAAACGATAAAGATACTTACTCATTTTTTATCACATCTGGTATTGGTGGAGTAGATACAGATTATAACAAACTTGATAACTTTTTAAAAGTTAATAATGACAGTGTAATAGAAAATAAATTATTAGAACTATTTGAGGAATTTGTTAATAACGGTTTTCAGGAAGTTAAAAGATGTTGTGAATTAAAGAAAATAGTTAATAATAGAGAAACCGATTTGACTGGTACAGATATAAAAACAATAATCAATGAACTCACTAGTCTTAAAGATTTAGAAAGAATTACTACAATTGGGGATGTTACCAATGCATTGATGGGTGGCATGCAATTCGGTACTCAAAAATTTACATTATCTAATTTTAGAAATAATTATAAGTTTGGTTACATTGCTTTCGATTTATTATTTACATATTTTACAGATGAAAATATGATAAGTAATATATACAAACTAATTTATGACAATGAGTATTTACTGGTGACAATACCGAGTATGGATTCAAATCCTAACGGCATTAAGAAAAATACTTTGAAAAATTATTTTCAAGGATTTAATGAAATGCTGACAGCATGTGGTAAAATAATTGTTGAACAACAAGCTATTGATGAAAAGGTTGATGTAGAGGATAAAGATGTCAGGGATTTTAAGTGTGAGATATACCACACATTAAAAAATATATGGGATAGATGGCTTTGCAATTATTACAACAGCAAGGCTGGTAATAGTTTGAATATGTTCAATGTTGAGAACTTTTTTGATAATAATTTTGTTTTTATTGACAGTTTTTATAATAACATTTATGATGTTTTGAAATTGAACTGTAAAGTTTTATATGATTTTTATAATAACCAAGACAATGTTCAGACATATTTAGGTAGGTCCACAATATCTTATTTAGGCGGTGTGGCTGCTAAACATATGTGTATGCTTTTCAATTTCCCAGATAATGTGAATTTTGCTGAAATAGATAGGCGTGGTGTAAATAAAGAGATAAATATGGTGCAAAATATGAAAGACATTTTCACACCGTTACCACAAAATCAAGTATGTGATGCAGAAGATGCAAATAAATTCACAGTTGTTTATACACATGGGGCTAATAAACTTGATACAGTTGACCGAACCAATTTTATCCATGATTCTTTTGATATATGGTCATTTGAAGAAGGTATTGGAGCCGCTCCATCGATTTTTAAATATAACGATAACGAATATGACATGGTTCGATTGACATCAAATGCTAGAATGGGGTATAAAGTCCCAGCATTTGGCGTTGCTTATTCAAGACAGAACAATTCACTTTGGAAGAACATACAAATCACTATGGATAACTTCAGTGTCACAGAACAAGTTGTTCGGGCTGAGGCATATATAGCAAATAAAGGTAACAGTGAAAGACATAACATAACATTCTATGGTCAGGATATATATTCAGTGTATCAAGCCTATTCTTATTTAGTTACTATTGAAATGATGGGTGATGCCCAAATCCAACCTCTTATGTATTTCCAGTTAATGAATGTTCCGATGTTCAGGGGTACTTATATGATTATAAAGGTTGAACACAGGATAACACCAGGGAATATGACAACTACATTTACTGGTATGAAAATGTCAAAGGTACAGACCCCTTATACAAAAGAGTGGGTTGCAAAAGCCAGTAAATATAAATCAGTTCCACCTAAACCAGGAATGGATGAGTCCGTTAACGGTAAACAAATTCAAGCTATTGATAAGAACGGAAATCAAATCATGATTGACATAGAAGATGATAAACTTTCTGACGCAATAGTTCAGAATCTAGGAAAAAATAAATATTGTGATACCTTTGTTACTAATGTTTATGCTACACTTAAAAATTCGAAAAAACTTAAGAAAGTTAAAGGTGAACTGATTACTGGTGATTTGGTATATCATAGGGAAAATGAAAATACACCTAATATGTTACAATTATTAGAGAAAGACACCAAAAATTGGACGGTTACTTTATTTTCACCCGTAATAACCAACTTTACGTTTGCTAATATGGTCATGGGTGATAGAAGTGTTGGTGGTAATGTGAGACCAGTGGTTGGTGATTTGTTATTCGGATATCATGATAACAAAGTATCTAGTAAAACATCTGTAAAACCAGACCATGTTGCTATATATCTCGGATACCACGGCGATACCCAATATGTGGCTGAAGGATTGAGTAGAACTGGTAATAAAATATATAATCAAACTGATGGTATACAAGTAATAGCGTTATCCAGAAGTAGACTGTCATTGGAAAGTGATTCTATTGTTTGGTTCGCTAATTGTAAATCATTAAATATAAACCAGACCAGCACATCATCGTCATATCAGAACCGTGTTGAAATACCAAATACAAATACTACTTCAAATACCAATACTTCAAATATAATACCTTTTGTTGGAGGCGACGGTTTACCTATAGTTGACAGTGAAGAGATTACACCATTTACAATTAATGGACCGAACATGGGTGCTAGTTTTGAATTGGTTGGAAATAAGTTGTCAAGAGCTGCGTTAGATAATGGTGGAGATACTATACGATTGTTTAGTAATGGAGTATATACAGGTGACTGTGATGTATCAAGCGACACGATAATAACAAATCTAAAAAATTTAGTTAATAATGTTTTATTACCAATTTATAAATCATTTCCATCCATTAAATGGCATTTAACCTCAGGATATAGATGTGAAAAGTATAATAATACCATTAAAGGTGCATCAAAAAAGAGTGACCATAGGTTAGGAAGAGCTAGTGATTTTCAGGTTCTTGGAAATCGATATCCCGATAATTATAATTTTGTAAGAAGTATAATTAGTGAATTGATTATTGCTCGTGGGATGGCGTTTGACCAGTTTATTGTTTACCCACCAGAAAGTATTCGCCCTACTAATATTGATAAAATTAAAGAATGTTTAGATAAACAAAAAATTGATTTTATGCATATTTCATATAGGAAAGATTTGGGTAATAGAGGTCATTTTATGATAGCTAATGCTAGTGGTAAATATTTTACAATAAGCGGAGATGACAGAAATGAGAAATTAAAAGATATATTCAATTTACAATAAATCATATATTTTTTGTATATTATATATGTGAAGAAAATCGGGAATATAATAACAAAAAGCAAAAGGAACGTGTTTGGGGATATGTTCAATGTGGTCAAGTCGTTTGACGAGGCAATTGAGGGTATTCCCACACTTATCATAGGTGTCGAGGAAGCCAGGAAACATATAAATGGTTTCAATATATTAACCAAACAGTATGACAATGTGTGGTGGACATTCACCAAGACAGAGCGAAGATGTGAGTATGAGGATGACATAATCAGTTTCTACAAATACGTGATATTGTACGGGATGGAGAAAATCAAGTACACTTATATTGACTTAATCAATTATAAATTAAATAGTATAAAGAAAGTCATTAAGTTTCTACGCGACAACACGAAGAAATTTGTTTTCTTGACCAGGAACTCGAATTTTATGTTCATATACAGTGAGAAATACAGTACGGTATTTGGGATATCATTGGAATTGTGTGAATATTTAGGAGTAAGGAAACAGAAAATTTTCAAGTTGTTGAAAAACGTTGAATATATACATGATACCAGCTTTATAACATCAGATTTAAGAAAGGTAATCGGTGGAAATACACATTATATTCCGATATTGCACACATATTTGAATTAAATTTCAAAAAGGTACTATTTATATAATAAGATATATAACGGATAATTATATGAAAAAAAAGAATGTAGTTAAAAGAACAGTAAGGGAAAAGAAAACCCATACAAGGACACCCATCAGGATTATACATGAGGTGAGGAAAGAGGAAACAAAACCAGTTGAGGAAGTTAAGCCTGTTGTGGCTGAGAAGGAGTCTGTGAAAAAACAGAACAGAAAACCTAAACCTGCGCCTGTTGAAACGGTGCCAGTGGTTGATAACAATACCGAAAATAATGAACAAAACAACTAATGTTATGGAAAAAGATGTTTTAACAAATGTTAAGAATATTCTCAATGACCAGCCTCTTCCAGAGAGAAAGGTTAAAGTAATGAAGAAAGACAAAGGTCTTTATGAACGTACTAGCAACAGTACAATCCTTTTGACTGAAGATAATAAGTTAATGCTTACTGACTAAAATGGACTTGAACGAAACTAGAAAAAGAATGCAACAGCTTTATGAATATTCATTCTATCACGGTGTGATGGAGGATGATGACCCTAACGCTATGGGTGGTGACCCAAATGCAATGGGCGGCGCTCCTGCTCCAGGTGGCGACCCTAACGCTATGGGTGGTGACCCTAACGCTATGGGTGGTGCCCCTGCTCCAGGTGGTGACCCTAACGCTATGGGTGGTGCCCCTGCTCCAGGTGGTGACCCTAACGCTATGGGTGGTGCCCCTGCTCCAGGTGGCGATATTGATGGTGCTAATTTAGCACCTAACGCTGGTATGGACGGTGGTGACCCTAACGTTATGGGTGACCCTATGATGGGTGGTGATATGGGCGGTCAGCCAGGTCCTGACGATGATGTTGTGGACATTACCCAACTCACCAATGCACAGGATGAACTTAAAGCTAATCAAGAACAGACTGCAGAACAGTTGGAAGATGTTGATTCAAAACTTTCAACTTTACTGAATGTGGTTGACAAATTTACCAAAGCTCTTGATGCAAACGACCAGAAAATTTCTGATTTGAAGAGGGAACTTATCAAAAGAACCCCAACCGAGGAAGAGACTATGAATGTCCGTTTGAATGCTGGCGGTAATCCTTTCGACCAGAAGCCAGAGGAATTCTGGGATAAGTTTGAGGACATCAACAATCATTACAATATTACGTCAAACAATGAAGCCCCACAGTATCAAATTACAAAGGGTGACGTTGATAATGTTAATGACAAAATAATTAACGATGAATTTGACGACATTCCACGTACTTTACACGATTACTTTGTAAAATAACAAGGTTATTGAAAACAATAAAGAAAGCAGCACAATTTGTGTTGCTTTTTTTGTTAAAATTATGAAAAATTTGTATATTATATATAAGAAAAAAATATAAAAAATACTATTTATATTATATCACATGCAAATCTAAAATAATATATTAACAATTAAAAACAATGACAGAAGATGTAAATCTAAATGAAAATGAATTATTCGACGACGGCTGTGGCAACCAGTCACAAACACAGCCACAACAACAGAAAAAGGCATTCGATGCCAAAAACTATCTGAACACAAGACTCGCAGACAACGAGCAGAAGAGAACGGTTAACATTCGCATAGTTCTCACCGAGGATATTGACGGAAAAAAGAAATTCGCTATTCCAGTCAATATACATTCATTAAAACTTTCATTAAACCAGAACAGACAGAACAAGGTAGCCAAAGGTGGCTATAAGTCATTCATTTGTCTGAACGACCATCATATTAAGGATGAGGTTGGTCAGAACGGCTGTCCATTATGTCAGAAGAAACTCCAGATTTTTGAAGAGGCTAACAAAGCAACAGACATAAATGAGAAGAAAGCTATTTGTAAACAGGCTTATTCGTATGATACAAAGACTTCTTATATTGTGCGTTGCATTGAGCGTGGCAAAGAGGATGAGGGTATTAAGTTCTGGCGTTTTAACAAACACGATGACGGTACAGGTCCATTTGACACAATTAAAGAATTGTGGATGGCTTATCACGCTGCTGGCAGAAACATTTTTGACTACAAAGACGGTATTGATTTGATTCTTACCCTTACTAAAGCTCCTAAAAAGAGTGAAAATTCACCAGATAAAACCGCTATCAAGATTATGGCGGATGTTGCTCCAAAACCATTGGGTACTGATGAACAGATTGAAATGTGGGTGAACGACATAAAGGACTGGAAAGATATGTACCGTGCCAAGTCATTTGATTATCTTGCTCTTATTGCAGATGACAAGACACCCGTTTTCGATGCAGAAAACAAGAAATGGGTTGCTTGGAAAGAAATCACTGACAAGGAAAAGGCTGAACAGGAAGCTGCACAGGAATTGAAGGAACAACCAAAACCTGAGCCAAAGCCTGCACCCCAACCAGTGGTTTCAAGTGATGATGAAGAAGAATTACCGTTTTAATTAGTTTAAATTTATGGCGAAACTTTATATGATTTTTGCCCCTATGAATACGGGTAAAAGTGCCTATCTGTTGATGAAGGCACATTCGTTCCTGGAAAACAACACACCAATTCTGTGTATCAAACCTGCTATTGATGACAGGGATGGTGAGGGTGTAATCAAGTCAAGAGTTGGACTTGAAATGAAGTGTCTGGCAATTGACGCTGATGATGACATTACAGGTATTATAACCGAATACAATGCCAATATGCAAGCAATCGGATTACCTACACCTAAATGGATTCTGTGTGATGAGTCACAGTTTTTGACCGAGGAACAGGTGGAACAACTGAGCTATATTGTGGATAACCTCAACATCAATGTGATGTGTTACGGATTAAGGAACGATTTCACTGGGCATTTGTTTCCTGGCAGCAAAAGGCTTTTTGAGCTTGCTGACAATATTGAGGAGATTAAGCTTTCATGTGCATGTGGTAGGAAAGCGATAATCAACGCAAGGTTCAATGAGGACGGTGAAATTGTCACTGACGGTGAACAGATACAGGTTGGCGGAAACGATATGTACAAGCCAGTGTGCCGCAAGTGTTACCATGATATGGTCAACCGCAAGAATTTTATGGAATAAAATATATAAAAAGTAGATTATATGAGTGAAAATAACAGATTAATTTTGGTTTTTTACACAGATGTGTCACGTGTTTACGAAGACGATGTTTCAGCTTATATGAACGATGTTGCCACTAGTTTAAGTAAAAACGATGATGGAACTGATAAGTATTTTATCCCAGTTTATGAAGGCGGAAGCAGACTTGAGTGTATAAACCCAGTGATGATTAGCGAGGAAGAATATACTGAAGTTAAAAGGAAAATCGATGAAATCGACAAAATCTTTAAAGATTTAATAAAGGATAACAATAATGTAAAAACAAATTAAATTTATGGCAAAACAAGCTATTAAAAAAGGTGCTGGAATCGTGAAGAAATCTGGTATTTCAGCTTTTAAGGAAAAAAAGGGTATGGTTTACACACCATCTGACAACAATGAAGTGACAATCGTCAGCAACGCTGACAAACCAATGGAGTGGCTTACAATGCCAGATGCTTTCCAGGAAGCAACAAAACTTCCAGGTATCCCTATCGGTTATGTCACATCTATTATCGGTCACTCAAATACTGGTAAAACCACTTTGTTGAATCATGCTATGGTTTCAGCACAAAGACAGGGTTACATTCCTGTTTATTTCGATACTGAGAACGCATTTTCATTTGAATATGCTGTAAAGATGGGCCTTGACGCAACTCCAGTTTACGGTGATGTCCAGGTTGAGGATATTGACCCAGAGACAGGTGAGGTTTCATACCACATCGAGAACCGAATTGTGAACTGGGAAGGTAATTTCCTTTACTACAATACAACTAAGCTTGCTGAACAGTATGGTACATTCGATTACAGCACTGGTAAAGATACCACAAAGAACCGTGGTGAGGCTGTTTTGGAGGATATTGCCCGTTGTATGCAAGAATTGATTATTGCCCAGCGTGACGGTGAAATTGACCAGGGTTTGGTCTTTATTTGGGACTCAGTTGGTTCAATTGGTTGTTACAAAGAGTACAAATCACTTTCAGCTAACAATATGTGGGCTGCAGGTGCCCTTTCAGTGGCATTTATGAAAGTTGTAAACGACTTGATTCCTTCATCAAGGAAAGTCAGTTCAAAATATACCAACACTTTCATTTATATTAATAAGGTATGGATGGATAACACAACCAATCCTGTTGGTCCTGCAATCATGCGTCCAAAGGGTGGTAACGCTTTCAAATATGCAACACGTCTTGAAATCCTTATGGGTGGTCAGTTGACTGCTGGTGTTAAGCGCTTGACAGCAACAGCAAAAGGTTTGAATTATAGCTATGGTACTGAGACCAAGATTAAGGTTTTGAAGAACCATCTGAACGCCCCACACAATGTGTGTTACGAAGGTCCGCTGGTTGCAACTGACACTGGTTTCATTTCATTGGAGTCTCTTGACGACTACAAGAAAAATCATGTTTCGAGAATATTGAAGGAATTGCAGAATATGGCTGATAATAAGGTTAGTGTCAATGAAAGTGATATTGAATTCCAGGAATCTGAAGAGGAGGATTAAAAATTTTTTCTATAAAAGAAATAATTTTGTATATTAGTAGTAAATAAATAATAAAATTTAAAGATATGGATTATACAATTATTGACAAGTTAACACAGATGCAGAATTTTATCGGTCTTGCAATGACTGATGCTCAGAAGTTCGACAATGGCAATAACGCCGCTGGTACTCGTGTACGTAAAAATATGCAGGAAATCAAGAAGCTTGCACAGTCAATCCGTGCTCAAGTGTCTGATATTAAAAACGGTGTTGAGGAAGAGTAATTAAAGAGGTGTGGTTGGTTATTGTACCTGCTCTATGTGGGTGCAATAACTTTATTTTAATGCAAGTTAATAATATGGAAAAATTAGAGTTATTGAAAGAGCCGTTTAGAACGGCATATTTGAATGGTGACAGTATTGACTACCAAACCAATCCAAATAGTAAAATAGGTGACCATAGTTATGTAGAAAAATACGGTTATACTCCAAAAATGCATAGTGACTGTAGTTATTCAGCACCTGGGCTTGATGGGTTTTCATTATCAAGTTATGGTAATTGGGGAACTGTTTTTACAAGAGATTTAGATGACGAAGGAAAGGAAATTTTCTTTAATATGATTGAAGAAAATATAATTAAACCTTGGCGTATCCGTGCTTATGTTAAAGGTGATTGTTTTGATTATGAAGATGGTGATGGTTGGAAAACCTATAATAAAGAATCAGGATGGTATGAATGTCAGTGTCCCTATGATAGAAGTGATAGTCAAGAAAAGCTAAAATTTACACTAGAGGAATCCCACAACCCTCCCGAAAAAGGTGAGGTGGAAGAAGTGAAAGTTGGTGATACTGTTAGGGTATATGATAAAGGGTTTTTTTCGTTTATAACAGCCAAAGTAACTGAGATACATAAGGTATATGAACCAGAAACCTTTAAACCAGTAGCTGTTGTTATAATTAAATATCAAGTAGAAAACGCTGTTAATTGTCTAATGGAAGAAGAAAGAGCGTTAACTAGTAAAATATTAGACAATTACGCTGTGTTTAATATGTACACAAAGAAAGAAATAAAGAGTTTTACGTTGAAAAATTAATTATTAATTAAAATATAAGTAATATGAAAGTAGTAGAAAAGCCAAAGAAAATTTATGAGCCAGAGGTTGGCGATTACATTGAGATTAAGGAATACATTAACCCAGGATGTGTAATGGAACACAATGATACCATTGGAAGAGAAGCTATGCTATTGGATGTTACCGCAAAAGTAGTTGATGTAACGGAGTTAGTTGAACCGTTTACAATGAAAAGATTTCCGATGCCGACCGTTGAATATTGCACAAAATCGGTAAATGGTGACCCCATAAAAGTTCTAAGGAAATTAAATAGAAAAAATGACGGTAACCAACACAATAATGTTACAACCATTTATTATTCAATGTGCAATAGTGGAAAACCTGAGATTATTGAAGAGTTTGGTTATGAAGATGACACCCCTACATTTAGAGCGTTTTCAGAGCTAACAGAAGAAGAACAAGAAAAAGCGAGAAAGTTTATTAGAGGAGAATTTTAAAGAAAATTATTAACACATAAAAATAAATAAAATATTATGAAAGTAGTTTTAGTAAAAGAAGACATGGTTGATTTCAACCTTCAAGATGAAAAATGTGAAAAAATCAGTCACAACCTTTTCCGTTCATTGACTGGTTATAAAGATGAAAAACCAACTGCAAGACAGGAACCTTTGATGGTCGTATTCAAGACCAAGGAGGAATACCAGGCTGAGGCTTACAAATACGACCTCGACCTAGACAAGGAGGTTCTTATTAACCAAAAAGGGAACATTTTTTGTTACCTTAAGGAAGAGGACACAACCAAAACTCCCAATAAAAGTGAGGAGGCTACTGATGTCACAACCAATACCGAAGAAAATTAAAGAAAAAAATCCTGAGATTGGAATCAAACCGTTTAACACGTTGTTAATCGATGGTTCCAGTCTCTTGGAACTTGTATTCAGTGCAAGTAAGAAGACCTCCAGTGATGGTAAAGAAATTGGAGCCATATTTGCATTCCTTTTACAGTTAAAAATTCTTCTCAAAAAAGGCAATTTTAGGTATGTTTATTGCTTCTGGGATGGAGATAATAGTGGTCAGCTAAGATATGACCTTAATTCGGACTATAAAGCCAACAGAGACAAAAATTACACCGACAACAACCTTTCTGACTATATGAAAGAGGTAAATAACCGTATTTCATACATGCAGAAGAAGATTTACGGTGAAATGAATAAGAAACCGTCAAAAACTGAGGAAGAAAAGGAGAATTTTCACTGGCAGCGTGAGGTTTTGATTGAATGTCTTGATGAATTGTTTATTCGTCAGTGTTTATATGATGAGACAGAGGCTGATGACTTCATTGCCTACTATGTAAACCATAAGAAACCCGAAGAAAATATAGTGATTTTCTCTAATGATAGGGATTTGTCACAATTAATTCAGAAAAGTTCTTTGAATCCAGAGAAAGACGATGTGATATTGGCTATTAAGAAACCCGAAGTTGGTATTCAGTTTATCAATTCAAGGAACCACACCGAGATTATGGGATATAACTATCAAAATGTAGCCCTTAAAAAGATAATTTGCGGTGATGTGTCTGATAATATTAAAGGTATTAAGGGTGTTGGGGAAAAAACCTTGTTTGATAACTTCCCAGGTTTCAAAACAAAGAAAATGACACTGGAAGAGGTTATTGATGGTGCGAAAACTATTAATGAACAACGTTCTTCAGAGAAGAAGAAACCTCTAAAATGGGCTGAAAACATAATAAACAGAGTAACTGATGGTGCTCAGGGAGATAAAATTTATGAAATTAATGAAAAGATTATAGATTTAAGGAATCCGTTGATGCCAGAGGAAGCAAAAGAGTTACTTGATGGTATGATGTATGCCCCTATGGATGCCGAGGGTAGGAGCCTTGAGAATTTGTACAAGATTCTGCTGGAATACAACATTGACGACCTTAAGGATGAAACCAGATTTGGCAATTTTTTCACTGAATTCAAATTTTTAATAGATAAAGAGAAAAACAATAAAGAATTATGAAGAAATTAAAAAGAAGTTCTACAAACAAGATTATTTTCGGCGTATGTGGTGGCATTGCTGAATATTTTGATACAGACGCAACAATTGTCCGTTTACTGACTGTATTCGGGAGCCTTTGTTTGCCTGTTGGATTGATATTTTATCTGATGGCAGCACTTGTTATGCCGAAAGAATAAATTTTTTTGAAAAATCTTTGTGTACAAAAATAATTTTTGTATATTAATAGTAACTAACTAGATTGTTTAACTTAATAAAAATTTCTAATGGAAGAAAACGAAAAAACAGTAAAAAAAGTAGATAATAGCAATTACCGTGAAAGATTCCAATTTCATTTGAAGGTAAACGACAATATCATTTGTCAGCGCTATTTCAAAATCAATCGCTATAACAGCGATTCTGTTTGTTCCTATGAACTCTATGAGACTCTTGACGATTGTGTCCGTATGATTAAGGATGACCTTGAGTCAAAGAGCAGGGTTTATTTATGGAACAACTGTGGTGGTAAAACTAAATTGACAGGTTTTGCCAAGGACGAGAACGGTATGCCTATCAATGAGCCAGTTTATGTTGACATCCCAGCAAAAGAGTGGGATGAGGATGAGTTTGTTAACCCGTGGGATGTGACATTCAGATTTACTTTTCTGGTTGACGATAACGTAGTTTACGAGCGTATATGGGATGGTTCACAGTACCCGAAGTATGTGCGTAACAGTGTTGACATTACCAATTCCAAGTCACCGTACATTATGGTTCAGATTATGAACAACGGACGTGAGGATTTGGTAGCCAATATTATCAAAAACATCTGTGAGGTGTGTTCAAACAAAGACCAGGAAACCGTAAAACAGTATGCCAAGTTTGAACGTTACGGTATGGATGGTGCGTTTCACAATGCTACATCCAAAGGCGGTGATGTGAAGTGTTGGGATAACACTAACATTGTGTCCGACGATGTTGTTGATTTGAGTAAGTATTCAAAACTGAATCAGTCAAAGAAACTTACTTTCACACCTTACAACCGTGAGTATGTGAATATGTGGAGAGTATATTGTGCTCAGAAGTACGGCAATATGCGTAGAAACTAATGTTGAACTGTTAATGGGGTCAGTAAAATGACCCCTTTTTAAACAATTTTATGGCAAATAAAAAAGTTGATAAGAGTAATTTAGGGTATTTAGGCGAGGATTTCCAGATAGAGTTGGTAAAGTGTTTCATTGAAGACCAGAAATTCTTTATGAACGTTGAAAGTATGGTAAACCAAAACCATTTTACCGACCCTAACTTAAAGCGTATTGTTGGTTTTATGAAAGACCGTTACGCTTTGACTGACAGCGTTGCCAAATATAAAGACCTTGATACACTTATTCGCAGTAAAATCAGTGACGCAATCACGGTTGACCAGTGTATTGCGATGCTTGAGAAAATACAGACGATTGAAACACGTGGCATTGACCTTATCGAGGAGTGTTCTGAAAAATTCTTCAAACAACAGAATCTCACCCAGGCAATTAACCAGGCTTATGAGATTATACAGAAAGGTGATGACAAACGATACGACGATATTGAAGGTATCGTGAGGAAAGCTATTGAAACCAGCAATAAGAAAAACATGGGATTCCACGTGTTTGACAATATGGAAGATGCCCTTAAAGAGGATTACCGTTGCACAATCCCAACTGGTGCTGATTTGTTAGATAAAGCGTTTTACGGTGGCTTAGGTAAAGGTGAGCTTGGTATTATCATTGCCCCGTCAAGTGTTGGTAAAACCAGTGCTACTACAGGTTTTGCAGCAACAGCTGCTGTTACAAAGACTGAAGATAATAACTACAAGGGTTACAAAGTATTGCATATATTCTTTGAGGATGAAGAAGTTAATATTAAACGTAAATATTATGCGTATTTAACCAATATTGATGCATGTGACCTTAGTTTACCTGATGTCAGACCACGGGTGATTGAAATGATAAATGAAAATGAATGGAAGGATATGATTCAGAATAATGTTGTTGGATATCACGCATTGAATGGAGAAATGTCCCCCACTGATATTGAGAGGTTTATTCAAAGACATATAGCAATGGGTTTCAAACCTGATTTGGTTATTGTTGATTATTTTGAGTGTCTAAAACTTGAAAAAGCTGATTCAAATGCTGACAGTGAATGGACTAGGGAAGGTTTGACAATGAGGAAGTTGGAAAAAATCGCACACGATTATAATGTGGCTTTATGGTGTCCTGTTCAGGGTACAAAAGACTCATTCAACCAAGAGATTGTTGGTCTTACACAAGCTGGTGGTTCTGTCAAAAAAGTACAGATTGGTCATGTAATTATTTCATTCGCTAGAACTGATGCCATGCGTAAGGATGATTTGTTGAATATATTCATCAATAAATTCAGACCAGGCAGAATTAAAACAAACAGTTTTATGGGTGTCAAGTTTAACAACGGTACAACAAAATTTGATTTTACAGGTTGCACCGATACACAGGTTGACGATGCTTTGGAAAGTAATCAACAGTTTTCCACAGAGATGGCAATAAGTGCAAAAAATAGTTACAAAAAATAAGAAAATTCTCTGTTTTTTTAGATATATATTATATGTGAAAAAATAAATATAAAAAGTATGGATAAAGAGATAACATTAACAGAATGGCTAGGTGACAGTCAGTTAGGTACTGACATCATTAACAAGAAGTATTTTCAAAAAGGTGAGACGTTTATGGAATGGGCTGAGAGGGTTTCGGGAGGAAACCAGAAGGTAAAACGTCTTTTTATTGAACAAAAATTCATTCCAGCTGGTAGAATTCTATCAAACCGTGGTTTGAATAACAAGGGTATCAAGTCAACCCTTTCAAACTGTTATGTATTGACGGTTGACGATTCAATCGAGAGTATCTATCAATGCTGTTCAAATATGGCTCGTACATACAGTTATGGCGGTGGTGTCGGCATAGATATATCAAAACTCAGACCATCAGGTGCTGTGGTGCATAATTCAGCCAGAACCACAACTGGTGCGGTGTCGTTTATGAGAACATTCGATGTTGTTACTGGTACAATTGGACAGAACGGTCGTCGTGGTGCGTTAATGATTAGTATTGATGTTAATCATCCAGATGTTCTTGAGTTTGTTGACATCAAAGCAAATACTGACCAAATTACCAATGCGAATATCAGTATCCGTGTAAACGACAAGTTTATGAAGGCTGTTGAAAGTGATGCTGACTATTTGCTGCATTGGCCCTGTGATATGGATATCAGCGAAAAGGAAATCAATGCAGTGGAGGAATACAACAAAATCACATGTGTTGAAACAATCAGTGGTCCTGTTTATCTTAAAAAGATTAAGGCTAAGGATTTGTTTATGAAATTAGCCAAGAATAACTGGGATTACGGTGAGCCAGGTATCCTTTACTGGGATAAAATTAGGAATTGGCATATGATGTCCGCCAACAAGGATTTTGAATATGCTGGTGTAAACCCATGTGCTGAGGAACCACTTCCAAATGGTGGGGCATGTTTGCTTGGTGCCATGAATCTTTACAAATATGTAAATGATAATGGCGAGTTTATGTTTGATGAGTTTAGGAAAGATGTAAAGATTGCCACTATTGGTCTTAATGAAATTCAGGTTGAGGGAACTGACTTACATCCACTTGAAGTTCAACGTGAAAGCGCAAAGAAATTCCGTCAGATTGGTCTTGGTATTTTTGACCTCGGTGGTGCTTTGATTAAGATGGGTGTTGCTTATGGTAGTGAGGAATCAAGGAATATAGCATATGAAATAACACATACAATGCTTGTGGCGGCATTTGAACAGTCCTGTGATTTAAATACTGTCGGTGCTGAATATCCAGGACTGTTTGATTCTGATTTCTACAAGAAACAGATTGAACCTTACATTGACGACAAATATAAAGGTCGTTATCCTCTTAACAGTCAGTTGTTGACTATTGCACCTACTGGAACCACATCAACAATGGTTAATGCAACTGCAGGTGGTGGTGAGCCTATGTTTGCCAAGAATTACACCAGGACAACCAAATCAATCGGTGAGGTTGACTATGTGATTTATCCACAGGCAGTACTTGACTATTTAGGTAAGGATTTTGACAAGAACAATTTGAACATTGATTACATCAATGAGCATATGAATAAGCTTCCTGACTATTTTGTCAGTGCGGATGTGATTGAGCCTATTGACAGAATAATGATGCAGGGTGCATTGCAGAAGAATATCGACGCTTCAATTAGTTCAACTATTAATCTTCCAGAAAAATCAACCGTACAGGATGTTTATGACATTTATTTCCAGGCATGGAAGAACGGTCTTAAAGGTGTGACAGTTTTCCGTGATGGGTGTAAAAGAGCTGCTATTCTCAACAGAACCACTGAGAAAAAAGAAAATGAGGTAATTTTCAATACAGTGAATGCCCCTAAACGTCCGAAAGTGTTGGACGGTGACTATTATCAAGTTAAAGTCCAAGGCAAGGCGTTTATCATTATAGTTGGTTTGATGGACGGTAAACCTTATGAAATGTTTGTGTTGCCGTGTGATGAATGTCAAAAGGTTAAAAACCATAGAGGCAAGATTACCAGAGTCAAGAAGAGAGTGTACAAATTTGAATCTGAGATAATGGAAATTCCTAATATTGCCATTGAGGTTGACAATGACTATGACATTAACGGTGAAATTGAGAAGATTTCTTCAATTGTCAACGAGGGTCACAAACTTTCAAAGGGTGATGTTGAGATTATCCGTGATTCGGTTTACAACATCAAGGAATACAGTGAAAAACGTGAATACCGCAATGTTTCAATCCATGTAAGTGGTAACCTCAGAACTGGTATGCGTCTTGAAGACATTATCAAACTTGAAGACAAATGTAATGACAGTATTGTTTCATTCAACAAGGCAATCACCAGGGTTTTGAGTAAATATATGGAAACAAAAGAGGATACGGAAGACCTTTGCCCTGAATGTGGTACTCCAATAGTTAAAGATGGAGGGTGTAATCATTGCCCTAGATGCGGCTGGTCTAAATGTGGGTGATTATATTGTTAATTTTTTGTAATTTTATAAGAGTCACTTCGGTGGCTCTTTTTTTTGTATATAAAAAAATAATTTATTATATTTATAGTGTATAGACAGTAAATTATGGCTAGAACACAGAAATATGGAATTAAGTTTCCAATTAAAATAGAATCACAGAAAACTTTGTTGGATTTGAACACAACAATGGCTGAAGATGTCAAATCCCAGCTTATTCATCTTATATTCACCCCAGAGGGACAGAAATTGAGAGACCCCTTGTTCGGTACCAATTTAATCAAATATCTCTTTAATATGAATGATGAACTTACGTGGGATGATGTTACGTTTGAAATCAAGGACAAAGTAAAAAAATTCATTCCGAATTGTGAAATTGATACAGTTGAGACGCAGCCCACAGGTGAAGAGGGTGAAGGACTTGAAGTCAAAATCAGGTATTCAGTCAAAGAAAAAGACGGAATAACACATTATTATGAATTAACACAAATTATATAATTATGGCAGAATCAAGAATTTCCTATTTGAACAGGACTTATGATGACTATAAGAACAGTATACTGGACATAACACAGAAATATTATCCAGATATTTTCGCTAATTATAATGACGCTTCAATCGGTAACTGGCTTATCGATGTACAGGCTGATATTGCTGACACTTTATCATACAATATTGACAGGACTTATCAGGAAACCAATGTTGACAGTGCCAACACAAAAGATGCCTTATTGAATATAGCTAGGACAAATGGACTTAAAATCAGCGGTCCTAAATGTGCAATTGTTGAAATTGAATTGTCATGTCAAATACCAATGAACACAAGTGCTGTAAGTAATTCTGGTAATAACTTGGCTATAGCTGATGAAAGTTATTGTCCAATTGTCAGACGTGGTACTTTGGTTTCAGACGGTGCAAATACGTTTGAATTAATAGAAGATGTTGATTTCAAAAGCCAATTTGATACTAATGGTTTATCAAACAGACAGATATATCCAAACAGGGATGGTAATGGTAATATTGTCAATTATGTGTATAAGAAACTGACTATTGCCCGTGCTGGACAAACCAGAATATATAAGAAAATTATTACAAATAATGATATTGAACCATTCATGAGTGTCACAATAGTTGACAATAATATTTGTAATATTGAAAGTATTATATTGAAACAAGGAACCAATTTGTCAGGTGACCCATCATTTCCTGAATTTTATGTTGACAAGGAATCATATATTGACAAGAGGGGACTTCCAGTTCAGCGTTATTTCGAGGTTGATAATTTGATTGACCAATACAGGTTTGGATATGTTGTTGATGAAAATACTGATAATGGTTATTATAACCCCGTATGGGAAGTTGCTGAGAAATTTGATTTAGTTGATGAAGATGGTGCTGTTATAGTTGATGATAATGGTGAACCAGTTGAGGAAGTTGTTAGAATGGCAATGAAAGGTCAATGGAAAAGACTTAAAAACAAATTTATAACTGAATTTACTGATTCAAACAAACTGAAAATCACATTTGGACCTGGTATTCGAAACGGTTATGGTACAATACCTACAGATGCTAATGAATTCACTAGATATATGATGAGCCGTATGGAGGCTAACGATTATATGGGTGTTTTACCTGAAAGTGGAACAACGATGTATGTTTTGTATAGAGTAGGTGGTGGTGTTATTTCAAATGTGGGTGCAAATACAATTACAGCAATTACTTCATTGAGAATGACACTTGATGGTAATTGTAATGACCCCAATGACAACAAAAAGAAAATGAGTGTCCGTAATACGTTGACTGTAAATAACCCAACTCCATCTTATGGTGGTAAGGATGCTCCATCAAATGAGGAAATACGTTATTTGATTAAGTATAATGCATCAGCACAGAATAGGTGTGTTACTCTGAAAGACTATTACGCTAGGATTTCACAAATACATCCTAAATATGGATGTCCTTTCAGATACAGTGTTGTTGAAGAGAATAATAAGGTTGTTGTATATACACTAGGGCTTGATTATCAAGGTAAATTAATGACAATGTTGTCTGAGGTTGTTGGTGACAATATCAGGGAGTATCTTAAAGAATATAAGATGGTGAATGATTTTGTTGAAATTCATTCAGGAAAGGTTATAAACTTGGCTTTTGACTGTTATATATACGTTGACAAAGCATATGACAGCAGTGAAGTGATAAACAGGGTTATTGCTTTAATTCAAGATTATATGGATATAAGAAAACATATAATGGGTGAGGATATATTCCTTGGTGATTTGGAAAAAGAGATTTCTAAAGAGGATGGTGTTGTGAATCTTATTGCTTTGAGATGTTACAATAAGGTTGGCGAGGCTAACGGATATTCCAATGATGAGATTAATCAGACAATGGTTGATTATTCATCTTGCGCTAGCGCCAGTCGTTATGATTCACTTGGTGGTGAAATGGATGACAATGAAATAGACCTTAACGCAAGTGACAAGGTGCTTTACAGTGCAATTGACACTATGTTTGAAATCAAATATCCAAATAGGGATATAAAAATTTTTATAAAACAACGTTAGTTAGATACATTATTTCAAACATTAAACTTTTTATAATAAAATAAATTTTTATTATGAATAAATTATCTACTGAAGAATTTATTAAACGTGTAAAAGAAGTACATGGGGATAAATATGACTATTCAAAATTAGAATAATATATTTTTCTAATTTAAAATATAATGAAGATATTATAATAGATGAAGATATTCTATTACATGAAATCAAACAAAGATAATTTGTCCAATGAAATGGAAAACATATAATAAGCGGACTTTAAACAGTTCGCTTTTTTTATAAAAAAAGGTTATATTATATATTATGGGATGTAATTGTAAAGACACGGCTAAGAAAGCCAAGAAATATACGGATGATGAAACCATTAAGGAAGCTCATGGAGCGGAAAGGGCAGCTATGTTTATAAGTAAAATTTTTATTGTAATTTTATTATTTGTTATACTTATTATAGCAGCACCTGTGTTAATTGGGTACGCAGTTTTTGCAGCAGTCACAGGACGAAGTATAAATTTAGGAAAACTATTTAAGAAACATGGGAAAAGAGAATAAATCTTACAGAATCAGAACAAATGTAAACAATGACAGTGTTGTCAATTTCACAGTTGATAATACTATTGACACACTTGATATATTGTCATTGTCAATTGACCAGAAAAACACCTACAGACTTATGGGGTCGAACACTGGTATCATAGCTGGCCGTGTACTAGCTAACGGTGGTTTTGGTGTACCTAATGTAAAGGTGTCCGTTTTTATTCCGTATGAAACAACTGAGGATATTGACAAACAAATTCTGTATAGTTTTACTTCAACCAGGGATACTGACAATAACGGTGTCAGATATAACTTACTTCCTAATGAACTTGATGATGAATGTCACCAAAATATTGGTACTTTTCCTAGTAAAAGGGTGTTGTTGGATAACAATAACTGGATTGATGTGTTTGACAAATATTACCAGTTCACCACTAGGACAAACGAATCTGGTGACTATATGATTTATGGTGTTCCTGTTGGCACACAGACTGTACATATGGACGTTGACTTGTCTGATATAGGTATCCTGTCACAGAAACCACGAGACCTTATATATAAGGGCTACAATGCCAATATGTTTGAAAACACAACTAAATTCAAGGTTGACACAAACATAGATTCACTTGCACAGGTCATAACACAAGACCAATCCATTTATGTTTATCCGTTCTGGGGTGATACAACAGACACTCAGACAAACGCTGCTATCACAAGATGTGATATGAATATCAATTACAAATTTGAACCTACTTGTATATTCATGGGTAGCGTCATTACCGATGCTGGTGAAAATGCAATGAGCCAGAAATGTGTGGGTGGTAAGAAACAGGGTAATATGAGTGACATGATTACTGGTGAGGGTAAAATTGAAATGATTAGGAAAACTCCTAATGGTCAGGTTGAACAGTTTTCAGTCCAGGGTGACAATAACATCAACAGTGATGGCGTTTGGTGTTACCAGATTCCAATGAATCTTGATTATGTAATGACAGATGAATTTGGTAAAATGGTAATGACTGATAATCCAAACACAGGTATTCCGACGAGGGCGAGAGTGCGTTTCAGATTGTCAATGGCTGAAACTCCAAGTGATGTGACAGCAAGAAAACGCGCAAGGTTCCTTATACCGAATAACCCACATTTGATGGAGAGTGATTATCCTAATTTCACTGAAACAAAAGAAATTGATTATGAATTTGGTACAAAGACAAAGGATGAGAACTTCAGGGATTTGATGTGGAACAATGTATACACAGTGAAAAGTTACATTCCACGACTCCAGAAAAGTAGATTACCGAATAATTTGAGACATTTAGGTATTAAGATGGTGAACCATTCTGGTGCAAACAACCCAATGCCGTTTAACAATTTGCGAATTAAGTTCAATTTTATGTACATGTTTTTATGTACTTTGGTGAAAGTGTTGGTTACACTTACCAGAGTGTTGAATGCAGTATTAACAACTTTAGGGTTAGGTTTTTATTTTTTTGGTGTGTTGTTTTATAAAGCAAGTAAAGCTTTGAACTTTGAGTTGTTAGGAAAGTATTGGTTTGAGGGTGTTGCAAAAAAACTGGCTGAATATAAAGGTAAGGGTATCAGGGATGATGACGGTACAACCCCTAACAATTATATGAGAGCTGTTTATAATGATGTTAAGAACAATACAACTGTATGTGATGGTGTTTCTGCTTGGTTTTTTAGATTGTTCTTGAATATTGGGTGCGGTATTGCATTAAATGGTTTGTGTGAGACTGATGATGGTACTGAAATCAGTGTAACACCAGGTACAAATGACCATGTTAAAAATAAATTGAAAGGACAGGGTATAGAAACCTGCAATGACCGTGTTGATATATTATATAATTGTATCGAAAATCAGTTAGCACAAGACAATGAAGTTACATCGTTTAATTTCTATAATGATTGGATTAATGGTGTTGTTTATTTACCTCTATGGTATCGTAGAATTAAGAAAAGAATAAACGGTGAAATCAAGAAAGACGATTGGTGTTCCACTGACAATACAATTGCACAAACAAGGAATTGGAAACGTAATCTGAAACTTTATTCCACCAATATGATTCAAAGAACGGTTTCTTTACCTGGTGGTAAAACAATGGGAAAAATAATCCCATTGGTTAATAATGAAAACACTGTATTATTATCATCGGCTAATAATGAGACTGGTCGTGAATCAATAATATTTAGTAAATACGATAATGACAATTGCTATGGTTATCAATGTCATAAATATGCCAGGTCATATTTTAAAGTGTATAAGGGTCTTATATATGAGAAGGAGACTATGTTAGGTGATAAGGTTTATTATTATAAACCTTGTGATTATGACACATCCACGGGTAATAGTGACCTTGTTACATTGTTTGCAACAGATTTGGTGTTGCTTGGTAGTTTGAATGAGTGTGATATGCATGGTATACCACAATTTTTCAAATGTCTTGAAAGTACAACATATAACATGCCGCCAGATTTGTTATCTGAATCCTATGATTATACAAATGAAAATAATGCAACATCACTTGATGAAGATGATGATTCTGAAATAGATTTGGGTAGTAGAATAACTGAATACACTGGCGCTGACTGGGGTAATCTTGGTGTAGACCAGAGCAATGACCCTAATACGGGTGGTGAAGGTGTTAATGAAAATCAATATGATAACGGTGGGTTGTTTTATGGAATAACTTGTTTTGATTCGTATACCAAACCAAAATCAACAATAAATCTACCTAGAATATGTGAATTAGGTGTTTCGTTGGATGAGACAACCGAATTACCGTCAAGTGAATTAGATGCAACAAGTACTGAAAGTGATTCCAACAATCTTACACCAGATGGTTTTGTTTCATATGATGAAATATACAATCCAGATTACAGGAGTATGTTTGCTACGTTGAATAGTAATTTTTTAAGAACTAAGTTGAATCCTGAGACTGGTTTGATTGAATATGACTTCAACCACATATACCTTGATAATTTTGACGGTTCATTGGAATTGTTAATGAAAGCTAAAACAGTTAACGGTAAGACTGAGAAAAGTGATTTTTTGGATAAAGCAAACTATGTAGGAAATTATAATTTGGAGAAATCAAGTGACGCTTATCTGAATTTCAGATATGGTGATTATGTCAAAAGAAACAACAAGAAGATATACTTTTACGAAAACAACAATATTTCGGCTAAGGTAGCAACTACTAGAGGTATTATCAGTGTGGATGGTAAGAACCGTCAGCCTAGATTTGAAAATTCATTTTATTTCTATTTTGGTTTGAATGAGGGAAAGACTGCCATTGACAAGTTTAACAATGAATTTTTCTCTGACTGTACTAATAAGACAGCTTCCGATGTTCCATATGATATGACATATCAGGGAAACAGTTGGTGTCCACGAGATACGTTGGATGGTTTTATTGCTTTCAATATGAATGTTGACGCACCATATACAGTCAAATTTACTGATAAGGATAAAAATGATGTTTATTATCAGACAAGTATAAGTCAAAGTAAATTTATATTTTCTGGTGGTGATGTCATACCAGAGGGTTATGAGAAATACAGAATTTATAATCTTATAAAAAAAGCAAATGATAATTCTGACAATTCAACGCAGATTGTGGATATAATGCCAAGTGGCAGGTATACGATTGAATTGACTGACGGTTATGATAATGTTTATTATGATGAGATTACTTTTGAATTGCCTAGAATTGGTTTTGTGTGTGATGTTAATCCATTTAATTGTAAAAACAATGAATTGTTGGCAAAATTTAAAGACCTTGACAACCCAGATGATATATATTATACTTATACAAATATCGCCAATTGTGGATATTTCGAAGGAAACCCTGATAGTTTGTTGTATTCATCATATGAAGTTGGCTATATAATAAAGACTGGTGAAACCTATTATACGTTAGATTCAATAACATCAACATATGAAGAGCATACGGCGATAAGTAACATTACTGTCATAAATGAAAATGAATATTATTATAAACATGAACCAAGATTAGATAGGGAAATATATGGATTTATTTCATTGTCAGATGTTAGTGAGAGTGACTTTAGAATTGAGTTAAAACCAATTAATGAGGTTTTCTTTGGTAATAATTATATTGGTACTTCTGTGGATGTTCACTTTGTTGATGGAGTTGCAACTGTTACACCAAATAACCCAACTGCCCCACCACCAGATATTTGTGGATATCTTGGGCACATAACATATGATGATGTTACAACGTTTTATTTTGGCGTTCCTTATGGCAGCCAAAGATATAGGATAACTGTTACCCAATTATGCGGTCTTGATGGCGGAGAATCAGATAATGTCACAACAATTAATGTGATTGTATATGAGGATGAATTCAAAATGTATATTAATGGTATTGATTATGATGTAATCAGTGGTTTTAATAGTGGTTGGAACGATTATCAGTTAGAAAATGGCGTTTTTGAAGATGATGGTGGTAACCACTCATCATTTGAGGAGTCCAGATTAAGCGGTTGGAATGATATATTGAATATTGGCAAATATACATATGGTAGTATTACAAAACCTTTAACTAAAATTGGTTATACTACTTTAAGTAAAAGTGAGGTTATTGCTATATGTAATGTGTTATCCACCTCATATGAGCACAACGGTGGTGGTGCTGGAAGTACAACCCCTTATACATGGACTGACGAATACTGTTTCAATGCTGCTAGTTATAATCCTGATGATTACGAAAAGGGTACTGTACAGAAAAACGTGTATACATATACCATTGCACCAGATGTTAGTTTATATGATGTTAATGGTAACCCAATATCCCAAACAGATATACAACGTAATGTAGTATATTATACAGACCAAAATCATATCATTGAAGCAGTTTTGGATGAAGATTATTTTGAAAATGTTGCACAAACAACGGAAAACGTAACAAGATACGATTCCATTTTATTAACAGCAAATTATTATGTAGGTGCTATACATGTTGCCAGAGAAAACGAGAATGGTGAAGTAACATATGTGGCACAGAGTAATCCAAACATTGAATATGTTGATTTGGCTTGTATGTCCTTCTTTGAATATAGGGAGTTCATTGACAGTATAAATGATATCATTGACGCTAGAGGTGAGTTTTCAAGACAGGTGGCTGGTGTTTTTAGGATAAACGATAGTGAGACAATGTTGACCATTACATCAAAGACTAAAGCCAGACCTGTCAGGTATTTGATAGTTGGAAATGAGGAATCAAGTGTATCCAATGTACTTTATGATTACAGACCAAATTCTAAGTTTACTATTACAGCCAACACATCGTCAAAACGCATTGTGTCACTGAATTTACAAAAAACAAGTGATATTAATAACACAAAATATGCTTCAGTATCAAATGATATGTATATTATGGATGGTTATGTGGTGGATAAGAATTTGGAAACATATTCATTAACCTTTAAAAATCCAACACTGACTTGTGGTACAAATTTTAGAGTACTTACAAACAATGAGTATTTAAATAACGGGGATTTATATTATATAAAATATTTCAAATATAAAGCAGGTGCCCAAATAAGTGAAGGTGAAGCTTATTACACAAGGAATGGTGATAATTACACTAGAAATATTGCAGAACAAGATATTACAGTTAATCCTTTGAATGAATATTATTATGAAGATGATTATAAGGAATATCAAGCGATAATGACTAGTAACCGTAAGAGTGTTGGACAATATAAGTATGATAAACACATAGCCGAAACTATATACAGAAAGAACATTGAATATGAGGATTATTGGCATGGTGAACCCCGACCAACACAGAAGCGTATACCTGAAAATGGTGTGTACTACACATACAACAAGACAACATCAACATATATCGGTCATACTAATAATACCCAATCTACTATATATTTAACAGTTGACGGTCCAGGAAAGTATTTTGAGAAATTAGATAATTTTGCCCCTTATCATTTACATGATAAAACTAAACACCCGTACTATGTGTCAATAATAAACGATAATAATTCGATATTACCACCAAGTAACACTATAATTAATTTTGATAATACTGGCGGTGATAAGAACCTGGTGACAACATTTCCTGTTCATTTTTATAACAAACCATTAAAGAGTAATCTGTATATGTTGCTGGCTTTTATAAATAATATACCAGCATATCCTGAATATGCCTTGGCTCAAACAGGTAGTGTTGGCTGGTTATATCCTGTGAATTCGTATGAATATTATAGAGTTCAATATACAGATATCTATCAATTGTTACCACAAAATACAGTAGTTTATGTTTATATTTTTACCCCTGGTACAGCTGGTGATGATGTGTATTATAAACACACAGTAGCTAGTGGCGGTGAAACTGTTGGTAATATATTAGCTCAATACCCTCTTCCTGACCCTCAACAGTCAGTAAGTGAATTATATGATGTAAATTTTGTTGAATGTGATTCCGTTAATTACAATCCAATTATATATGATGGTGATTATGTGTATGTTAATACTGTAAATTATCCAAATATTTATACAAGGAAAATTATTAATAACCTGGAAAATGGTCAAACAACCGCAATGGAGTATTTGGCATATTTACAACAATCAATGGTACCTACTCCAGGGGAAACTGATTATTATAATGATATTTATCTTATTGGTGCTAGTAACAGTGGTGTTATAAAAATACCACCGAAATTGGTTGAAATAACAAGATATTACATATATGATGATACAGTTGAATTTAGTTATGGGGATGTGTATTATCTAAGAACAATTGATAATAATGAAGTTGTTTATCAACAACATATTGTTAATGATATTCCAGAGACTAGTATAGTATCAATAAGAACTTATAAATCCCAACGTCCTCTTATCAAGAATGTAGACTTGTATGGATATGGTGTTTGTTATTATCCGTTCACAAGTCAAAATCCGTGTTGTGATGATTTAAACGGCGGAGGTTGGGCTGTTAGAAAGAACCCAAAAACAAATACATATGTATATAATAATGGTGGTACAGCAAGATATTATGGATTCTTTGAAAATGGTAATCAAATACGGTTAGAAGAACGACAATTTAGTTCAGGTGATGTATATTATGTCAAGGGTACAGACGATTATGGCAATAATATATATACCAAACAGACATATAACCCACAATTACCACCAACAGGGGAAATATATGGAGGATATAAGTATAAATCTGTTATTTATCATGTTTATTACAGCAATGTTTTGAACCTTGAAGATATTACTACAAATTGGAAAGGTGTTGATGTTTTTATGCCTGGTTTTATGTGTGGTTATTTATATAATGGCATTCCGCGTGATGAAGAGAAATCAAATATCAGAGCTGAATATGGTGGTCAGGAAATTAAATTATACACTAATACAGCTAATGGTAATGATGATATTTACTCTAATATCAATGTAAAACGTATGATATATACGGACTATCCTGAAGGTATAAATCCTACATATGGTGAATATACAGGAGTTGATACCGATATATCTGATGATTACAAATATCAATATTCCGAAATTCCATTGCTTGATGATGATTTGATATATACTGATGGATATGGTGATGAATATCGTTATCCAATTGCTGGAACTCTGAGCGTGTTGATTGACAATCCTGTGTTGGTTGGTAGAAACAATACCAAGAGACTAAGTGAGGTTGACACTAAATATGATGATTTCCTTAAAACAAGGACATTTTATACCAATAATGACGGATATACCAGACACCAGAGTTTGTATTATGTGTTTGATACAGATTACACAGAATATCCATTGTATTATTATGATACAGGTATAGCTGAAAGTCCAATGAATTCCAATTTACGTTATGACGCAGTAAACAACAGGTATTATTTTACAACAATGCCAGAATTATTGCTGAACATTGACAATAAAGTGGTTTCAGGTTATGTATCTAAGTCAAAGTCTGTTTCATTTAACATTACAAACTATATCAGGGAGAAATATAACTTGACAGATGACGGTGAAATTCCGTTGAATATATTATATCCAAATGATAAGTTCTTTGTTATTGCTAAATGTGATGACTATTACACAATTTCACCTGTAGTGGAAACACAGTGGTTCAGAGTTGTTTATAATTACAATGGATTTGACAATAGGGACGAAATTAAGAACGCTATTTACATAACAGCTCGTAACTCACGTGATTACACCAGTGAGGAGACATTGAAGAACGGTATACATTATATAGAGGATTTCTATTATATGTTGTATTACAGGTTTACTGTACGTGTGTCAACATATGATGTTGAAAAGAATGATTATAATTCAGATTTGTACACACAAGTCTGTTCAGTCCCAGAAAACACTGCTGAACATTGTTACATTAAAGTGACTGACAAGGATAAACCAAATAACTATGAATACCATTTGTACGATGTTGGTTATCATATACCACGAAATACACCTTTTTATTACATACAAGATGGTGAGTATAAAGAAGTAATCCTTCCAGACAGAGAGTATATAATATCACAATATCATCAAATATTCTACTACAAGATAAGAAATTTATATGAAACATATAAAATAGGCGAACAAATTCCTGTTGGTGGTAAGTATTATTTATTTGAGACTAACCCAACCCCTAATCCACAAGCACCATGTACTTATGTTGAGCATACTAACAATACAACACAACCCATAGAGGTTGAGACACCTGACACATATTATCATGAAGTTCCAGATTATGTATATTGGGCTTCAGCAATAAAAATCAGTTTGTCATCGTTGGGTACTGATGCCATGTCTGACGATGGATGGATATTACCTTGGTTACATGTTCTTATTGAAGACAAGAGTGGTGTCATTAGAAAATGCAATGCTCAGACAGCTAGTGGTAGAGAAGGTGAAGGCGTTGAAATTGAAGAATTTGAAGATATAGAAAGTATGATGGATGATTACAATGACCCCAATAACAACAATTAAAAAATAACACTGTTTTTGATATTTATTATATATGCCAAAGTTATTTAACATATTAAAAAATAGTAGTAAATCAGTTGACAGTGTTGACATTCAAACTAGTGTTTCCTTTGACATCAACCAAACTGGTTCAATATTGAATGATAATAATGTGCAGTCAACGATTGACCTTAATGACCAATATCTTAAGGAACGTAACGCTTGTAACAACTACCGATTGATATTGACATTGAAGCCGTATTGCACCAATGTTCTGTTCAACGCTTGCACTGAGGTTGTCATGGGTGAGGGGTCTGATGATGTTGATGTTGTTATGTTTAACGATAATGTAGACAGACAGACGTTAAGTAGAATCCGTAGTAAACTAAAAGGTAAGGGAAGTAAAAATGGTGATGTTGTTGATATATATGATATGATAAGGAATACAGAGTATTCAAGGGAAGGTATCGGTTTTGATTACCATCCAGGTCTCGACATATTCAACAATCATATTATCAGAAACAAGACTTATCGCATAGTTAATGATTACAACAACAATAATTGTTGGGAAAAATTCAATACAATTGAGGACACAATGCGTTCAACGGACGGTACTATATTGAAAAAGTGCTGCAGGAAATCAATAACTGACACAAATATGGTTGAGAAACACCTTTATGACAAAGATGACATATTACCATTTTATACTGGTGAAGCTATCAGTGAGAATTTAAGGGAACAGGACGGTTGGTTCGGTTTTTACAATACATCAGTTATTCCAGCTAAAAGTAAAGGTGGTAAGGATATGGATATAAGCAGGGTTATGAACAACAAGGGTAACTGTGAGTTTATTGATATGTACCCTGACAGGACTTTGTATTCATTTGTACCGAAATACAACCCATACAGAAACAGGTTGGAATACAACTGGGATTATGCAATAACATACCCGTTTGAAAGTACAATGACCTATCAAGTTCATACCAGTGAGGGAGATAAAGAAATGGATTTTGTCTTAATTAAGGATAGTAATATAAATGCATTGGCAACCATTACAGTAAGATATAGAACGTTACCAAACGGTCTTGGAGCTGTGTTTTTTAGGAGTGCGACTAAACATAACCTGAATGTTAATGATAAAGTTTATATATACTTTAATGAGGATGAACAAAACGGAACATGGAAGAAATCACGTTTTGAATATATTGTTGCTGGAGTTGGGGATATAAACCACAAGAATCCCGAATACAATTTCTATGTAACAAATCTGGATTTATTGGAAGAGATATTCTGTACGCCATATTTGTGTGAAATGGCTGGCATAAGTCAGTATCAGGGTCAGTACACAGCGTGGGATTATGTGAGGGATTATTTTTATGAAGAATATGATGATAATTTAATATCGGACTTTAACGTTAAACAGAAATATATACCAGGTCAATTGACCAAACATAATAATACGGTATATATAGCAACTGAAGAATATTCTGGTTTATGGGATGTGACGTATTTTAAGGAATTTACTGATGATTACTTTGTTGAATATCCAGACCAGACTGATGAAGACGGTGGATTAACAAATATACCGTCAGACGGTGATAAATTCATTAAAGTAAAGAATTATGGGGATAACGATTCCACTAATTATATTCTGTTCAACCATGATAGAAATATAGTTTATGATGGTTCTGTGGATTGTAATGTGTTTATTCAGGCTATAATAAACAACGCTTTCACTAATAACGATATATATGATACTAATTCAGAGGTCAATCAGTCAATGAATGGTATTTGGAGTGACTATATATCAATAAGATTTGCCAAGACTAACAAGAACAGTCAATGTAGTTATTACGTAAGAAAATTCAAGAAAGTCCCTGGTGCAAATGGTTTGACAATGGATAAGGAAAGTTACCAGCTTGCTTTTTCAAACACTATATATGGTGACAAGGTGGCACAGAGTGTATTTACGGACAATATTGATGTGAGTGGGTTAAAGGATAATATGGGGCGTAATCTTTCCGAAGTGTATTTGACAATAGTGAAAACCAACAGAGGACATGAAAAATGGTATTCTGGGGATGGTGATGACACCACTGGTGATAATAATTTATACAATGACCCAGATATTGAGTATTCTCACTGTTTTGGGGCAGTGACTTGTGGATTTGAATTGTCACAGGAATTGAATGACACGGTTAACATAAGAGATATCAGGAAGGATTTCGCTGATGTGACGTTAATCAATCCAGATGCTAGCGTTAGAACAATACCTAACAATGAGACAATTGACGGATTTTCAACAGAGGATATAAACATTGATAATGATTGGTTTTATGGGGATATTGTTGAATTTTGTCCCTGGACTTGCGAGGAAACCTCAATCAGTGATGTGTGTTTTAGATTTAATACAGCTCAAAGGGAAAAGGATGAGAACGGTGAAGTTACTTTCAGATTTGATGAAATTGTAAGTGATGATTATGACGGTGAGTTCAAAATCTGTACATATAAAGCGACAAATATGGTATATAGGAAGGAAGGATACTATTATAAAGCGCATTATAGGATACCGTTAAGGGATTTGACACCAGTGATACAAGCGTCACACTCTTATATATCAATCATAGATGCAACTCCAGTACAGATAGATGAACTGAATGGTATATATATTTTGGTAAGAACTGCATTGAGACACAATCTATCAAATGAGGCTCAAGTATTGCTTAGGGACACTGTACAAACAAACACACCAGAATGGTGGTTGAATGTTGTTTATATAGTCAATGATTATTCGTTTATTATGGAGAAAGTGAGTAAGGATGACCCCGATTATGTTGACTGGATTACAATTTGTACAAATTTGAATAACCATACATATACTTTAAGAGCCCAGAATATGGACATACCTGCTGGTGCGGTCAGAATGGGTGTAAATACATATTTGTGGAGGGATGTCATGGACATTTTGGATATAAATTCAGATGAATCAAAGGTTGCCAATTATGTTTTTGCTAACAATGCCACATATATTGACGATTGTTTTAATTTCTATTTGAAAAGACAAGACCCTTATAATGTCAATGGTTTGTATTTTGACGGCAGTAAGTGTACAGTAACATGTGATGATGTTGACCAACAACAAGATTGTGATGGCTGTAATAACTTAAATGCAATAGATAAATGGTTCCTTGGTGATATTGAGAGCAAGGCTGACAAGACCGAATCACCACTTGAATATAATAAAACTGACTTGAAAGAACAATGTTAAAATACCAGTTAAATAAACAAATATTCAGTAATGAGACATTTACTTTAAATTATAATAATTTCAGTGTTGTTGATAATGTTATTGACAATGATGATAAAATATATGTCACATTGTTTTGTGATGATGTTTCTTTAATTAATGTTGGTGATAGTTTATTAATTGTTAATTACTTTATAGGTGATATAGATGAAGGTCATCAATATACCACAGCTTCTGGTAGATATGCAAGTGTCACAGTTGATTCAGTAGATAGAAGTGAGAAAACAATATGTTTTCTGGATGACAAATACGCCAGTCTTAAACTTTCGGACATTATGGCTGAATATGATGGTAATGTTGTAACATGGTTATTTAAATTTCAAACAACACATTATTTTGATGAAAATGAAGAAATAATATTACATTTAAAATACAACAATACTACTGTAACAATTGGTGATGTTAGATATATGAACAACAATACACTTAAATGGATATATGATAACTCTATTGAGAATATTGATATCATTTCAGATGCTGTGTTTGGTAATATAGGTGAGTTACCATTAAATCATTTATATTATGGTAAACGAGGTATATTGGATGTTACACGAGACAATATGAAGTGGAATCAGTCCCTCTTAATGCCAAATGATAATCAATCAGTGTTTATCACTAAAACTAATGTTAAGTTATATATACCAATTTCATTGAAAAGTAGTAATGATTTATATCAAGAATCTAACATAAAAGAATATTTTGTCCAACACGAAGAGGAAAAGGCTGTCAATTCACCAATAGAAATGGAGAAATATGTATATACACCAGTTATCGTCAAAACAAAGACATTGACAACCGAGACTTATGAGGATTGTACCAAAATAAATTTCAATCTTCATTTCAGGGCACATTCTGGTGATGATTGGACAGTGAATGACAGTGATTCCTGGAATTTTGTTAAAGACGGTGACAATAATAACTGGACTGACAACAAATATTATTCATATGCACAATCCAGTTCAACACTAGACAATAAATGGAATAGGAGTTGTCAATCTGATTTGTTGAAATATTTGGGATTTACAACAAACGACGTGAAATTCCAGAAAAACAAATTAAAGAAGTCTTTCCTTCGTTTGTCTTTTTATGATTCAGACGATACTGGAAGTCAAAGTCTGTTAGCGTATTCTACTGTTTTTATGGATTGTAACAAACTGTATTCAAAATTTGTGGCAAGGTCTAATTTTGAGTGCTATTTTGATGATAACGGGGATATTGTAAAAGGCATCAAAGCAGAAAGGGAAGTCAACACTGGCAGTCAGTATATAAATGGCTCACTTATGAACATACTTGATGTCTCTTCAATGAATAAGGAAGTTATTGAGGATTACAGGCTTAGTTCTCAAATAACAACAAAAAACAAATATTTGTCAGACAATTCAAGTGAGGGATTTTATCTTTATACTTGGGAATTGTCCGATATACCGTCAATACCAACTGACATTTATATGAAAGTGGAGTTTAACCACGCTGGATATGGCAGGAACATACCGATGATGGCTCCATATAGAGACACTCTTAATAATAAAGGATTTAAAACAAATGAAGAAATAATAGGCGACTGGTCAAATGGTGGTGGATATGGCATTAAAAAATACACAAGATATAGTTACATACATTTAAAAGCAAAATACGACATTAATACAAAACGGCATATTTATTATCTAGACCCAGACACTTACGGAGTAAATCAAGCGGTGGATGGAAATGTTATTAATATAAATTTATATGAGGCAAGAATAAATTTTAGCTAATGAACATAATTAAAAGAAAATATGGTCTTGAAGATATAACATCCCGTGTTCCAGGGCTGTTTCCTTATATCGAATTTGATGTGAACAATGTCAGTACGGTTCATCCAGCGTCAGATTCAGGGGTTGGGTGTTACGGTAAGATACCTACAACTATAATGATACCGTCCGATGTGTCTCTTGTTGTTGATGTTGAAACAATCAATGAGGATGGTGATACGGAAATTATCCAGGTTAATGTTATAAATCCAGATACGGTTTATTCATACCGTACCTTAATGATATATTACTATAGATACAGGGACGACTATCCTGACAGCACTTTCATACAGTTTATGGAAACAGGAATTGGTAGGTTTGAAATTACTTTGGATGATGTGAATTCATTGATACAACCACCACTTGAACCAGTAACCCAGGAAGAGTTTGACGGTTGGATTCTGGTTCCTGAATATGAATATTATGCTAATGCCGCTAGACTAAATTCTGAATATGAGAATATTTCAATAATGTGCCGTAAATATGAACAAATGAAAGAGGCTACTGGTGAAATAAATTGTGAATTGGAATGTCTAGTTGAAAAATTCCAGAAAATGGGTGGCAGGATTATGATGGAGTACTATCGATGGAAAGCGGTTACCGCTAAAAATGTTGCAGCACAGTATTATACATATTATTCAGATATTTTCAATCTAGATTTCCATATCAATATAGTTTCCAATGAAAATGACCAAGGTATATTAAACACATTTACAGTGTTTTTCAACCCAAAGAAAACTTATGTGAGTGGTGAGTATGTCATTTATAATGACAAAACATATGTGTGTGTTGAAGATTTTGACAACAATCAGAAATATCCGTTTGGGGGGTATACAAAATACAACCAACAGGGTTATGTGTGTATTAACGAAGAAGGACATATTGGTGCTTGGGCTTCAAATGATTTTAAATTAATTGGTGATACTATTCAAATATCCCCAAATACAGCTTATTTTGTTTTGTTAAGTGAGTCATATAATATTAGTGACAGGACATTGACTGGAACCAGTGACAGTAAACTTCATGGTTTCAGGAATAACGAGAACTATCTTGATGAGGGTGGTGACATATTAACTCCCAGTGCAAACACTGACTGGTTATGGTATTATATGATTGGCGATGTTGGGTACAGTGAGACAATTACAGATGAATTTAACAATATTGTTGTGGATGGAAACAGGATAACAACAGTTGACCAGTATGAAACACATCTGATGGCTTATGGCGATGTGATAACTAATATTGAACGTGACACGACTGAACATACTTTAACTTTTACATATGTTATCGGTGCCCATCTGAAAGCAAAGTACAAAGACAATATACCAGATGATGATGGTAATGACCATTATTTTTATGGTGACTTTGAATATGATGACAGTGACTCTGACCATGGTGTGTTGTATACAGAAACCTACACATATCAACCTGGCGGTGATATTGATTCAATGGATGACACTGAATTCGAAGCATATATAACATATGGGGAGAGGTGTGTTACAGACACATACAAAAAATGTGAGTTTGATACGATGATGAATACAGTATATTCACAGATGATGGTAAATGGTGTTCCTATTGAATACAATTACATAACAAGCGACTTTTCAACGCAAATCACAATTGAGAAGGATAGTCTGGTAAGTCCGACACTTAAATTCGATTATTTGAACGGTATAACATACAAACCAGATGTAAAAAATGATGTACAAGTTAGTAGGGGTAACGCTGCAGCTTGGGAGCGTCATATTAAACTAAGTGAATTAAAAACATTTGATGACCTTGAAACTTATGCTAATGGTGGTTTCTTTAATTTGATGTAGTTGACTATTTATAGTTATGAAAAAAGTGATTCGGTTAACAGAAGAGGATATCAGTAATTTGATAAAAGAGACAATAGATGAATTGTCTAATGTTGCCCGTTTACGCCGAAATATGAACGGTGTAGGCAACAGATTTTCCAATTTTTTTGCAAGTAGTCCAGACAAATATGTTCCACAAAATCCAAGACACCAGAAAGGTTATGATATTTTGAGAGATTGGGTGAATTATGTTTGCCAAAATGGTGGATATGACATGGACGATGTATCACAAATATTAACGCATAATCCATTACAGAAATTCCATAACCCAAATACGTATCAGTCGTTAATGAACAGTTACAGGAATATTTTTAATTATTGTGTCAATACCATTAAATTAAGACCTGATGTTGTCAATGATATTGCCAGCAGTGTCGGGGAAGATTTACTTTATGGAATGTTGAATTAGAATAAATGGTGTTTTATTGTATTTTAAATTGCAATTCATTATATTTATATTAAAAGAATTGTATTATTTATGGCAAATAACACTTACGGTACAGTAAAACAGGCTTTATTTAATCCATCATTGGATGCGGATGTGTATTATAACTACAAACCAACAAGAAGTAGTGATGATACAGCATACAATGGTTTCAGGAAAATCGACAATGTGCAGGATGTATTGGTTAATTCAACAACTGAAACTGAGATACTCGGTTCTGATAACAGACTTCCAGGTATGTACACATTGAAACTCCCAGTTTCCATATTCGGACAGGCTGGTATTTACACTGTATATATAGCCCCAAAAGAAATCCAATGCACAATTAAAGATGTTGGCGCTCTTGGTGCATATCCAGATATCAGGGGTCTTGTAATTGACACAAACGAGATTTCAAGTGATTATCAGGAATTGTTTTCGAATGACAACCTGACAGGTTACCGCATTGAATATTTCGATTATAATGCCAACAATGACGGTTTAATGAGACAGGAATATTACAGGATTATAACCAGCAACGGAAGGTGCCAGGCTTTGTCACAGAACCTGACTTCAGCCAACACAAATGCAACTGGATATACATATAACGCTAATGGTTCGTTGTGTTTTTTAACTGTCACACCATCAACAGCACCAACGTTCAAGAGTAATGCAATGCCATTTATTGGCAAACCAAGTCAGACTATAGTAATTAAAAACACCAAATTTGACCCAGTTTGTCTTGAATTGGAGGTTACTGAACATGATATTGAGACAATCAGTGTTATGCTTGAGGGTGAACAGGTACGCAATCTTGAAAACGGTCGTGTCACCACATACAATTTTGATGGTGAGATTTATAAACAGTTTGAATATTCTACGGTCAAGGATAATTATCACAACAAGGAAATCGCTGAAGCCAAACTTGATAAGAGTGACAATATTGACAGAAGTTTGGATTTGGACACAATCAAGAATAGTTAATTATGAAAAGATATAGTAAATCATATAGTAATTATGTCCTTAGGAAACGCCATCAGGCTGTTGAGGGCGGAACAATCTTTGAAAGGGATTGGGGTACACTTGGAGAACGTCATGTTATAGAACCTGGCAAGAAAAAGGTGTATTCCGATTCAAATTTCCTGTTTACTGACAATACAAAGTCTGGTAGGCGTTATAAGACCAACACTGGTGAATGGAGTGAACCTTATACACAGGATAGTCTTGGGGATAAAGTTGACACCACAGTTAATGATACAACTATTCTTGATACCAGTAATGATATTCGTGACTACGCTTATTATGGTTCAGCTGTTGAACTTGTGAGAGTTTCCATTGAAAACATTGTCAAATGGTTCCCTGGAAGGTTCTGGTCAACCAACAGATATGTTGATAGATTGGATAATAGTGGTGAACATTATATGCACATTAAGGATATAATCACCGACGGTCACCATAACTATGCAATTGAATACACTTATGATACAGAAGAATGTTTAGTTTATGTTGTTGAAAATCCGTTTACTATTGATTTTTATAACACGAACATCACATTTGGAAGATATGATAACACATTAAGGAATATGCCATTCTCGTTCAAACAATACAGGTTGAATGGACAAGAAATAAAGACATGGAATGTTTGGATTAGACCGTATACTGATTGTGTTGAAAATTATACAATAAAATATGACATAACTTTCACTTATGGTGACAGTGACCAAGTTGGTCATTTGTATGGTGTGTTTTATGATAATATGCTTGTGTGGGCAACTACCGTACAGGATATGGTGGTTCAACCAGAAGACAGCGTTATAGATAATTATTTCAAGGGGTTGGATGGTTTTGAAGCTAAATTGTTGGATAGACGATATGAACCTATTTACACAACCAATCTTATAACGCCAATACAATTTGACAATAATACACCAGATTATATGTATGTTGAAAGGATGTATTCTTGGCCGCACAACGGATACTGTATCGAAGTTGATTCAGTACCATTCAGTTCATATGTCAGTTCTTTATATAATTTGGCAACTGTGATGGATGATTTGTGGTGTAACAACATATGGAGAAGTATGACCCACGAGGCTATTACTAATTTTGACTGGTCATATACAAGACAATATGAAGTTGGTCAGGAAGAAGAAGGCGTATTTGGCGGTACCAGGATGGAAGGTATTTTGAAAATATGGGGAAGATTCTACGATGACATCAAACGTTATGTGGATTCAATTGATTTAAAAAATTGTATAACATATAATGATGAACAGCAAAATCTTGGAAACGCTGAATTGTCTGACAAAGCTTCATTGTTGGGGTGGGAGATTTATTCAACAAAAACCAATGATAATGATAATTTGTATTTGACACAGGATTTCCTTGACAATTATGTTGACAAACTAGACCAAAATGAACGATGGGGTTATTATTACCAATATAGAGCTGGTGAGATAATTGATAGTGGCACTGTTTATTATGTGTATAATGAAACAGAACACGAATATGAACCAGGTCAAGGGTTGGTATTACCATACATTGTTCAAGAGGATGACCATTATTACAAATATGTGGATGCAACAGTATCGTATGAAAAATGGTATAATTCAAGAAATGTTGAGCAAGTGTCACAGAATATGGTTGACAACGACTTCATGAAGCGTTTAACACTAAGCACTGGCGAGATATTCAGAACAAAGGGCACCAAACAGGCAATTGAGATGGTTTTTGGTATGTTTGGTATTGGAAACCATAATGAAGAAAACCCAGATTTCGAATTCAAGGAGAAATATTACAGCGTTGTACCGAAAAGGCGTGATGATATTTTCTATTACTATGAATTACAGAATCCAATGGAGGTTAATCCAGAGGATTATACAACACCAGTTGGTGAATATGAATCACTTGAAGAATATTTAGAAACCAATCCAGCTACAGAGGACAGTATTAACAAATTAGATTTAAATGGGGAATATTATGATTTAAATTCAATGACTGTTGGTGAATTTTGTGATTATATGATATCCAATAAGATATTCAGACTCAATTATGACGATGATGAATTTTCAGGTTCCCCAATCCATGATGTGTATATCAATAATGACCATTATATTGTACCTTATTTCATACATGGCAGGGTTTATGACGGTAATGTTCAGTTCGAAACAAGAGGCGGTTGGGGCAAATCGGTTGAACCTGGTTATGATTACGATACTGTAAAAACACAGGAATATGACTATTTGGAAACAATACCATATATGGAAACAATCCAGAATGTATCATCATTGTTGATGGTCAACGCATTCAATGTTGGGTATAAAAGGATATATTATGTCGCTGATATCAGTGATTTAAGTGATTTTGTCCAAATAATACCAAACAATGTTTCACATTTGTTCAAGCTGGTGAATGCTGATTATCCAAATCAGTTCTCAAGCTGGAGAAACATTCCTTATGATGGTTATGTTAATCCAAGTTACGGTATATTTGAAGGTATCACAGAAGATGATATCAAACTTGCACAGTATTGTGACAGTATTGTATTTGATAATTTGGGGAACAATCCACATTGCGGATATTCTGGCTATGATTTAGGTAATGAATATCTGGAGCATATCAGAATGCCATTCAAATACCTTATAGATAATTACGGGTTTACCTCAGGTTCGGATGTTATCAGTGCTTCACAGTTCAAGTTTGATGTGACGGAACATAGTGGTGAAAAGATTGTCAATTTAATTGGTGATAATGAATTGCGGTATATACTTCCAAGCAAAATGCTTACAATAACAAACAATATACATAACGTATATTATAAGGATTACCTGGATAATGTTATTATGAAATATGTTCTTCAGGTTATACCAAGTACTACAATACTTGTTCTTGAAGACGGTACATACAACAATGTTGGATATTTCTATCTATCAGATTACCAAGCGCCACAGTCATTGTCAACCAGTGATATGAATTTCAGTGAAGATGACCATATTTTTATAAACGGTATGGCGGATTTCACTGTAATGGCTGTGCCAGAGTCCAAATCTGTTGTTTTGGAATACATCAGTGACGGTATAACAAGCACAGTAACAGAATGTAATGAACAGCCTTGCCTTGTACGTATTCCAGACACTTATATATCAGATTTGCCAGAGGATTACAAGGTACTTCAATACTACTTCGGTGGTATAAGTGTCGATTCAGCGGAAATAATCATTCAATAAATAAAATATAAAATGCCTACAAGTATAAATAATATTATAACATGTAATGAGCCACACGCTAACCTGGATTCATATTATGGTCCTTATAAAAGTGTAAGCGAGGCTTTACAGCTCTTGAACTCAACCGTAGTCAATGGTGTAATTTACACAAAGAGATATATTGGATTGACGGTGGGTATTGAAACTGATAATGGAATAGTCGAATATTGGTTCAAAAATGGTGTTTTAAATACCGATTTAGTGAAGAAAATACCTGATGCAGGTTTGCCCAGTGGTGTAAAGGTTGTCACATTTGACAGAAACGGGGGACGTGGTGTACAGAACTCAATACTCACTGACACAAATAGTCAGGTTAGGTTACCTGATTGTACTTTAACAAAAACTAACGATACATTTTTTAAATGGCGATATGACGATGTAGATTATGATGCTGGTGATATTGTTACAATTGGTAATTTCAACCAAGTTGTAGCAATATGGAGTTCATCACCTGTCCCAGCACAGAAATACAGTGTATCATGGAATGATTCAGAAGAATTGTCAATCACAGGTACCAATGAACTGGAAACGGTGATAATAGAAAACGGTCAGGAATATGATGCGGGTACTGTAATCAAGTTGACAGCCACACCAGAGCCTGGTTATGTGTTCTATGAATGGAGGAATATACCGACTGGCGCGGTTCCAACAGGTAATGTGCTAATCTTCACATTAAACAGTCCAGTGAGTGGTATAACAGCCAGAGCTAATCAGGTTGTAACACAACACACCCTTAATTTCAATGCTGGCGAGGGTGTTAGTGAGGTTACTGGAATTATGTCAGATAGTGGTGAGTCAGTTAGTGACGGGGGAGCATATGATGACGGTTCCACCATTACATTGACTGCAACACTGGAAGAGGGTTACGATACTGTTGACTGGATTTGGGATGGTGAAGGTACATATAAAGACAATACACTAACATTTGTATTGACATCTGATGTCGAAATCACAGCCAAGGGTGTCAAAGCGACTCCAGGTGACGTTACATCAAACTGGTGTGTCTGTATAGAAACGGGTGAAGGTCCAGTATTCGCTACCCCTGAAGAATTACATTCCGAAGACGGTGTTGAATATACAACTGATTTAGGTGGCGAAACTGAATATAAAGCGCTATATGTTATTGTACCAAACGGATATACCCCAAGTTGTACCTTTGAGAAAGAAATACCAATGACCCCAATTAATGAGTGTGAAACAGAATATGAATATTATATGAATAAAGGATGGGTTGAAGATGGCAGTAATGTAACAAAAGGTGAACTTGCAAGCAAGGGTGATTTAATGTTTGTGTTTGTTGATGATAACGAAGAAAGTGTCATTAAGGGTGTTGTGACTATAAAACTTAATCCAAATAATAGTGACATTGAAGGTTAACATAGACGGTCAGGAATATAGCGAAATTAGTAATTTCTTTAACATTGGGTATGAACAAACCACATCCAATGTTACCGTTTATGTTGACGGTAGCGACCTGGTAAACGATTTCCATATCGAGTGTTATGACAATTGGATTACAATAAAAAGGCTCCGTAATGAAATTGAAATTATTTTTGCTAAAAATGACGGATATGATGTCCGCACAGGTTTTATAAGTTTCCATCATAATTTGGACAGCGGTGTCTATGTTTCTTTTGTTATTAACCAGGCTGTTTGCGACTATTCAATATCAGTTGATACAGATGAGATTGAATTTGACAACCTTTTGGACAGCACAGACCCTGTTAAAGAAGAACATATTATTACAGTTACAACAACTAACGGTTCATGTGACTTTATTATTCCATCTATTGTGGAGTATGCTAGAAATGACAATAATGAGAATTATTTTATAACATATTATGACAAAGGGCTTAAACTGACTAAATTAAGTAATTCACAACTTAAGATAACCAATTATGGCAAAGTTTCGTTATATTATGACAATTATTATGTAATAAAATTGTGTCATAGGAACAACCCGAAAAGTAATGTGCAGATAACAGTCAGGTATGCACCTAATAATAATGAAACAGGATTTGAATTGGGTGATGGTGAGTAAAACAATAAAATTTGATTACACTGGGGGAAAATATACCCAGAATTTCAATATCAGAGGAACAAATCTTCCCTGGCGATATGAGTGTGAGGACTCCTGGATTGTTATTTCCACTGGTGCAATGAGCCTTACTGTGGAGGTTGGTACAATATATGACTTCAACACAAGGACGGGTGTTGTCAAGGTTTTCGATAAATTCAATAATGAGATTGACTTGATTGTCGAACAGACAGGATATTACAGTTTAAGTATTGAAATGCCGTCTAATGTTGTGTTATATCAAAACTATTATAATGAAAACCAGTCGTATGATATCTATTTAACAGTTTACGGTGGACCGAATCAAATGATTAAGTGCAAGGAACTGGAGCCTTACATACAGAAAGTGTGGGACAACAGTGATATGTACAATGACTTCATTTTGAGGATACCACAAACACTTAAAGGTGATTTCACAGTGAAACACTCAGATTACACAGCGTTCAAGAAGTTCTGCAAGAACAACGGTATTGATTATCCTAAATGGGATTTGGAGAAGAAATTTTCCATAGTCCAAGTAACCACTGAGGATGTAATAGGCAAAATGGTTGTTGTATATGACGGTAAGGAATACACAAATAACGGAGAGACAATCGAAATTGATGTGAATTATACCAACCCAGTTGAGATAAATGTAATTTCAACTGAATATGTTGTGGTAATGTCGAAGACAGAATACTCAATTGTAAAGGATTCACCAGTTGGTGTGGCAACGGTTCCACAATGGCTGGATGTGGAAGTAATTGGTAAAAAAATTAAATTGAAATGCAATGAGAAAAATAATTTCGGTGACAGGTATTCAATTATCAGACTGGAAAACAAACAGAACACACAGCAATACATACCGATTAAAATAAGACAGAAGAGCGGCGAATAACCGTTCTTTTTTTTTATTTTTCAAACTATTTATATGTAATAATAATTAATTAATCTAGGTTTAAACTTATGAAATATTTACGTAAATTTGACTCAGTGGCTGATATGAACGCAGCAATTGCCAATTCAACAATTGGATTTCTTGGATTGGCTTACAACAATGGCAATCCTGTTATTGGCAAGACAAGTGGTGTTGATTATACAATTCCGTTCTATATTGAGGATGTTAGTGGTAGTGCAAATACTGTAAGTATAATAAAAGGCACGGAAGAGTGGCCTATGGAAGGCGCTCCAACCCTTACAATTGAAAAATCAACAGATGGTACAACTTGGGAATCTATGGGTACTACATCTACAACAGCAATCACGGCAACCATACCTGCTAACGGTAAACTGTATTTAAGATGTAGTGCTAATACGTGGTGTGATACCGACAATCCGTATTGTAACACAATCAATATGACAGGTAACTGCAATGTCGGTGGTAATATAATGTCATTGCTTTATGGAAGTAACTTCACTGGCAATGAAACAACATTCCCGTCTGGTTCTATTTATACTTTTCATCATTTATTCATGTCAAATACTCACATTATCAATGCGGCTAACTTGTTATTACCAGCAACCACATTAACCAGCCATTGTTATGACGGTATGTTCGATGGTTGTACCTCATTGACAACAACACCTGAATTACCAGCCACTACATTGGCTGATAGTTGTTATTATTGTATGTTCCAAACCTGTACATCATTAACAACCGCACCTGAATTACCAGCAACTACAGTAACCTATAATTGTTATACACGTATGTTTAGCCGTTGTACAGCACTGACAACAGCACCAACAACATTACCAGCAACCACATTAGCAACACATTGTTATGAAATGATGTTTATCATGTGTACGTCTTTGACAACAGCACCTGCATTGCCAGCGACTACTTTGGATTGTGATTGTTATAGTATGATGTTCCAGTATTGTACAGCACTGACAACAGCGCCAGAATTGCCAGCGGCCACTTTAGTTTTTAATTGTTATTATGGAATGTTCAGTGGCTGTAGTAATCTTAATTATATTAAATGTCTTGCAACCGATATACCAGCATCAGAAGGTACAGATGATTGGGTTAGTGAAGTCGCATCAACAGGTACATTTGTTAAACATCCAAACGCGTCAGGTTGGATACCTGGTGATGTTGACGGCATTCCGTCAGGCTGGACAGTACAGGAAGCTACAGCATAAATTTAAATATTAAAATAATGTTAAGGCGGGATTAAAAAATCCCGCTTTTTTATTTTATTCACATTCCAAAAATTTTGTATATTAATTCATGGAAAAAATAACCAAAATTTGGTTATAGGGAATATAATATCAAATAAAATATATAATAAAATGATTTCCAAGGTAATACAAATTGCTGATTTACACATACCAAATACATGTGAGAAGCGTCCTTATGACAAGATGCTTGAATCTTTTATAAAACAGTTATACAATAACGAGATAAAGGACAACAATCCAGATGAAATAAGGATAGTAGTTTGTGGTGACACTTTCACAAACAAAATCAAGACAACAAACGAGGCTAAGGCAATGTTCCATACCCTGTTGAATTATTTGAATGAGTTCTGCAGGACTTATATCATTGCGGGAAACCACGATATGTTGGAGAATAACCACGACAGGATGGATTCAATAAATCCTACTTTTGAGATTGAGAATGTATACGATAATGTCATTTATCTGGACAAGTATCTAGACTTTAAGTCTGGATATGTGGAGGATGACAACATAATCTGGACACTTTTTTCAATGCACGATAACTTTGCCCCAACCAACGTTGAGCACAAGATGTACCCAGACCACAAGATTATCGGTTTGTATCACGGTGATGTGAAGGGTGCTGTTACAGATGTCGGAAGAATGTGTGGCGACGGTGTTGACACTTCAATATTCTCGGAGTGTGACTGTGTGATGGCTGGTCACATACACAAGTTCCAGGAATTGAAGAAAGACGGTGTTCCCATTGTGTATTCAGGCTCGGTTTTCCAGAAAGCTGAGGATGAGAATGTCACTGGTCATGGATATGTGGTATGGAATGTCGAGGATATGACATATAAACACGTTGAGGTTGAGAACGACTACCGCATATTCAAGTTCAAGATTGACAATTACGAAGCATTTAATGATGATGTTGAAGATTTAATTAATTTATAATATTATGAGTTATTTATTTACATCGGAATCGGTATCCTGTGGGCACCCAGATAAAATTGCTGACCAAATTAGTGACGCTATTTTGGATGAAGCATTGAGACAAGACCTAGACAGCAGAGTTGCTATTGAAACTATGGTAACAAAGGGTCAGGTTTTCGTTGCTGGCGAAATGACAACCAACGCCTATGTTGATATTGACGAAACTGTCAGGAAGACAATCAAGGAAATTGGTTATGACAGAGGCGAATATGGTTTTGACTACCATTCTTGTGGTATTATCACCTCTATCAATAAACAGTCACCTGATATTGCTATGGGGGTTAACAAAGACAAACCAGAAGACCAGGGAGCTGGTGACCAGGGTATGATGTTCGGATATGCCACTAATGAAAGTATGGAATATATGCCATTAACATTAGTAATTTCCCGTAAAATCATTAATGAACTTCAACGTATGCGTCATGATAGGTTATTTATAGGATTAAGACCAGATGCCAAGGCACAGGTTACCATTGAATATTCAGATGATGGCAAGCCTATTAGAGTTGATACCATACTCGTTTCACAGCAACATGACCCAGATATTGAACAAATCGAGATTGAAAGTCTTGTTGATATGATTATACAGGAATCGATTATACCTGAATATATGGATAGAATTTCATTTGATGGGTATAAACTTTTGGTAAATCCAACTGGTCAATTCATTATCGGTGGTCCTGCTGGCGATACTGGCTTGACTGGAAGAAAGATTATTGTTGATACTTATGGTGGTGCATGTCCACACGGTGGCGGGGCATTCTCAGGTAAAGACCCCTCAAAGGTTGACCGAAGTGCTGCCTATATGTGCCGTTATGTCGCCAAACACCTTGTAGCTGCAGGTGTTGCTGATAGACTTTGCTTGCAAGTTTCATATGCCATTGGTAAGAAAGAACCAATCAGTTTCATGGTTAATACATATGGTACAGCCAAAAACGGATTAAATGACAATTATATTGCTGAAAAAATACCAGAGTTATTTGATTTTACCCCTTATGGTATTATCACAACTTTGGATTTAAAGGAACCTAGATACCTGAAAACAGCTAAATTTGGGCATTTTACAATCGGTTTTGGATATCCCTGGGAAATTGTGTGGGATAATGAAGTTGGTGAAATTAAAAAAATGTTTAATTTAATTTAATTTGAAATTAATTTGATTAAACAATAACAAGCGGGATTGGTAAAGTCCCGCTTTTTTATTTGGTTTTTGTTCCCGAATTGTCTATATTATTAAAGTAAATAACGAAAATGACATGAAGTATTGTATTTGCACATTTATCTTTAATGATTATGAGGTTGTAAGGGAACCAGTAGAATTAGGTGAAAACTGTGACTATTTCTTGTTTACAGACAATCCCAACACAACGTCTGAAAAATGGAAAGTAATATATTTAAATGAATTCGACACTGATAAATACATAGGCATTCAGAAGACACTTAAATTCAAGTATACTTTTTATAAGTATATACCTAATTTTGAGCAATATGATTACTTTGTCCAGGTTGACGGGAGTATACAAATCTATAAGCCGTTGGATGATATTATCAAATATATGGATAAATTCAAATATGATATGACGGTGGCTCCACATCCTGACCGTGATAATTTTATAGACGAATATAATGAATGGATTAATGCCAGGGGTGAAGATAAGGAGTTTCTAGATATCTTTGTTAAAACTGTTTGTGACTATGATTTAAAGACTAAGGGATTGATAGAGACAACCATAAAATTCTATAAAAACACCAAGGAAGTGCTGAATTTTATTGATGATGTGAATATGATACTTGAAACTACCTGTGAAAGCAGGGATAAAAATGACCAATGTTATTTCACTTACACACTTTCAAAATATCTAAACACTCTTAGGATAAATTATAGCGATTATAATTTACACAGAAATTCTGAATACATATTGACTTTTGTACATGGCAGTTATGTGTACTATAATAATATGCCTGACAATAAGAACGGTGGTAAATTTATTGATTTTTTGAACAGGAAAGTAAGAATAACCCCTAATTCGGATTATGCAAAATTTACAAAATAAAACAATATTTAATTATTTTTATGGACAAGAAAATTATATTAGGACTTGATATTTCAACCAAATGCATTGGCGTGAGTTGCTGTTATGTTGATGAGAACAATAAGGTTACCCCAATCATCGTAACCCATATGCGCCCGAAAATCCCTACCAAGATTAACGGTATTGAAGCATTGTTTCTAAAATGCAACCTTTTTATGGAGGCACTCGAAAATCTTTTGGTTTCAAATAATTTATATGATAAAGAAACTAAAAAGACTCTTATTACCAATATTGTGATTGAGGAGCCTTTGTTATCATCAAACAATGAATATACAGTTGGAACTTTATTGCGATACAATGGTATGGTTGCACTTGAAGTTTATAAACTGACTGGTCTTATTCCCGAATTTATTTCGTCATATGACGCAAGAAAGTACGGTGTGCCAAGTCTGATGGCTGTGAGGAAATTCAAGAAGAATGGCGAGTCATATCCAGAGAACAAGATTAAAAAGGCAATTAACGACAATGAACTGGTGCTTTTCGGGGCATATCCGTTTGACTGTGCCAAGAAGTTCATACTGTGGAACTATATTTCGGAGAAATATCCAGAAATCAACTGGGTATATGACAAGAAAAACGAGCTTAAGGATGAGAATTTCGATGCCTCTGACAGTTTGATATGTGTCATGGGGTATGTGAATAAATGTAAATACGGCGAAACCACCCCAGAAGTTGTGTGTGTGGACAATGTGGTTGACGGTAATACAGTCACTTACAACTACACATACAAATTTTGTGACCAGGTTTTCACCAAGAGTATCACTGTCGAGAAGACAGAGAAAAAAGAACGCAAGGGTAAAAAGTGATGTAAATGTTTTGTAGGTTAGTTCTAAAACTGGTATCCGCCAAACAAACGGCGGATATTTTTTTCTCCATTCGGATTTAATTTGTATATTAAAGGTATGGATTTTGAACAGAATGTCATATCAATACTGACCGATGTGCTCGGTGAACCCAAACGAAGCTACACAAGCAGTGGCGGTTGGATTGAGTACAACTGTCCCTGCTGTGCCGATGAACTTGGACACCAGGACGGTAAATACAATCTTGCTGTAACACTGGAGGGACTTTACGGTCACTGCTGGAAATGTGGGTATTCGGGAAAACTTTCCACCATCATACGCAAATATGGAAGTGCTGATGATTTGGGTGAGTACAAGAACGAGCTTTCAATGTACAAGGAAAGCCGTTTATTTAGCCTTACAGGGGGTTTGAGTGACTCGGTGGATGAACTAGACCAGGTGGAAGAGATATTGCTTCCTGAGGGGTTTAGATTGATTGAGAAGGACTATATTGATAAAGACACTGGTAAATTCTTCCATAAAAATGACGCAATACATTATTTGGAGAAAAGGGGTGTTGATGAATTTCTTGTCAAAAAGTTCAATATAGGGTTCTGTTCATACGGAAGCGGCATATATTCACACAGGATTGTGATTCCGTCCTATGATATGTACGGTGAGCTCAATTACTGGGTTGCCAGGGATTACACAGGGAAAAACAAATGGAAGATTCTGAATCCCAAAGTTGACAAAAAGGCTATTGTATTCAATGAATATTTCATTAACTGGTATGAGCCGATAACGCTGGTTGAGGGGCCATTTGACCATATAGTAGTCCCGAATTCAATCCCTTTGTTGGGAAGTGCGTTTGACGATGAATCAATGGTGTACAAGACAATGATGTCGAGAGCACATGCTCCAGTTAATATAATGCTTGACAACGATGCTGTTAATAAAGCATACAGAATGTACAAGTTCCTTAATTCGGCAATGCCAGGCAATGTAAGGATTGTAGAATGTCCAGATGGATATGACCCGTCAGATTATCACAGGGATTTCGGTAGGAAGGGTATAGTCAGTCTGTTGAGGACGGCACATTGTCTTGACGATTTTACTTTGGCTAGAATATGAAAAATTTGTTTTTTTGAATCTATTTATTATATTATAACTAAATAAATAAAGAATAGAAAATGGCAAATTTAACTCCAACGGAAATGGTCGCAGCTGACCAGCTTTACAGAGCTGCAATACAAAAAGTTAACGCTAACATAGCAGAAAAACAGAACCAATTAAATAACATTGCTTGTGTCCAACGTATGGCTAGAAATGAAAATATTGATTGTGAAAAATGTCAATTCAAGAGTACTTGTGGTGTAAAAACCACAGTTAATGAGTTGATTACTGAAATCAATATCCTTATTGGTAATAAAACAGGTTTAATGAAAAACTACTCAAAACTCCAGGACGATATTATGAAATATTTAAACCCTGACGAACAATAATTAGTATGAAGAAAATTATAAACTTTTTCCGCTATCTCTGGATTGGATTTTTCCTTGGTATGAAGAAAACCGAGGATGAAACCTTACACCAGAACGGTATGGACTTGGATAATGGTTCAACTATTAACCAACAGGTAGCAGACCATAGTGTTGCCAAAGCACTTCTAAGAGGTGAGTTGACACAGGAAGTGATTGAACTGAGGTACAGGACTTATGCTGTAGCCAGGGAAGCTTCACATTATAACTATTTTTCCCCTACATTGGCTAAGAAAAAGGGTGTGAACGATTTCAAGAACATCAAGATTGCCAACGATGACAACAGGGAAGTTATCACCGTCCAGGACAATAAGTTGCAGATTGAGACTGTAACTGAAAGTTTGTTGAGAATCGGTGATGACGGCAAGTTCATTGATAAACAAAAGGAATACAATGTGGTTTTCAAAAGGGATATTTGTCCAAGGTTCAAAATCGAGGATTACACCAAGAAAGTTGTTGTTATGAAGGGTGACGATGATTATACAGCCATTATAGACGTGTATGTGTCGAAATATCCAGATGACAAAAACATAACTTCGAAACCGTTCATAAGGGAACTGGAGAGAATCATAGACACTGGTGTGCGTTCAGATATGTTTGAATTCAAGTCAATTCAGTTTGAGACATACAAGGCGTACAAGTTGGATGATATGATTAACTTTGAGTTCGGTGACCCGCAGTTGGTGAAGATTTTTGAATTTGACGGTGATTATGTCATTGAATTTATGATGAACATCATTGACGGTGGTACCGATATGACAGCTGAATTCTATGACGAGAAGATGGCTAAGAAGTATGAGAACAAGGAGAAGAAAGAAATGTCCATTATGTTTGACCCAGATATGCTTATCAGAACTTACAAGTGTGCTGATTGCGGAAAAGAGGTGACATATGATGCCAGGGCTCTTGACAGCCTTAACGCCAGTGACACAACCAGTGACGGTACAACAACCGAATTTCTGGACTATGAAATGGCTGAGGCGACATTCGGGAGAATGTTGTGCAAGGATTGTATGGAGAAAGAGCAACGGAAGATGTTCGAAAGATACGCAGAGAAAAAGTAAAGCGACTTAAATCAAGTCGCTTTTTTGTTTTTAACAGATGATGATATTGTCCTGTTTAAGCCCTTCCGACTGCAGATAGCCAGTGAGCGTCGGTATATGCTCAGGTTCTGGGTCGGGTTCGGGGTCAGGTTCCACTTCAGCAACCACAGGTTCAATCCATTCGGTGAAATACAAGTCAGCTTCTGCAGCGCGTCTTCTGACCAAACCTTTAAGCACTTCACCACCAGATTTGTTCCATTTGGCAAACTCGTTGCGTATGGTTGGGTCTTGCGGGTTTTTGTTTACCTTTTTCAACAGTGTTGACCTTTTCAGGCTTCCAACACCGCAATTATAGCAGAATGATGTAAGAGCGTCGAGTTGGTATGGGTTGATTTCAGATGTGACACATTTAGCTGTGTTTTTCTCATATTGTTCAACCATCATTTTAAGCAGTTCGACAGCCTCTTCTTTTGATTTGAGTTTGTCGCCTTTTTTCACTGGTGAGCCGTCAAGGTAATGGGTTGCACCGTAGCCGATAGTCCACACTTTACCGTAACTGTCCCAGTAAGCGTCCAGGGGGTTCTTTTTAGGGAGCCCTTCGAAATCCATAATAAGTTTCAATCCTTTTTCTGTCATAATTCCAAAATGTTATATATTTATTACCAAATAATCTTATATTATAAATATACAATATATGTTAATTGAGATAGACGACAGACTTTACAATGATTTTGTTACCTGGGCACAGGTGAATAATATGGGTGAGGAAGATATAAGGAAATATATAGAAAAGGCGTTCAGGGATAAATTTACAATTGATAAATACGGGGATTTAAATGAAAAGTTAACAAAAGAGGAACCAAAGAAAACACGGAAAAAAGCTGAGGTTAAACCAAGCGAGCCCATTGATGAGCCAATAAATGAGCCAATAAATGAGCCGATAATTGAGCCAATAAAAGAGGAAAAGCCTAAACGGAAGACAAGAGTGATAGCATCTAAATAAAAATTCTCCATATTTTTTATAGATATGGAGATTTTTTTGTATATTAGTGGGTATGAAAGAATTTATTAAAGAAGTTATAGACAAATACAGCAAACGAGTTGAGAAAGACATTATTGGCTGTGGGCTTGATTTTGGTGACAATGCATCATTAGACAATGCTATTAGAGCATTTGTAGACAAATTGTTTGACGAAATAGTAGGTACAAGACCTACAAAAGATTGCGCTGCTCCTGAATATGAACAATGGTACAGGAAATTTCTTGTTTTCTGTGAGGTGATGGATAAATTTGGGAAAATGTATGGGAAGGAATACACATACTATCCAACACCAAAAAATCTTGCAAACAGCTACGGTTCTCGCGATTAATTTTAAAATATGTTACAAAATAATACATGATTAATAATATAAAACCAACTGATAGAATTGTTGTTGATTTGGAGATGCTCCAGATTGACTTTAATGAACAAAAGAAAGCGTCTCTTAGGAAAGAGATTGCTAAAAAATACGGTTTGCCATTGGCAAATGTTGATGTGCATTTTGTGCCAATCACCGTTAATGAGGACGGTGAGAGGATTTCATTGGCTAGTGATATCAAGGATAATGTCCAGGATGCTGGTCACCAGAAGGATATGATGAAGCATTACATCAAGATTAAAAAATATGAGGACATTAACTGGGATGATATTGATGTAATTGACAACCAAGTAAATGCATTTGTGGATTTCGACCAGTATTCCAAGTACAAGAACTACAAATTCAAGTATGTTAAATGGTCTAACTATTTAAGTTACGGTGAGGACAATTATTTCGATTTTTCGAAACTTCATGGACTTGTATTGTTGAACAGTGAACCAGCCAACCAGGGCGGTAAGACAACATTTGCTATAGACCTTTTGCGTTTTGCTTTATTCGGAAAGGCTGACAAATCGCCTAATTTGGATTCAGTTTTCAACATTTTTTCCCCTGAAGCGACACAGGTGGTTGTTGAGGCTGGTATTGAAATTGACGGTGAGGACTATGTTATCAGACGTACAGTCACCAGACCCGCGTTGAAGAAAAGAACAGCAAAGAGCAAATGCACACAGAAACTTGAATATTTCAAGAAAGTTGGTGACGAGCTTGAGGAAATAGAGAATTGTGAGGGTGAATCAGTGCAGCAGACAAACAACATAATCAGGGAAGCTATTGGAAATTCCGATGACTATGACCTTATCATTTCAGCAACATCATATAGTTTGGGTGACTTGCTAAGGATGGGTCAGACCGACAAGGGTCGTCTGTTTTCACGCTGGCTTGGGCTTATGTGTATTGAGAAGAAAGAGGAAATTGCCAAGAAACTGTGGAAGGACAACTACGCTTCCAAATTGTTGAGCAATACATACAACAAGCAAACCCTTGAAGAAGAAATCAAGGACTATAAAACTGTAAATGAGGATAATAATAAAGTCCTGGTAAGTCTGCAGTCCGAGTTGAATACCGCTAATGAGAATATCATCAAATACAATAAAGAAAAGACTGATGTTTTGTCCAGTGTGAAACCTATTAAAGACAATCTGGATAAGATTGACGTTACCACATTGAAGAACGGACTCGAAAGACTCAACAATGAGCTTACTGAGAAAAGGGCGGTTTTTCAGGGTCTTAAGGCTGAATACAAATTATACAAGGATATTGCGTTCAACCAGGAGGATTTGGACAATGAGAAAATCGCCAAAGAAAAACTGGAAAAAGAAGTCAAGCAGTATGAGCTGGAAAATTCAGAAATCAAGGGTGAGATTAACGCAATCAAGAAGGATAACGAAAGAATCCAGGGATTGATGGATAAGGGCATATGCCCCACCTGCGGTCAGAAGATTGATGTTGTGGAGCAGACCAAGACCATTGAGGATAATAATGGTAAAATCCAGAAATTCATTGAAAAAGGTGTTTCCAGGAAAGCTCAGATTGATGCTCTTAAATTACAGATTGATGATTGTGGGAAAAAGATAAAGTCGCTTGAGGAAATAAAGGAGAAAAGTGTGAAGAAAGCCAACCTTGAACTGAAAATGGTGGCGTTGAAAACCAATATCGACAATATTAAACTGACTATCGAGAAGGACAGCAAGACCCTTGATGAAATCAAGACAAATGAGGAAAACATTAAGTTCAACAATGAAATCCGTCTGAAATCAAGTGCCATTGATGTGTCAATTGTCAATGAGACCAAAATCAAGGACACAAAAATCAAGGATATTGAGAGTGCCAAGACAACCATAGCCAACAATGAGAGTCAGATTAAGTTGCGTGAGGAAATGATTGTGAAGCTTGCTGCCGAGGAGAAAGTTATCAGGAATTGGAACCTTTATCTTGAATTGGTTGGAAAGAACGGCATTGTCAAACTGGTGCTTAAAGACGCTCTTCCAATCATCAACAATGAGGTTTCCCGAATACTTGACGGCTTGTGTGACTTTGAAGTCAAACTTGATATTGACGATAAAAACAATGTTGTAATGAACCTTGTTAAGGATGGTGTCAATATGAATCTGGGTACCGCTGCCTCTGGTTTTGAGGAGACAATGGCTTCGCTGGCTTTGCGTTCAGCTTTGGCTGGTATAAGCACCATGTCTAAACCCAATTTTTTGGTTCTCGACGAGGTTCTTGGGTTGACGGCATCCTGCAATTATGACAATGTACACGAATTGTACAAAAGAATTTTGAGTAATTACGATTTCATTCTGAACATTACCCATAACGAGAATTTGTATGACTGGCATGACGGCGGTACAATCACGATAGTCAAGGATGGGAATATATCCAAATTAAAGGAAATTTAAATAAAACAAATATTATGACAGGAAAAGATTTTTTGAAATTATTGCTGTGTATATACGAATATGACACAGACATTGAAATAGAAACTGAACGTAATTTCGGTGACCTTACTTATGATGTAACAGCCACCAACAAACGTACCTTGGATGTGTACCACGGTTTTGATGAGGGTTTGTATAGTGCTGTGTATAGCATTATTAAATATATGGGTGAACTCCGCGAGGATGCAGAAAACATAATTGTGGAATATGAGGAGGGCGAACCTGAGGATGATGGACATAGTCATCCTCCAGAGTTATCCCCAACCCCAAGTTATAAATGGGCTATGTTCCCGATTAAAGACATCCTTAATGATGAATTCAGGGATAAAATTAGAAAGAAATGGATTGAACAGAAAAAGTACACGGATATGCATAATGACTTTTTCAAAGAACTTGAGGAAAAACTACAAAATTCAATGCCTTGCCGTCCACATGAAAAATGTAAAGACAGGGTTTGGAGAGATGATTGTGTCAATGATTACTGTGAACTTCATTATACTATGCAATGTCCGAAACTCAGAGAATGGTGTGATACTGTAACTGAGTTAAGGAGGGGAAGGAACAAGGAGTGGGACAAATATTGCCAGGAAAACAACATTGCAGACCCGTATAAGTGATAATGGATGTTATGTATAAAATAAAGAAGCCCGCCATTAACTGGCGGGCTTTATTTGTTTGTATATATTTAATTAATTTTATTCTGTTGCATCTTCCACAGTCCAACCTGACGGAATACCATTATTATCAGTTGTCCAATCTGTCATAGAAGCTGCTTTGACAAATGTACCAGTTGCAGCAACATTTTTCACCCAATTTGTTGTACAATTTGATGCTGATACATCAGTTGCAAGACACTTGATATAGTTCAATGATGTACAACCATAGAAAATAAGATTATAACAATAAGCAGCCAGTGTGGTAGCTGGCAATGCAGGTGCAGTGGTTAATGCTGTACAACCATAGAACATAGATTTATAACAATAAGTACCCAGTGTGGTAGCTGGCAATGCAGGTGCAGTGGTCAATGATGTACAACCATTGAACATATTACTATAACAATAATTAACCAATGTAGTGGCTGGTAATAATAGTTCAGATGCATTAATTAAATGTGTGTTATAATTAAATAAATTACTAAATATATAAGTTGTGCCACTTCCAAATGAAGTTTTCCCAATAAAATTATCATTATATAATAATGACATTATATTACCGCCAACATTACAGTTGCCTGTGGTATTGATTGAATTATAATAACTTGATTTGCCCCATTTTTGAGTATTACACCTCAAATATAATTTACCATTAGCTGGTATAGTTGCAGTAATTGCGGTTGTTGATGTAGTACCCATTGATACCCAATTTTCACCATCAGTTGACTTATATATTGTAAGTGACGGGGCATTCGCACCTGATTTTGTTATTTGCACGGTATTGCTGCTGCCACTTACATTTTCAATATAGAACGGTATACTGTCTTTAGTATAGACACATTCCTGTGAAGCGGTTATTGAACCATCTACATTGGTTGCCTTTGCATATACAGTCACAGTCTCTGTGATTGCAAATGGTGCTGTGTAGGTTGTATACGTTGAGCTGCCGTCCGTATTGTATTCAATTGTCTGTGCATTGTCAGCAGTTATTGTAACAGTGTTAGCAACACAACTGATAGTCAGGTTGCTTGGTGGAATGACTGTATGTGTGACAGCCTGTGATTCGTTGGTTGTGTATGCAACATCAGACACAGTTCTGGTTGCGATGACATATATGGTTGTGTCAGAAGCAATGTACACAGGGGCTGTGTATGTGGTGTACTCGCCGCTTGAACCAAGCCTGTATGTGATGCTGTCAGCCGTTGCTGACGTTATGGTGACATAGTTGTCAGTCTCGGTAATTGTGACAGCTGGGCTGTAGTCAGTCCAAGATAATGTCAATGTTTGTTGAATTGCTTCACTGTCGAATTCACCGTAGGCAAGGAGTGTCTGACCGTTCATTGCCTGGGTGATTGGAATGTTTGTTGTGCCTTCAGACAATGATATGTGTGAACCGCCGTTGATTGTGTAATAACCTGTTCCTGTGTCAAGGTTACCAACTATAATGGTTGCTACATTCAATTCCTGTGATAAAAAAATACCACTTGGGTTCTTGACAACCCAGTTCGTTGGTATACCGTTGTTTCCTGTTGTCCAATCTGTCATAGAAGCTGCTTTGACAAATGTACCTGTTGATGCAACATCTTGCACCCAATTTGTTGTAACAACTGATGCTGATATATCAGTTGCAAGACATTTAATATAATTAAGATTGGTACAACCATTGAACATATATTGATAACATCCTCCAGATAAAGTAGTTGCTGGCAATTCTGGTGCCGTTGTTAATGCAGTACATTGTTGAAACATATAACCATAACAACTAGTAGCTAAAGTAGTAGCAGGTAACGCAGGTGCTGTTGCTAATGAGGTACAACCCAAGAACATATATTCATAACAGGCATGAGCCAATGTGGTGGCTGGTAAAGCTGGCGCAGTTGTTAATGACTTACAACCAATGAACATTCCATCATAACAACTTTCAGCCAACATAGTTGCTGATAATGTAGGTGCTGTTGTTAATCCACAACCCCAAAACATGCGGTCATAACAATTAGCAACTAAGGTAGTAGCTGGTAATAACATATTTTCTGCATTTATAAGGCGTTTGTTTTGATAGAATAAATTCGCAAATGTATATGTTGAATTGGATGGGAAAGTTCTTTCATTTCCAGTGAAGTTACTTCCATAAATCAATGACATTATATTACCGCCAGCATTACAGTTACCTGTGGTATTGATTGAATTATAATAAGTTGAAGCGCCCCATGAATTTGCATTACACCTTAAATACAGTTTACCATTAGCTGGTATAGTTGCAGTAATTGCGGTTGTAGATGTAGTACCCACTGTAGTCCATGATGTACCATTTGTTGACTTTTGAATACTAAGTCCTGGTGCTGACTTATTTGATTTTTTTATTTGAACCGTATTATCACTACCACTTATATCCTCAAGATAAAACGGTACTGTATAGTCAATAGGTTCAACATATACACATTCCTGTGAAGCTTCTATCTCGCCGTCGCTGTTTATGGCTTTAGCGTATACAGTGATGGTTTGTGAAATTGTAAACGGCTCAGTGTAGGCTGTATACACTTTATATGGTGTCTGGTCTAGACTGTATTGTATGCTTGTTGCATTGGTTGCAGTTATAGTAACAGTGTTGTCTGAACAACTGATTGTTAAGTTGGAAGGAGGTATCGGTGTGTAAACCGCTATATTCATTCCGCCACCTGTGCCTGTTGTGTAAGACAAGATACTGACACCAGCGTTGGCAAGTGCTGCTGTGCGTTCCTCGACGCTGTTGAATTTACGTAAGTACTTCATAATTTTTAAATCTAGATTTTGTTTAATTATTATTAAATTAAATGTTATTTATTCTTAATATTACATATAAATATTTCTTACTTTTTTTTTGTTAATTTAACAAAAAATTTGTATATTATAGGTATGAATAAAAATATTGTCTAACTTACAAAAATGAATTATTATGATGAAAATTTCAATGATTTAGCAAAGTATTGCGGAACATTAAAGAAGGGTAAGGGATTATCCAGGGAAACGGAACGCGAGTTGGCGTTGAGGATACAGGACGGCGACAACAAGGCTCTTAACGAGTTGGTTGAAGCCAATCTGAAATACGTGGTAACGATTGCCAAGAAATATGCCTGGACAGGTTTGCCACTTTACGATTTGATATCAGAAGGCAATCTTGGTCTTATCAGGGCAGCTAAAAAGTTTGACCCAGACAGGGGAACGAAGTTCATAACCTGTGCAAGACCGTGGATAACACAGGCAATCCAGTTATATGTGCAGAACAACAACATAGATAAGGAGTTCACCAATGTTGACGACTACATCTTTGATGAAGAGACCACCAGTGAATTGATTAACACAGAATTCGAGGACGAGGTTCACGACATCCAAAGCAGGTCGAATGCGATTGATGAACTTTTGTCTTGTCTGACAAAACGTGAATACAGGGTGCTACAGGCATATTTCGGTTTAAACAATACCCAAGAGAAGACTTTGGATGAAATTGGTGAGGAAATGGGATTGACACAGGAGCGTGTGAGACAGATTAAGGACGAGTCAATCGAAAAACTTCAATTTAAAGCTATGAGCAATAACTGTTATGCTGAATTTAAGGAATTGTATTAATGGAAGGATTTGTATTTGCACCATATTTGGGTGAAACCAATGACCGAACAATTATTGACGGTTGTTTTGGTAAGAATGGACATTATCCGCCACGTCCTGAAGATAGTGAATGGGATGAAATTCTAATGAAGAAAATTATAGAAGCTAGCATTGAAATAGAAAAAGCGACAAGAAAAAATAATAGATAAATATTTATAATATATTATGGCAACTAGTAAAAAAACAGCTAAGACGGATACAACAGAGAAGAGAGCAACAACCAAGAAAACCAAGAAAAAGGTTGAAAGCACTGGGGTTGTTGACGAGTTTCTTGATACGGTAGTTGGTGAGACATTCACTGAAGAACCAAAGAAGGAAGATAATGCAAAAAAGACAACCAAGAAAAAGAAAACAGAGAAGGAAACTTTGGATGAGTTTGCACAGCAGTCAGAAAACTGCACATTAAGCTTACCGAAGGAAGAGAAGAAAAAGAAAACCACAAACAAGAAAAAGACCACACCAAAAACCAAGAAGACTGATGAAAATAAATTAATAGATGCCGAGGCTGAACTTAATGAAATTCTCAGTCAACAGATAACAGAAGAGAATATTAGGGTTGCGGATGAGATTGAGAAGACTATTAATGAACAAAAAGAAACCAGGAATAACGAACCTATTATGGGACCATATTTGCCAGTTGAAGATGTTGAAACTATTGTAAATGGAATTGATTCCAAATATGCTGACAAGGAAGTGAACCCTGAGTACTACAGTGAGTTCAATATTGAAAGTGTTAATGAGGCAGTGAAAGTTATTTTAGAGGAAAAGACCCCAGAGGAAAAATGGAGAGACCTTGGACTGACAAGTGAAGCACAGGAAGATATTAAGAACGTTGTTTCAGAAATGCTTGATGAGACCAAGAATGCTGTCTATCCGAAAGTCGAGGAAAAGAAAGCAGAAGTTGGGAAAGAAGAAGATGAGAAAGAGGAACCTAAGCAGCCTATTCTGAATGTTGAAAACCTGAGGGTTGATTTCTCCAAACAGAACAATGCCCAGCCGACCAAAATCACATATGTGACCACTTCAATGGGTGTAAGTTATGATTAATAAGAAGACATATACAATATATAGAAATGAACAATTTACAAGACATTTATGAGTCATTCAGACTTCTCAGGGAAGCCAATGACAGAAACAATGACCCAAAGGATAACAATGACGCTATCCCATATTCAGCACAGGACACTTTGATGACCAATGTGCTGGCAGCAGCAAAACAGGAGTTTGGCGCTGATTTCAACCAGATTAAGAACCCGATGCTTTATTATCCAAGTGACGGTGACATTACATTAAGTGGTGTAATTCCAGAAATGAACGACGCTAAGTTCCAGTTCAGATACAAAGTCGGTGACGGCGCTGGCTGTTATGTGTGGTCAAACCCATATATGCCAATTTCAGACAAGACTATCCAGACATTGAGTAAAGTAAATGGTGTGTGCAAGAACTGGCGTGACGAGATTTCCAAGTCAGAGGACTGCAGACCGTCGAATTACAGAGACCCAGAGGATGTACAGAACAATACCCAGGGACAGGCAAACGGCGGTGCACCTGTTGGTGACCAGGGTGCGGAGGCACAGGAACAGCCACAACAGCAGCCAATGCAGGAAAGTTATGGCTGGGGTGATGATATAATGGGTGAATATGGCATTGTTCCAGGCGATGATTTAGACTAATTTTTTCAGTAAAACATGTTTTTTCAAGAGTCATATTTGATATGGCTCTTTTTTTATTGTTAATTAATATTTATTATTATATATTAGTTATATCATGAACAAGAAAATCAGCATAACAGAAAACGATATTAACCTGATGGTGATGGAATGCCTCAAGAAGATTATGCCACTCAATGAGGATATGACAAGAAGCCAGGTTGAAAGCCAGATTGAGGACTATATGAAGAGCAAGGACTTTGAGAAGAAGGTTCATAACATAGCCGTTGATGTTGTGGCAGAATTTATTGAAAATATGTGGTTGAAGAAATCATTCTGGAAAACAATGATTAAGAAAAAGTAAATTTAAAATGTCAAAGATTATAATCATAAATGAGGAAATTGGTAATCAAATAAAGCATTTAATATTTGAAAACAGGGAAAGCAAAAATATAAATCTTGCTAGGAAATACTGTATTTCAAAGGGTTATTCGCAAGAACAAGCACAGAATATTATAGATGGTATAAGGCATGATATTCCCAATTCTAGGATTGCTGCATGTAAGTTTCTGTCTGGTATAACAAGAATGTTTATTGACGACCAATTTACTGATGCTAATACAATTATGCAATTCAATAAAACATTACGCTATATTGGTAGTAATGCACATGTTGATGAATATGATTATAACCTTAATAATTTGTCGGCAAATGACCTTATTAAGAGGTTTTCTGGTGTAATAACAAACGATATCGCACGTGAAAAGGAATTATCGGCTAGTAGAACATATACACAAAACAATGAATACAATATTGTAAAAGTCCCTAATTTCGAGGTTTCAAGCCAATATGGTGATTATACTTCATGGTGTGTAACACAAGATGAAGGTGCATATAATTCGTATACAAATAATGGGTTGGGGTTATTCTATTTTTGTTTAAAAAATGGGTTTGAAAATGAACCGCAACAGCCTGGTGAAAATTGCCCGTTAGATAGTTATGGATTATCTATGATAGCTGTTAGTGTTAATGAAGACGGTAGTCCAAACACCATTACTTGTAGATGGAATCACGAAAATGGTGGAAATGATAACATTATGACACCACAGCAGCTTGAACAAATAATTGGTCGTGGTTTTTATCAGACATTTATTCCTTATACTGAAGAAGAGTTGGCTAACAAAAGAAAAATGATTATTTCGGAGGCTATTAATGAGTTTCGCGATAGATATTGCGGATGGTATTCAATTACAGCCGATGATGATGATTTAGTGCCTTTATTTGATACTGATGTAGATGAGTATGATGATGAGGAAGAGGGTGGATATATAGATTTAGATAGTGTGTATAATGATGGGTTAAAATATTTTGCGTTCCGTTATGAAAATGATGACATGAATAAGCCAAAATACATTATATGCGGTAATGATGGCGAACTATTAATTGAAGATTTATATGATGATGTAGATTATCGTAATGGTATTATTTTTTTAAATAAAAATAACAAAACTACTGTTATGTCATGTACATATGGCACGCCACGAGTTATAACAGATAAGTGGTATAATAAAGTTATGCAGACACGTAGTACATGTTATGTTGTGGTAATGAATGAGAATAAATTATTCAATATTGTATACACAATTAACGGAAATGAAATTTTAGATGAATGGGTTAAGGCTTGTGAGGTATATGAGTTTGATAGAGATGTTTTTGCTATCATATTGACAGAGGCGGGTTTTAATATTGCAATAATTTATGAATCTGCTTACAGAATTGTTTTTGACCGCCCTAAATTTGAAATATCAATATGCGCTGGTCAGTTCATTAAAGTACAAGATACTCAAAATAGTAGGGAAAATAGACAACCGTTTGAGATATATGCGTTTAATTTACAGAAATTTCCATATTTAGTATATAGTTGTGATGGTTTTTATGGTGGTTACTATAGAGTCACCACCGATAAAGGATATGTCTTTTTTAATCCCAACACAGTTAATGGGTTTGAAATATATGATGTAGTTCCTTACGAATTGGTTAATAATGGCGAGGCAAGTGATAGACATCCGAGAAATCCGTATGGTAATAAAAAAGTTTCGGAAACAACGAACAAAAATAGAATTATAATTATAAACGAGGATATTGCTGGTGAGTTGAAAGACTTACTTACAATGACTCAGTTCAAATTCAAAGCGAATATCAAGAAATTCTTGGCTGCATTGTTGGAAGACCCGACAGGTGCTGAGCCTGATATGATATTCACTCAGAATGGTTTGGATAAAAATAAATTAATCAAGGCTTTGGTAGATAATAAGGTCATTACCAAGAAAATGGCAATCGACGACCACGATGCCGAGGGGAATCCGCACACCGCTAAGATGATTGTGAAATATTCAGTCCCAAAGGAACGTTTCAATGAAAAGCTTGATGCTTTGTATGACATGTTGTTCCCTGATGTTGAAGGAAAGATTAATGAAAATCTTTTTGAACATGACCCTATGTGTGACTCCCTCAGAATTGCCAAAGCTTCTCCGTTGACTATGGGATTTATCAACCAAGCTGGCAATCCGAAATATGGGATGGGTAAATACCTTGACGATGCGGTTGAAATATATAACGAGAAAATAGAGGATAATAAACTCGACGAAGAAGGTGCCGCTGGTGGCGGAGCCGCAAGCTGTTCTGGCGTTGACGGAAACGGTTTCGGAAGCGGTGAGTTTGTGCAACCGTTGTTCGGTGGCATCAGTGTAAGAAAGAAAAAGAAAGATATAAAATCAGTTGGTGGCAACCCATACACTCTTAACGAGAGTCAGGAAAGCAAATCCATCGACGCAGCAAAACGTCTGTTCATGCAGCGCACGGGAAAGTCGGCTGAAGAGGCTGACAAATTCATCCGTGTGGATTTGCGAAACGATTTGCCAGTCCTCAGGGACAAGAACGCTGCAAAGTTCATCCTGGGTGTGACCAGGATGTTCCTTGATAAACAGTTGACCGATGCCTCCACGATACAGAATCTCAACAAGACACTTAAACTCCTGACACAGGGTCATTTCAACGAATACGACCGCAATCTTAACGGCATGTCGGCACAGGATGTCATACAGCGTTTTTCTACTGCGATGAAACAAATGGATGACCAGGAACGTGAAGAACTTGGTAATATGCAGTTTACGGAGAATGGTGACTACCAAATCGTCAGAATTGACAATTTTGAACAAGCTTCACAATATGGACAATATACCTCATGGTGTGTGACACATGACGAAAATATGCTTGACTCGTACACATCCAATGGTTTAGGACAGTTCTATTTCTGTTTGAGGAACGGATTTGAGAACGAACCTGAACAAGTGGGTGAAGGTTGTCCGTTGGACAGTTACGGCTTGTCGATGATTGCCGTCAGCGTTGATGAAAGCGGCAGGTTGAACACCTGCACATGCAGGTGGAACCATGACAATGGTGGTGACGACAACATAATGAATGTCAAACAGATAAGCCAGGTTATTGGGAGGAATTTCTTTGAGGTGTTCAAACCGAACGGAAAATGGCAGGGGATTGTTGACGATGCAATGAACAGACTAAGGAACGGCGAATCTCCTAAAGACGTGTTTAAATATGTTGGCGATTTCCGTGAAGGGTTGGTTAAGGTTAGATTAAGTAGTAAATGGAATTGGTTAAGACAGGATAACGGACAGTTATTCAGTGACAAGTGGTATGATGGGTGTGGTGATTTCAATGAAGGGTTGGCTGTGATTAATTTAAGTAGTAAATATAATTGGGTACGACGTGATAACGGTCAGTTATTAAGTGACAAGTGGTATGATTATTGTTGGGGTTTCAGTGAAGGCTTGGCTGTGGTTGAATTAATTACTGGATTCAATTGGGTACGTGCGGATAATGGACAGTTATTAAATAATCAGGAGTATGATGCGTGTTGGGGTTTCCATGAAGGGTTGGCTAGGGTTAAATTATATGGTGAATATAATTGGGTACGACAGGATAACGGTCAGTTATTAAGTAACCAGTGGTATGATGTGTGTAGTGATTTCTATGGAGGGTTGGCTTTGGTTAAATTAAATGATAAAAAGTATTTAATGCGAAAGGATGGTGTGTTGTGTGATTACGAAACTGAAGAACCCATACAGCAGCAGCCAGGGTTGAATGAGATGGTTAACAACATAGTATATAGTATATTGTCCGAGGCTGTCACTGGTGAGGATGGTAGAAAGTCATCTGCAGTGTATGCCTATGCTAAAAACAATAAAGACGAATGGTGTATCCTTGCAGCTAAGAGAATTAAGAATGAATGGGATGACGAGGGTGGTAAAATGAATCCGCCTATGGGTCACAGGCACAAATACGAATCTCCAGAGGATGGTGCTATCAGGGAATGTGAGGAGGAATCTGGGATTAAGTTTGACAAGAAGGATTTGGTACTGGCAAGCAAGGAAGAGTGGGGTACCAATTTCAAGATATATTTGCCAGGAAAGACAAGTGATTATAAACCAGGCGAGGGTGACGAGGAAAACACGAAGTTTAAGTGGATTCCAGTATCGGATATTGACAAATATGACTGGGCTTGGTCATGTGGGACATTTGCAAAAAGATTTAAACCTAAAAAATAGATTATGGAATTAACAGATATACAAGTAAAAAATTTGATTTCAAACATATTGGAAGGGTATGAAAATAATGTTGGTATTTTATACCACAAAGCACCTGTGTCAGTAAGAAAATCTATTTTAAAGAATGGATTGATACCTTCTGTTGGATATTCATATAAAGCCCATTGGGATGACCAGGATGGTTTAAAACCATATGTTTTTCTGTATGATTATAATGAGTTTGGTGAATATGATAGCACATATGATGATGATATATATGCAGTTGATACTAAACAATTAGATAAAACACATCTAAACCCAGACCCTGATACACATATGAAGGGGTGTTTTGTATATGACAACCCGATACCAACTACTGCAATAAAACTTGTTTATAAGGGGTCAAGGAAAGATTCGGGTGATTTATCAAGACATGCTAATATATATAGATATAATATACTGAATGAAGGATATTGGGGTCACTTGCCATTACAAAACGATTCCGCGTTGGATGAGTTTGGTGAAGTTGCATATAATAATATCGGGGAACAATTAAAGAACATTGATAAAAATTGGAACGACAAATCATCGGTGTTCACTTATTTGGGTGTTATTATGTATATGCTGCAGATTTATAATTTCTTCTATTCGCTTAAATCGTTGGATAAGAGATTTGATTTTACAAATAAAATCAACAAGGCAATTAAATATATTGATGATGAAAAGTTTATCAATGAATGGAAAAATCCAGATGAAGTTAAGGAATATATCAAAAAATTGCCAGATACAATTAAAGAGATTTTAGATAAGAACAGTCTGGATTCAGATAATTTTAAAAGGCTGAAAGTAGTTGTCCCTTGCAATGAGGGCAAGAATTATGTCAATATGGATGTCGAACTAAGAAAGGGTGGCAGAAATGCTGTCAAAATGTCAGTCGAGGATTTCAAACAAGAAATGATACACGCATATCATATGTATGCTATGGAACAGGAAGCCAAATATAAAGGTGAATTGCAACTAACCCCATCACCAGGTAATTTCGTATACAATTTGTGTTATAATAATAAATTAAACAAGAAATCGAAATATGCCAGTGCCTTGTATGATGACATTTGGGATGGAAAATATAAATTCGATACCGAGAATGTCGATGCCTTTGGAGGCATAAAGATGTCAAAGAAAGGTTTCCCGTACATTCAATGTGATGCTGGTGGTGACTGGGAGTGTCCTGTTTGTTTCTTTGTATACTTCGACGGAAATAAGTTCAGGGGTTATGTCCCATTAAAGGGTAATGCTTTGAACAGGAACGAGAAACATGCTTTCAGTGGTGGTGGTAACGAACCAGATGCCAAGTTTGTCCAGAAGGAACTTGGATTAAGTTATGAGGAAGCTGACCATATGTGTGATGATATTGATTACAACGTAGATGCTTGCCTTGAAGACTTTTTGTCAAGGGTTGATGTCAAAGGTACATACAAGAAACGTGACTACACCAAGGATGAGGAGAAATTCAAAGCGTACCGTAAGGAAAAGATTGGCGAAGAGGAAAGACGACATGAGGAAGCCGAAAGAAGAAGACAGATGAATGCACAAGAAAATAATGGTGAACCAGATGGTAGTGAAGAAATAAATGAGATGGTTTCCAATATATTAAACAAATTTGTATTTGAAGCAACAGCTACTGGTACTGGTGGTTTGCCAGGTGAATTTGTTGCTCCAGCTTTTGGTGGTAGTGACAAAGATTTTGTAGAACCAGCTCTAGACAGAACACCAGGTGATACAATGGGTATGCACGACAGGGTTGGCAAGAGTAATGTCGGTGAAAATAAGAAAAGAAAGAAAGTTGTGAAGAACGATGAAGGGAAGGTTGTGCCAGAATTTTGCAAGAAATGTGGTGGAAAAGTTGGTACATACATATGTGGAGAACCAATATATAAGTGCAGTGAATGTGGAGAATATTACGGAACGGTTCCATTCACATTAGGTAGAAAGAAAAAATAAGGTAAAAAAATAATTATAATGCTATTTATAAATAAATATAATTTTAGAACATGGCAGATATATACGGTTATACAGGTGAGTTTCAAAGAAGCAATATCTTTCACAAGATAGATATGCTTGAAAGTGAATTGAATGAGGAACAATCCAAGGAGCCAGAGAAAAGGAATATGGACAGGGAGTTCGAGTTGATGTATGCCAGATTCATAGCTGGACTGAAACTGAACACAGGTGCCAGATTATTTTAAAGAGAGAAAAAAATAAAAAAGAATAAAACAAAATAAAAAAGAATAAAAGCAATGAAACTTGAAGAATATTATACCATCGGCGAGTTATTGTTGAACGAGACAAGCAACACCAAACAGGAGTTTGACCCCAAAATTGGTAGTGGTGTTGAGAGTTCAAACAAGAAAGAACAAGAAAAGGCTGTTAGGGATATTACCAAGAATGCAGAGAAACTGGACAAAGACGGTCGCAGGGAAGATAAACCAGTTAAGCCAAGAGTCGAGTTCCCAGACTACAACAAGACAACACTTGATGTCAATTTTGAGTATGACCCAGGCAAAGAATGGAAAGACAGGGTTGAAGCTCAGGCGGAGGGTTATCCATCAGTCCAGAACAAAGAGAAAAACGGCTATGACCAGTCACTTGATTTTGAAGGAAACAAGAATTTCTATCAGGCAAGGAAAGAGATGTCAAAAGACAGGAACGACCTTGACACCATCGAGCGTGAATCAGGTCTTAAAGCCAGAATCAAAAAAGACGAGATTGACTATTCGAACAAAACCGCTTTCAATGAGGCAAAGCAGATTAAGAGATTAAAATTCAAGAATACTATATTTTTAAGTGAATCACAAGTTCTCTCAAAGGTTCCTGAGGATTACAGGATTGACGAGAACAGATTCTACATGCAAGACAAGACTGGAACGGATTATCTGATAGAGTGTAAGGCTGACCCGTTTGGTTATGTTCATATGGAAATTACAAACAAATTCAACAAGCAAGCTATTAATGAAGAACTGGAAAAAATGAAAAGATTGGCAGGGTACAGATATAGCGATGATAATAAAAAAGTAGATACGGACAAAATGGAAACAATGTCCGAAAGTATCTCTAATTTCAGGGAAAAGCTAAATAACTAAACTAACTTATGAGGAAAAGACAAAAAATGTGGACAATTTTATCAAATTTAGTTGACCCATTGGTTAAATTCATTAAAAACTTTGGATTTGCTCGTACAATTGGATACATAATTATATTTGCTTGTGTGGTGTTTACAGCCGTAAGTCTCTTAAATATCGACAAAACAGTCCAAACAGCGATAGATAAAAACCAACAGGAGCAGATAGAGGCTCACGACAGAGCTGTTGAGAAACGTTACGAAAACAGCCCTAAAATCGACCAGATATTGAACGAAGTTTTGTACAAATACGGTGCAGACCGTGTATGCGTTGTTGAAATGCACAATGGTACCAAAAACGTTGCTGGATTACCATTCATCTATGGTGAAATGACCTATGAGGTATGTAGGGAAGGCATTCTTCCAGTTGACGCTGACTACACCCAATTTAATCTATCAAGATTATCGTTTCCAACATTCATGTTTGAACATAACGCATTTTGCGGCGGAATGAATGATTTGGGACGTATTGATGAAAAATTCGCTGAGAGGCTATTAGTCAATAATTCAACGTTCCTTTGTGGCTATACTTTACATGGAAGCGACAATGTAATTGGCTATTTCGGTGTAATATGGTGTGGCGGAGCGCCAAAAGAGACAGTACAACTCATGAAAGACTTGTCAGCATATGCACAAAGACTGGCAGTTTTGCTGGATGAGAAATAAAATATTAAATAGATTAAAGAAGTGAAACAGATTATTAAACTTACGGAAAGTGATATCAGAAGAATGGTGATATGTGTATTAAATGAAAGTCGTGGCAATGGCTATGGACTAAGTGACGATGAGAAACGCAAAGTCAGGGATGATTACAGTGATATGAGAAAATATACACATAATAGTTGTCGTGGCGTGAAACAGAAACCAGGTGAAAAGGCTAAGAAAACATATGATATATTCAAACGTGAGGGTGACAGAAAAAACCCATGGTCAAAAACTCTTAAAAAAGGTGGTGCTGCCGATTGGGTTGCCAATATGCAGGATGACGATGTTAATGAAAATACCCAAAAAGTTGTTAGAATTAACGAAAGTGAATTGAGACATATGATAATGGAGAGCGTGAAGAGAGTGATGAATGAAAGCTATAGTTCAACCCCGTCATATGCCCTTGAAGACGAAGCTTCTGGTGAAGTATATACATATTATCAGGAAGATGAACTGGAAGAAGCAATCGAAGACGCTAAAAATAAAGGAATGCATGGTGGGTGTTATCTTGTCAGAGACTGTAAGGATGACAGTGTTGTATTTTGTACACAACCTGGCATGAGTTACAAATTTTGAATAATTATACACTTATTAAAACATAATCCCATATTTCTTTTTGATTTATGGGATTTTTTTTGTATATTATGTATATAACTTAAAATTGATATAGATATGGTTAAAAGTATGATTTTATGTTTCATCCTTGTGATGGCGATACTTAATATACTTAAGGAAGGTTACAGGGTGTTTGTTGCCTTGAAAAATGAAGAAAAGTATGAATCAACTAATTTGAGAACTGTACTGACTTTCAGTTCACTTGCTTATATAATAACAATTATATTCTTTGGATTGTAATGGCGAAATCGTTTCAGGACAGGATAAGAGACCTCCAGGATTACAGACCTGACATAATGTATAAGGACGGGGCTTTTATCTTGAAAATCAGGTTTAACAAGAATTGGCAAATCATCCAACCGAAGGATGAGAGTGTTGCATATTCAAAGGATGAGACTGTCCAGGATTTGCACTGGTATGTATCAACCATTGAGGATTCGGACAATGTATTTGACCTGATTGAAGAGACCATTACCGTCAACAAGGAATTTGAGAAAAAGGCAACACTTTACAAGGAGAAAGTCAAGGAGCTTCAGGATTTGTTCTTGTCTGATACCCCTTATGAAAAACTTAAGAATGTCAAGTTTGTAATTGAGGAGAAAGAAACAAAGTCCAAGGGTAAAAAAACACCAAAAACAAAGACTTCTACAACAGAAACTGTTGCAAAACCAGACAACATTGTTGAACCACAGGAAAACGATAATGAAAACCAGGGTGATGGTGAAGTATCAGGTGATGAACAATACACTGGTGATATTGACGCAATAATAGAACAGGAAATTGGTAAATAAATTAATATGAATTTTTTAATAGTCTTTTGTTACATTTTATTCGCTTACGGACTTGCAAACATGGTATGCTTTGCGGAAGGTCCTTTTAATATGTTTGAATGGTGGCGTGAGGTTGCCAATAATATCAGTGATGGATTCGGTAAACTTTTCACTTGTATGATGTGTTTTTCAACCTGGGTTGGTCTGGTGGTCAGTATTGTTGACTTGCTGATACCAGTCGCTGTTTTCACGCCGTTTAACATTGTTTTGGCTGGAACTGGTTTATGGTGGCTTATACCAATTCTTGACGCTGGTTTTACCAGTGGTGCCGTATGGCTGCTCCATAATTTTGAGGAGGCTTGCGAAAGACACGGTACGGTGGCTTATATAGACGAGAATGGAGGGGAGAATTGATATGGGAACATATGACAATGAAATAGAAAAGATGTCCCAGGAGGACAAGGTGGTTGAGATAAAGGCAAAATCATATATAGACGATTTTGTTAAGGAAATAAAAAGGGTTAACAAAACCGAAATAACTACTGCGTTATCGAAACCACAGAAATACAAGATACCTTTCAAGATTAGAGTTAAAAGGTTTTTTGAAAGATTGAATAAAACTTTAGGCTAAATATAAATGGTAGGATTGGATGATTTATACAATATCGCCACGGCGATGGATGAACAAATGCTTCTTATGAACAGCAAACATAAGATAGATTTCAGGGATGGTCTTGTCATTGAATTGGCAATACCTCCACTCGACCTGCAGGGTATTGATGAAACCCTGTATGAAAGGGAACATAAGACAATGGTTGGTTATGAAAGGGGTGATGAGGTTAATGTGATGGTGTTAGGTATCAATTTTAAGTTGACGGCAAAAGAGGGGTTAAATTAATCCTCTTTTTTTTCGCCCATATTTTCCTCTGTGGGAAGATTATTTTTCTTCCAGATATTCGTGACACTAGTTATACCCAAAAGACCACCAGCGGTCAAAATTTCGGTCTCTATGACCGATTTTATGTTATCGGTCATTCCGTATTTGACACATGACCACACAGTGCAGAACATTACACCAGTTATAATCAATGCAGCGATAATTCTTTTCGCTGAACCAATGCCATTCTCACTGAATGCGCCTAAAAATATATCTTTTGCCGTTTTAGCTCTCATAATGTAAAGGTTATTATATAATAAATATTTTTAACCTTTCTTTTTGTACAAAGTATCCCTGTCCCAACCAGTTTTCTTTTCTAATTCATTATAGAGCCACGATTTCCTGGCATCAACCAGGTAGTTTGAAAATAGGACATATTTGTTCTTCTTCCCCATATTGTATTCCAGAGCGTTATATAGTCTCAGGCATTCTTTTGGTGTTTTGCAAAGAACAAAATCCAAGTCGCTGTCGTATTGTATAATCAGTTTGTTGTCACACATAAACACGTTTTTCATGTGGTATTTGTCACAATTCACATTGATTAAGTTATCAAATATCCATCTTCCAGTCTTGCGGTCTGACACTGGGTTGTACCCATACACATTATATGTTTCTGGGATATACCAATCTGATTTGGCTATGATTGCGTATTTCTCGTTGTTGGTGATTTTGTTTTCAATGAACATGCCTTCCTCATTACGCAATTCCCTTACACCGTCATCGGTTTCTGGGTCAATTTTTTTCAGGAGCAGTATTTCATATTTGACAGGTTCGCTGTCCTGTTTGTTTGACTGTGATATTATTTTCTCACATATCACGTCTTTATGGTTGTCTTCAATATATTTGTTGAATTTCTTGTAGGCTGTCAGCATCCACCAGGAATAGGATAGTTCATCAAACTGTCGGTAATTCTTGGTAAGAACAATACGGTAGAATCCGTAGACATCACCGTTTTTCTTGTGGATTTCCAATTCAGCTGCCCTTCTTTTGGCATAGGCGCGTTTGTTTTGCCTTTTCCTGAGGTTTTTTTTGTGAATTGGCTTGTAAGCCTCACGCCTTTTCTTCAGCATTCTTTGATGGGTTTCCTCTTTCTTTTTGGCGCGGGCTTTGGCTTTCTCTGCGGCTTTTTTCTTTTTCTTTTTTTCTTCCTGTTTTTCTAAATGCTCTTTATATTTTTTTAATCCAGTGTATTCCATTGTTCAATTATTTAAGTAAATATGATACATCCACTCCAAGAACATCTTTGAAAATCTGCACTTTTTCTGGTGTTATATCATTTGTTGTAAAAAACACTCTTTCAATTAAATATCGATACCCATTCATGTTGCAATAATAGTTATTGTTTTCATCAGCAAAGCCTCTACGTATCTTGTTGCAATATTCACGTGCGGTTTTGGTACCATAATGCCTTAAATATGCGTATTCATATGAAGTTGGAATCATACTTTCAGTACATAATACTTCTTTTCCTGAATTGTTACAAGCTGGGTATAAATTCACTGAATGCGTATCCAAAAAAACGAAGCCTTCATCATTTTCATTTAATTTTATTTTTTGATTTCCTCTAACAATTGTTTTAGTTCTTTTGTTTTCAATATCACCATTATGTGTTGGCTTGTTTGTTGGTATTGGGTATTTAAATCTTTCAACCAGTGGTCTGCCGTCGTTATATAACATATCATTGTCACCATATAACGCCCAGTTTAGTTTAATAGCATAAAAACCATTGAACATTTCATCGGATAAGTAGTCTGAAACATTCTTATGACACATTAAAGTAATAAATTCGTCACAGTCGAAGAAAGCAATCCAGTCATATTCATTTCCGTATTCAGCATAACATTCGGTATAAGCCTGTAATTGACAGATACTTTTGTTTCTATAGTCTTTCAATATAACATAGCCACTTTCGATATAGTCACCGATAATGTCACGAAAATCCTGTTCTCCATCAAAATTATTGTCAAACAAACAGATTTTATCAAAACCAATATTTTTGTTGTACTCAACCCATTCACGGATATAATCGTTTTCCATCCTGCCGATGGCACATAATAGTGTTCTCATGATTGCAATTTAATTAAATTATTAACATATTTGTTATAAGCTTCATCAGAATAAGTCATTTCTTTGTAAGCTTCGGCTGGTGATAAGTATTCACAGTTTTTTACAATATTAATCAGGTCATCAACAGTGTTCCACTCATAAATCAATCCAGGAAATATATTGATATCACTTTTTTTCACACATACGGTATATCCCATACACAACAGTTCAAATATACGTACTTGGTTCTGTGTTAATTGTTCAATTTCACGTGGGATGTCGATTATATATTTGCTGGTATTCATCTCAATTATCGAAGACCTGATATTGTCAGTTTGTGTCACAATTTTAAGTGAAATTTGTTTCTGGTTATTGAAATTTTCCATAAAATCATATCTCAACGGTGTATACACTTTGGATATACAACCAACCAAACAAAGGTCAGTTCCTTTCGGCGTTGTGTATATGTTTTCAACTGGTTTAATTAGTGAAGTGTATCTGACTGGCACGTATTTGACAGGAATACCCAATAGTTCTTCACATCTATAGGCAAACTGTGGTCTGTAATCCATTGTCCACATTTCAGTGATATTGGCACATTTCATACCATCCGCATATATTTCGTCACTACCATAGAATCTTGAATTATAATACTCATTAGTTACTTTGTGTTCCAGAAAATAATATATCCTTCTACTGAATAATTCACCCATACAGCCGTAAAAAGGTGTATAATTCGGGAGAATGTTAATAAATATAATAGTGTTATCATATTCAGGGGTATCGTAATGCTCCTGAATCATCAGTTTGACGCTTTCAACATATTTGTAGTAACAAACTGTTATATGGTCAAGGGTTTCAATTATTATTTTGTTCATGTTTTTTATAAGGTGTATATATTTAATATAAAGAATTTCAAACTTATTCCAAAATATTTTGTATATTAATAATCAAAAGATATATCATAAATAAGTTATGGAAAAGGGATTTACGCTAGTCATACCACTTTATAATAAAATCAACGTGTTTAGGAACACACTTGACAGTGTGCTTAACAATCACGGCGTATATCCGTTCAAATGCATCATCGTTGACGATGATTCAACGGACGGTAGCTCCAAGATTGGTGAGGAATATGATGAAAAATACCCTGATATCTTTATGTATATCAAGAAAAAACATAGAGGTCATAAAGGTCCTGTTTATGCTAGGAATTTGGGGATAGATTTATGCAAGACACAATACATAGGGTTCCTTGATTGCGACGACGAATTATGTCCTGGATTCATAGACAGGGCTTGCACGTTTTTGGATGAACACCCTGACATTAATATGTATGCCTGTGGTCAGACAACATGCCGTTATGACTCAAACGGAAATAAGGAATATGTGCACTATAAAGCGTTTGGTGACATTAAAGATTTTAAATCATATGTATTAAACGGTGCAATAAATATACATCATTCTACACACATATATAAAACAGAACTGGTAAAACAGCATCCTTTCACGGATTGTTTTAATGAAGATGTGGTTTTCAAATTAAAATATGTGTATTACAATGAACCAATATATTTCGACAATTCAACATATAACAGTATCATATGGAATTTAGTTTATAGTGATTCTGGAAATTTATGGTATAGAAAAGACTGTGGTCTTGAAAAACTTTTTGAGGTGTTAAGGGATGAAATTCCAGGTTTTAAATATAACATTAAAATGATAGATGACAATGATTTTTATTTAATGTGTTAATGCTATTTTTTTAATTTAACACATTCCATTGAATAATTAAATCATTTGCATATTTGTTATAAGCTTCATCTATGTAAGTCATTTCCTTGTAAGCTTCGGTTGGATGCAGGTATTGGTTGTTCTTAACAATTTCATACAATTCATCAATAGTGCTCCATTCATATATAAGTCCAGGAAACATATTGATATCACTTTTCTCAACACATACGGTATACCCCATACACAATAGTTCAAATATACGCACCTGATTCTGGGCTATCATTCTTTCATCCCTAAAGGTATCAATAATAAATTTGCTGGCATTCATTTCAGGAATGCATTGTGAAAGATTGCGTGTGGAGGTTATAAATTTAAACGAGATACCATACGGATTCCATTCCCAATTCTGTATTAATTTTTGTCTATATGAAGAAGATATTGAACCAACATGACAATAGTCAATCGTTTTGGGTGTACTATATATGTTAGGTACTTGTTTTATCAGGGTTGTGTATCTGACTGGTACATATTTTAATGGTATGCTGTATTCATTTTGAGCAATCAATCCAAATTCCGATTCATAATCCATTGACCAGAATTCTGTTACACCTATATTAATTAAACCTTGTGCGAAAAATTTATCATCGTCATATTGTTTTTCGGTGTATTCACCGTTTTTAAGTTTATGTTCTAAATTATAATAAATAATTCTTTTATATTTGTTATTTAGGTTTTCATTAATATCGTTCACAATCCAATATAGGTTTAAAATAAATAAAGTATTGTCATATTCAGGTTTATCATAATGCTCCTGAATCATCAATTTAACCGATTCAACTGGATTATAATACCAAATTGATATATGTTTTAAATTATCAATTAACATTTTGATTATAAACTTTTTTATTAATAAATATGATTATAATATACATGAATTTTTCTATAATATCAAAAATATTTTGTATATTAGGGGTAGATAATAATTAATTAAAATTTTAAATAATATGACAGAAGAACAGAAACAATTGACAATTGGTCAGATTGCTGACATGAAAGCTGAGCTTGAAAACAATGTTAAGAATCTATTAAACGAGTTTGTTGAAAAAACTGGTGTTGCTAGTGCTTCAGTCGATGCCAGTTTTGAGGCTTACCCACAATTAAAGCCAGATGGTACGGTTATTTATGATAAGCACGATTGTGCTCGGTTAAGATATTCATTCGGTTGGTAATTAATTAAATTAAATTAAATTAAATTAAATTAAAATTATGGCAAAACTTTACGAAACTAGCGACGAAATCAGAGATTTCATTGAAAACATCATTGGAAGCGAAACTACTCTTGAGCGCTACATCACATGGCGCATCCTTTCAAACGACAAACAAAAAGAACTTATCAAGGTTGCAAAATCAAGCGCCGTAACCGAGTATTTCGCCAAAATGCGTGACTCCGTTATCATCTATGTCAATGAAGAGGTGTTTGACAGAATGAAACCAGACAACGTAAACGATGTTGACTATCGCAAACTTGTTATTGAGGATGTGCTTTCAACAATCGAGGTTCTTGAAAACGAGAACACTGGGGCTATGAAAATCCAGATTGCAAAACCAAATATCTGCATCAGCAGCGGTTGTTACCAGAAATACGGTGAGGATTTGGTTCATGCAGCTGAAATTGCGTCAATCGCCTTTGACCAGATTAAGGAGGAGGAGAAACGCAGGAAAGAAGAGGAACGTGAAAAAAAGGCTGCTGAAAGGGCTGCAAAGAAAAATGGATAATACATTAAACGATTTCAAGGAAGTTCTCCAGGAAACAATAGACACTGAACTGGATAACATGGAAACATTCTCACCAGAAATGGTGAACCACATCCAGGAGGTTTACAGAAATCTTAGGGAACAGAGACGCTTGTGGCTCGAAGAAAAAAACAAGAATGTGGAAGAACAATCTTAACGGGTTGTTCTTCTTACTATTCTTCTGGTTGGCTTAACACTTGCTCTTGTGGTTGGTCGTGATGTCTTCTTTACGATTTTTTTGCCACTAGGAACCAGTTTTTTCTTGGTGCAGTTACATCCCATAGTTGTATTTGGTATTGCTGTTTATTTTTGCGGTGGTTGCATAGATAACCTTTTCCTGTTTTTTAACAGTTTTCTTGGGTTGTCTTTTTGACACGAAACGCTTTCCGTTATTTGCCTTACATCCACACATATTTACAAATGGTTTAATCACATATAAATAGTCCTGAATTAAAAAAAAGTTAAAAATTCATGGAAAAAATATGGATTTTTTGGTTATAAGGGTGATTATGGACAAAGAATTAAGGGAATACATATTAAGGGAATTGCGATTTACCACACAGCCAAAGTATTACAAATACCTTGATGAGTACGTCAATAACATCGACGATTACCACCTGCGGTATTGGAAAGCCTGGAGTGAGGGTAAAATGAGCATTTATTCGTAAAATATATTATATGATAACAGAAGTATATACAGGAAATTCGCCTCTCGCTGAGGAACTGATTACCAAATGGAATGAAAAATACGATGAGGTTGAAAAACTTAAGAAAGAAATGAACGAGTTGAAATCTCAAATGAAAAAGGAAATGGGAGTGGAGAGAAATAAACAATATATATTGATTAAAACTGACAAAATGACAGATTATGTCATAATATATGACAATTTGTCATAATATTTTTATTTGGTATTGAATTTGAAGCTATATTATACGAAAATAAAAAATTAAACATAGATTAAAATGAGTAAAATTATTGGAATTGACTTGGGTACCACGAATTCGTGTGTATCAGTGATTGAGGGCAACGAGCCCATCGTTATTACAAACAGTGAAGGTCGCCGTACAACCCCATCAGTGGTTGGATTCACAGCTGACGGTGAACGTAAGGTTGGTGACCCTGCAAAACGTCAACAGGTTACAAACCCACAGAATACTGTTTACAGTATCAAGCGTTTCATTGGTGAGACTTACGACAACGTTACCAATGACATCAACAATGTGTCGTATAAGGTGGTGAAGGGTGCCAACAACGTTCCGTGCGTTGACATCAACGGTCGTGAGTATCTTCCACAGGAGATTTCAGCTATCATTCTTCAGAAAATGAAGAAAACCGCTGAGGATTATCTTGGTGAGGAGGTTAAGGAGGCTGTCATTACAGTTCCTGCATACTTCAACGACTCACAGCGCCAGGCAACCAAAGAGGCTGGTGAGATTGCTGGTCTTAATGTGTTGCGTGTTGTGAACGAGCCTACCGCTGCGGCTTTGGCTTACGGTTTGGATAAAGAGAATAAGGATATGAACGTCGCAGTGTTCGACCTTGGTGGTGGTACATTCGATATTTCAATCCTGAATCTTGGTGACGGTGTGTTTGAGGTTAAGTCAACCAACGGTAATACACACCTTGGCGGTGATGACTTTGACCAGAAGATTATCGACTGGTTGGCTGACGAGTTCTACGCCGACAAGAATATTGACCTTCGTAAAGACCCGATTGCCCTGCAGCGTTTGAAAGAGGCTGCTGAAAAGGCTAAATGTGAACTGTCATCTTCAACTCAGACAGAAATCAACCTGCCTTATATCACGGTTCTTGACAGTGTGCCACAACATTTAGTCAAGACACTTACACGTGCCAAATTTGAGCAGATTTGCGACAGTCTTATCCAGGCAACCCTTGAACCCTGCCGTCAGGCTATGAAGGATGCTGGTATGTCAAATAGCGACATTGACGAGGTTATCCTTGTTGGCGGTTCAACCCGTATCCCTGCTGTTCAGGAGGCTGTCGAGAAGTTCTTCGGTAAGAAGCCTTCAAAGAACGTCAACCCAGATGAGGTTGTTGCTGTTGGTGCTGCTATCCAGGGTGGTGTGCTTAGCGGTGATGTGAAAGACGTACTTTTGCTTGATGTTACACCGTTGAACCTTGGTATGGAAACCCTTGGTGGCGTTATGACCACTATGATTGAGGCTAATACCACAATTCCTTTCAAATTCAGTCAGGTGTTCACAACAGCTACTGACAATCAGACAGCTGTGACAATCCACGTTCTTCAGGGATGCCGTCCTATGGCAAAGGACAACCGTAGTCTTGGTATGTTCAACCTTGAGGGTATCATGCCCGCTAAGAAAGGTGTTCCTCAGATTGAGGTTACATTCGATATTGATGCCAACGGTATTCTTTCAGTTTCTGCAAAGGATAAGGCTACCAATAAGGAGCAGAACATCCGTATCGAGGCTGGTAGCAAGCTGTCTGATGAGGAGATTGCTAAGATGAAAGCCGATGCTGACGCACATGCCGATGAGGATAAGAAAGCCAAGGAAGAACTTGAAAAGGCTAACAAGTGTGAGGGTTTGATTTACACCATTGAGCAGATGGTTGAGAATCTTAAGGACAATCCTAATCTCACAGATGAAGATAAGACGTTCTTCAATGAGAAGCTTGAAAAGCTTAACTCAATGAAAGACGCTCGAAACTTCGATGAGTTCGAGAATGTTGAAAAGGAAGTCCAGGAGCGTATGTTTAGCATTAGTGCTAAGGCTTATGGTCAGGGTCAGCCTGGTTCGGCTGGTAACCCTTTCGGTTTTGACCCGACTAATATGGGTGGATTCACTAACCCAAATGAACAGAAGTAAGTATTAACGATTTAGTGTAAGTGCCCGCTTTCGGGTGGGCACTTTTTCCCTTTTTGTTGAGGAAAAAATACCCTATTTTTGGTTATAGTGATATGAAAACTGAAGCTACAATAGAAAACGGATATGTATTGTTTTGGGGAGGATGCTTCTCAAACTTTTATCCATGTAAGATTATTCATGACGGTATTGAGTTCAAATCGTCAGAACAACTGTTTATGTATCAGAAAGCTAAATACTTTCATGATGATGAGACAGCTGCTGAGATTCTTAAAGCTGGAACACCAAAAGAGGCTAAGAAACTTGGACGGAAAGTAAAAGGTTTTAATGACAAGGATTGGGCTTATGGTCGTGAGTATGCCATGAGAGTGGCATTGTTAGCTAAATTCACACAGAATGAAGATTTGAAAGAAGAGTTAATTTCTGACAAATATAATGGTCTTCAATTTGTTGAGGCTAGCCCTTATGATAACATTTGGGGTATTGGCTATGATGTCGAACACGCTTTTGATGTTATCGAGGACTTCTGGGGTCAGAATTTACTTGGAAAATTGATAAATCAGGTAAGAGACTGTATTAAATATGGCAAATAAAGATTTATATTCAATATTAGGATTACAACACGGAGCTTCGGCTGAAGATATAAAAGCTGCTTATAGGAGCCTTTCGAAAAAATTTCATCCAGATTTACAACAGGGTAAAAGCGAAGCTGAAAAGAAACAGGCTGAGGAGAAGTTCAAAGAGATAAATGAAGCCTATTCTGTTTTGTCTGACCCTAAGAAGAAGCAGGAATACGATAATTTCGGTTCTGTTGGTGGCGGTGGAATGAATATGGGCGGTGGTTTCTCTGATATGGCAGATTTCATCCGTAATATGCACAACAGTGGTATGATGGGTGGTTTTAATCCATTTGGTGGTGGTTTCAACCCATTCGGTGGTGGCAATAGCCAGGTTATCATCAATGGCGATGATATACATATTAAAATTGATTGTACTATTGAGGACATTTACAATGGAGCCACAAAGAGTGTTAAATACACCAGAAAAGTAAAATGTCATGAATGTAACGGTACTGGTTCTAAGTCTAATGAAAAGACTACATGTCCTCATTGCCATGGAACTGGTATGTATACCGAGACCAAGCGCATTTCTGCATTCCAGGTAATCCAGAATACAACCACATGTCCTTACTGTCATGGAACTGGTCAAATGATTAAAGACCCTTGCCGTAAGTGTGGTGGTACTGGTCTTGAAGAGACAAAGGAAACAGTCAACATTCCAATTCCTATTGAGGTAAGGAATGGTGCTATTGTGTCTATGAGTGGCATGGGTAATATGGCACCTAACAATATGGGTAATCCTGGTGACTTGTTAATCAAGTTCACCGTCAGACCACACGATAGATTTGCTATTGCTGAAAACAATATTGACCTTGAATGCCATGTTAAGGTTGGGGTTCTTGACTGTATCACTGGATGTAATGTGACTGTTAAAACAATTAAAGGTACTGATTTAAAGGTTGAAATACCTATTGGAATCAAGGATAAACAGAAACTTGCTGTAAGTGGTTATGGTATGCCTATCGGCAATGGACGTTTTGGAAATATGATTGTCATTATTGACCAGGTAATGCCAAGTAAACTTAACAGTGATGAAACTGAGAAACTTAATGAGTTGAAACATTCTAAAAACTTTAAATAATGTCTGTAAAATACGATAAAATCAAGAAAGAACTATCCAGTCAATATACCAATCATACATTACATAAGGACGGGTATTATGGTGAGTGTTGGAATGACTTTGATAAAGGCGACAGTCATGGTAGTATGAAAAAGGCGTTTGAGCGTGGTATGGACAATTATAGCAATATAATTGAGAATGCCATTAAGGTATGGGCAAAGGAACATGACATGAACGCTTCTTCCACATTGGGACAAATTATGTGCAACATTGACGTTAGTAAAATTAAACTGAAATAATATGGCAACATCTTGTGGAATTATACCATTCAGAATAAATAACAATGGACAATATGAATTTTTTGTTGGTCATCCTGGCGGTGTATATAATGCAAAAAAGGACTATTGGGCTCTATTGAAAGGTGGATGTGAAAATTTCGACGGTGACCTGAAAGAAACAGCTATCCGAGAGTTCCAGGAAGAGTCATCATATATGTTGACAGAAGAGGATAAGAATCACCTTGTGTATATCGGTTCAGTGAAACAGAATCCACGTAAGACGGTTCATGCGTTTGCACTGCCTATTGATGACATTGATTGTGAGAAATGCCACTCAAACCTTTGCCCTGATGGAGTTACCCCTGAAATCGACAAGTACCGTTGGATGGCCTGGGCTGAACTTTCGAAGAAAACCCACAATACCCACCAGATGTTTTACTATAAAATCATATCATTGATTGTATCCAGAAGTCTACAAACAGGAAATAAATTAAGTACTGATATTTATAATTTATGACAAGAGAAGATATTGAACAAATGCGCAAAGTGGCTCCAGAACTGGTTGAAAAACTGGAACACGGAGATACTATCACAACACCCAAATATTTGGAGGTATTTCGCCAGTATGAACATCTTGACATTGATTCCAAGATTGATTTATATGCGTTAATTAAACAAGATATTAACAACGAGATTAATAAACTAAATGACGAAGCATATGGAAAATAAGCCAAAAGCATTTTTGATGGTCGGTTTGCCTGGTTCAGGTAAATCGACATGGATTAAAAACAGTTTACCAAGTGATGTTGTAGTAATATCACGTGATATTATACGTTATAAACTTGGATATACCAGTGGAGTTGATGAGAAAGCAGTTCTGTCCAAGGCTGCAGAAAATAGTGTTACATCATATGAGAGAGCTATGATATATAATAACTTACGGAAAGGTAATGACATTGTAATCGATGACATTAACACTGGTAAATACCGTAAGGAAATGATTGATTTTTTGCGTAGTTACGGTGCTGAGGTTATCGGTGTCAGAATGAATACTTCGCTCGATACTTGCATTAAGCGTCGTGATGGTCAAATTCCTGCAGCCAATATGAAGGATATTCAGAGTAGAATGATTCCTTTGATGGATGATGAGGTTGACAGTGTAATTGATGTTGTCGGTGAATAAATCTACAGAAAAAATTTGTAATTTTTGGTTATATATTAAAACTAACTTAATATGAAAATAGGAAAGATTATTGAAGGGTTTTCTCTGTTGCCTAGTATAGACATCAATTGGATGACTTTTGCAGGTAAACGCCACTATTCGCTTCAATTTGCGTGGCTGTGGTGGTATTTCAGTACCTATAAGACTCCACAGGAAATCGTGGATAAATACATCGATAGAATATGAACATTGTTAAAGACAAAGACCTTATTTGGGATACAGACAACTACGATGTTATACTTGTCGGCACATCCATATACAACCTTTTGACACAGGGGTTTCAGTCTAAAATGCGGTTGAAATATCCTGATATAGTTGAAGCTAACAATTCAACCCCATATGCAGACAAACGTAAATACGGTAAACGGTTGACTATAGACGGTACCCCAATTATCAGTCTTATGTATATTTGCGGTTATCCCCATTCAAAAAGGGATTACCTTAACTATGAGGCTTTGGAACACTGCCTTTCTACCGCAAATGCCGAATTCAAGGGTAAAAACGTGGCGACAACATTGCTTGGTACATCGTTGTTTGACGGGAATGGTGACAGGGAAAAGTGTATGGAGATTATAGAATCCACCACAAAAGACCTTAATCTTACGGTATATGATTTTCCGCAATATAACAGGCGGAAGGAAATTGCTATGGTATGCAGCAAGTGGAATGAGTATGCACAAAGGGGTGAATGGCGGAAATGGAAAGAACTGAAAAATCATAAAGACGAAATTATTGCAAAACTATATTTGAAACATTAATGTTAGAAATAAACAAAATTTATAAAGAGGATTGCCTGATTGGTATGCAGCAGATTGATGACAAGTCAATTGACTGTATTATCTGTGACCTACCATATGGTTGTACACGTAATCCATATGACATCACAATCCCGTTTGAACCACTTTGGGAACAATATAAACGCATCATTAAGGACAACGGAGCAATAGTTCTGTTTGCTCAGGGTATGTTCACCGCTAAACTGATGCTGTCGAATGAAAAAATGTGGAGATATAACCTTATCTGGAAAAAAGGTGACAGAACAAGCGGTTTTCTGAACGCCAAAAGAATGCCTTTACGTAATCATGAAGACATTTGTGTGTTCTACAAGAAACTTCCTACTTATAATCCGCAGTTTACCCAGGGGCAACCGTTACATTCAATCGGACCTGGTATCCATAAGATAACCAACAACAATTACGGCAATTTCAACGAAGACAATTCCAGGGCTGGTAGCACTGAGAAATATCCAAAATCTGTATTGAACTTTGACAGACCGCATCCACCGATACATCCGACACAGAAACCAGTTGAGTTGGTTAAGTGGTTGGTTAAAACCTATACTAATGAGGGTGAACTGGTGCTGGATAATTGTATAGGTAGCGGAACAACGGCTGTGGCGTGTGTTGAGACCAAGCGAAATTTCATTGGTTTTGAAACACAGCAGGAGTTTATTGACATAGCTAATAATAGATTAAACAAATATAATGGGCAACAAATTTAAGAACAAAAAAGAGCGTTTCCCTGAACCGCGCATTAACGATGAGCTTCGTGGTAATTACGATGTGCGAGTGGTTTATCCAACAAACTATGTGCCGTCAGACATACATTATTTCAATCTGGAATTTACCAGTGAAGTGATGACTCTGGGGGATGCAAAGAAATTGGCTGATAAATTGAATTTGGACATCTTTGAAATTAACCCCAATCTGAATCCCCCGATTATGAGGATTGACGATTATGACAAATGGTCATATCGCGAGAAGAAAAAGTTGAAAGAGAACAAACAGAATAAAATGGAATTGAAAGAGATTCAACTGTCAACCAATATTGGTAAACATGACCTTGAAATCAAAGCTAAGAAAGCGATGGAGTTCATTTCTGACGGTGACAAGGTTAAAGTGGTTCTTACAATGAAAAACAGGGAACTTAGTAGGCGTGAAGAGTCAAAGCGTTGCTTGTATGAGTTCATCCTTATGGTTGAGGATGTTGCGACACCTGAAAGTATGCCGAGGGATGAGGGTACAAAAAGTATTGTCATACTTAAAAAGAAAAAATAATATGAAAGACGAAGCATTGAAATTTATTGAAGAGAATACCAAGTACAGATATGTTAGAGGCATTGGACTTGACGGTTGTTTAAGTCGTAGTATTGACCCTGACAAAGAGTATTACGTTGAACCTTGGGTTGCAAAGGAAGCGGTTGAAATTGCATTAAGAAAAAAGAAAAAGTAATGAATAAAATTAGTAAAATATTAGTTGGTTTCTCCATTGTGGTTGTGATAATGTTTGTAGCATTTTTTGCTGGATGCTGGATTGAAGCAGCCAATAAACCTGAACACAAGGTAAGGGTGGAATATGTCATTTACCGTGGCAACAAGGCTTATGAAAAAAGTGGGGTCTATTCAGTCAAAGGTGAAAATTTTAAATCACGCATATATACTCGTTCCCAACGTTATGGTAATGGCCCGAATGTATTTGAGGTCATAGATGCTGACGCTGTATTCGGTTATTTTGGAAAACAGTGTGTTTGTGTCTATACTGGCTATAATGATGTTGAATGTAAAAGAATAACAGTGATTGAATAATGGCGTATATCATAAAACGTTCTAAAAACACAAATACATACACAACAGAATCTACTGGTGTATACAATTCTGTACGTGAAAATGATAGCAATACCATATCAACTATGGGAGAATATGAATATTTAGTCAATATACCAAGACGATGTTCAAGATGCAGAATGTATAATTGGGAGCCAGGAACTTGCAAAAAGAAAAAGGATTGGAAAACATGTAGGAAAAGTTATTCTATCAAAAAGAAAAAGTAATGGGTTACAATTACGATACTGAGCATTGTGATGAAATATGCAGTAACTGCACATACAGCACTTGCATTGAACATCCACAACATAATAAACACAGAGGTCACGAACTAAAACTTAATGTTATTTGTAAAGTTTGTGGTAAACCGTTTGACCAAGAAGTTTATAGACAAACAATTTGTTCAGAAGAATGCCAGATAATATGGGACGAACAGAATGAAGAAAAAATATCAGCCCTTACTTGGATTAAACATAGAGGTTATAAAAATAAAACCGAATTTATAAAAGATTGGGGTGAAGAAACATGGAATGCAATACAATAATATAATTCAAAATGAAAACTGAACGACATAAAATTGACTACCGTTTACTGAATATCAGCAATCTGAAAAATCCAAGATTTGTTGATAAGGATGATGAAAATACACTCAGGTATTTTCACGACATACGCAAATACAAACTGTTGTCCCAGGACGAGGAACAGGACATAATCAGGCGTATCAAACTTGGGGATATGAAAACGGATGAACTTAAGACCAAGCTTATCTGCAGTCATCAGCCGTTTGTTATAATGTTTGCAAAGCGCCACTGCCCACATGAAAGCGGTCAGTTGCTTGATTTGATACAGGAGGGTAATTACGGCATGCTTATGGCATTGGAGAACTTTAATATAGAAAGTAATGTGAAATTCATCACATATGCCAATGCCTGGATAATCAAATATATGTACAAATTCCTTGAAAACAATGAACTGATACAACGTAACAACCGTTCAAAGACTTTCGGTGTTGATGTCAAAGTCAGGGAGAAATTCATCAAGGATTATGGGTATGAACCAACAACACAGGAACTCTGGGAAATATTCAATGAACTTGGTATTACAATTAAGCATAAGGAAGACCTTGAAACTATTACAGTTATGTCATTGAATACACCACCAGCAGCCAAGCCTGAGGGAGTTGATGATGACGATGACCTTGTGGTTGAATTTGGTGAGGACAATACAATAACCGAGGATTTGGACAAATTGCTCGACGCTGACAAGGTGAACAAAATACTGGATTCACTTACGGATGTTGAGGCTGAGATTATACGCAAGAAGTTCGGTTTCAATGGGGTTGAGGAAGATATCGGCACCATTGCATATGAAATGGGTATGACAAGTTATAAGGTTGAGAAGATTGTGGAGGATGTGTTTGTCAAGATGAAAAAATACAAGTATATGTTTGAATAATTGAAAAAATTCTGTATATTAATAATAAAACGATTAATTATGAAAATTAAGTTGAATTTTACTGATGAGCATATTGCTTTGATTAAGGCTTTGAACTTTACGCAGTTCGATGACAGCCATTATGGTATTGACAATTACAGTATCTGGGGTGGCACTTATTTGTGGGAACAGATGGCTTATATTCTGGGTTATCAGGGAGCTATGATTCCGTCAACAATGGAAGACCCGACAGGAGCCAAGTTCTATGAGACAGTGTACACTGGCATTGATGAGAACGGCAAACGTGTTGTTGTGGTGGATAAGGAAGAGGGTGAGAAACTGGGTCTTGAACCGATTAATGTGCTGGAGCACCTTAAGGATTTGGACGCTTATATGATTACCAACCTTAAAAACATTATGGATTTGTTGCTTCAGTTCTGTACTGAGGGTATCCAGGCAGGTGTTACGTATTGGGCATATGATTATCAAGGTATTTGGCATAAGGAGGAATAATAATGGATAACAAAGAGGTGGCAAATTCTGTCCCAAATCCTATTAGGGAATATATAAAAAACAACCTTAAATTAAAGTGGGAATGGAATGATGATTATTATATCTGTCTTGTACTTGAAGGTGAGGTTATAAGTAAGATAAGATTTGAGGGGTATTAAAAAGCGAAAGAGCCTTGTTGGTAAGGCTCTTTCTTATATATATATATATGCGGTCGCACAGAGTGAAGTTATTCAGTCATAACGTTGTTAAGCAAGTTATAGATTTTTGAAATTTCCTGGTCAGTGAATGATTCACCACCCCTACCGTCAACTTTCTTTGAGAACCATGAACGAGCAGCATCCTCAGTCATATCTGGCCAAAGTTCATAAGCGATTGGAGCGTAATCAATTTTCTTATCTTTAAGACGTTGGGTAACAGTTCTACGTTTTGAACCGTCTGATTGGTTGTCAAGTGTTGAATATGTTTTGCCTTTCAACTTTTCTGACCAACCGTTAAATTCGTCATCGTTGTTAAGATAATCAATAGCTTTCTGTTTGAATTCTGGGTTATCCATTAATTTCTGAACTAATTGACCAACTTTTAATTTATTACCCTTCTCTTCCATAACAGCCTCGGCAATTATAGGTCTGATACTTTCCCTGAATCTGTCTTCCCTTATCTGCTCGACAGTTTCATTTACGATATTTGAAATATAAGTTTTAGCGTCCATAATTAATTAACATTATATATTATAAATATAATAATTTATGAATTTTTTACCAAATAATAATTTTTTTGTATATTAATAGTAAAATCAGAGAGTAATTATGTTTTATAATATAGACTACCATATAACAGACAGATGCAACAGGAAATGTGTGAGTTGCGGGCATTTTATTCCTCTGGTTCCAAAGACTGTCAAAAACAAGTCATTGGAAACCGTTGAGGAGGACTTCAAAGCACTTGCAAGGTTCCCGAAACTGTCCCAACATATAAGCCTGACGGGTGGGGAATGTACATTGCATCCCCAATTAAGAGAGATTGTTCAACTTGCGGTCAAATATTTTTCAGACAGGGAAATACGCATTGTATCCAATGGCACAAACCCAGACAAACTTATCGCATTAAAGGACATATTAACCGAAAACGACAATGTTGATATCATATTGACTGATTATATACATGAGAATACATTGAAGATTTTTGACGAACTGGAAGACACTAAACACATTTTTAAATATAAAGTTGATTCATTGGATAAAGGAACAGGGTATTCACGAACCAAATTCAACAGAACCTTTATCTGTGAGGATGAATGTACAACACTTGAAGAAGCAACGAAATGCCATTACAATACAGAATGTGTACAGTTGGTTGATAAAAAACTGTATCCTTGCCAGTATTTGGCGTACTATCATTATTTCCAAGACTATTTCGAAGATAAAATCAATGTGTTCACATATGGTGACGAAGGTATAGAACTGGATAAATGTAATTCAAACGAGGATGTTGAAAAATTCATATATGGATGGGTACAGGGTATATGTTTCCATTGTCTTGAACCATTGAGAATGTGCGGAAAATACAGTAATGTACAAGACCTGACTGACACCAAATACGAATTGGAAGAATGGTATATAAAATCAATTGATAATAATGATGTAAAAGAAGACAATAATGGAGAATAAAGAACTTATCAAAAATGTAACTTACAATGAAAGTGGCTGTGAAAAACCACTTGAGGAATCAGTAATCAGTTTTTTGCAGATATTGATACCAAAACCAACAACGCCTGATGCAAAAGATGATGAGGTGCTTTCATATAAAAACTGTAATTCATTTGAATTGATATACGATAAGCGTATGCCTAAGATTTTGTATTATCTTGGTGATTATATGTTTGATGCCGATGCAAAACCAAGTCGTTTTTTCAACCCATTGATTTTTGACGGTACTACTGTTGGCGACAGTGGTGATTTGGTGGAATCATATAAAGCTTGTGAAGCAATCAAGAAATGGGCTGAAAACACAATGTATTTAATTGGTGAACAGTGTGTCAAGGAAATTAACGATAGAGTGAATGAAGAGTTAGAAAAATATTGTGAAGAATCGAGAAAACGTTTATTGGACAAACTTTATGAACTAGACAAAGAAGCAATTGAAAAAGAAAATAATCAAAACAACGAAATTGTAAACGATGAGAATAATTGAAAATCCAAATCCAGTACCAACATTTGTTTTTACATGCGATAAATGTTCATGCAAGTTTGAGTGTACCGACAATGAAATTAAACACGATAATTGGAGTGATGCCGATGGAAGAATTGGTGGCACCCATAATTGGAGCCATACTACCTACATTGATTGCCCAAATTGTGGCGAAAAAATTATAATTAGTAGAAAATCTGGATATGGCAGTTCTATGATTGACGATTGGCATATAACAGAAGATTATCATATTGCACAGGGTAATCCAGATGACCCACAAATACCAGAGGAAATAAAAAATATTATTAACGCAAAATAAAATTAACATGGAAAAACACACACGTGGTCTTAAAACAGACCGAATGTTCTTTAAAGATTCAAAAAACCAACCTTATGAACTCATTACAATTGTTGATGACAAATATATCATGAGGAATCTTATCACAAGTGAGGACATCATTTATGAAGCACCAACCCTTGAATCAACGTTAGTCAACCCAGTTCAAGAGGATTTTGTTGAAATCACACAGGCTGAGGTGTTTGATTGCATCGACAACAATGACGATGAACAACACGCTAAGATGATGGATGCTTTAGGTATTGGTTACATTTGTCTGTTCTGTGGTGGTAAACTTAATTGGGAGAGTGATTTTATGGCATCCGAGGTTCACGGTATGTACAACTGCTACATCGAGATTACCGACAAGGACAGGATTGATGAAATGAACGAGCATTTTGATGAATACTGTGGCAGAGGTATGGCTGGTACAACCGATGACATTGAGAAAGAAAATGAGAAATACAATGAGACTGGTTACTATCAGTATATGTATATGAAAGAAATTGACGGTCAGGGTGTGGTTAAATATTATGAGGCTGATGATGCTGTAATTGGTATTTATCGTTGTTCAAATTGCGGTAAGTCATATGAAATCCAGGATTGTTTGCCAAGTGAACAAACAGATTATCCATATTTTAAAGAAGATTAACATGAAAAAGCTTTTATTCTTAATTTTTACGTTCTGGTCATTGTGTTCATTTGGGCAGAACGATAGTTGTTCTAGTAGTGTTTTTATTAATGACACATATTATAAAGCTAGAAATGGTGTTGTTGAAGTTTTGAGATAAATTTGAGGAAAAAATGATGTAAATTTGGTTATATGTAAAAATAATTTAATATGGGAGAAACTTTAGAACAGAAAAAAAGGCGTTTATATAACGCAATGTCCCACGAGGACCTTGTTGAGGAAATCTTGAAACGTGACGAACAGGACGACAAAACCAGTATGCGTAGTATCGCCAAGTCAGCTATCAACGATGAACTTATTAAGGCGATGCAGAAGACTCTATTGAAAAAGATAGAGGACCCGAAAATTGTGGACGAAATCGTTTTGCACAAGACCAGTTGGGGAACAACTGAACCAAGTGATGTCTTGAAAAATATTTTTGCTAGGGCTAATACAGATGGTTTGGTAAAAGAATTCCAGGATGGATTGTGTGAGACATTGAAAACCAAATATAAGGAAATCTGTGAGCGTGTTATGTACCAAGTGTTTTTGAATGGGTTGACTGACAATAACATATTCAAAAGCGCTGTTGATGAAGTTATTAGTAATCGAGAATATTGATATGAGAAACAACAAAGAAATTACCGAAGGATATGTTGGCATGAAGATTAAAATCGCTCTGCCAACTTCTTGGTGTCAAGTAAAATCTAATTCACCGATACAATGGCTTAAGGGCAAGGTTATCGAAATACCCATAAATAAGCAAACAGGTAAGCCTTGTGATAATGCGATTGTTGTGTCCATTTGGTCTAAAAAGGTTGGTAGGATTGAGAGAATGTTGTGTTTTAAGAAAGAAGACGGGAAGTACGACCATATCATTAAACAACTTTAATATATGTTTGAAATTATAGAAAATAATAGTCAAGCAGGTAAACCTCAGAAAAACGAGCACAAATATGAACGGGTTTGTGATAAGTGTAAGTCGGTTTTTAGATATACTGAATCAGATGTAGAAGATGAAGACCGTGGAATGTTTGGGCTATATACTTTTGTAGTATGCCCTTGTTGTGGGGCTGAATTGGGGCACTATCATAATTATAAAAACATTAAAATTATAGAATAATGACTAAAGCAGAAATAAAAAATCATGACTGGCATAAAAATGACAGAATTTTTGTCATAACCAGTAAGTTTAAGGATAATGTACTAGTTCCAGAGGGAATAGAAGAAGCTCATTTCTTGGATAATCCTGGGTATTATGATTACATATATGACGAAATTTTCCTTACAATGGAAGATGCCAAAAAAGGTTTTGTTGAAAAAACAATTCGTACCAGGAGAACCATCAAAAGAAAGATGATGGCTGAAATTAAGAAACTCGAAGAGATTGAGAACACCATTAATATACTTAAAGCCCTTAATACGGAAGTTAAATCTAGAGCTGTTGAATATGGAGCCTAATAATGGAAGAAAACGTATTTGTGCCGAATGCACGAAATGGGAACCTGGTGATTTCTGGGGGACTGGTAGTGGAAAACACGGTGTCTTAGTTGAAAGTAAAGGCTGGTGTTTCTTGAAAAAGAACAAACGTAAACGCTGGAATTACTGCAAGGCTTGTGAAGCATTTGATAATGCTCATCATGGGTTCATTTATCAAGGTGGTGGTGATACCCCTATTGAAGAGGATTTGGCAAATGTGATGCAATTGGTTGACGAAATGTTATCAGAAAATTAAATAATATGAGCAGAGAATTAAAACGAGTGCCACTAGATTTTGATTGGCCAATGAAAAGTATCTGGAAGGGCTATATTAACCCCTATAAGGCCATTAGATGCCCTTATTGTTACGATGAATTGCGTGATTGCAGTCAAGGGTATACAAAGGAAGCCAACGCCTATAGAAATACATTTTATGGTTTTATGAACGATTGGCCATACGTTCCACATCCATACAATTCACGTCAGCAATATTGTCCTCAATCAAAGCCTTATTCGCTTGAAAGATGGGAGTATGACTTTCTTATCAGCGATAATGAATGTCAAACTAGAAAAAGGCTTTTCGGTGACGGAGAAGTACCTGCTTATGAAGATATTAAAGAATATTTTCTTAGATATGGAACTATGAATTTTGAGGGTACGATAGAATATATATTAACAGAAGAGTATTGCCGTCGTAATGGATATGAGATATTATGTCCTCATTGTAAAGGGAGTGGAGTCGTTTTCATTAATAATGAAATTGAGAAGTTGTATGATGAATGGGAAAAGGTTGAGCCACCTGAGGGTAAAGGCTATCAACTCTGGGAAGACACTTCCGAGGGTAGTCCTCAAAGCCCTGTTTTTGCCACTTTGGAGGAACTTTGTGAATGGTGTGCCGATAATGCAACAACCTTTGCTAACGAACGAGCCACCAAGGAGGAGTGGATGCAGATGTTGGATGATGGATTTGTGTACCATAAAGAAGGAAATGTAATGTTTATGTAGAAATGAAAAGAATTGTATTATATGAATCGTTAGACCCATATTACAACGATTTTGAGGAAACTTATATTGGAACGACGTTAGATGAAATCGACACACAGCAGTATGAGACCGAGAAATTCATGGGTCATAACCACCCAAATGGAATTGACAGCATTTACAAAACAAAAATTGTTTATGAAGGGTAATAAGGGTATCTGCACACGTTATGCGAAGAAACTCGTTAACAACAGATATTATGGTGCTATTATGAGTGAATCAAATTCGGATAATTCATTGAATAGAGTATCTATCAGAGTAACAACACAAAGAGACTGTGGTTCTAGATTTGGTGTAGGGGATACTGTGTATGCATCAATCAACCTTAAAACCATAAAACAATTTAAAGTTGTTGGCGTTTTTGTATCTAGTATTAATTCGGAAATTTGGTATCAACTTGAACCATTACAGGCATTACCAGAAGACCGTGTTTTTAAAACAGAATCAGAGTGTAAAAGAGATTTAATCAAAAGATTTAATGGGTAAAATTGTACGATACTGTAAATTAACGGAAGACCATGTTGGTGACAACGCCTTTGATGTTTCAAGGGCTGGCATCCTGGGTAATCCATATACCCATATAAAGACAAGGGAAACAAAGGCTCAGATAAAGGTCAAAACTAGGGAAGACGCGATTGAACTGTATAAGATATATTTCAAGAATATGATGTCTTCCAAAGACCCTAAAGCGGAACCGTTCCAAAGGGCTTTCAGGCGGATTGTTGAAGCATACAAGAAATATGATGTGGTGTATATCGGCTGCTATTGCCATTTGAACGAAACCTGTCACGGGGATTTCATAATCGACCAGGTTATCAAGACTGCTGTAAGGGAATGTATATTGGAAAGAGCAAAGAAATCATCTGAGACCATTGGCGAAGAAGGGGTTGTCCAATAGGGCTTCGATTGTGCTCGTTGTCTGGTCACACACTTCCTTGAAATTGATGATATCACTATCAGGCAAATCGAACCATTCTCCGTGCACCCTATACTGGTTGAACCTTGAATGAAGCATTTTTTCCATACGGAATGGATATTTTGTCTTGTAATAGTTGGTAATATGAAGCTCAGTCGAATTACCTGTCTGCAGTTCAAGTATTCGTTTTTCAATAGACCCCTTGGTAACACCGATTTTGTAATGTTCGGTCGTTGGGTCACATATTAAATATACATATCCGTCCGTCATAGAAATAATTTAATGTTTTTCATGGAAAAAACACAACAAATTTGGTTATAGTATAAATATTAAAGATATGGATTTAAACTATAAAACAAATGATGGTGAGTATACCTTGGATAATCAAGGTTTTAACGAATTTATCAGTGGCGTTATGAATGCTCCTGAAGGTACATTGGCTTACCAAGTTAGAAACGATTGGGCAGAACTGGCTGTCACGATGAATGTAGATAAACTGTACGAGAGTGCTGAATAATTAAAACTTAACAACAATGAAAAGAATTGTTAATTGGATTAAAGATGAGTGGGAATATATTATAGATGAATGGACTTATGTTGATGATTATACCTATATTGGTTGGTAATTTAAAACTAAAATAACAATGACGCAGGAAAAATTCAAAGAAATAATCGCTTACATTGCCGAGTGTATTAAGGGCAGTGAGTTTGAAAACCACGTATTTGCGGTTGGTGGTTGTGTCCGTGATACCTATATGGGTAACGAAATCAAGGACATTGACCTCTGCATTGACCTGCCAGATGGTGGTATGAAGCTTGCTGAGTTTCTTCATAAGAAGAAGGTCCTCACTCGTCCTCCTGTGGTTTATCCTACCTATGGTACCGCAATGTTTAAGTTCAAGAAGTTCAACCAGGACGAAATCGAGTGTGTCCATACCCGTGGTGAGCAGTACCACGACAAGAACAGCCGTAATCCAGAGACTTGCTTTGCAAGCATTGAGGAGGACTGCATCCGTCGTGACCTTACCATGAACGCCCTTTACATGAACGTCACAACTGGTGAGATTCTTGACCTTACTGGCAAGGGCCTTGCTGATATCGATGCTTGCCTTTGTCGTGTGACCAACGATAACCCAGACGTTGTGTTCGAGGATGACCCTCTTCGTATTCTCCGTGTCATTCGTTTCGCCGTCAAGTACAACTTTTACATTGACGACAAAACAATGGATTCAATGAAGAAAAACGCTGACCGTCTTGCCATCATCACCCAGGAGCGTATCACTGACGAGTTCAACAAAATGATGATGACCAAAGACCCAGCCAGAGCCATTTGTCTCATTGGGTTTGTCGGTGCCATGAAATATGTTCTACCAGAACTTGAAGAGACTTATGAAATTGGCCAAAATGCATATCATTTCGGAACTGTGTGGCAGCACACTCTTGCTGTAATTGAGCAAAGTGGTAAAAAGGAGGCTTATCTTCCTGTACGAATTGCTTGTGTGTTTCATGACATTGGTAAGATTAGAACCAGAAGCGTCGGTGAGGATGGCCGTGTCCACTTCTACGACCACGAGAACATTGGCGCTGGCATGACTCGTGAGATTATGCACAGAATGCGTTATCCTAACGACATCACCGAGGAGGTGGCTTTTTATGTTAAGCACCATATGCTTACCAAGAGCTGGGGTGATGACCTTAGCCACATGAAGATGAAATCACTCCGTAAGCTCATGTTCAAGTGCAAGACCGCCGAGCGTTTTGAACATCTTATGGATGTTATTGACGCTGACAATAAGTCACATAAGAAAGAGCATTGTCTTAACAACCAGGCTACTCGTATTCGTGAGGTTGTTGCCAAGGAGCTTGCCGAACACACTTCAATGTTTGGTTACAAACTCCCAATCAATGGTGAGGATGTAATGGCTGCAATGAACATCGAGGCTGGTCCCAAGGTAAAGAGATACCTTGAGCACTGCCAGAAGCTTGCATTCAACAACCCAGAGATTACTAAGGAGATTTGTATTAAACAGATTAAAAGTTTTAAAGTTAACGAATAATATGATAGAGAAGAATCCAAAAGTAAAGAAATTTGACCTGGAATTTAAAGAAGAGTTTGGAACCGACGACAAATATAAACAGTATTGGGTTGTTGGACTAAAACGCGCTTACTATGGTTCTGGGAATACAGATTATGCCAACGGTGCCTGTGGACTGATTAAGCAGAAAAAGTATCCAGGATATTGTCAACTATGTTTTGTCTATCATACAGATGATTCTGAAAATTATGGAAATAAGGGGTGTACGGTTGAGTTTCTGCCTCTTGTGACAGAAAATGGTGAACGTATTCTTGTGAAGTATGACCATGATTGTCTGCTTTGTGACTTTGAGTGTGGTAATAAGGACTATGACACAAAGTTTAAAACTGGGGAAGATGTGTGGTTTGACGCAATCATCACATTTTTCAGTGACGGTTATTGTGACCTTTGGGATGAAGATGAATAAATTTAAATGTAATTAATTATGTCAAAAAGTAGTTGGAAAGAAGGACCGACACCAGAGGAAATGCACGAACCGATTATAAAGCATTTCTCACAAGGCAATATGTCTGAACCAGATTATGATACAAGTATGATGCATCATAGTGACGATGACGATTATCCGTCACCTGAGGATATGTACGAACCAATGCATCATTTTCAAGACGATTGAATTAAAATAAGAAAATATTATGACACAAGAAGAAATGATTAATCTGTATTACAGAGAAGACACTGAAGCTAATTATAAAAAGGCTCAGGAAATGATAAAGGAAGCAATGATAGAAGGAGATAAGTATGTGTATTTACCTGGCAAGAACAGTCGTGATGAATTTAGTTGGTGTGCCACTCCTGAAACAATTGATAGACTACGCGAAGACGGGTTTGATATTGATGTTGTTTGGAACCCATGGGAATATTGGTCGGTTGAATGGGGATATAATAACAATTAAAGGTTATAACAATGATACATCCAGACAAAGAAATTTGGGATAAAATGAAATTGAACGCAGAACGGTATGAATATGTCCCCATACCTACAGCAATATGGCGTATATTAAAGCCTAAGGTTGGAAACAAAGTACTGTTGTGCCACTATGTACATAAAGATGAACGGGGCAGATGCCTTGATACAGACACAGAAAGAATATTGCTCATGCACTATGTGAGTTATGACGGTTATCATGCTGAACAATATGGTGGTTATAGTTTTACTCATTATATAAAAGATGAGAAACTGAAAGATGCGTTAATAAGGGTGGCTGAGAGTATTGCGTTAGATTGGCCAGAATTTGCAGTTAAACATAGGAAGAAAAATGCGCGAGATACAAACCAGTCATAATACTGACGGAGTTATAGCATCGGATGAATGGTACACCCCCATTGAATTCGTTAACGCTCTTGGTCATTTTGATACTGACCCTTGCGTTCCAGTGGACAATAAACAGGTAACGGCTGATTTAATGTACAATAAGAGCGATAACGGGCTTGTACATGAGTGGGTTGGGCGTGTATGGCTGAATCCGCCGTATTCGTCACCGTTGATACAAGAGTTTATGAAAAAGATGACCGAGCATAACAACGGAATCGCATTGCTGATGCCAAAGTTCGGTTCGGTTATGTTTAGGGAGTTGGTTTATCCTAAATGTGACGGTATCTTTATATTGAAGAAAAGAGTTAAATTTTATGATTACAATTGGATACAACAGAAAAGTCCAGTAAGCACATCAATATTGGTTGCATATGGGGAAAACAATATTGATGCAATTCTAAACAGTGGAATTGAAGGTAATATGTTATACACTAGAAGAACAAAAACTAAATAAAATAAGATTATGATTAGAGAGAAATTGAATGACATGATTAAGGAAGCTATGATTAATCATGACAATGTAAGACTTGAAGTTATCAGGTCAATCAAGACAGTTTTTACCAATTTTGAGAAAGAGGGTAAAGAGTTGACAGATGCTGATGAGGTTAAACTGTTGCTCAAAATGGTCACCCAGCGTGAGGATTCGATAGAGCAGTACAAGAATGGCGGTCGCCAGGATTTGGTTGACAAGGAGCAAGGTGAGCTTGATATTCTTAAGGAATATGTTCCAAAACAGCCAACAGAAGAAGATATTGCCGAATTGACGAAGAAAGTCATTGCCGATTTTGAAATCGCCAATGGCAGGAAAGCCGAAATGCGTGATATGAAGACAATTCTTGGAACAGTCCAGGCGACATATCCAAACGCCAACGGCAAGATTGTCTCAGAATTGGTGAGAAACCACTAAATAATACAAATATTTCATTATTTGCGAAAAATTTTGTATATTATTAGTAAATAATAATAATTAAAAAATTTTAGTATAAATGGAATATCCTTATTTAGGTTTTAAAAACGAAGACGGTTCTGATGTTCTGACCGAAAAAAGCATTATTGTGTTTTTCACAAGTCTCAACAAAGGTGTGGTAGTGCACAATATTAACGAGAACACAGGAAACAAAGATTTGGCTTTTGGTACCTACGGTACTTTTGATGAAGATGAATATGAGTTTTATCCTGAGCAGAATACAGTTATCCTGCAAAACTAAATTGAATTATGGAAGTAAAGATTAACAAACTGACCCCAGACGGGTTCCTTTTAAGTGAAATATCCAGGCTATCAAACCAGGGTATAAGTATTGCTGTCGATTTCGACAGCACTTTGTGTTTGACGGATGGTTATCCGCACATTGTCGGACAGAACGGAAAATGTTTCGATATTCTGCATGAATGGCAGAAGCTTGGTTGCAAAATCCTGTTGTACACAATGCGTCACGGTGAAGACCTGGACAATGCTGTTGCCTGGTGCAGGGAATGTGGGTTTGAATTTGATGGAATAAACTGTAATCCAGAGAATGATGCACGAGACCCTGAATGTGACAAGTTGTATGCGGTGTTCTACATTGACGACAAGGCATTTGGTACACCGTTGCTTCGTGACACTGACGGTAACTTGAGAGACCACGTTGATTGGGAAGAGATTGACAGAATCTTTACACCACTCATTCATGAAATAAAAAATAAATTAGTAAATAACAAATGGTTAGAAAAAGATTTGTATTTGTAAAAGATTTTTCAAATGTTGCTGGCGGTATAATTAACGCTGGTACCACGATTGACATTGTTGGTCAGAATATCTTTATGGAGAGCAACACATTCGGTGGTCAGGTAATTGACCCTTATATGTATGAGTCTCTGCATAAGTTTATTGAAGAGCAATATCAGTATGAAAAAAGAACAGGTCATCCAGATTATCTGAGAGAGATTCCAGTACCTTATAATAAAGCATAAAACTGAACAGAATAATGAGTGTTTATTGTCATAGGATAGTTGAATTTCGCAACAAGGAGAACCAGTGGGTCAAATGTGCCGAGTTTGTTGACAATTTCCATGGTTTCGATGAATGGAAAAACCAGGATTATTACGGACGTGGTTTTCCTGAGGGTCATACTGTCGATGAAAAGAGTCTTTTTGATGAGGAACTTGGCAGGGAGTATGTCTGGGGCAAATCATATATCACAATGTCCGAACTTGGTGCTTGGGCTAAACAGGAAAGAAAAGATGCAATGGCTTATGTATTCAAGGAACTTCATTATGGATTAACCAATAAAATGGTAGGTAAACTTGATGATATATATAGTGTCATTGTAAAGAAAGAAAAGGTTAAACCAACTGATAATGAAGAGGATGAAGAAAGTAGTGACTATGATATGTTAGGAAACTACGATTACTTTAAGGAAATTATTGATGAAGCGTTTGAAGAATATGAAATGCTTCACGATGAGTTAGTTTCAGCTTGGTCTGTTGTTGAGCCGATTAAAGCTGAAGATGAATATTGGGTTGAACCCGATAGAGTTAGAATAGTATATTATTTTGATTAATATGTGGTTTAGATTTAGTAAATACGATTTTAAGAAAGAGCCTGAAGATTCATATCCTAAAATGTATAATGAGGCTTACAAACTTCATAAGGATGAATATTTCAAGAAAATATACCATTGGAACTGGTTTGTACCGCATATACCTTTCGAAGGAATTGAGTTTGTGCATGAATGGCAAAGTACACACATTGTATTCTGTGGAACCAAAAACCTTTACTGGGTATTTTTCAGACAATCTCCACGATGGGATGAACGTGGTAAATGGAAGTTCGAATTAAAGAAAACAAGTAATGACCATTGTAGTTGTGGGTAAAAATATAGTGTAATATGGCATTTGACGAATTAAAATCACAATCTTATACAGACTATGTTGGTGAAAACATAGATTTGATTGATGAAGTCCATGATAGTATCATTGATGAGAACAGTTCTGGACTAATGCCAATTCTAACAGAAGTAACAGATTTATGTTCAGATTTATATGTTAAAATTGGTGAGTTTGTAGAATTACATAACAGTCTGAAAGATAATGAACCCACATTGGATACAATCTGTGATGCTGGGTATGCTTTTCATAAAATAGCCTATATGCTGGCAGAGTGTATTCAAAGTCTAAATGGAAATATTGACACAAGTTGGTATCATGCAAACGATATATTACCAGTAGAAGTTGAAAGTAACGAACCCCAAATTAATATCGACGAAGATGAATAGCGAGACAAAGAAACAACCACAGATATACATGACCTCGGATTTGCATTTTGGTCATCGTAACATCCTGAAATACTGTCCAAAACGAATTGAGAAAATCAAGGAGTATTGTACCAGGAAGGGATTTATATTGACTGATGACAGCATCATTGAAATGATGGATAAGTGGCTTATTGACTTGTGGAATTCACAAGTTGGTAAGAAAGACACTGTATATATCCTTGGTGATTTCTCATTCCATAATGCAGAAGAAAACAAACAGCTTCTTGGTAAATTGAATGGTAGGAAATTCCTTATTTTGGGTAACCATGACGGTAATTCGGACAAACTGGACAATTATTTTGAGCAGATTACCCAGATTAAGGAGTTGAAGTATAAGGATGAAAGTGGTGAGACTTTCTGTTTTGAAATGTGTCATTATGCAATGGTTACTTGGAACCGTAAGGAACACGGTACAATACAGGTTCACGGACATAGCCATGGAAATTTGGACGGTTTCAATGAAAGCAATCCAGATTTGAGGGTTGATGTTGGTTTGGATGGTAAGTTGGCGGACTATAAGTTTCTAACTCCAGACGATATTCTGGTTTATTTCTACAACAAAGCTGGTACAAAGGACTTCAACAAGTATATAGAAGTTTTAAGAACTTCAAGAGAAAACAAAAATAACATATTTAAACGATTTGTAAAATGGATTCAGGAGGCTATAGGACTCTGTTAGTGATTGGTGAAAACCACCTTGAAATTGCCCAGAAATACAGCCTTGACACCAAGGTTGAACCGTATATTCGTTATCATTTTGATGACGCTGAAAAACTGCATATCAAGTATTTGAAAGTACTGGAGAATCTGATAAAGACGTATCAGAACGTTAGTCAGAAAGTTGCTGACAAATACAAGGAAATGTATGATGAGTACCGTGAAATGGATGATTTCGAATATTACCAGCAGTTGACATACGGTTGCCAGTATGATGAGGATGGCAATGCCTGGTCAACGGAAAACCCTTGGGCTGAATACCAGTATGAGCGTTGTTATGACAAAAGGATAAAACAAGACCAGAGGAATGAAGCTAATTTCAGTAACCCTCTTATCCTTAAAAATGGCAAGAAAGCGTATTCAGCGCTGGTGAAGGAAATAGACTGGGAAAAGAACCATATGTACAACACAGAGATTTACCAGTCAGCTTGGGATATCTGTGTAAATGGTAAGGAACCAGTAACTGAGGAAGAAAAACTTATCAAACAGAATTTTGGCAGACGCAAGGATTATTTTAGTAATTTCAAGTCAGCTGACGAGTATATCAAGCACAATTGTTCATTCTGGACTTATGGCGTAGCTACTGACGAGAAATACATCTGCGCGGACAAAGACAATGCGATTGACTGGACAACCAATTTCTATGACAGATTCATAAAAGATTTGAATCCAGATGAAAGGTTGTCGATTTATGAAATTAAATTGTTATAAAATGTTAAAATCCTTTGAAATATCATTAATATTTTGTATATTAAAGGTATAATAATTAAGTAATTTTATAACTAAAATGAAAGTAATAGAAATTGAAGGAAATGCCGATGATTTATATGTGAACGAAAAACAAATGAAATCTGTAAGTGCGGTACAACTTTCCGAAGATGGTGTATACAATGAGCTGACACTTACATCAATGATTGATGAAGAACTTGACCCAGAATCAACAGAACATAAACTTATTGACGGTTTATTAGGACACAAACTTCGTTTTACTGTAGAAGTAATTGATTAATGAATAACATAACAATACAGGCGGAAGCATTCTATGCTGTTGGGGATATCCACGGATATTTCAGTTCTCTCATATCAATGATTAAACGGTATGGGATAACTAATTCATGTATTATAGTGTGCGGTGACTGTGGTCTTGGTTTTTATAAATGGGATTCAACCAAAGTTCAATTAACGAAACTCAATAATCTATGTAAGAAAAATAATGTAAATATTGTGATGATTCGTGGAAATCACGACGACCCTTCGTTTTTCATACAAGGAAATATAACATCCAATATTATCCCAGTACCAGATTATACAGTTATAAATGGTACAATACTTTGTGTTGGTGGTGCCACATCAATTGACCGTCAGTATCGTATGATGTTGAAAAACAAGTATTGCACAGAATATTTTAAATATCATCCGAGCTGCAGCATTGAAGAGGCTATGGAAAATACACCAAATTTCTATTGGAAAGATGAGGCTCCTGTTTATGATGGAGAAAAACTAAATGAAATTAAAGAGGCTGGATTGAATATTACTACTGTATGTACACATACTTGTCCAAGTTTCTGTGACCCAGTTTCTAAAGACGGTATACAGTACTGGATAGAACAAGACCCAGCACTTGAGTTTGATATTACTGAGGAACGCAAAGTAATGGATTTGCTTTATGAGAAGCTTAATGAGGATGGTCATCAGGTTAAAGATTGGATTTATGGTCATTACCATCGTCATAATATGATGATAGTTGATGATATACGGTATTTAATGCTTGGTGCTGTTGTCTATGATGGGGGAAATGTTGATTGGATTGAAATTCATCAATAATTTCATGGAAAAAATATGCAAAATTTGGTTATATGGTAAAAAATAAACATTATGTCATACACAACATTTATTGAAAAAGGTGAAATCACCAATGCAAGAGATTTTATGAAATTGTGCTTACGCAATTTCGGCATTATGCAAGAACTTTATCAAGACCCTCTTTCTCTCGAATCAGTTTTGGAGAAAAAATTTGATATTGAGACTAACAGTAGTTATCAGCGTTATGTAAAAAATCTCGATAATGAGTATCAGAGGCTCAAAGAATTTATTCATCAACAGGAGGATAAGACGTGTTATGATATAGCTTTTAGAGAATTTGTTGCGGAAATTGAGCAGTCCATTGCCGATTATAAAAAAGCTATAGTAAAACGTACTAGCGAAAATAAGATGTATGAAAAGTATATTGAGAAAATCCAGAAATGGAACTGTTCGCCTCAGTATGAAAATATCAAGAATTTTGCAATTGAACAGTGTACTAATGCGTTGAATGATGTATCGTTTTATATTGACCAAATAAAGAGATACGAAAAGGAGTTGGCTAACCCTAGGGATAGTTTTGACGATTATTTGCAAACCATGATAGATATTACAAGACAGTCTATTGACATGTACGCTAAATCAATTAATCAATGCATAAACTCGTTGAAAGATAGAAAAGAATTCTTTGAGAAATTTATGGAAGAAGTAAATAATATAAATAATAAAACAATAGAACGCTATGAGTGACAAAAAAGAAGTTACAGTAAAAACTATCAGTTTTTCATCACTACTGCTCCTGGCTTTCATCGTTCTCAAACTTTGTAACGTGATTACCTGGTCGTGGTGGTGGGTTTTATCGCCAATTTGGATTCCTATTGCAATTTTAGTTGTGATGATAGGTATTATATTACTATTATTCAAGAAGGCTTTTTAACTTTCATGGTGGGGAAGGGACTAGAACCTAATTAGAATAATAATAAAATTTATAAAACAATGTTTACTAAAAGCGAAAATTTTAAAGAAGAGTACTGCGCCCAAATCGTGAAAGTGGGTGAGTTGTTTCCAATTGAAAACTCAGACTTTCTAGCAAGAACCGAGGTTAATGGTTTTGAAATTGTTGTTGGAAAGAATGATGTTAAAGAGGGCGACATTATGGTGTACGCCAAACTTGAGACCGAAATTAATGCCGAGTTCCTTTCGGTTAATAACCAGTTTGAACTTAGCGAAAGGCAAATGAACAGCAATTTCGAAGAGGTTCAGAATTTGCTTGACGCTGGTAAAGAGGAAGAGGCAAAGAAACTTGTAGGTTATTTTAACAAGTATGGTCGTGTACGTATTGTCAAACTTCGTAACGTCCCTTCACGTGGTTGTTTGTTCACAATTGATTCACTTACCAAATGGAAACCAGAAGTAGCCAATTACGATTTCAACCAGTGTTTTGTACCTAATGCAGATGGTATTATTGAACCATTCTGTTTTGATACTATTGGAGAAGACCTATTTGTTAAAGCTTGGGTTCCAAGAATTAACATTTACGCTCCTTCAGTGAAGAAAAGTGGCTTGGTAAAACGTAACAAACGTTTGAAGAAATTCGACCGTCTTATTGAGGGTCAGTTCTCACTTCACTATGACACTAATCAGCTTGAGGATAATTCATGGCGTTTGACCCCTGATACGTCAGTAACAATCTCAACCAAAATTCACGGTACTTCTCATATTGTTGGTAATGTGTTGGTTAAAAAACCTAAGAATAGTATTGTTTATAAGATTATCATCAAGAAAAAAGAGCGTGAACTTAAAGGCTTGTATAAAGCGGAGAAACGTTTCTACTGGCAGAGAAAGGTGAACAGTAACAAAATCAAAAAGCTAAAGGACTATATTAACAGTCTATATACTGTTGGGTATGGTAAAGTTACGTCATCACGTACAAAAATCATGAACCAATACATTAATCCAAGGGCTAATGAGTCTGGCGGATTCTATGGTACGAATGATATGTATGTATCATATGGCGATTTGCTTTATCCATATCTTATTAAAGGTATGACTGTTTACAGTGAAATCTTCGGATATGTTACTGGTAAGCCAGACAAAGTAATCCAGGGATTCAAAAAGGGTGACAAGAAAGTTTGCTTCGACTATGGATGCAAACCAGGCGAGAACAAAATCATGCCATATCGTATCACCGTACACAATAATGATGACACTGTAACTGAGTGGGAGGTTATGGAAGTGTATGGCTGGACAATCCAGCTTCTTAAAGACCACCCTAAACTTGCTAATAAAGTCGTGCCTATTGATATTATCTACCACGGTACACTTGGTGACTTGTATCCAAATCTTGACCGTGAGACGCATTGGAACACCAATGTAGTAAAGGCTATAAGAGAGGATAAAGCTCGTTTCCATTTTGAGGAGGATGAGCCACTTTGCAAAAACAAAGTACCACGTGAGGGTATTGTGCTACGTATTGACAATGACCCTAAATCCGAAGCTTTCAAGCTTAAAGCCATGAAATTCCTTGGAAAAGAGAAAAAAGCAATGGATGATGGTGATGTTGATATAGAAATGATGGAGGCTTATGTGGATGAACAATAAGTAAATCTATCATAACATGAAAAAGGAACAACTTTTAATTAAGTTGTTCTTTTTTTATTAATAAAAAATTTGTATAATATAATTATAATAAAACAATTTGTAAAAAATGGAGAAAATTATAAGCCTTAATGAAAACGATTTAACTAACATCATAACAGAAGTTATTGATAACACTTTAGGCACTAAAAGCAACAATAAAAACCTTAATGCAGCCAAATCTGCAAAGAACGATGAATATTATACTCAGTATGAAGATATTGAAAAGGCTGTAGCTTGTTATAAAGGTTATTTTAAAAACAAAGTTGTATTTTGCAACTGTGATGATGTTGAATGGAGTAATTTCCCAAAATTCTTCCATAATAACTTCCATAATCTTGGACTGAAACTTCTTATCTGTTCACATTTGAATAACAGTGCCACTGGTACAGCCACAATTTACGATGGTGAGAAAATCACAGGAAAAACATTAAGTGGCGACAATAACAATGCTGGTGATTTTAATTCAAAGGATAGCATTGCCCTATTGGATATGAGTGACATTGTGGTAACAAATCCACCATTTAGCCTGTTTAGGGATTTTGTTGATTTAATGTTTGCACATAACAAGAAGTTCTTGATTATAGGACATTTGAATGCGGTCAAATATTCCAAGATTTTCCCACACTTGAAAAATAATGAAATGTGGGTTGGTTCGACACCTGTTTCATGGTTCAGATTGAATTCCAAAGAAATCACAAACCCCAAAATCCAGAAGATGGGTGATGATGGGTATGTATATCAGCATTTCGGCAATACTTGTTGGTATACCAATCTGGGTTATATTCCAAGCGATAAACCGTTAAAGTTGAATAAACAATATAATCCAAATGAATATACTAAATATGACAATTATGATGCCATTGATTCAAAAACAAATGATATCCCGATGGATTATGATGGTGTGATTGGTGTTCCCATTAGTTATATGCAGAAACATAATCCAGATGAATATGAATTGATTGGAACTCTTGGCGCTGGTGGAGAATTTAACTATGGGAAAGCAATGATTAACGGCAGTGAAAAGTTTCCAAGAATATTAATTAGAAGAAAAAAGCGTGATTAAATCACGCTTTTATTTTTTCATTTATCATTTGTTTAACAATTCTGTTTATAACAGATTCTGCCACATTTCGCAGTGGTTGTCCTAGCGCATAAACTAACAAATTTTCGGGTGTTGTATTTGTGGGGTCACCGTCAATGATTCTGATACCAAGTCTTTTGGTTCCTGGATTTTGTGTAAATTCATTCCTGACAGCATTATTTTCGTATTGTATCTTATCAGGGAATGTTAAAGCAACTGCCCATTTGGTATCAATAGTTGTTGTGTTACCCAAGTGTGTCATACTAAGATTGCCGTATTTGTTATACCTGGATTGTAGTGAACCATTTACTCGTAAATTTACAAGATTAAAGGCTAAAATGGTGCCGTCACTACCCACTCTATAACTAATGTCAGGATTTAGTGTCCATCTATTTGAAGTAGCAACATACTCAGGTAAAGGTCTCCATTCAATGCCTGGATTGGTAATAGCCCTGGCGATTTCTATATTATCATTGAATAAAATACTTATAGCACCAGCAGCATCAGTATAATCTGGATTTCGATATATTGAACGTACAAAATTCTTGATTTTTTCAGTGTCAAGTGCAACAACACCGAATCTGCCGTATTTAACAACACTTTTAACCCAGTCAGTTGGAATTTGAAGATAGTCAGCCAGTACAGCTGGACCCTTTTTTAAAAATTCATTTGTGTTGGCAAACTGATACTTGTTCAGTTGAGGAATATCATTGAAATCAATCCATTCATGTTTGACAGGAAATTCAGCATCCCTCACAGTTCTTGGTAATTTAGATATATTTTGTATAGCCCTGACATAATATTCAATATCATTATGGACAACATCCTCATCACCAGTCATTGACAAGTATTTAATTTCGTTCAATACCTTTTTTACACAGTTGTTTATAATATTTTCAAGTACTCTTTTATCCATAAAACAATCATTATTATATAATATAAATATCATTCATTATTTTTTTTCGCTATTTATAAAAAAGTTGTATATTAATAATAAATGAAAATAAATGATAAAATAAATTTTTATGAAAAACAAATTTGAATTAATTCCAAGCCGTTCAAACAAGTTGGTTGACGAGAACGGCAAAGTTTACGAAAGTCTCAGACAACTGGAAAAGGAAATCGGTGTACAACACAGTACCATCGGTGTGAAACTTAAACGTGACGGTTACTTTAAATTCAATGGTATCACATACTACGCAGTGAACACACGCCCAGTTGTGGCTGAAGAGAAAAAGGTGGATGAACCTGTCATTTCCAATGAGGAAAAAGCAGATTTCGAGGAATTCAAGAAAATGAAAGACGTGCGAAATCTTGGATTCACTACCTATAAGTTTAACTACACCCCGAAGAAACAGGGTTCACGCTATGCAGTTGCCCTTTTTTCAGATGCACACATTGAAGAGACTGTTATCCCTTCATCTGTCCTTGGTATGAACGAATACAATATCAATATTGCTGAAAAACGTATCCAGGCTTACTTTACAAACCTTTGTGAATGTCTTAAAGAAGATAAGGTAGATGACCTTATTTTTGCTTCCCTTGGTGACACTATTTCAGGTTACATTCATGAGGAGTTGGCACAAACAAACGGTCTTTCACCTCTTGAGGCTACCTATAAAGCCCAGAGCCTTATTTTTGGTGGTTTGAAGTATCTTTGTGAGGAAACTAATCTTCACTCAATTAAGTTCATCGGTATTGTTGGTAATCACAGCCGTACAACAAAGAAGATTCAACACGCAAACGGTTTCAAGATGAGTTATGAGTGGCTTATGTATCAGAATATCCAGAAATTCTGTGAAATGGAAGGCTTGCCTATTGAGTTCTGTATTCCAGAATCAGAGGTGGCTATTGTGAACTCACCTGACGGTCAGAAGTTCATCTTCGCCCACGGTTTCCAGATTAAGGGTGGCGGTAACGGTACTGTCTGTGGTATCTACCCAGCATTGAACCGTTTGGCTCTTAAATGGGGTAAGGTGTTTGGTCAGGACAGAATCTATATCGGTCACTTCCACCAGTGTGTATCAATAAACAATGCCGTTGTTAACGGTTCAATTATTGGCTTCAACACATTTGCATTGACTAATGGTATGGCATACGAAGAGCCAGCACAGATGTATGAGGTTTATGACACCAATATCGGTCAGTTGCTGACTCGTAAAATTTATTGTAAATAATAATAAATTAACATAAACTAAATTTAAATGAAGAAAATATTCACATTGATTGCACTTGTTGCAATGGCATTTATTGTAAATGCACAAAACTTTGAGAATGACTACACTTATGGTTTCTGGAGCAATTGGTCAGCTGGTGCTGGTATCCAATATAGCAAGAATTTCACAAACCATTGGGCTTTCGGCGAAGGTTCAAATATCGGTTTTGAACTTCGTGCCCAGAAACAGCTTGGTCAGCACTGGGATATGAGAATCATCGGTAACATTCCAGGTTTTCTTACCAGTGACACAAACCAGTTTGACCGTTATGCAACTGGATTAATCGGTTTTTCCTGGACTCCCTGGAACTACTTCTATGTGTTTGCTGACGGTGGTATTGCCGTGAAGCGTGATTCATACAACTGGCTTGCTTTGGCAGCTGACGCTGGTATTGGTGCCAAGTTTAATGTCTGCAAAAGTTCAACCCTTTATGCTGAGCTTGGTCTTGACTGTGTTGCTGATATCACAACTAACATGACTTACAACAACGTATTTGTCAAATTCGGCTGGATGCACCGTTTCGGTCTTACCAAGATTGATGAGGAAATCCTTGCACAACGCCAACTTGTTATTTCACAAAAGAGTGACTATGTTGCAAGAAACTGTGATTCAATTGCAGATTGTTTGACTGAATGCAGGAACAATGAACTTGAACTCATTAAGAGAATTGAAATTCTTGAACAACATGACGTTCTTTTGACTGAGTGCTTAGGTGTGGTTACAAAAGAGAATGACAGTTTGATTAATGTAATTGCATCATTCCATGAGAACCAGACAAATTATTATGCGCTTCCTTTCAGTGTGTTGTTTGACAATGACAGTTATACCATTAATGAATCTGAATATGGTAAAATCAAAGCTGTTGCTTCAATTATGAAGGATGATACAACAATCCATTATACAGTGACTGGCTTCTGTGACAAGACTGGCTCACAGGAATACAACCAGAAACTTTCAGAAAGACGCGCTGAGGCTGTCAAGAAGGCTCTTATGAAGTATGGTGTCAAAGAGGAACAGATTACAATCAGTGGCAATGGTTATGACAAACCGTTCAGTGACGGTAAATTGGCAGTAAACCGCAGAGTTTCATTTTACAGAAATTTCTAATATAAATTAAAATAAAAAATTATGGAAACAACTACAGGTGGAACCTACACAACCAGTGGCAATTTAACTATTGATGCGACAAAGGAAATCAATGATGATTTCAAGAAAAGGGTTGAAAAGTATTTAAAACTTTCACATCAGACATTGGCTGAAATGCTTGCACTTAGGGATGAGGAGGAAGGTAAGAAGAATTCAGAGAGCGATTGCCCTCTTCAGCCAAATCAGCCATATACACCTTATTATCCATATTATCCATATCATCCATATACACCGATTAATACAAAGTGGTGTCCAATATCAATGTGTGAGTGTACCAATCCTTTTGGCGATTGTATTAATTGCCCTTATCATGGTGGTGTAACATACAATACGAAATACACGACAACATGTACGGCAGATTTGGATAATCTGGCAACCAATAAGACGAAGGACGGTGACCAGAACAGTAAATTTAAAAAGGATTGTAATGATTTTCTACATAATTTAAAAAACGGGTAAATCTAATCCAATTTACACATAAAAAAGAAAGCGACTTGATTTAAGTCGCTTTTTTATTTTTAATATCCCATTGGGACTAAGTTCGAATAAAGCAGTGTTGCTGCATCACAGTCAACACCGACAGTCGCCCTCATACCAAGGTTTCTACCACCGTCAGCCCAAGTAAAGTCCAGTTTGCAAGCATCCCTGTTTGGCATAACAATATGTAGTCCACCGTTAAGTGTTTCATAAGTGAACAGAACCTGAATACCATTTTGCTGCAATTGGTTCAATACTTTCTGTTGAATACCTTTGTCGGTTGTGTCAATGTCTATCATAGAGACAGGAAAATCTTTTGTGTGTTGTCTGGTTTTGAAACTGTGACCAGCAGCCATAGCGTGTGCAATCTCAGTGTTAAGACTACAGTTAGTCCTAAGACTTCTCTTAATCATTTCAGCTGCATTGGCATCAGTCAGCTTGTGTGAACGTGGGTTGAGCCTAATATAAGCCCTGGCATTGTACAATGTACACAGTTTCTTTATTTCGCCCTTTAACGCCATTAGTTCCTGGGCATTATGAACATCCCAGCTTTTAGGATACTCAGCATAACGGAATTTTGCATCTGGATTATCCTTTTTCCTTCTGATAATCTGTACAAAATAGAATTGGTCAGGGTTACTTATGTTTAGTGCATTGGCAACCTTGTCGAAATTGTCTATTTCCTTGCGCTGGGCATTAATAGCCTCATATATCAGATTATGCAGTTCACTTTCAGTCAACCGAATTATTTTTCCCATTTTTTATCAAAAACATTATATTTATAAATATAATAAATTCAATAAAAATATTATCTATAATGAGAGGAAATTTATTCGAATCCATATTAAACAGTATATTGAATGAATCAATTGGTGAGGCGGTTGTTAATCCAAACAACACATCTGTTGATGTTTTTACTTGTAAAAGTAAAAATGGTAATGTTTTTATTACAGCTGAATTGGATGGTGAGGATTTGAAAAAAGTGGCTGAAATTGACCCTTCTTTAATTAAAACGAAAGGGAAATTAACATGGGTAATGGTTCAGTTACCTGCAACTGAATTACAAGACCCTAATTCAGAGGGCTATCAGAAAGTTATTCATTTATGCCAAGTTGTGTCGCAATTAGGTAAATATGGTGAAATTGACCCAAATGAAGTTATTAAAGAGGCTAGTTTTACAAGTTCACAAGAAATTACCCCAGAGAAAAGAAAAGAAGTTGAAGCTGATGAGGATGCTTTATGGGATGAATTCATTAATAAATTCGATGACCCAAGAATTCAGTCATTACTACAGTCAATGCACACATTCATGCCTTTGGCTAGTTTAGACCATAAAAACTCAGAACGTAATTTGAATTTGATTTTGTCTCAGGACTCAAAACGTGTTGCTGCTGGTAAACCAGCTGCTACATATGTCGCTTCGCCACAAATCTGGAGAGCAATGAACAGGAGGATTAAGAGTGACGCAATTCCCATTTATTTGTGGTATAAGGTTGATAAGGGTGATGCCTCTAGTGAATTTCTGGACAAGGCTGCTGATAAAATAGCTGGAAATGAAAAAGATAAATACCTTGGCGGTATGACAGCAAAAGAAAAATTAGCTGATTTTAGAAAAGGCGGTACAAGAACCCTTGGTCCTGCAAGAGCTTTGGGCACAGCTGCTAAGCAATTGGATAATAAAGATGGTGGCTATGGAATCGCACCTTATTATGATGTTTCTGATACTGAAGTAATTAATGGGCTTGAAGATAAATGGAATGACCCAAATAGACTGGGTGTTGTAAATAACATTAAGTGGATTCCTACTGAAGCTTCATTAAGTAAAGTGGCTGATGATTTAGGCATTTCGGTAGAAGAATTGATGAAACAACAGTTTGGTATTGATGATGCCTATGCTATGGCTGTTTATGATGCACTTAAAAATATCATGTGGATTCAAGATAAAACTCCAATACCTACTAATCAGGATGGGTCAGTAAATATGGAGTTTATCAGAAAACAAGTATTTGCTTTGATTTTTAAATATACATCCGAGGAAATCTTGAAAGGGATGTATGCCAATCCAGCCATTAGGGACGAAAAGGCTAGGATGATTGCCTGTATGTATGTTGGTGAACACAGAATTGCCCCAGAAATGGCACTTGATATGTTCAGGAGATTGGATAAAGAGGCTTTGAATACAAAAGCCGAGAAAATCTATTATGAATACAAAGCGATTTACAGTAAACTATCAAAGACAATTACAGCCGAGCTTGATAGAGTAGCGCCTAATGGTGGAAATCAAACCAAAGGTGTAATGGAAGAGTCAATGATGCGTGGTAACAACAATATGAACCAATTCTATGCTGAAATTGATGCTTTAATGAATCAGATGGGCATTCATGATGATACTGTAAATGATGGTATTAATCTTACTAATGAAGAACGTAGATTGGCTGAGGCTAAATTTTATACAATGTTAAATAAAATGAATAATTCAAATTTCTAAAAGAAATGGATTTTCTTAAAGAAGATATTAGCGAATATATTGAAGGTATTAACAGCTTAAATGATTTGGTTAACCGTCCAGGTAGCAAATATCTTTACCATAGGACAACTGCAGACCTTGACAATGTACGTGACACTGGCATGTCGAGAGAATTCCAGAATTTACAAGCTTTTGGTTATGGCTTATATACATCACTAAGGCTTCAGGACTGTATCAACAACAGGAGATATGGTCCTAAAATTATTAAGTTATGGGTTCCTGGATTCGATAGATGTATTATTGATAGAGGATGCGGGGTTTACGGTCATGATTTGGCTGAAATGATACATGGACGTGACGCTTCTGTAAGAGACCAGATTAGAAAATTGTTTAAACCAGAATATGCAAATAAATTAAGCAATATTAATTCTGTTAGAGGTTCGGTTTTAACTACCCATGAGATAGAGCCAATCCTTCAAGAAAACGATATTGACGGTATTATATATGATTGGGGTGGTGGACACTGGGTATGTGTGTGGAAAGACTATAAAAAAGCTTTTCCGTTGGCTGTAAGTTTGGATGATGGCAGAACTTTTAAAAAATTAGGTAATGAAACAACAATTAAGAATGCATTAAACACTTGGGAACCTAACAGGATTTTTGGTGTTGATTTATCTAAATACAATGATGCTGAAATGGCTAGATGCCAGAACGGTTATTTTGTATTATCAAGAAAAAATGATGGAAAATACAATTATTTTAATCCAGAAATAGGTAAAAAACCACTATCATCTGTTTGGTTTGATTTAGCCAGCCCTGCTGATGAAAATGGGGTAGGTACCGTTAAGTTTAATGGTCAGAAATTCTGGTATTATATTGCGGATGATGAAGTTTATGAGATAGACGGTGGTGATACCGAGGAAGCTCTTATGATGAATGACCCGATTGGACATTCTGCTGATTTGCCAAAATTGGTTATGGAAGATGTTAAACCAGTTTTTGGTAATTTATTAACTGAGGCGTTGGATGAATATGTGCCTAATGTTAGTCGAGATAGTTTAGACAATAGAAATGGTAACCTAACATATTTTTATAGATTAAGTTTACCAAATCAAATTAAAAGTATTGCAGCTAATGGATTCACTAAGGAATTCCGTGGTAGTGGTAACGATAATACAGATTGGCTTGGGTCAGGTACTTATGGTATAGTTTTTCCAACAAACAGAACAAGTGGAAGTTATGGCTCTATTCTATGGAAATATGCTACACCTACTGAACTAGTTAGAAATACATATATATCTCCAGACCCATATCTTGCAAGGAAATTCGGTATTCAGGGTAGTTTTGCTGAACAGTTGGAGAGGTTTTTCCCTGATTTAGTGCCAATATGGAAACAAAAAGGTAAATGGCATCAAATTATAACTCCAGCACATTCTGGTAGTGGTACTATAAAGAAATTAAATGCAATTGCATTTAATGGTGATGGAGGCAGGTCAGATTATGTTTATCATTCACATGGTATTAACGGCATTATATATCACGGTAATATTGATGGCGATGCAGTGTTGACTTTTGATGATAGCACAATAGTTCCTGTTGCTTGGAGAGATAATTCAAAACCACACGATAGTTGGCACTCAGTTGAAATTACTGATACATTGTGGGATAGAACTTATAATGGTTTTGACCCGTTACCGTTTTTGAAAGGTACATATAAGGATTATAGCGATAATCCTAATGACATTTCACAGAATTATAGGGTTGTGAACGGATATATGCTTGTGTGCAGGAAAGACAATCATAAATACAATTATGTAAAGGCACCTGAGGGCGGTAGAAACTTTGCTTCATCTGTATGGTTTGACTTAGCTAGCCCTGTTGATGAGAATGGTATGGGTACCGTTAAGTTCAATGGTCAGAAGTTCTGGTATTATGCACCAGAAGATGAAATATATGAGATAGACGGTACTGATACCGAGGAAGCCCTTATGATGAACGACCCAATCGGTCATTCCGCAGACCTTCCAAAGATTACATCCAACGTTAATCTGGAAGAAAACAAACCAGTTTTCGGTGAATTATTAGAAGAAATATTGAAAAAATAATAAAATTTTTTATATTTTTAGGTCACTTTTGAATTTTGTTGTATATTTATTAATTGCTATGACGAACAAATTACATAATAAATTGGAACAGGTAAAATTGCAATCCCTCATTAGTTCAACAGGAGATTGTGGTTTTGCCTATGCACCAGATTGGAATGCGTACAACGTCAAGCGTAAAGTGAAATAGACAACAATTTAACTCAACATATATTCCCCCACTGGCTTGACGTTCAAAAAAGAAAGTTAAGCCTATTTTTTTTTAATATATCAGTGAAAAGTTGTATATTTGATAGAAGAGAGTACATTGAAATAAAAAAATTGAAAAAAAAAATCAAAATTTCATGGAAAAAACATAAAGATTTTGGTTATACCCCCGTCTTGACGATGAAAAACACATCCAAAAGGCAAAAATAAAAAAAAAAATCAGAATTTCATGGAAAATCCATAGAAAATTTGGTTATACGAAAGTCCGAAAGGCGAGAGCACATTGAAAAAAAGAATTTTTTGAAAAAATAGAGAATTTTTTCTTTATTTCGGAAAAAAGTTGTATATTTGAAGTGTTAGTTCTTTAATGAAAGACAAAAAAAGTTCTTTGACATATTGATGATTGGATACAAATAAGAGAAAAATAGAAAAATTAATCCAAAGGAATAGTAAAGTGAATGGTGAGAGAGGTAAATACTTTACGTAAGTGATTACACACCATAAATCACCTTTCCTAAGAATTGTCCCAAGTTTATCCAGCCTTATTGATTAAATTCAATTAAGGTGTGTACTTTAGAGGGATGGTTATGGAAGCCTTACAGCAAACTTTGAAGTAATAACAATGAAATTTTATTTCTCAGTTAAAAATGGCTATAACTTTTGGCTTCTGGGATTGATTTTTATGCGGACATAGCTCAATTGGTAGAGTACGACCTTGCCAAGGTTGAGGTTGCGGGTTCGAGCCCCGTTGTCCGCTCAAAGCAACTGTCATTGTTTTAGACATCGTTATGGGGGAACACATAAACCCAAAAGGACTTTTCTTGACAGCAGATATGAAAGCCGTACAGCAAGATTTCGTTTCGTTTTTTTATAATTTAATAGTTGTAATAAAACCCGCGATAATATAAAACAGCTTGGCTTTTGATTTCGGAGGGGTGGCCGAGTGGTTGATGGCAACGGTCTTGAAAACCGTCGGACTCGCAAGGGTCCCGTGGGTTCGAATCCCACCCCCTCCGCTAAATTCCTGAACCTACAGTCGTTAAGTAGGCAACGGTCATTCTTATCATTGAACTTTCAAATGGTAACGACATTTGTTAGGAATGTGCTAGGGATAAGTACGGTCGTCTAGGGGATTAGGACGGCCCCCTTTTCGGGGGGCAGACGCGGGTTCGAAACCCGTCCGTAGTTCAAAATTTAGTTATGACATGGATTAACTAGGTGACAGATAATTGGTCCATTGGTCTAGTGGTTAGGATACGTGACTGTCTATCACGGGGCGAGGGTTCGATTCCCTCATGGACCGCCAAAATAAAAAAATTTTTTAAATTTGTGGAAAAAAAGTTGTATATTTGGTTATATGAAGGTCTGATAGACAAGTGAACATTGACATATTGACGATTGGATACAAATAAGAAAAAAAATAAGTGTTTTAGTATGCAAGAGGCTGAAGTAGGAGGTCGTTAAGGATGCGTCCCTAAAACCGCCAAGAGTTTTTCCGACAAATAGATTCGGAATTAAAAAAGTTACTCTCACGTTGGTTCGAATCCAACCTAAAGCACACATATGGAAGTCGTACAGCAAACAAACTTTTCTGAAAAGCGATAATTTTTAGAATTGTAAAATGACTTCTGAATATTGGGAGGTGGCAGAGTGGTTAAATGCGGCAGACTGTAAATCTGCTCCCTTCGGGGTACGGGGGTTCGAATCCCTCCCTCCCAACAAAACACCACAACATAGTTCAATGCTAGGTACCTTAAAGAATTCAGAACGCCAGGGTGGTAATCTGGAGATTGCGGTTGGATTCCGTAGAAGTGGTGGCTGATGGAGCCTTTTCCCAATGAATACATTGGGTGGCATAAAAATAAGGTGAAGTCAGTTTATTTCGATAATTAAACAATAATTAAGTTTTGGTGGTAAACAAAAAAAAAAATAAACCCAAACAGTTAGTCTGTTAGTCAAAGTTGTGGGTTGAACAGCACATCGATAGGTGGTTCGAATCCCCCGTACTAAATTTAGTATGATGGTACAACTGGTAGTGCAGTGTGGTCTGCAATCCAAAAAGGTTAGGTTTATCCTTATTTAACTTTGACCAACCTTAACTTAATTTTTTAAAGATATAGTGCGGGATAGAGCAGTGGTAGCTCGTCAGGCTCATAACCTGGAGGTCGGGGGTTCGAATCCCTCTCCCGCTACCAATTAAGAATAACAGTAGGTGGGCTTAGAAGTAGCCATCCTTTAAAGAGTGACAGACTGTAACGCAGTGAACAATGACCATCATCATGAGTAACGTTGAAGTGGTGATGTAGTGAGACTGAACGGCAACGAGTAAACGATGAAACGTGACACGGAATCTTTAGGTAAATTGCCCAGATGCTGACGGGTGTACCCTTTAGTAGTAGAGTGGTCTTTGGTGTAACAACACACTGGATATTCTTTAAATGTATCTGTGTCGGGGAATTTGGTATACCCGCGCTTTTGAAATAGTAGGAGAAACTTCCGTGAAAGACGGATACACATTGTAGGGATACGATGAGGTCGAACGGTCATGTAAATGATGCCAGTTAATGATGGTTCAAGTCCATCCAGATACACAAATAATCATGATTATAACCCTTGTAGATAAAGAGATATTTAGCAAGTAAAATTTGAACATATCTCAAAACTTGGGAGCATAGCTCAGCTGGTAGAGCGGCACCCTGTTAAGGTGATGGTCGTAGGTTCGAACCCTACTGCTCCCGCAAATTATGGAAGTCGTACAGCAAAACAAATTTATTCTGAACCATTTATATCGGAAATGTAAATTGACTTCTGTAAAAAAAATTAAAAATATCTAAGTTCACAAGTATTATTTTCCACAAATAAGATGTTTATATTAAACAATAGTTATAAATATGCTTAATATAGATATTTCAACGGAAGAGAAACGTAAAGAAACTTTTGAACTTTTTGATAAAATGTTATCAAAAGGAGATATTTTTAAATATTATGGAGTTTCGGATAACACAAAATGATAATATATCAAAACATAAACATTCAGATATTACTTTCGAAGAACTTTTAGAGAGAATAAAAGAATGGGAAAATAAATATGGTGTATATGAAAATAAAATTTCATATGTTGGTATAGAAAATTTTCAAACAAAATAAAATATGGGGCCTTCATATAACGGCTATTATGAGTGGTTTGCAACCACTACATGTGGGTTCGATTCCCACAGGCTCCACTAATAAACCGAGCCGTGGGTGTACAACTTAAAAGTTCCCCATAAAGGTTATTAGACCTACTTTGGCAGGTAGGCTCGAAGATAGGGATGATTCTTCGGTAAGATAAACATTCACAATCCAGTAATATGTATAGACATATGAGCTCTATGTCTTATAATGTCTACGGTGGTAACGATATAACCAAATATTTCGGGTAGTAGTTCAGTTGGCTAGAACGCTGCATTTGGGATGCAGAGGTCGGAGGTTCGAGTCCTCTCTGCCCGACAAAGTGTAAAAATGAACTGAATTTTGGGATATAGTGTTCAGGATGCAGCAAAAACAGCTCAATACACTTTTTTTAATGGCCTCTTAGCTCAGTTGGTTTTTAGAGCACGACACTTTTAATGTCGGGGTCCTGGGTTCGAGTCCCAGAGGGGTCACAGAAATGTTTCTGTACCACGAAAGCGGGACAACTACCGAGAGCAACGATGCTTTTTACATTGCCAGTGCACTTTAAGGCAAGTAATCTGTACAAACGGGTCGGTCGCCGAGGGAAAAGTGTGTGGAGGTACGTAACGAAACACATGTAACAACCAGAGCACTATGGCATATTCCGAAAGGTTTTGTCTGGAAAGTTTGAAACATTTATATCGCGCAGTCGTCTAATTGGTTTAGGACACCACCCTTTCACGGTGGAGATTACGGGTTCGAGTCCCGTCTGCGTGACAATGAGGTGCCGAGGCTTCATAATGGAAGACATACAGCAAAAAAAATTTTGGTTAACGCAATTATGTTGGATTGTTAAGTGGTTCAAGCCCACAAATGTCTTCTGCTCCATAGCGGTTTTCATGAGTTTCCCGCTTTACACAAAAAACTCTTTTGATTGACAAAAATAAAGAGAACAGACTTTCTAGGTGGGTGTGCCTATAGCATACTTCTTCTAAAGTTGATGTTGGTTTAAGGGAGTGAACTCAGCCATAGTAATATGGCGGTACTGAGAATGTGCCTTAATAGAGGATTGCGAAAAGGATAGTAAGAGAAACCCGAAAGGGTGAAAAACGAGTACGGATGGCCCTATTAAACCACTGGCGCTAGAACATCAATAAAATGGCAGAAGAAAGGAAGGGTACGGAACAGTGATAATGAGGTTGGGTTACGCATTAGGCCGATGAAGATTGTGTCGGATGTATCTCAGATGGAAGTGACTACGGAAATCTTCCAAAGTTTAATTCTCTTTTTTAATATAAGTTGGAATTAAAGGTTTAATGACAAATTTGCTAGAAAGTAGATTAGGTTCGGCTCTAGATAACGTGGTATAAACGTTTGGTTAAATCTTTCACTTGCAAGAATTTCAACTTTAATGCCACCATAGCTCAGCGGTAGAGCTACGCACTTGTTTACGGAGAAAACCGATTATAAATCAAATTTCATGTGTATTGATGTGGCAATATCAACAGTTCAATTCTGTCACATGGAACAATGCGTGGGTCGGGGGTTCGAATCCCTCTGGTGGCTCTAAAAAAAAAAATAATGGACGTGTGGTGTAATTGGTTCAGCATATCTGCCTGTCACGCAGAAGGGAGCGCAAGCCATTGCGGGTTCGAGTCCCGTCATGTCCGCAAATAGTGAAAAGTAAAATACATGATTAGTGTACATAAAGTGTGGATGAAATTCGCTGTCAGAAGCTGTAGTAGTGAAGCCAGATAAGTCGCACTGGTGGAAGTTCGGTTTTGTACGCTGGAGATGTGCCAGAGGTCGGGGGTTCAAATCCCCTCAGTTTCGCAAATATAAAGCAACGTTGATGTAAGTAGTCATGAATGCTTACTATATACGGTTAAAATAAGTATGGGACAACGAAATTGCGCAAAAAAACGTTGTGCCTTTGGGTTCGAATCCCTGCTGTGGGTAGTCATCCCCACATAGTTTAGTCTGGTTAAAACATTTTAATGCTTTATTTATCTCTTTATAGTTCAATGGATAGACCATTGATTTGATGATTTATGAGCAAGTATTTGAAGACCACGGAGTAGGGTTCAGGGTAAGCAAGGGCAAACATTGGCTAGCTTCTTCCCTTTGTGTAGTCATGGGGGTACGCATAGAATCCCCCTCAGCCTGAAGAAACGTGTTGTACATCGTGAGGTGTACATATGATGCAACGCAACAGAGGCGTAACACCGTTCAGGGACTACGTAACCAACCGTAGTGCCACAGTCCGTAGCTCGTCCCTTACTTGCTGCTTTGCGGATGTCGCATAGCGGTCTAGTGCACCTGCCTTCCAAGCAGGATTTCGTGGGTTCGAATCCCATCATCCGCTCTAAAATTTGATAATATTGTCCTATGGTGTAATGGTAGCACATCAGATTTTGGTTCTGCTAGTCGAGGTTCGAATCCTCGTGGGACAACAAATCGCATATGGCAATAAATGATGACCCCAAAAACATTAATATCGGCAAGTATTAACATAGCCACGGGGTAATGCGTTGGACGTTAACCTGTATAGAATTGCCGTTCTATATGGTTTCGAAAAAAATGCTTTGGTGTAACGGTAGCACGTCTGTCGTGGAGACGGAAGGTTTGGGTTCGAGTCCCATTGGTGTTCAAAGTAATGGTTGTTGATAATCATTTGAATGTATGTAAGACGGCGGTTCGAATCCGCCCAGGTCCACAAAAACCAATTCTGGGTGGCAACATTCACAATTGAGGTAGCTTCCGATTATCGGTGAGGGCGTGAATGACTTGGTTTTTCTATAAAAAAAATACATGGGCTTGACTTGGTTTTGATTGCATATTAGTAGGGTGGAAGTAGACTGTTACTCGTTGTTTAAATGGCAACACAAACTATTCTTATCGCATGGCTGCCTAAGTTAGGCACCCGTAGCGGGGCTGGCGACGAGCCAAATCGTCGCTTTATTTTGAAACTTGACAGTCCCCCACACATACCTTAAAGATAACGGTGCAAGGTGAGCTGCTGCTAGGCAGAAATGAGCACCCATGGTAAACTCATTTTCAGACGTGACTGACCAATGACCACCGCTGATATGACCAGGTGGGAACGACCTAGGTGGGTATACGCCTAGGCGTTGAAGCGAGACCCCCAGCGTGGAAGTAAGAGCTTTTCTGGGGTATATGGCCGAGTGGTGGAATGGTAGACACGAGGGACTTAATCGAAAATTTATGTCTCACTTTTTTGTAAAACGGACTATTTATAATAAAATAGTTTTATTATGAAAGTTCAATATACAAAAGAGTTGCTTGAAGAAGCAGTAAAAAATTGTTACTCGTTTGCTGAATTGGCAAGAAGACTTGGGCTGAAACCAGAAGGGTCTAATCCTAAAACTTTAAAGAAAAAATTAACTGATTTTGAAGTTGATTTTTCACACTTTACTGGACAAGGTTGGAATCAAGGGTTAAAATTTAAGCCTAGAGTTAAACAAGATTTAAAAGACATAATGAAAAAAGACAGTTCTTATCAACCATACAAGTTATTGTTAAGGCTAATTGATGAAGGGGTAAGAGAAAGAAAATGTGAAAACTGTGGACATGTTGAGTGGAATGGTAAACCAATACCTTTGGAGTTACATCATATTGATGGCGATACCACTAATAATACAGACAGTAATTTACAAATACTTTGCCCTAATTGTCATGCTCAAACAGATAACTATCGCGGTAGAAAGAAAAAGTCTAGAATTTGAGTGCATCCTTTCCGAAAGGAGAAAACAACAACATTAATTGTTGGGATGTAGAACTACCCTAACAAACAGAAACCTCGAATATGGCGACATATTCTTTGGCGGTGGCTCACTAAATGGGTATATCCCTAAATGGCGTAGAGACTATACAGGTAGAACCTAAACCTTTATGGCATGGTTAAGAAATAGCCCAGACTACAACATCTCAAGTAGATGGCTTATGTAAAAGTAAGAGTAGTAAGAAAATCCCTTGCCCGCATGGGCGTGTGGGTTCGACTCCCACCTCGGCTACAATTTATCACATTATGGTTTGTTTATTGCTGGGCCGCTCCCAGCCATCGGCTTAATTTTCGGAAAAGTTTGGTCTGTCCGATGTAAATGACTATAAACTCCCTTTATGCTACGATACCAACGTGGATGGAGCTTAAAGTATAAGCTGGTTATAAGAATACAGTCTTATTCGAGGCCAGATAGCGATACGTTGGTCTTTTGACTCTGTGGGTATTTGAGAGCAAATTCAAACCCAATCAGATAGGACATGCACTGGAAGATACGGATGAAAGAGACTCCGAAATTTATTGAAATGTGCGGTAAACCGTATTAAGACGCACAAGTTTGGAGGGGTGGCCGAGTGGCTTAAGGCGCAGGTTTGCTAAACCTGTGGACTCGCAAGGGTCCCGTGGGTTCGAATCCCACCCCCTCCGCAAAATCAATAATTGTTGGCGCAGAAGATAACTCTTCATGCCTTAGTATGCTCATAAAACACGATGAGAACGCGAGGTGGGTTCCACGGCTTAAATAGCAAGGTGTATTGCTGCCGATAAGAAACAGGAGTTGAGGCCTGTGGAGAAAAAGGAATACATAGTTTATGGATTAAAACGGTGCATAGATGGTTATTGATTAAAAAGCCAATAAACAGAACTGTTCGATGAATTGGCTTAATTCGGGAGGTCGTCTAGTGGCTTAGGACGCGGTTTTTGACAGGCTGCTTTTAAGGGAGCCAGACAGCAACTTACATTCTAATGCTTTGGGTGCCCGAAACGTTGGTTCGAATCCAGCCCTCCCGACAAAGAGTAATAGTGTATGAGGCCAAGAGAAAAGCGCACTCTTGGTAAAAAGGAGTGGGTGTTTAACATCATTAAACCATTTCCAGATGGTGCTACTTTATGTTCTATGAAGTACAAATAGAATATTAAAGGTTACTCTTTAACAATCGGCACGTAGCTCAGTTGGTTAGAGCGCAACACTGATAATGTTGAGGTCGGTGGTTCAACTCCACCCGTGCCGACTAAATCACTAGTGATGTATGACATGTAGCTCAGATGGTTAGAGTGCCACACGGAGGTTGTGGAGGTCAGTGGTTCAAGTCCATTCGTGTCAACAATTCATAGACAAAGCGTGGGACGTTTTGATGGATACATATCAGTTATCGACAATGAGTGCTACCAAGTATAAAATTGCCGCCAATGCATGGGTGTGAAATGGTATAGTCGGAACAAAGGTAAGTACGGTGCTTTAAAGATGTGTGGCTAGCAGCTGAAACCACACGGGCGAAAATAGACGTAACCCTCCGTGAGAGGTGCAAATCTAAGGTAAGCCTGGTAATTGATTCTATGAATTTAAAATATTAAAAAACACCGAGGTTAGACAAAGGAAACGGTTGTTCACACAAAACAGGTGGTGGAATTGCTATGTGTGATGAGAATGCAATTCATGTAGGTGTTTTTTATTTTGGCCCCTTAGCTCAGTTGGTTAGAGCAACTGACTCATAATCAGAAGGTCGGGGGTTCAAGTCCCTCAGGGGCCACGGATATATGGATAGCTAGCCAATGTCCATGTACACCAGTTGCACAGTAGCTCAGTCTGGTTAGAGTGCCCTGAGGCAAGGGAGGTCGCGGGTTCGAATCCCGCTTGTGGCAACCAATAAAAAATGACTCTGTAGCTCAGTTGGTTAGAGCAGTCCCCGTAAAACGGGATGTGTCACAGGTTCGAGTCCTGTTGGGGTCTCCAGTAATGTAGTCTAAAACCGCTCAGGTCAGGTATTCTTGAACGGATGTTTACCCAATCGCGATGGGTGGCACAGAAGATGGGGTATCTGAGTTAACCGAACTCATGCGGATTGGTCTTTGGGGATGTTAACTAAACCATTGGTTATGAAGTGATGGAACTAAAATACCGTGCGTGGAGTACGGAGATTGAAGGTATAGCGGGAGTCCTTCCATTCTGACCATATGCCTCTGTAACTCAGTTGGTTCAGAGTGTCACCCTTACAAGGTGGAAGTCACAGGTTCGAGCCCTGTCAGAGGCACTACCATCCTGATAACGTCCCAGTAGGGAGCAAACGTGGGTAAAGCGTATCGAAAGTCAGGATGCCCGATACGACGGTTGATGGAGAAGCCGCAAAAGATAGGAACCCATCCGTGGGTGCCCAACAGAGCCTTTGCATACGTACAACGAAATCTGTTATTTTTGCCCTGGTAGCTCAGCGGTAGAGCGGGGGCCTGAAGAGCCCCGCGTCGGTGGTTCAATTCCATCCCAGGGCACAACCGACTTGGCAAGGCGAATAAATTCGCAAACTCGTGATAGGCGGTAGTTGGGAAGACCACCTTGCGAGTATAAAGCAGAACTTCGCGCGTCTGCTGGCCTTTTCTGAAAGAGTTAAATTTAGGAAAAGGTGACAACAAGACCCCGCCTGGTATGCACCTTCACAGAGCGTTAAATATCAGTAAGGCAGTTTGTTTCAGGCAATACGGTGAGTTTGGAACAAGAGGTTATGGCATTAACTCCTCGTTAATCATCTAAGATGACCACAATCGGTATGAGTATAACCGTAAACGTTAAAATATACTCTAATTGGACAGGTAGCTCAGTTGGTTTAGAGCGACGTATTGAATGACTTTTGGTGAATGGAAGTCTAACAGCAATTAAAATTTAATGGATTGTAACCCGTAGGTCGGAGGTTCGAGTCCTTCCCTGTCCGCGAAGCTATAGCATAAAAACCATTAAGGAAATCAAACCATATCCTGACATTGAGTAGTGGCCATATACAGTGCGGCATGGGTAAAGGTGAGGAACTTATAAAAATTTGCGCCTCCAGGTGGAGGGGATGCGGGTTGGTGAACCGACGGCTTTAACACCCGTGGTAGCTCAGATGGTAGAGCGCAGGTCTCATATTCCTGGTGTCGGTGGTTCGAGTCCACCCCACGGGACTATTTATAATAAAGGACATTTTAATAATTGCTTATGAATACGAACAAAAAATCTGGCTTTGTCTAAGTTAAATTAGATAAAGTTATGAAGATTAAAAATTTAGAAAATGCCGAGGACCTTCCAATGAAGGAATCGATGAGGAGAAGTTCAGACTACGACTCCTGGGATTGTTATCACGTTTGCGGACGTGGTTATTATTCGTGGTTAAGAGGTTTTGTCGCCAAAAACGTAGGACAGCCTTTTAATGATGTTTATTCAAAGTTCAAACAGTCCTTGTCAAAGAAACATGTAGACAGTGAAACCAAGTATGAACTAATTCAATATTTTCGTGTTTTAATTGAAAACAGAAGATACAGAAGCTATTGGATTGCTGATTACTATGTAGACGAGGATGGTATTCTACGCAAAGAGCCTAGAAAAACCAAATCAAGGGATGTTACCATTAGATATGGTGAACCTGAAATAAAGTATTACTTCAGGAACGAATACGAAGGTAAAGTCTTCGGAGCCCTTGCAATGTGTTTTGGTTATAAAAAGGCTTGTTCAATGATTAAGAATGGTATAACTGCAAAGGAATATCTTACAGAAACCAATGAAGTACGTCGATTCAACAATTTGATGTACGAAAACGATGTAACGTTGACTAGATATAGTTGGAATCGTTTGTATTGGACTGAGTTGTGGTGGGGTTATCAGGTGTACCCGTACACCGAGACTTTGAAATACAGGTCTCGTGAGTATTACAAGTATTGGTATGAAATGCAGGATGCAACGAAAAAGTATCAGCGAGAAAGGTACCAAGAGCTTATTGACAGGTTCAACCGTTGTGAACTCAAACACAGTGAACATCCTTTTCTGATTGAATAATACTATTAATCATGGTGACTATGGTGTAATGGCAACACGCGACATTGTGGATGTTGAATTCTGGGTTCGAGTCCCAGTTGTCACCCAATAAAAAAAAAAATAATAATTTTTGAAGAAAAAATTAGTAATTTTTGGTTATATTTTAAAAATTAGAAATGGCTAAAATAACAAAAGAGGACATGGAGGAATATCTCCTTGACAGAGAAATGACTAACATTGAAACATTTGAGAATTTCTGCAATGCTTGTGACAACTTTGGCACAGATGAATGTCCATATAATGGAAAGGTTGTGCTTAGTACGGATTGGAGGGACAATGGTAGTAGTACATATGGATACACAATTTGACACGTCAGACCTAGCCAGAGTTTACGATGGTTTGGACTATACGTTGTTTTATACTCCATCGCGCAGAGATAGACGAGCCATTATGGAAGCTATCCGTAATGATGATGGTCCTGTCATATTACTTGGTCATGGTACGCCAAGAGGGTTGCTTGACCCAACTTTCTATGACTATATTATCGAGTCCAGTGATGTTGATTTACTTAGACAGAGAACCATTATAGGCATATGGTGTTATGCATCTGAGTTTGCTGACCGATATGGATTGCATGGTTTTTTTACCTCTATGTTCGTTTCAAATATTAATGAAGCGATTGAACATCAAGTAGACCATTTAGCCACGGAAGAGAATATTGCTGAAGAGTTTGAGTTATTTTGTTGCACATTGAATTGTTTTATTCGTGCTGAGTTACCTATGGATGAATGGGTAGAGAATTTACAGGGAATGTGTAATCGTAACTTGCCATTTGTGAGGTATAACTATGAGGCGTTATGTTATTTTGAATAAATAATTTTGACTTTTATAAAAAAGTTGTATATTAATAGTAGAAAAAAAAAAATAAATATGGCTGAGTGTTTTATATGTAAGAAAAACAATGGATATGGTGGATACGTGGATGGTGGATGTGAACATTTGAAAGATAAAGATATATTGTCACCAGAAGACGGAATATGCAAATACATTGAACTTTATGACGATGACAAGTTGGAATTTATAAAGAATGTCGATTATCAACATAGTCCTAATTGTATACCGTATATCAAAGATATAATAGAAAAACGTAAAAACAAACATAATAACAAATAAAACTTAAAATTTATGGGAACTGATTTTATGTAGATGAAATTCACGTAGGTTGACATTAATACCCCTCCGTAACATTCTAGTTTAATTAAAAATGATTGGATGTTAAACAAAACAAAAGAAAATTAATAATAAAATTAAATTAGAATTAAAAATGAGTATTTTAAATATATTTAACGGAAAGAAAGCTGAAAACAGCGAACAGGGACAGAATAAAGTTGTCAACAACAAGGAAAATATCCTTAAATTCAAAGAGGCTATCAAAAATGTAGTCAATAATCAAAAAGAAGTCAAGAAAATAACCAGAAGTCCACATACCGATTATAATAAGGTTTGGCCTAAACAGAACGAGGAACGTGAGAACAGGCAATGGTTATTCCAAGCTTACACAGCTTATTATATTGTAAAGCATTATCTGTGGCTTGAAGAATATAAAGAACAGCGTGAGGGTTATTTGAAAAAAGTTGTCGAAGATGCAAGACGTGCATTGAAAGGTTCGTATCCTTCTAAGTATAAATGGTTGAAGAAAAAATTTATTGACGAGGTAAACAGTTTGGTAAATAAATATGTGCCAGTAGAATAGAAAGACCCCAGATTATATGTCTTAATTTCAAAAGATTTAGACCCTGTTTACGGTTGTGTCCAGGGTGGACATGCTGTAGCACAATGGTTATTGGAGCATAACAATGGATGGAGAAACAATTATCTTATTTACTTGTATGCTGACATTGACAAATGGGGTTGTAAACTAAATGGGCGTGATAAATGCTCATACTGGCGAGAACCTGATTTAGATAACAAACTAACTGCAATCGCAGTTGAATCCGATGGAAAGATGTTCAAAAATCTTAAATTGGTTAAATAAACAAGAAAGGTATGATGCTGACCTTATCAAAACAGCATCAAATGCGCCATTGGCCGAGTGGTTAGGCATCCGTCTCTAAAACGGACTACGCGGGTTCGAGCCCTGCATGGCGCACAAAGAGGTTGAGGGTTAGTATTTACGCCATACCAGCTGTCAGTGCCATTCGAGTCTAGAGCAGCGAATTTATTAGGCGAAAATGCAAATGACTTTTGATTAAGCGGTGACGAGCCAAACTGGTCATTAGTCAGATTGCCTCTGGCAGAAGCCAGATGTCCGTGAAAGTCGGAGGAGAGTCTTCCAGTGTATCGTGTTCTACTCCTTAAACAAGTAACAAGTACGCCCAGGTGGTGGAATTGGTAGACACGCCAGCTTGAGGGGCTGGTCCCGATTACGGGGTGCAGGTTCAAGTCCTGTCCTGGGCACAACTATTTGACACTGTGGCCGAGTGGTTGAAGGCGACGGTCTGCAAAACCGTTTGGGGAAACCCACACGTAGGTTCGAATCCTACCAGTGCCACTAAATATGCCCAGGTGGTGGAATTGGTAGACACGATAGACTCAAAATCTATTGCCCGATGAGGGCGTGTGGGTTCAAGTCCCACCCTGGGTACGATTCATAGAGTCAATTTTGAAAGGCTGATACACGTGGTAGCTGAGTAATGATTGGTTTTATGTTTTGACGGCAGATTGGCCAACTGCTGTCTGTCGCGTAGCTCAGACGGTTAGAGCATCACACAGATAATGTGGGGGTCATGGGTTCGAGTCCCATCGTGGCAACAAAGAACTGAGGTTGTGGTAACCGAACTAATTAGAAAAGTGTCATGAACTTTTTGAAAGGAGATTCGGTTGGGAGGTTCAGCGGAGACTTGTCCGCAATGAACTGACCCGTGAAACGTGGATGTGAACTTGTTAGGCATTAGCGCTGATGCAAACCAGGTGTGTAGGTTCTTTATATTGTCCCATAGTGTAGTGGTATCACGTCAGATTCTGGCTCTGATAACGGAGGTTCGAATCCTCCTGGGACAACAAATTTG